TCACAAGTACCCCTAACTCAGACGAAGACCAGTTTGCTTATATCTGGAAGGGTGCCAACAAGATTGAAGACGAATTTGGCAATCTGCGACCCAATGGCCTTGGCATCAACGGTTTCAAAGCGTTTCGCGCTTTCTGGCGCGAGCATCCAGATCGTGATGATAAGTGGGCCGAAGAACAGCGTAGCCAACTGGGAGATGAACGTTTCCGTCGTGAAATGGACTGTGATTTTGTTATCAATGATGAAACATTGATTGCTCCTATCAAGCTGCTGGAAATAGAAGGGGTAGAACCCATACGTAAAACAGGGCAAGTGCGTTGGTATCGCAATATAGAGCCTGACAAAATGTATATTGTTGCCCTTGACCCAAGCCTGGGCACAGGCGGAGATCCTGCAGCCATACAGGTGTTTGAAGCAGACACCACACACCAAGTAGCAGAATGGCGCCACAATCGCAGTGATATCCCCACACAGATCAAGACCATGGTTGATATCATCAAAGAGCTTCATTTGGTGACAAAGAACGAAAAACGCATTTACTTTTCAGTAGAGAACAATACCATTGGTGAAGCTGCACTGTTGAGTATTGCAGAATACGGGGAAGAAAACATTCCTGGATACTTTTTGAGTGACAACAGTGTGGTAACTGGAACCAGCAGAAAGTTTCGCAAAGGGTTCAACACCACGCACAAGTCCAAGCTCACAGCTTGCAACAAGTTTAAAATTCTAGTGGAATCTGGACGTATGAAAATATACTCCAAGCCCTTGGTTACTGAACTCAAAACATTTGTGGCTTCAGGCACTAGTTTTGCAGCAAAACCCGGAGAAACAGACGATCTTGTGATGTCAAGTTTGCTGGCAACTCGCATGCTGTTGCTGCTGCAAAGCTATCATACCGAGCTTGACAGTCACCTCAAAGACCACACAGACAGCATAATTGAGCCTTATCCGTTCATAGCACTGCTTCGATAAATACACAACCATGGCTACACAAAACACTATTGAACAACAATTACAAGACACTCTTGCCACCCGGAATTTTGAAACAGAAATGCTGGGCGCAGATGGTAAACCTACAAATCAAGTACAAGACGCAAAAACTTTTACTTTTGATTATGTGTCAGGATCAGGTAAAAACTACGGAACCATGGTCATTGTGCTTGATACTGACAATGACATGAAAATCATGTACGGTGACAATCTGGGACGTACCATGGAGCCACAAGACAAAGATGAATTCTTTGATTTTCTAGAGCACATGGGACTCTTGGCTCGTCGCAATCGTTGGACACGTACCACACAAGATATAAACCAACTCAAGTACACCATGCAAGGTCTTGCAGCCATCAAAGAAGGCTTGTTTGAAGGTTACTATGGTAATCGAATTGTGAGCTACAGCGGCCAGCCCACTGAAGCCAGACTCATGATCCGACACAGTCAACAGCTAGGTGAGGATGATGCTAGATATCGTCACGTGGAAAGTATTTTTATTGAAACCACTGACGGTGAAAGATTCAAACTAGAGTCTCGTAGTTTGTCAGCAGCCCGTGCCATGCTGGAACATGTGCGTCAGGGTGGCAAGCCCTATGATGTACGTGGCAGTCATATTACAGAAATGATACGAGAAGTTGCAGTATTGAGCAGATTCAATCGTGCCAGCAGCCGTCGTGTAATGGAAGGTGTCACACAGCAAATTGTAGAACAGGCCCAGCATTACTACAAACAACTGCGTGAAAACATCAAACATCTAGCAGCACCACGTGGATACAAATCTTATTTTGAAACATGGCATCCTGCAACAATAACTGAGCAGGATGAGTTGGTTGAAGGTATCAAGAATTTATTCATTGAGCAACGTATTGATTCCAGAATTGAAGAAGCTTTACCGTTGCTGGCTAGATTACAAAAACAAGGACAAGATATGAAAGAAATTAAAATGTTTGAATCTTGGGTAGAGACCCTGGGCGAAGGCACTTGGGCATTGCCCGACGACCCCGAAACTCAGCAAAAGCTCAATGACCTAATGGCCAAAGAACTCATTGTTGGCCCCGACGCTACCAATGCTACTGAACAATTATATGATGTGGTTGGCGACGATGAATTGTTTGACATACTACAAGACCTAGCACAGAGATCTGATGGTCGCGCCAACGTCTGGGACGATACTGATGTTCAACGTAGATTGAAAGAACTTGGAGTTCAATTGCCTACACCCAGTGCAGGTCTTGAGCAACCAGCACCTACTCCCCCAGCAGGCGGCGCACCTGGTGCAGCATCCCCTCCAATGATGGAAGCAATCTTGGACGAGAGTGGCGAAACACTGGACCATATTTTGAGTAGATTCAAAAATGAAGTCAAGCGATTTGAAACTGGCGACGACTTGGACAATGATTTGTACTATGCACTGTTTGACTATTACTCAGACGCTGGCGAAATACCTTATGGTATTGCCAAAGGTCGCGACGGTGACCCGTATGAGTGGATTACTGATCGACTTGATCAGGAATTGGGCACTGGCAACTATGCACCACGATTGCCTGAAGCTGATAACATGGCCACTTTTGTTGAAGGCAACGGCTGTAACATGACCATGGAAGGCGAATATTGTCCAGAACACGGTTTAATGGAATGTGGCATGATGGAAATGGGAACAGTAGCCGGCGGTGTAGCTACTGTAATGGGCGAACAAGACACAGCCGAAGGCATGTTGGGTAATCCAGGGCAAGAAGACAGCCCAGCTGCACAAGCAATCACACGTAGAATTTTGATGCAACGCACAGACTTGCTGGCCAAGTACGGTCCAGAAAAAGTTATGAGTGCTATTGACGAAGTTGCTGACTTTGTGGGCGATGTAGACGAGATTGGAAGTAGTGATGTTTCAGGTTGGGTTCGACAGGTAGAGCAAATGCTGGGCAACATGAAACAAGGCATGGCTGAAGGCTCAGGAACAAACAAAACACATTTAGCAATGGCATATCTAAAAGCAGTAGTCATGGCTCCTATGGGAACCCCAGAAAAAAGAAGAATACTAAATTGGCAACAGATACTATCAAATCAATTTGATATCGAAATGGATCCTGCTACCCTTGCTCAAATGCTACCACAACTTGACAGTCAGTTACAGTCAGGCAATCTGGATAAACTACAAAACCGAATGGCTAGTCGTGGCGAACTTGAAATAGGCGAGAGCGAGCAAGGTGTGGCGGAGGTTAGTGATGCTACGCTAACCAGTTATCTAACAAAATTAGATAAAGATAATCTTAAACACAGAATGGATCCCACAAAACGCAGTGACACAAAACGCATGAAAAGTGGTCCTAATTTTGTTAAAGCGTTTACCAAATTGGATAATAGAAAGCAAGGTGTGGCGGAGGCTGATGATCCGATCAACTACAATGCAGCCATAACCGGCAGCTATTATGAATCTCAAGATCCATTGGCAAGAATAAAATCGCTAGCCCTGCGCAAGTGACATAAATAAACGCATAAAAGAAGGGCATGTAGTGGCATGCTCTTCCGTAAACAACTAGATAGGCAAAGTTCATTACCGTAAAGGTAGGAAGCACAGACAAGCTGTGTTAAAATAACTTGTAGGCAACATTTAAGCAAGACTTAAATTTTTTAAATCATATTAACGCACATGAAAGGCAACACAATATGGCATCCTTAGCAGAAATTCGCGCACGTTTACAAGCATCCGAAAACAAAGGCTCTCAGAGCACAGGCGGTGGCGACAGGTCAATTTACCCGCACTGGAACATGGAAGAAGGACAAAGCGCAACGCTGCGATTCCTTCCCGATGGAAACCCCAAAAACACATTCTTCTGGCAAGAGCGAGCCATGATCCGACTGCCCTTCAACGGCATCAAAGGTGAAATGGAAAGCAAGCAGGTCATGGTACAAGTACCCTGCGTGGAAATGTGGGGCGATGCTTGCCCAATCTTGGCAGAAGTACGCACCTGGTTCAAGGACAAGAGTCTTGAAGACATGGGTCGCAAATATTGGAAGAAGCGCAGCTACATCTTCCAAGGCTTTGTTCGTGAGAACCCCATCTCTGATGACACTACTCCGGACAATCCAATCCGTAAATTTATCATTGGTCCGCAATTGTTTACCTTGATCAAATCAGCTTTGATGGATCCTGAATTGGAAGAACTACCTACCGACTACATGCGTGGCCTTGACTTCCGTATCACCAAGACTGCCAAGGGTGGATATGCTGATTACAACACTTCCAAGTGGGCACGTAAAGAGTCGGCACTAACTGAAGCAGAACAAGCAGCAGTTGACGCTCATGGCTTGTTTGACTTGAGCACATTCTTACCCAAGCGCCCAGGCGATGTCGAGTTGAAGGTGATTAAAGAGATGTTTGAAGCATCAGTTGACGGTCAACCATACGATACAGAACGTTGGGGTCAGTACTTCCGTCCAGCAGGTGTTAATGCACCAGGCGGCGCAAGTGGTGATGCAGAAACTCCAGCACCTGCCGCAGCACCTGCCCCGTCAGCTCGCCCAGCAGCACCTGCTCCAGTAGCAGAAACTCCTGCTTGGGAAGATGACGCAGCAGAAGCAGCAGCAGCACCGGTAGTTAAGCCAGCAGCTACTGGTCAAAATGCGCAAGACATTTTGGCTATGATTCGATCAAGACAAAAACAATAATGCATGGCGTACTGTATTGATTACAGAGCAGGAAGCATGGGTAATACTATATTAACCCATGCTTTGTTTGCTTGCAATCAGATTGATATAGACTTAACTAAATTTTTTAGCAAAAGCGGAAACGCCCATGCTCTAATTAATCGTACCAATTTAATTGAAGAACACTTGATTTAATACCCACACGACTCTACTCATTGTGTTTTAGAAGTTATGTCGGTTGATTGGTGGGAAGTTTTAAGACTGAAGATGGTATACCATAAGTTATATGGAACGTGTCCTACTATAGATAACATATCAACGTTCTATAATCATGTTATAAATTTGTCTGACCAAGAACAATCACGGTTATGGCGGGAGTTTTATACAGTTTTCAAAGATCCGTCTTGGCCTGATTGTGCATCATACAATGATATTTTAATGTTGCCACAAGAGATACAAGAAGAAATTAGTAACGCATATATCAAACCGACTGTAACACTGGAATCAGAATTACAGTTTGTAGAATGGTTAACAACTGCATACTACGATGGATTTTGCAAACATCCAGTAAAGAACTTTGAATCTGCTAATACAATGTTATTGGGCGACTACGTGCAAGGGAGATTTCAAGAATTAATTGATGTATGTACAAAAACATTACATTGGACTTGGGATGTTGAACGCAGCCAGCAATTTTATAATAAAGTAACTGAAGTTAACTATCCATACTTATATTGGCTAGAACAAATAAAACAAGCAACTGATGACGTTATGAACAAACGCATAATTACTACTAAATTTGATCTTTGGGAACAAGCGATTATAATTGCAAAAGTATGTGAATTCACACAACAGTCTCCATTGAATTTAAAATGGAACAATGCTGGTCGTGATACTAACAAAAATAATTTATACTTAGATATACTAAAGGATTAACCATGGCAAAACCATTTGACATTAGCAAGTTCCGCAAGGACATCACTAAGAGCATCGACGGCCTTAGTATCGGATTTAACGATCCTACTGATTGGATTAGTACTGGCAATTTTGCCTTGAATTATCTCATCTCAGGCGACTTTAACAAGGGAATTCCTTTAGGTAAAGTCACTGTGTTTGCTGGTGAATCAGGTGCTGGTAAAAGTTACATCTGTTCTGGAAATATTGTTAAGCATGCACAAGAACAAGGTATTTTTGTTATCTTAGTTGACTCAGAAAACGCACTTGACGAGAAGTGGTTGCATGCACTTGGAGTAGATACTGACGAAAGTAAGCTACTCAAACTTAATATGGCTATGATAGATGACGTAGCTAAAACAATTTCAACATTTATGATTGATTACAAAGCACTTCCAGATGGCGAACGCATGAAAGTACTATTTGTGATTGATTCGTTGGGTATGTTGTTGACACCAACTGACGTTAATCAGTTTGAAGCAGGTGATATGAAGGGTGACATGGGTCGTAAGCCTAAAGCACTAACAGCACTTGTTCGTAATTGTGTAAACATGTTTGGCTCGCATAACGTTGGTTTAGTAGCAACTAACCACACATACGCATCACAAGATATGTTTGACCCAGATGATAAAATCTCTGGAGGTCAAGGTTTCATTTACGCATCGTCAATCGTTGTTGCGATGAAGAAAATGAAGTTAAAAGAAGACGAAGACGGTAACAAAGTTTCTGAAGTGAACGGTATCCGTGCTGGCTGCAAGATTATGAAAACACGTTATGCAAAACCTTTTGAGGGTGTGCAAGTGAAAATTCCGTATTCAACAGGCATGAGCCCATATAGCGGAATGGTAGACCTGGCCGAGAAAAAAGGTTTGCTCAAGCGTGAAGGCAATAGTTTGGTATTCACTACAAGTGATGGAGAAATTATTAAGAAGTTTCGTAAAGCATGGGAAAAGAACGATGACGGTTGTTTAGACAAAGTCATTCAAGATTTTGGCAATCAGAAGGAAGAGGTAAGTACCGTTGAAGGAGATGAAGAATGAGCGAATCAATTGCAGCAGAAATTTGGGGTGAACTCAAAAGGTTTGTTAACACCGTAGACCGTGCAGAAGCAGCCGAGACCTTGGTAGCGGTACTAATTGATCATGACGAAAGTGCAGAAAGCATCCGCAATGCTTTCAAAGGAGACGCAGACGTCAAACGTGCTTTGGCAGTTTATTTAGATACCGACGCCGAATACGAAGACGAAGAGCCCGAAGACGACGACAACGATTGGGAAAACTAAATGTGGTACAGCCGCGTGGTGGCTAGCTTGGATGCCTTGCCCGATTTTATTCAGCACTACGAGCGTGAGCTTGATGGTGCTAGGGCAGACTGCAAAGTTGGCGGTTTGATTGAACGCAACATCAAAGAACTGCCGGGCACCACAGAGTACAGATTCAACCAGCTGCAAGAAATTGAAGCTGTGTTGAACTATCTCAACATTCAGTTGCGCAAAATCCGTCGCAAACACTTTCAGAAATATCTAGAAGGATATGCTAGAGCACTTACCAGCCGGGATGCTGAAAAGTATGTGGACGGTGAAGACGAAGTGATTGATTACGAAACCATTATCAACGAAGTTGCATATTTGCGAAATCGTTGGTTGGGTATCATGAAAGGTCTTGACAGCAAACAGTGGATGTCGGGGCACATTGTAAAATTGCGGGCAGCCGGAATGGAAGATATATCTTTGTGACGGTTGCGTCACTGTAAATAATGCTATGAAAATTGTACTTGTTACCGGCGGATTTGACCCTGTTCATTCCGGACACCTTGCCTACTTCAAAGCTGCCCGCACCCTAGGCGATCAGCTAATTGTGGGTCTTAATTCAGATGCTTGGCTAACCCGTAAAAAAGGTCGGCCATTCATGCCCATGAGCGAACGGTTCGCACTCACAAGCAACCTTGTGATGGTAGACGAAGTTGTGACATTTGATGACTCAGATGGTTCTAGCTCAGACGCTATTAGAATAGTCCGTGCTAGATATCCTGATGCTGATATTGTGTTTGCCAACGGTGGCGATAGAACCCAAGACAACATTCCTGAAATGAGTGTGCAAGATCCACACCTGGAATTTGCGTTTGGGGTCGGTGGTGAAGACAAAAAGAACAGTTCAAGTTGGATTCTTGAAGACTGGAAAAAACCCCGAACTGAACGTGCCTGGGGCCATTATCGTGTGTTGCACGAAGTGGGCAATCATGTCAAACTCAAAGAACTTACAGTTACACCAAAAACATGCCTGAGCATGCAACGGCATGAAAATCGTGCGGAGTTTTGGTTTGTGGCCGAAGGTGAAGCCACAGTGTACACCGTGGACCCACACAGTACAGATTACGACTTGTTGGCCAGTCCAGCAAGGCACCAGCATACTTGGATTCAACTCAACGAATGGCATCAGCTGTGCAACGAAACAGACCAACCTCTACGACTGATTGAAATCCAATACGGCGAAAACTGTGTGGAAGAAGATATTGAACGCCGATGAAACCAATTCCTGTATTTGTGGGATACGACCCACGTGAAGCTATTGCTTACCATACCTGTGCAAACTCAATCATACGCAACAGTTCACAGCCTGTGGCCATTGTGCCAGTGGCACTGAATCTGTTTCAAGACTATGCAGAAACCCACACAGACGGATCTAACCACTTTATCTACACACGCTTCCTGGTACCTTATCTTTGTGATTTTGCTGGTCATGCTATTTTCATTGATGGCGACATGATTGTGCGAGGCGATATTGCGGAACTATGGGCACTGCGTGACGCTAGCAAAGACGTACAAGTGGTCAAGCATGACTACAAGACTCGTATGCCAGTAAAATATCTAGGAGCAAAAAATGAAGACTATCCTCGAAAAAATTGGAGTAGTGTTATTCTGTGGAATTGTAATAGCTTTCCTAACAGGAAACTTACTCCCGAGTTCATCCAACAATCCACGGGCAGTGAGCTCCACCGCTTCTCGTGGCTAGAAGATGAACGTATTGACGAACTTCCGCCCGAATGGAACTGGTTGCCTGATGAATATGGGCCAAATGCCGACGCCAAGTTACTGCATTACACACTTGGCACGCCATGCTTTCAGGAGTTTGCTGATACCCCACAAGGCAATGAGTGGCACCGTGAACGTATACTCACTGAATACTGCCAACAAAGAGATATTTAATGGAACAAGAACAACTAGCGCCGCCACCTCGACATATGTTTGACATGGTGCCTGATAACATACGTGCTGTTTTTGACGCTGTATTACAGTATCGTGTAGACCCAGCTGGCGAATATTATGGAGTGACTGCAAACAGTTTGATGCAACAAATCAACCAACTGTCTAGTGCAGGTGTAGTGGCGATTGACGTTGAGCCTGGCGAAACAAAATACAAGGAAAAAGGAAAAATGTTTGATCCAGTTTTACAAAGTTTTGTGCAGGGCTGCGGTGGTCAAATCGGCACCTGGAGCAAGCACGAACAAAGCATGGCGCCAGCGGTGTTTCGTGGCGTAACCAAACGCAAAGAAATGAAAATTTGCAAAGACACCGGTAGAGATTTCTACTACATTGACACTGGCTATTTTGGTAATGGTAAAAAGAAAATCTATCATCGTATTACCAAAAACGATGTACAAAATTTTGGTCCTATTATTGATCGCCCAAGTGATCGCGTGGACAGATGCAATATTCAGTTGGCCAAGTTTCGCAAACAAGGCAGCAAGGTATTGATTGCTCCACCTAGTCAGAAACTGTTAAATCTCTATAACATCAATCTTGAAGATTGGTTAACTGAAACACAACAAGAAATAAAAAAACACACTGATCGTCCCATAGACATACGATTGAAAAAAGGACGAACTGAACGTGTAAACACTGACACCATGGAAATGGCTCTAGCTGACGATGTATACTGCTTGGTTACATTTAGCAGCATTGCAGCAGGAGAAGCTCTGTTACTAGGTAAACCGGCTATTACTCTAGGGCCAAATGCAGCCGCTGCACTGTGCAGTAACAGCATTAGCGAAATTGAAAACATCAAGATACCCACACTAGATGAAGTTGCTGCGTGGTGTAGACATATTTCCTATTGTCAATTTACCGAAGCAGAAATGCGTGATGGAACAGCCTGGCGGATTCTCAACGGTGGTTGATTGTGTTGTTTATGTAAGTTCAGTAGCAAACCCCAACAAGCACTCACGCAAGATTGCTTGTCTTGAGAACTTTGCTGCTGGTGTTCGCGCCACTGGTCACACAGTTGCAGTAGAGTGGGACTATCGATATCAGCCTTCAAAACTGGCAGTAATTCTGGGCTGGGCTACCACAAACACTGGTGGCCGAAACATCACACTACGCAAACAAATCATTGCTGAACAAAATAGACATGGATTTAAAACCATGTGCATTGATGCCAGTTGTTTCAAATACCTGGATGACACTGGAACATACTTGCGCTACAGCCTAGGCGGCCCGTTTTATGATCGCGCTGAATATGCAAATGCCAATAGTGATAGCACCAAATGGTTAGAAATACAACAACGTCTTGGTATTGTGTTAAAACCTCATCGTACCAATTTGCAAGGTTATATCTTGATTGGCATGCAACGAGATGGCGGCTTTGCAATGAAAACGCTAAGTCCCATGACATGGCTTCAGCAAAAAATTGTTGACATTAGAAAACATACTCGTCGCCCTATTGTGATTCGACCACATCCGGGACAATACAATATGCAAGACTTTGCTGCTTATTCTGGCAAGGATGCCTCAAGAAACAATGTTAGAGTTATTGACCCCAAAGACTCCAAACTGATTGATGATCTACAACAAGCTCACGCTGCGGTATTTTTTAATAGTAGTGCCAGTGTTGCATCAGTACTAGAAGGTATTCCCACATATGTAGATGATGCATCAGCAGTGACTTGGCAGGTAGCACATCATGATGTTGCTGCGATTGAATCTCCACAACAGTTTGCAAGAGATCAATGGATATACAATCTAGCTGCGGCCCACTGGAGCGACAATGATGGACTCGCAGGCCACATATATCAAAAATTTATTCCTTATCTATAACAGTTCAGGATTACCAGTAAGAGATAGTTCACCTATTCTTTGAAAATAATCTGGATGTAATCGTACAATGGTGGGTGTGGTAACTTGTATGTCCACGATTGCATCGCCTATTTGTTGGTCAGCTGGCACAAACCCATTGACAGCAATCCAGTTGATTAGTTTTTTAGCAGCGCCAGGTTTGATGATATATCCGTATGCTCCCCTCATGTAGTTACCAGTTTGAATCTTTGCATGCCATTTTGATTGTGGATCAAGCGTTTTTGCTTGATTGTTGTGATATTTTTGTACCGTAATATCAAGATTTTGTTGCTGAGTCAACAGGGTGTTGTACTGCTTTGAGAACGGATCTAATCCATCCAATTTTAATATATCTGTAAACGTATTCAACACATCAGCTGGTAGTGGCTGAACAAAGTAACCGTCGTGTTCTAAAATCAACAGCGGCTGACTAGATTCAACACATTTTTTCCAAAGGTAGTAATGACTCAAGAAACATCCAAACACCCCGGCACGACCTTTTTTGAATTTGTATCTTGGTTCAATGCCTAATCGTGCCACATGCTGTTGATATTCCAGTCCGTTGATGCCGTCAAAATACTCAACATCTATGCCAAATTTGCGTGCCTGGGCAACACCAAGGTCTGCGTATTTCTCAGACATGGCGTTGTTTTTCAGTCGAATTATGTATGCTTTCATAGCTCTAATAGATATACTCCGATGATGTTACCAGTCCATGATCGTTTAATTTGAGGGAAAGTTTCTAACATTTCTGTGTGTGACCAATCGTCCTTTACATGTGCTTCGTAAGGATTTCCTTCCTCCTCGCCTTGTGGAAAATGCACAATAGGAATACTAACGATAATTCTTTTAGCAACCTTTAATAGATCGTCAACTACTTTAATTGCTTCTTCTTTGGTTATATGTTCCAATACATCACCGGCAAACACTAGATCTATTGGACTCAAGGTGTTGAAATCTACTGTTCTAATATCTGCGTTGATAATCTTATTATATCTTGTTAACAAATCAAATTCACGAATATAGGGCTCCCATGCTTCGACACCAATCCAGTATGCTTCTTTAAGAGCTGGCGACTTCCTGGTATACAGCCTATGATAAGTTCCGTTCCCGACTCCAAGATCTAGTACAGTTTTTACGTCAGGACCAAATTCTGTAACCCATTCTCTTATTACTGACTTACCTTCTTTATTACTTGATGGCATGCTATTTCCTATTTTATAATCTTATTATCAGTTCCAACCCATGATCCAGTCATCCTTGACTTGGTCTAGCCGGGTCATGCCCCAGGACTGTAGCAGTGCAATAGCAGCATGTTGACTGTATTCTTTGGAATACATGTCATGTGGTTTTTGTTCTAGCACAATTAGAGGCCTGCAACGCCGTATGGTTTGTTCAGCGCCACGAATTACTTTGTATTCATAACCTTCACAATCAATCTTGATGTAATCAACGTTTTCCATATTCAAGTTGTCCAGGCGCACAACCTGCACATTGCCTTGGTTCACCTTGTTGGGATCAATATGACTGTGCCCAGTGTTGCCCTCTGTAATCACCATAGTGGCTTGCATGTCTGTGTCGCCCAGGGCCATGGGGCTGGCCCATAATCGATCGCTAGTAACGTTCTTGGCCAAACACTCGCGAAACATGTCCACGGGCTCAAACGCAATGACTTTTTCAAAGTGTTGACAAAGATCCCGACTCCACAGCCCCACATTAGCTCCAACGTCTAGAGCTACTCGCTTGTTCTTTACATAGCTCAGGCTACGCAATCTAACTGGCTGCTGATATTCAGCGGGCCCGCCCTTGTCCACGCTTTTCTTCAGCATCTTTGGAAAGTGGCTTTCAATGTCAGGAAAGTGCCATCCCATGAATTCACGCATTTGATATCTCCTTGGTCTCGTTTAGTATACGAGCTGCTGTTCCATCAGCTAGCTCAGTGGTATGAAATTGTCCGTATGCAAGATGGCAAGCCCAGGCATGCACTTGATCTGATTCAGGAAACCAAGGATCTTCAATGCGACTTAAATCTATATTGGCCATGGGTCGTGCAGCATTGCAAGGTGCAGTTACAAACACTGGTACACCGGCCAACACACTTTCAGTTGCAGCAACTGAATTGAATGTTACTAGAGCATGCACATCTGTGAGCCATTCTTCAGCAGATTGTGTTTTTCTTGCAGTACGGGCCACTGGTCGTTGTCTTATTTGTATAGGCCGGTCAGTGTGCTGTTTTATTGTAGCAATGGTTTGCTCTAGCCAGTCATGCAAAGTAATGCCATAGAATGCACAAGGCTTTTCGTCAGGGGCAGCAATCAGTATGGTCTTACTGTGTTGTTGATGCGGTCTCATTTGCAGTCCCAATCGTTCCCAACGATCAGCAGGCCTGGCAATAACTTGATCGTGTTGTAGGTTGTTGGGCACAATGCGATGATAAAATTTCCAACCATTGGGATTGCGTGGACCAGGTCTGTTGCCAAAATAACCAGTGTCCATGTATCTAAATTGACGACCGTCCTGCCAGCAGCGTTTGATAATCTTGTGTTTCATGATGCCGCGTAGTACCAAGGGATCAGTGTTGCTGTCGTAGTCAAAAGACTCCAGCGCAGTTATACCACTGCCTGAACCAGCAGCAAACATCTGCATGTATTCGTCAATGCCGTTTTTGCTGAGATAAGTCCAGTTCATTGCCAGTATTTCTCTTTGCGTTTGACCAGCAAATCGTCTTGTCCACTACGACCTTTTGTTTTGCGATTGCCTTTGAGATGGTCAATATACGCACCCCAGGCACAGTTGATTAGCGGGTGTCCCTCACCAGTGATGAGTCCTGCGCTCCAATTCAATTCTGCAACTGATACACGTGATCTAACAGCATCAAACACAAAGCTATCGTGCCACTCTTTCAGCGTAAAGATACCATTGTCAGCATCATCATACATGCGCTGAAATTCTGTTAGCCACTCACGTATCCTAGGCGATGTCAAGTTCATGCCGTATAAACCACATTCGCTAAATTTGTTGGTACGCCCTGCAAAACACAAGTCGACTAAATCTGGGAAAAACTTACCAAGCTGTTGGTGATCAATAGTACTGTGGCACACCATGTCTCCATCCATCCAAATCAACCACTTGCTGTTGGCCGTTGCTGCTGCATGAAATATAGCGTACACTTTGTGGCTAAAACGCACCGCTTGCCATTTGAATGCTTTTTTCTCTGCTCCGGGGAATGGATGACCATTGGCCTTGGGCACATTGCGCCACTGGTTTTTGAATGCCACAAGTTCAGGACTGCTCACAGCTAGGTCTAGTACACGAACGTTTGGGGCTGGGGATTTGATAGCAAAGCCTTCTGTGTACACCAATAGTTCTACATCCTGGGGCCATGTTTTTACAAAAGTTTCAATCATGCGTTGACCATAAACATTGTAACCTTCTTGATTAAATGTGGTAACTACTGTATATTTCATAGGGATATTTAGTGATACGTTCAGCGGCGTATTTTCCTTTGCAGTCAGCATTGAACTCAGCACCAATAATGGCTGCTGTGCTCGATAGCTTGAGCAGCTCAGGAATTGCAACTCAAGAAAACAGCATGGACTCAGATTGCGCAGTGATCTGGAGTGTGCTTTGGTCTGGCCGTATGGCACCAAATCGCACAGTGTACGAGCACTATCGTGCCCTAAACCGTCCAGTAATTGTAATTGAAGTAGGTGCACTGAAACGAGGTATTACCTGGAAAGTTGCTGTAAACAATGTTACAGCTCAGGGCTACTATGGACATCGTGACAATCTGGATTGGGACCGTCCAAAACATTTGGGTATCAACCCAACAACACCATCAAACACCAAGTCTGGAATTGTTATAGCACTGCAACATCAGCACAGCCTGCAAGTGGCCAACATTGCCAACATGTCGCAGTGGGTTTACCACACTGTGCAACAGGTGCGTGAGCACACTGATCGTCCAGTTGTTGTTAGACCACACCCAAGATCCAGAATTGCGTTGCCCCAATTGCCGCCTGATGTAAAATTTGAGCAGCCGCGTCGTCTGCACAACACCTATGATTCGTTTGACTTTGATCTTGGGTATCACGCAGTGATAAATTATAACTCAGGACCAGGAATACAGGCAGCTATTGCAGGCACAAGGCCCTTGGTGGATCACACCAGCTTGGCTGCACCTGTGGGAATTGACTTGGCCAGTATTGAACGCCCGTACTTGATAGATCGAGCACAATGGCTGGTAGAAATATGTCACACTGAATACACACTAGAAGAATTGCAAAAAGGAACATGGCTAAAAAGAATCGCCCCAGCATTACAGGCACAATAGACTGTGCTTGTGTAATCCACGGCTCGGGCTATTCCTGGGAGTATGTGGAAAAGCTCTACAACATGTTGATGCGTGTGTTTGAAAACAACATACGATTTCATGTGTATACTGAACATGATCGTTCAGTGCCTCCTCACATGATCAAGCATATACTAGACGACTGGGGTATTTCGGGACCCAAAAAGTCCTGGTGGTACAAGCTACAGTTGTTTAATCCTCAGCACTATGATGGTAACATGTTGTATTTTGATCTTGACATGGTAGTAGTGCGTGAATTGGATTTTGTACGTGATCTTGATCCTGCTTATTTTTGGAGCATACGAGATTTTAAGTATCTGCAACGTCCAGTATTGCAAACAATAAACTCCAGTGTGATGTGGTTCAATGTGCCACAGTTTGCAGATGTTTGGCAGAAGTTCACAGCTCGCCCCTTGGATGTGACCACACAAGGGTATCCTGGAGATCAAGACTACATTGCTGCTGTGATAGATCACAATCGCAGGCGCTTTTTTCAAGATCAATATTTTGAAAGCTATCGTTGGCAATGCCTGGATGGCGGATATGATTTTGCACGCCGACGATATCGACAACCCAGCAGTGGGGTAAACATAGCGCCCAACACCGCAGCAGTGGTATTTCACGGAATACCCAAACCACATCAAGTCACTGCACCTGTGATTCAAGAATTATGGCGATAAAAACAACCTAGGACCATCTTTGCACGCCGGGGTCAGGCAAGAATTCTAGACTAGACCTACTACAATATTCATGCAAATATGTATACTTTTGTAGTACTTGACCAAAAATTCCCATTTTGCTATAATACAAGAACAGTAGCAAAAAGGAGTCGCAATGTCGTATGTTGTTTTTAAACACGCCAAAGAGTACGGTGCCCGCAAAGGCCTCGAAGGCCCGTTCCACTATCCCAACGGGCAGGTCTTGTACTACGATGTGAAAGAAGGAATGTACTACGATCCTACTACTGATTTTTACGTGGAACTGGACCAAGTCAACGAACTGCAAAATCAGATTTTTGACCTGTTGAAAAAGCAATAAAATGTATACTTTGTTGTACATCACTACAATGGCGTTCATGGGCACTTATGCTGACCTGCCCAGTTGCGAAAACGCTGTTCGCGAAATTGTAACTGTGCAAATGAACCCGCCAGGGCAGCGTTTGCCTGCTGTAAACGAAAGCATTAATTTACGGATTGCCATGCAAAAATCGTTTGTATGTGTTCCGGTGAAAAAAGGTTGACCAGAATTTCCCAATTTGCTATAATATACACATAGCAAAGCAAAACAGGAGCCAGAAATGAACTTTACCCAAGCACTTGAAGTGGTCCAGGATTATCAGCAAAATTGGGCCTTGCCCGGGCTGTTGGAAACTCTGGAACAGATGCAAGATTCCCTGGACCAGCTCACTGATCAGGAATGCCGTGCATTCCGTGTGGTGTTTCGCGAAATGGGTAAACTGTTTGCCCCAGCCTAAGCGATTGACCAATAAATCGCAATCTGCTATAATATATTTTTAACGCACAAAAAGGAGCCAACTATGAGTGCAATTCGAGTCTTAAATGGTGTTTATCGTAACAAGCCTGTGAAAGATGTCACGTTCCAACTGGTCAAGGGTTTCCAGACTGGTGCCCGCGGCGGCTTTGTAACTGTGCAAAGCGATGGTTACTTTGGAGCAGAATTTGATGTGGTAAGAATCAAGGTTGACAACATCGCAGACATTGCATACACTAACGACATGACGCAAGATAACCCCGTACACTTTGAGAAGTCTGTAGCTCCAGTCGAAACTGACGAGCAGGCCATGGATCGTATCCGTGAGCGTTTTGACATCCTGCACGAAATGACCAAGGCCACTGTGAGTGGTGACATCCGTGCCATGATTGTGAGCGGTCCCCCCGGCGTTGGCAAGAGCTTTGGTGTCGAGCAAGAAATTGACAAAGCCACTATGTTTGACAAACTGGCAGGCAAGCGCCTCCGTGCCGAAGTTGTCAAAGGCTCGGCTACTCCAATTGGCCTGTACCAAACCCTGTACAAATATTCAGATGAGAACTGCGTGGTTGTGTTTGACGACTGTGACAGTATCTTGCTGGATGACGTTGCCTTGAACTTGCTCAAGGGCGCATTAGACTCTGGCAAAAAGCGCAAGATCTCCTGGTTGAGTGAATCCAGCAGCCTGCGCCGTGAAGGTATTCCGGACAGTTTTGAGTTCAAAGGCAGTGCTATCTTTATCACTAACTTGAAATTTGACAAGATGAAGTCGCAGAAGCTGCGGGACCACTTGGATGCACTGCAAAGCCGATGCCACTACTTGGACTTGACCTTGGACACCATGCGTGACAAGATCCTGCGTATCAAGCAGATTGCCAAAGACGGTGTGTTGTTTGCGGACTATGACTTTGAACCCTGTGTGCAAGATGAGATCATTGACTTCATGAATGATAATCAGAATCGGTTGCGTGAAATGAGCCTGCGTATGGCAATCAAGATTGCAGACTTGCGCAAGAGCTTTCCTGGTAACTGGAAGCGCATGGCCGAAACAACTTGTATGAAAGCATCTTAAGGAGTAACTGATGATCAAAAATGCTGTTGAAATGTTTGGTACTGTAGTTGGTGCTGTGGCAGTGATGGTGGGCATAAGCTTCCTACTGAGCTGGCCAGTTTACATGCTGTGGAACGGATGCTTGGTTGATGCGATCACCGGAGTTCGAGAAGTCACCTGGCTGCAGGCCTGGGGCTTGAATATTCTAGCTGGCTTCCTGTTCAAGACCACAGTCAGTACCAAGGCGTAACAAATGATAATGGGATGGCTCGCAGTATTGGTGCTGGTACTCACTGGCAATCTTGTGTGGAGTTTGGTACTGACTGCGGTGCAGTTGCTGTGTGAGAGATACGGTTTCCCTGGACAATAAACGGTTGGCTCCGGTCCAGGTTTTGACAGGTACCCCTAAAAAGGTACCTGTTTTTTTGACTTGTTGTTGCAGTAAGTATATAATGTTATATGTTTAAATTTTTGCGCATCAGTCTAGGGCATAACAAAGATCTTGATCTGCGATTTCGAATCATTCCTTCGCCGCTGGCTGAACGCTGGGTTGAGCGTATGCTACAACGCACAGCCTGGCCCATGGACAACCCTGACAGATTCTACGGATTTGGCACTCCAGCACAAGAGCATGATCGCGCTGTGGCCATGATTCAGGATTGTGTGCATACCATCAACAGCCACCAACACATCATACATGGCAAGTTTGAATTATCGCAAGACTATCTCAATTATCTGCACCACATATTTGAAGTGCATCACGGCTTGCTAGATCAGCAAACATCAGACTTTTGGAAATCAGCACCCGAGTCTGTGCGCCAAGCTCTGGCCAATTTGAACTTGGCAGTGCATCGTTGTGAAAGTGTGGCGGCAGGAACTCACCCAAGATTTGTGTGCACTTGGTTTGGTATGCCCAAGGCTCACAAACTAGATCCAGATCTGCAAGGTATGTACGGCACTTGGGACATACAATTTGGCACAGTTTATCTAAACTATTGCGAAATTGGCAAAACTGTAGAAGATCTTGCCAACGACAACGATAAGTACATAGGCCAAGATGCGTTCCGGCCATTCAGTCACTACAGTGCAGACTTCAATGTTGCATTTTACGATCGTAACCTAAGTGACATTTATGGCCGTGTTCAAAACTACATTGATCAACATCAAGACTTTTTTGTTGCACACAACATCAAGAGTGTGTATAATATAAAAGCACAACCACTGCGCTTTCCTGTTGCCAAACTAGAGTTTGACGGCAATCGAGAAAAGTTGTTGTTTGAAATAGCCCAGCGCCAATGGGTGCAACAAGTAATACTAGAATGAAACAAGCAACCATTGTTATCCGCGACGAAGTAAACATCAAAATTGAGGGCTTGGATCTTGACATGCGCAAGCGCCTGGTCACAGCATTCAAATACGAAAACCCTGCCGCACGTTACATGCCAGCGGTGCGTCTAGGAAGATGGGACGGCAAGATAGCATACTTCCAGTTAGGAGGCAGTACCTACACAAACTTGCTACCTGAAATCATTCCCATCCTTGAGAAGTTTGATTATGATATTGAACTGGATGACCAACGCGACTATTCAAACACTTTTAACTTTGAACAGGTACGTGAGGATTCATTTGCACATGTGAAGTGGCCCAAAGGACACCCTGCCACAGGTGAACCCATAATGATGCGGGACTACCAGGTTGAAATCGTAAACAACTTTTTAGCCAATCCGCAATGCCTGCAAGAAGTAGCAACAGGTGCAGGTAAAACAATCATGACAGCGGCCCTGAGCAATGCAGTTGCACCTTATGGGCGAAGCATTGTGATTGTGCCCAACAAGAGTCTAGTAACACAAACAGAAAAAGATTACATCAACATGCAACAAGATGTTGGTGTTTATTTTGGCGATAGAAAAGAGTACGGCCGCACTCACACTATTTGCACCTGGCAGAGTTTGAATATCTTGTTAAAGAATACCAAGGCAGGGGTAGGCGACTGTACCATTGGTGAGTTCCTTGAAGGCGTTGTATGTGTTATTGTAGACGAAGTACACATGGCCAAGGCAGATGCACTGAAAACTCTGCTGACAGGTGTAATGGCTAGAGTGCCAATTCGCTGGGGTTTGACCGGAACTATTCCCAAAGAGAAGTTTGAGAGTCAAGCATTGTTAGTAGGACTTGGTCCTGTAGTTGGTCGCTTGAGTGCCAACGAACTGCAACAGCAAGGTGTTTTGGCCAACTGTCACGTGAATATTGTGCAACTGGTAGATCATGTGGAGTACAAAGAATATCAAAGCGAGCTTAAATACTTGCTGGAAGAGTCGGGTCGTTTAGACACCATGGCTGAACTTATACGCAAGGTAAACGAAACTGGAAATACGTTGGTGTTGGTTGACAGAGTTGCGGCGGGCCACGCATTATTAGAACGCCTAGGCGATTGTGCTGTGTTTGTATCGGGCGCAACAAAAGGAACAAAAAGACAAGAAGAATATGACAAAGTTGCGGACAGCGTTGATAAGATTATTGTGGCTACCTATGGTGTTGCCGCTGTGGGCATTAACATCCCTAGGATTTTTAATCTGGTTCTTATTGAACCTGGAAAAAGTTTTGTCCGTGTTATCCAAAGCATTGGCCGCGGCATAAGAAAAGCAGAGGACAAGGATCATGTTCAAATTTGGGACATTACCAGTACCTGCAAGTTTGCCAAACGTCATTTGACCAAACGCAAGGCCTTCTATAAAGAAGCTAACTATCCTTTCTCTGTAGAAAAGCTGGAGTGGATGAAAATAGCATAAGTTTTTTGCAGTTATCACCATGCCAGCGATTGTAATTTGACTGTCCCCCAACTATACTAACGCAATGCGGGCACTTAAATTTAGGCTTTGGTCCTTGTAGTTTAGCAACTGTTTCTGCGGAATGTGCAACTCCTCGGTTGTGCGCAGGCTTACCTACTAACCAAGTTGGCGTCTTCCCTTTTTTAGCGTCAGACATTTTTTGTCTCGATTCAACAGTGTGCGTGGTTGTTTTTCCTTTGTTACCAGCAGATATCTTTTGTTTTGTTTCTTCTGAATGTCGATAGTGCTTGCGTGATTCTAAAATTTTAGCAACTGTTTCGGGAGAAGTAATTTTACCTTTATGTGCTGCTGACAATTTTTGTTTTGCTTCGGCAGAATGTGTTTTTCCTTTAAAAGCTGACAGCCTGCCTGCGCAAGATTTAGACAGTTTTTCTCTTGTCTCTTTGGATACAGTTTTACCTTTGTGCAATTGTGATGAGTTTTTTGCCACTTCTATCTTGGCAAGATTGAAAGCACTTCCTTTGGATATTTTTCTTTGTTGGGCAACATTTTTTGTTCTTAACATCATCCACAGTGCATACCACATACTTTTTGTATGAGCAGGATCAATGGTCATCCGAGGTAATAAAATATGAACAAGGCGATGTTCTTTTGCAGTAAGTCTTATTAGATTATTTTGATCATTTGCCCCACCTAGACTTTTTGGGATAATGTGATGTTTTTCTGTATAAGTTTCTTTTGGCAAATCTCTTGACTTTGCACGATTAATGATGCTATAATAACATTTAGTATATTTGTTTTGTAAATACATGGCTGATAGTTCCTTGTAAACTGTTAGAGTCAATGGATCCTGCAAGATCGCGATTGACATTTTTATTTATGACGGAGAAAAAAATTCGGATCCTCACACTAGACAACAGTCACTACGACCTAGATCATCTGCCTGAAGAAATTGATGACATGCGTTTTGCTATCTTGGACAACAGCAATCCTGCAGATCCTGATTATCTTTTTATCCCGCTAATTTTTCTAGAGAGTTTTAACAGCCCTGCTTTGGTACTGCGCATTGGTACACAAACAATCAAGATGCCCATGGATTGGCAGGTACTAATTGGTGAACCTGATGTAGGCGATCTAGAAGTGTTACCACTGACATCAATCAACGATCGCGGCTTTAAAGTATTTCAATTCAATCCCCTTACCAGCTATCGCCCCAGCTTTCCTGACATTGAAATTTTAGATGTGTATCATGATGTTTCATGGTACGCACCCAAACTCAAGAACGGACAAATGCTAGCAGTACCCATTAACGATGAACCTGAACCTGACTGTATCTATTTTGTAAAAGACGTCAGCCGCAACTGCGAAATTGTCAACTACAACAAGGCTTGGTGATAACATGGGCACACTGACACCTGGCGCAACTTACATTTACGAACGTGTTGGTGACGAAGTGTATGCTCGAGAAGCTGGCAGTCTTGAACGTAAATTGATAGGATACGACTCTCGCACCTCCGATGGCAGACCACTAAATGAACACATAAAAGAAGATCAGCTGTGGGGCAACATTAGACGAACAGCAAAGAAGAATCCTGCTTTACAAGAATGCCTGGACCGTGCTATAATGATCTATCAATTGAGTAAACCCAATGAGTGATAAACTAAACATTGCCAATGAAATGCGGATGTTTGACCGCAAGGAGAGATCATTCTATGATGATCTTACCCCAGAAGAACGCAAAAAATTCAGCAACTTCTTGATGATACGCTGGGGCAGTTGTGTAGAAGGCTCAAGAGAGCTACAGGAGTTTTATGTGATCAGCTGCAACGAGCGATTCAACAAACACTTTTACAGCATGAGTCGGCACCCCAAACTACAATGGCTCATGGCTACTACTGTGAGTCCAGATCTGGGGGCACAACGACACAATTGGATTTCGCCCAAGAAGAAAGAAGCTGGTGCCAGTGCCAAACGCAAGGCCCTGCAGGAAATATTCCCGCACTACAAAAACGACGAGATTGATGTCATGATGGCAATTACCACACAAAAAGAGATTGATCAGTATCGCAAACAGGCCGGGCAAGACAAGTGATTGAACAACTAGTAGTCAACGGATGCAGCTATAGCGAAAGCTATGCCATGGGCGGCGGGCATGAGTATCTTGCTGGTCAATTAGGAATTCCCCAAGCTCGCACCCTGGCTATAGGTGGTAGTGCCAACACTCGCATACTGAGGACCACACTCAAGCACAGTTATAGTACCACGGTGCCCACGTTGTATGTGCTGGGCATGACTTTTGTGTCTAGGCTTGAGCTGCCTATTTGTAACCCTGACAATGACTTTGAAGGACGTTGGTGCAATCCGCAAAATCAAGAGTTTTCACCGCGTTGGCAACATGAATGGACTCGCAAACAAACTGATGAATTTGTTGCACTAAAACTTCGCAGCGAAGTTTACTCAATCTTGGACCGCACAGAAGATCTCATGTATCGCATGCTGGGCACCATTGCTGACTTACAGAGTCGCGGACATCGTGTTTTGATGTATCAACAAGCTGATAACTTGTACCAAGGTTACTTGACTGACGCCAGACTCCAGCAGTTTCGACGCCCAGAAATTATAGGCGGATTTGAGTGGCGTGCTATTACCTGGCAACATGAGCAAGGTGTGCAACCAACAACATATACGGTTGGCTCGCCTAGTGTACCCCCAGACATGACACACCCCAAACCAGGCCATCACAACTTGATCAACAACTATTTGACAAACTACATTCAAGAGCATAAACTGTTGACATGAGTTTTGTTTGTGAATACTGCCAAAAACATTTTGTTCGAGAAAACAGTATTTCCGTTCATGTGTGCGAATCCAAACGCAGGAGACTCATGCGTGATGAACCAGGTACTAGACTGGGCTTTCAAGCATTTGTACGCTTTTATGAGCTGCATCAAAAAGGTCGAGTCAAAACATATGATGACTTTTGTGACAGCAGCTACTTCAAGGCATTTGTGAAGTTTGGCAACTACTGTGTAAGCACTCGCGTGATCAATACTGCGCGATTCATGGAGTGGTTGTTGAAGCAACAAAAAAAGATTGATCAGTGGTGCAGTGACCGAGTATACACAGAGTATTTGGTTTGGTACTTGCCCAATGAGAACGTGAGCGATGCGCTGAGTCGTGCAGTAGAACAAAGCATACAGTGGCAGGAACGCACTGGGCATCCTGCACATGACATGTTGCGTTACGGCAATGCAAATGCATTGTGCTACGACATCACAAGCGGACGCTTGAGTCCCTGGGCGATTTACAATTCTGATTCAGGTATGAATTTTTTGAATCAGCTGAGTACAGAACAAATTGGCATGACATGGAGTTATATCAACAGCGATGTGTGGCAACGCAAGTTTCAAGACTATCCTGATGATCAGACCTATGCTCAAGACATACTAAAAAAGGCAGGTTGGTAATGGAAACTGTGTTGATAATTCTTGTGCTGCTACAAATCAAACACTGGTGCATGGACTTTGTGTATCAAACCAATGACGAGATTGCGCACAAAGGCACCTACTGGGACTGGCGCGGGATCACACACAGTCTCAAACACGGTGCAGCAACTGGCTTGATACTGATGTTCTTTGTGCCTTTTGAGTGGGCATACTTTTTGGCAGCAGTAGATTTTATGTTGCACTATCACATTGACTGGGCAAAATCAAACTATGGCAATCGTGATATTGGTACCAAGGCATTTTGGAATCACTTGGGCCTGGACCAGTTAGCACATCAACTAGTTTATATTTTTATTGTTTGGACACTATTATGATTAGGAATATCACAGGCGGCCAGGGTATACACGTTTCGGGCAGTGTGTACAACGTTCCTTATATCGACACCACTAGAGCCAGTGCTGGCATAGTGCGATACGTCGGTGGCAACGTTGAAGTGTATGATGGCAGCTCATGGTTACCTTTACAATCCAGCTATCCGCAGATTGAACTTGACCACGAAACAATGGAAATTATAAAGTGGGCGCAGAACCGAATGATTGAGGAAGAACGCATGACAGCACTGGCGGCCCAACATCCCACTGTGGCAGATGCACTGCTAGCCAGAGATCGTGCCCAAGATGCTTTGCGTATTGCAGTGGTCTTGTGTGATATAAAATGAGCGCAGATATTGACATTGACATGCCCGACAGGGACGCATTGCTGAAGCTGATTCAGCATGTTCCAGCACGTCAGAGCAATGGGCGCCGTCACAACTCTGGCGTTTATGTCACAGACATACCAGTTGATGCCGTGAACCGCTGTGCTGCCCTGGATTATGAAACAGCAGAACAGCGAGGTTATTTCAAAATTGACTTGTTGAACATGAGTGTGTACAGCTTGGTAAAAAGTCCTGAGCACTACAAAGCCATGTTGAGCCAACAACCTCCATGGAGTCGACTGTGGACCGATGGAGCCTGGGCTTCTCAGCTGGTGCATGTGGGCAATTACACAGACTTACTGAAAATCATGCGGCCAGATTCAATACCCAGGATGGCTGCTTTTATTAGTATTATTCGTCCTGGTAAGGCGCACTTGCAGCGGAGACCTTGGGACGAAGTGTTTGCGTCAGTGTGGGATGGAGACGAAAGTCAGGGCTACACGTTCAAGCGTAGCCACTCAATTTCTTATGCCGCATTAGTTACACTGCACATGAATCTGATCAGTCAAGCCGTCGAACCAGTGTAATACTCTTGCGTTTTGACTTTTTGCGAGCTATATCTAATAGGCTACAAGTTGGACCGTGTAGGATTTCCAAGTCCTTGTTGCTAAAAGTGCGCAGTGTGCCACGAAAAGGATCCCAGTCTCTGCGCAAGAATATGTTGATGGGAATACTGCGATTGCTTTCCCACCACCAAGTTGATGCTAGTTCTAGGAATAGAATCTTATCTTCTTGATGTTTCACTGCTCCAAAGTCGTAGATGGTTGTGACAATGTCGTCTCTGTTCTGTACTACGCCTATATACTCTGCATTGGCATACATGCACAATGTTATGAAAGGATATTTTTCTGTCAATTTATCAAAGATGTTGTTTCCCATTGCGGTTATTTATGGACGGCAAATTTTGGATAAACTAAATATAACATGTATTCCACTACCGCATATCTATACCAACAAATTACCAAAGTATTGTTAGTTGACACCAGCGGCGGCTATTTCACAATGAGGTATGACCCTGTGTACGCAAAAACTTTAACCATTAACAAAGGGGTCGACAACGTACTCCTATTTGAATTTATCAATCAAGATCAGAAGCCTGTAAACATTGCAGGCTCTACCTTCTTGTTTCGTTTACTTAATCAAACTGGCGATGAGCTGTTTGTTCAGAAACAGTGCGAAGTCCTTAGTTCTGCACTGGGTCGCGTAAAGGTAGTTCTATCACCTGAAGATACCAATGATATTGTGGCCCAACCTGGCAGCTACAGTATTGAACGTGTGTCGGGCAATTACCACCAAGCAGTGTATGTAAACGCCAACAGTCAGGCCCGAGCCAACTGTGACATTGTAAATAGTGTGTTCCCAGAATTTTTGCCTAGCCCGGTGCTCACAGTTCCCGACATGTACGGCAAGAATCAATTGGTCAGTGCTGCACCTACCAACTGGCCAGACTGGGCACTTACTCCACAACCTCTTAACGGTATTCAATCAACTGAATTCTATTCAAGCTACATTCCCACAAACGGGCAGAGCTTGACTACCATCAAGATGGACTTGGTGCATTACACTGGCACAGTCAAAATTCAAGGCGCTGAAAACTACGAATCTGTTTGGTACAATGTAACTGAAAGTCGTAGCTATTATGACGCCACAGAAACTGTGTATTTCAATGCAGTGGGATTCCATCCCTTGTTGAGGGTGGCACTGAACAACTCAATTGGTTATGGCGCCACTGCCAATGCAACAGTCAGCAATGGAGTAGTCACTGGAATCAGCATTACCAATTCAGGAATTGGATACGTAGCCCCTCCTTATGTGCAAATACTAGGCAACGGTGCAGGCGCCGAAGCCTATTGTACCATTGGTGACAACAACCAAGTTGCTGCAATTGTGGTCACAAATGGTGGATCAGGTTATCTGCCGTTGCAATTCAACAACACTGTTTTTGCCACAGTGCTGCTCACTAACGGCAAAGTTGAAAATCTACAGTACCGATAAGCATTGCTTGATACCAAAAAATCTGTTAAACTAAACAGATGATTGATATTACGATTTACTTGCCCGCAAAACGCAAGCAAAGTCCCAGTGGTTGGGTCAGCTTCAATGCGGTATGCTGTACTCATAATGGCAACAGTGCAGACAAGCGCCAGCGTGGCGGAATCAAAATAACTGAACAAGGCTGGAGCTATCACTGTTTCAATTGTTCATACACTGCTAGTTTTGTACTGGGACGCACTGTAAGTTTCAAAGCACGTAGATTACTGACTTGGTTGGGTGTTTCTGAAAATGAAATTGAACACTTGAATCTTGAAAGCCTGCGTCATCGCAGCATACACGGAATTATTCAAGATCGTCAGCGTGTGGCCAACATACTACAAGGCATTGACTTTGAAGAACGCGACGATTTCCCACCGTTCTCAGAAGTGATTACTCCTGAGTTTCCGTTGTATTGGGATTACATTCAAAGTCGATGCGTACCAAAAGATTACCCACTGATGACAGCCATCAAGACTGATGGCATACATTGGGTAAGACCATTTGTGCTGGTACCGTTCACATACGAAAACAAAGTAGTAGGTTGGAGTGCTAGGTTTTTAGACAACAAACTCCCCAAGTACATCAATCACTCACAGCCCGGTTATGTGTTTGGAACAGATCTACAGCAACCTGGTTGGCAGCATGTGTTGGTAATGGAAGGTTTGTTTGATGCACTGAGTATTGGTGGCCTGGCGGTGATGCACAATACCATAAGTGATAGTCAAGCAAGATTGATTCGCAATCTTGGTCGAGAGATCACTGTGGTACCAGATCAAGATCAAGCTGGACTAGAACTTGTTGATCGTGCTGTTGAACTAGGATGGGCAGTAAGCATACCCAACTGGGAAGGCTGCAAAGATGTCAACGACGCTGTAAAGAAATATGGTAAATTGGGCGCACTGCTAACTATTATGCAGGCTCGAGAAACCAGCCGTATCAAAATAGAATTAAGAAAGAGACAACTTGTTAAAAGATTACTCAGTTGATGTACAACGACTGTTTTTGGAAATGATGCTGGAGGATGCAAGTTCTTATGTACGAGTCCAAAACATCTACAACCCACAGAACTTTGACCGAAGTCTAAGAGCCGCGGCTGAATTCGTCAAGGAACATTCAGACAAGTACAAGACACTGCCAGATCGTACACAGATTTCTGCGGCTACTGGAGTTAAACTTAGTCCTGTGCCTGAACTAAACGAAGGACACTTTGATTGGTTCATGGCCGAGTTTGAAAGCTTTACCAAGCGCCAAGAACTTGAACGTGCAATTTTAAAAGCAGCAGACTTGTTGGAAAAGGGCGAATACGATCCTGTTGAAAAATTAATCAAAGACGCTGTGCAAATTTCGTTAACCAAAGATCTAGGCATGGATTTTTGGCAGGACCCTGAAGGCATGTTCACAAGATATTTTGATTCTGGTGGACAAGTTAGCACAGGTTGGCCACAACTGGATAGACTGTTGTATGGCGGATTCAGTCGTGGTGAATTAAACATCTTTGCAGGTGGATCAGGATCAGGTAAAAGCTTGGTCATGATGAACATTGCCTTGAACTGGGTACAACTGGGTCTGCATGGTGTTTATATAACACTGGAACTCTCAGAAGAACTTACAGGTTTGAGAACAGCAGCCATGCTTACAGACATGAGCACCAAGGACATTCGCAAAGACAAAGGTACAGCAGCACTAAAAATCAAGATGGTGGGCAAAAAGGCCGGTAGCTATCAGGTCAAGGCACTGCCAGCACAAAGCAACATCAATGACATTCGTGCATTCTTGAAAGAATATCAGATCAAGACAGGACACCGTGTGGACTTTATCATGATTGACTACTTGGATTTGTTGATGCCCGTGAGTGCAAAAGTCAGCCCCAATGACTTGTTTGTGAAAGACAAATATGTGAGTGAGGAACTGCGCAACTTGGCCAAGGAGCTGGGTATACTAATGGTAACAGCTAGTCAGTTGAACCGATCAGCTGTGGAAGAAATTGAATTTGATCACTCGCACATTTCGGGTGGTATCAGCAAGATCAACACAGCAGACAACGTGTTTGGTATTTTTACAAGTCGGGCTATGAAAGAGCGTGGCAAGTATCAAATTCAGTGTATGAAGTCGCGTAGTAGTACAGGCGTGGGGCAAAAGATTGATCTAGAATACAACATCGAAACCATGCGTATCACTGATGAAGGCGGCGATAATCCTGACTCGTATCGTGGCGGCCCGTCGGCTAGTGTCATGGATTCAATCAAGGCCAAGAGCCAAGTCAAGGCAGCAGAAGCTGATGGCAATGCCACTGCACCTTGGGAACCGGCAGCTAGTACCAAAGGGCGTTACTCAGATGATACTGGCAAAGTCACAGCAGATGTTCAAAGTACCAAACTCAAACAGCTACTGGGCAAAATCAAGTCATCATGAACAGCGACCTGTATTGCTCTCTAATACACGGCGGACTTGAACTAAACTTCAAAGGCGGTGAAGCCACTGCCCAACATTGTTGTTTGCGCCCAGGTAGATTTGACATAGATCCCAATACTGATTTTTGGAAGGATCCCAGGTTCATTCCTTTGAGAAAACTAAACGATCAAAATCGTTGGGCACCCGGCTGCGAAAACTGCCAATCAGTAGAGTCAATTGGGTTGCCAAGCTTTCGCACAGGTATGAACGCAGGACTCAGTGGCAGCAACAACAATCTTTCAGGACCCACACGCATTGATCTCATGTTTGATATCAGTTGCAATATTGCATGCAGAACCTGTGGAACACATTCTAGTACCTTTTGGCAAAAGCATCTCAAACAGCACAACGAGTGGACAGCGCCAATCTCTGTTGGCCAAAATCACAGCACTGTGATTGCTGCACTAGAACAGCTTGACCTGAGTAATTTACAAATGCTAGTGTTCAGCGGCGGAGAGACTTTGCTGGGCAACTCACACTGGGAAGTGGCCAAGTGGTTGGCTGATCATGTGCCCAACGCTCAACAACAACTGACCGTGTGTTTTCAAACCAATGGAACTCAGTCAATCAATTCACGAAATTACGAACTAATACATAAGTTTCGATTGGTCAAACTGCATCTAAGTCTTGATGGAGTTGGCGAACAATTTGAGTATTTGCGTTGGCCTGCTAGTTGGAATCAAGTGGTTGACAACATGCTGGAAATTCGTGATAGTGCACCCAGCAACATGATGTTTCACATTGAAGAGACGGTGAGCATCTTTAATCTGTATTACACACAGCGACTGGAATCTTGGGCCCGGGAAAATTTTGCTGCCAATCGTGAAGGTGATGTTGTCAATCACAACAAACATGTGGCACGTGGAACGTTTGCCCTGGCAAATTGCACTCAAGAATATGTAGATGCAATGCAACAAAGTGAATACAAAAATCTAATTCCAAAAAACTGGAAAGAAAATCCATCACGCATTTCTGCAATGATGGATTCCATACGCAAGTTTGATACTTTCAGGTCTGAATCGTTTGAGCACACGTTCCCTGAAGTGGCAAAGTTGTATACAAGATATCTTTAAGGTTAGGTAATTGATCCCTTGATCACTGCATATCGCAGTACCAAGGCTTCACTTAACGGACCAGCAGTAACGTTGCGCACAGTGATCACAGCAGATCCTGTGGTACAGTTAGCGCCAAATGTGTAAGCTCCAGCGGTGCCGCCGCCAACTAAGTTGATCGTTAATAGATCTCTAGGGCCAATGACACTATTGGTCAATGTAAAACTCACTGATGTAGCAGCACTTAATGCAGCGGCCTGCATGGTAATCTCACCTGAAGGTTTGTTTAGCACAACTGCTGTGGATTTGTCAGTGGCCTGTGTGACTGTGCCTCCGGCACCAGTGGTGTAGCCAAATGCATTGGTATACGCTGCAAGTGGGCGATTTAAATCATATACGGTTACAGCAATGCCACCATTGCTGGTACTAAATGCAAACTGGTATGTACCTGTTGCAGCAAAAGTAATTACTCCACCTGAGTAACCCTGGATTCCTGTAGTACCAAGTGTTACCTCTGCAGGCAAGGTCAATGTATGAGAAGTATTAGTTACATTAATTGCAATTTGCACTATGCCAGCACCCAAGGTGCTTTCTGGCCAGTTTGTAAAGCTCAAACTAATTGGGCCTGTAGTAGAAATAAACTGATACTGGGCAGCACTATAATCAATAGGTATTGATCCAGCGGTGGCAGTTTGTTGCAAATAGGTATAACTAACGTCTTGCAGTTTCACAGCGTACAACAGATTGTTATTCATGTTGTTGTCCAGTGTGGTGCCAGTCAAGGCCTGTTTCAAAATTACCTTGCTTTGTAAGTCATTGATTTCAGTTTGAGCATACTCAAAGTTGGTTTTGGTATTGGTAAAGTTATCCCTGAAACCTTGAGTGTTGTTGGGCTGTCCAGCAACTGGATAGTTGCCGTCGATGTTGTTTGGATTGATAGAGCTTGTCATGAGGTGTTCCTTGCTTCAATATTTATTTGATGCTATAATACACTAAATAATACAAAGGTTTATGACCCCAAATGCAAAAAAAGACCCGCAGTTTATTAGAAGAATTAGAGTCGCTGTACATTGAAAGAGACCGCCGCCATCTAATAGAAAGCCGCGCCAGCAACATTATCACCAGTGCAATCAGACTGGTTGAACAGATTGAAGCAGAATTTCCCGCTGATCAAGCAGAAAATCTCACAAGAAAATTACTCAATGCCATACGTACCAAGGACGCTGGAAAATTCTCCAGGTCAGTAAGGAGAACCAATGCAGATTCATGAAATTACAGCTCGTAAACTAAATGAAATATCCTTGGCCGGAGGATTTGCCGGTGCTCTTGCAAACAAGTTTGTTTCGTCAACTCTGGGTATTGATGCCAGAGATACTCCGTCTGACGATCCCTTGGCAAGATCCAAAGGTGCCATGGAGATCAATAAACAGCTCGCTGGAAAAATGGGGCAAGAGCTGAACAAGATGTGGGGTCAGGTGGTTCAAAATTTCATGGCCACCCATAAGGACACCAGCGGCTATCCATTGAACAATATAAAAAGTGCGGCGCCAGCAGATGCTGCCAAGTTGAGTCAGGAATTAGATAAAATCGTTGTAGATATGTCTCGCGTCGGCAAAGCCCTGGACCAATGGGCAGCAGGAATCAACACTGGTGATCCCAAGGATGCTGCTGAAGCCAGAGTAATGGTAGGACAACTCAAAGACATCAAAGATGCTATCTGGAAAGAAACACTAGATCCATCAGATACTAGTGGCCAGGCCCGAGCTCAAGCGTTTGCCAAGCTTGGTACAGCCATTGCACAAATACAAAACATCAATAGCTTTGTTGAACAATCTAAAAAATCAGGTGCTGCACCCGGAACACCAAGAGTAACAACAGATCCAAGAACAAACGCTTTCATGGTTGATCGTCAACCATATGATCCAAAGAACCCCGTTCACGTAACAGCCGTGAAAGACTTTATAAACTCAAAAAAATGAATCTTTTAAAAGAAGGCGGCAATGTTTTCAAAGACAAACAAGGCCAACCACTAACACAACGAATCAACCAAGCTGATGTGCCAGGCACTGTACAATGGCTGGAATCTGTGCTGGGCATGGATCTCAGCGGAGAAAAAGACCCTGCTACTGGATACCCCAGTCGTTGGCTGGGCAGCACAGGAAAAAAAGCCACGTCAGGTGACCTTGACATTGCCATAGACACAAACGAAATCAGCAAAGGTGAACTGGCCAACAAGCTCACAAATTTTATCGTCAAGCAGCAGTTAGATCCAAAAGAATGGGTCAGGCAAGGCGGGGAAGTACACTTCCGCACTCCCATCAATGGTGACCCTGATCGGGGCTATGTGCAGACTGATTTTATGTTTTTCCCTAATCTTGACTGGGGCCAATTCTTTTATGGCGGCGCAATAGACTCTGCTTACAAAGGCATGAACCGTAATGTGCTCATGAGCAGCATTGCCAAGAGCCTGGGACTCAAAGTGGGTGCCAACGGTGTATTCAGCAGAGCTAGCGAAAAGCTGGTAAGTCAAGATCCTGATCAATTAGCACAGTGGCTACTGGGATCCAACTTTGATCGTGGGCACTTAAAAAATGTTGAAAGCATTTATGCAGCACTCAGTAATGATCCTGCCATGGATGCCAAGCTTAAAGATTTTCGTGATTATCTAGCTCGAGAAGGTTTACAAGAACCACAGCAGGGCGTGGCCGAAAGTGAAGCAGGCTTTTTGGGACGACTGCGTGATCGTATTGTGAATCGTGGATATGTTGCTCTTGTAGAAGCAGAAGCAGCCGGAGTAGGCGGTAGAGCCAAGGGCATCGAACACCTGGAAGACTATGTGTTTCGCAAAGGCACAGCTGGCATACAACAGGCCTTGGAAATTGTGCAGCAGGCCACAGCGGCTCCCAAGACTACCACAGCCAAATGGGATGGTAAGCCTGCTGTGATATTTGGACGCAAACCTGACACAGGCGAGTTTGTGCTCACAGACGGGTCAGGATTTGAAGCCAAGGGCTACGATGGCCTGGCCACAAGTCCCCAAATGATGGCTGACATTCAGAACCGTCGATCTGGTGATAGAACTGAGTTGATTCAGATCTATGCCACATTGTTTCCTTTGCTAGAAGCATCACTGCCGCAAAACTTTCGAGGATATGTCAAGGGTGATTTGTTGTACATGAGCACCCCGCCCCTGCAAGCCGGCAATTATGTGTTCAAGCCCAACACTATTGAATACCGTATTCCAGCAAAGAGTGCCCTGGGCCAGCGCATCAGCAACAGTACCATTGGCATTGCTATTCACTCAATGTATGCTGATGTGGGCGAGCCACGTCAGCCACTGAGTGGAGTAGCATTTAATCCAGTACCTGGACTGATGCTGGAAAAACCAGCTACTCCCAAGGCTTTGCAGACTGAGACCAATGCTGAAAAACAACTCAGAGAGATAGTTCGCACACACGGCAAAGACATTGATACCTTGTTTAATCCAGTTGAACTGCGAGCACACAAGATTACTGACCTAGCCAAACTAGCAGTAGACTACATCAACTCCAAGGTTGGTGCACCGCTAAACAAGCAAACCCTGTTGCCAGAATTTGGTGACTGGCTACAACAAAAAGTTACCCCACAAAAGTTCAACAACATCGTGGAATATCTACGTAGTCCAACATCCAACACCACTGCATTGGCCGCTGCATTCACAGCATTTGTTCTGTTACATGATCTAAAAATGTACCTTAAACAGCAGGCCGATACTGAGTACCCAGGGCAAGAAGGCTGGGTTATGGCTACCCCTGCTGGCTACGCCAAATTGGTCGGCAGATTTGATCCCAAAGCTTTTGCTGCTCAAAATCGCGCCCAAAACAACCCTCAACAGGCATAATTTTTACCAAAAGACTAAATAAGAGTAGGAACAACATGTTCCACTAACTTAAAGGAAATTATCATGGCAGTATTAACAAAAGTAAACGGCACAACACAACCAGTGTTTGCCATCGACGTACAAAACGGTACCATCGCTAACACAGCTAACATCGCGGCTGGCGGCCCAGTGCAAATGGCTGGTCCCAAGCTGGACTTCTTCAGCTTGACAGCCAACAGCGCTCTTAGTGCTAGTGGTGCTGCTAATGCTACTGGTTATATCAACAACGTGTTGCAAGCCGTTCAGCAAACAGCTACCATTGCTATGTATCAAGTTACACCAACTGCACCAACTGTGTTGAACATTGCGTTGTACCCAACAGGTGCATACACAACAGCTACCCTGGTTACTGCTGCTCAAACAGCCAACGCCACAGGTGGCTTGAACATTGGTATCCCAACTGCCAACGTTGCAGCGAGTGCTACTTTCACAAACGTCTAATTCTAGACTCACCGTGAGACAACCCCGGATTAATTCCGGGGTTTTCTTTTGTCGTTAAATACTTCGAAATGAAAGTATTGTGTCGCACACTGTTTGATTGTACTCGCACCGGGGTAACTGGTCGCTTCCGCGGCCCTGAATTGCCGTTTGTTGATGCTGCTGGACAATCAGTTGTGACACTTCAAGACTGGACCAGAAGTCGTAACCAACAGCGCAACTATGAAACATTGTTGCAGATATTTGGATTGAGAACACAGCCACAAGAAATAAGTGAACCACAGTGCAATAACACACGGTGGTCATTTACATTTGAGAGTGAAAACGAAAAAGTGTTTTCCGTTGATGGCAACACTGATGAACTTGCTGCTCTAAAACAAGACTGTAATGGCATACCCATGATGTTGGCTCTAACAGAAGCTGCTGGCGTTGAGCCAGTGTTGGTGTGTCAAGATAGCAAACAGAACATTTGGTTTGAACTGGTAAATAACTAACTATGGTTGACACTACCGATATTGAAAAAAAGAGCCTTGAAGCTCACGTGGAGCTCTGCGCTGAGAGATATCGCATGCTTGAACTCAAACTGGAAACAGTAGAGTCGACCGTGAGCGAAGTAAAAGATATCATGCACGAAACACACGATTTAGTGCATGCGCTGGCTGAAAAACGCAATAGTCAATTAATTGGCTGGAGCATAGGTATTATAGGATTTTTGATTGCAGCCCTGGGTTATGTGATCAAAGAATACATATTAAAATGAACCATCAACAAAAAGTAGAGCGTTGGGCTGAAAAAGAGATTCGCCGCAATTTTGATCACTTGATAATTGACGATGGTAATCAGCTGATTGCTTTTGGGTTCTATTACCTAGAACAACGTGATCAGGGCTGGGTAGTAAGTGATCAAGATCGCGTTATCCATCAATTTCAAAACAAAAAAACAGCCATAAGTTGGTGTGTGGCTGACAAATACAAACGATACCAATTGGCCAATAACATAATAAATCTTGATCGCAAGAAACAAACAATTGCAGCAGACATATACTGTCGCAGAACACTGGGTGAGCGCAGTCGATCTGAATCTTTTTATGAAACTGTGACAGCAAAAATACAGCCCAAAATTATGCAGTACAACGGGATAACATCCGAACTTGAAAAATGCATAAATCAGACTAAATATCTACAAATTAGAGGATTCTCAAATGAAACTAAATGAACTTGCGGCACCCAAGCCCAGTAAACAAATTGGCAAAGTATTCGAAAGTTACTTTGGTCGCACTATCAAATTTGATCAACTTGATCGTGGTCAAGCTCGACTCATGTTGAGAAAAGTGCAAGGGCTATTGAGCGAACAGCGTAACTCTGTAACTCGTCATCAAAGCGAGCGCAACCCTGCGTACTTGAAGCTGGTTATGATGGAGTCTGCCTTGGTAGCTCGTATCAAAGAAGAACAAATACCGGTGCCCCCAACAACCACTACACCCGCGCCAGGTGCAAAAATTGAAGTCAAGGACCCCAAGTTGGCCGCTGCACTGAAAAAGAGCACAGCTGGTCAGCAGTTGAATCCTGAAGAACAAAAGCTTGTGGCCGGAGCTGCCATGATGAAGGCCGAAAGTCGCCTACGTCGAGCAATGACACGCCTGAACGAAAGCGAAGTTCAACAAGCACAAGTGGTTCTTGCTGCCCAAGACATGGTGGACCGCATGCAAGGCATGTTGGAAGATGTTAGCGAACTACAATTCAAAGAACTACCTGCTCTAATAGACTCTATCAAGAATCAAGTCGGTATTGATCAAGCAACACAGTTCAACGCTGATGCTACCGCAGCCCTGGCAGGACTATTACAGAACATCCAAGGCGCCAAACAACAGCTTGACTCTGCATTGAATGTGGTAACTGGTGCAGCGCCTGCTGGTGGAGTTGATGCTGCTGCCGATGCTGCTATGGCTGGTGCCGACATGGGAGCTGCTGCTGGTGCCGACATGGGCGCTGCTGGTGCCGAAATGGATGCTGCTGACATGGGCGCTGCTGATGATTTAGCTGCTGAGTTACCTGAACCTGGTGCAGAACCAACTGGTGCTGTACTTGGACGTGGCAAGAGATAAAAATGCGAATCAACGAAGTTGAATCTTCGCCAACGCCGGCCCCAAATCAACTAATGGGGTTGGCGGATTTTCTTGCGGGCCGGGCCAAAGACACAAATGGCCCTAAACAAATAGACAAGGCCACATTCACCGAATTGGCCAGCAGTATGGGAATCATACTAACAAACAATCAATTAGTAGATATTGTTTCTAAACCACCATTAAGCAACATGTTTGAACCGGTGGATCCCAATTCTGACAAACTCATGTTCAAAGGTGCTGAACAGCTTGACGTAGGCATGCCAGTTAACAAAGCACAGGACGTTGTGGCTCAATCAGCCAAAAAGGCCATGAATCGAGACCGCGGCGTCTAACCAAATTGGATCAACAAAGGTTGACCTAAAACGTTAAATATAGTATAGTGTTGTTACTGTGTTTATTTAGGAGTCTAAAATGAAAAAAGCTGCAATTGTTGTTTTAATGAGTGCATTGGTTAGTACTAACGCCCTGGCCTGGGGCGATCGTGAACAAGGCATCCTAGCTGGCATGGCAGCATTGTGGGCCTTCCAGAAACTTAACCAAGCCGATGCTGCCCCACCGCAGCCTGTTTATGTTAGACCTCAACCAGTGTACGTCGATCGCCCTGTGGTTGAATATCAGCGGCAACAGTGTAGTCCCTGGATCGAAACTCGTAACTGGGACGGTACTGTGACTAGATCTAGAACCTGTAACTACTAATGGCATATTCAGAAAAAGTAATTGAGCATTACGAAAACCCACGCAACGTGGGTAGCTTTGCCAAGGATGACCCCGAAGTGGGTACTGGCATGGTTGGTGCACCGGCCTGCGGTGATGTAATGAAACTACAAATCAAAGTGCAAGATGGCATCATCACAGACGCAAGATTCAAAACCTACGGTTGCGGTAGTGCGATCGCAAGTTCCTCTCTTGTTACCGAGTGGGTTAAAGGCAAGACGCTGGACCAAGCCGCAGCTCTTAAAAATTCAGAGATTGCTGAAGAACTTGCCCTGCCCCCAGTCAAAATCCATTGCAGCATCCTTGCTTCTGATGCCATCGCTGCTGCAATCAAAGACTATAAGGAAAAACACGATCAAACATAGAGCAAATAACTTTGATAAATAAAGTTATGAAAAATCTATGTAACTGTGGTTGTGGTATTCCTCTAAGAAAAGATAACAAAACTGGATATCAAAAAGGTCACAAGCCTTGCCCTGTATGCGGAACTCTTGTTAAAGGGTCAGGAATAGAATGCTGTTCAAAATCTTGTGCAGCAAAGTTGCATTGGCAGCGAAATCCAGATATGAAAGAGTCACGAATATGGAATGCTGATCGGTATGCGACTCGAGAAAAAAATAGAGACACCTGGACTAAAAAGTTGTCTGACTCTTGCAAAGGCAGAATACCTTGGAATAAAAATACACAAGGATTACAAACAGCCTGGAACAAAAACTTACCAGCCAATCAGCAACCGTTTTACGGCAAAACTCATAGTGCAGAATATTATCAAAAACGGGACAAAACTGTTTTTGAAAAATACGGCGTTGCCTGTGCCCTTGAATTAGCAAAAACATCTCCGAGAAGCAAAAAAGAAAAACTCTTAGAAAATGTGTTAGTTGGATATCAATCAAATAAGCGAGTGGGTAGATACAAACCTGATTACGTAAATGAAACCACAAAACACATAGTTGAAGTTTATGGTGATTATTGGCATTGTAATCCAACTGTATTCAAAGAAGATTTTTATCATCCTCAGTTAAAGAAAACTGCCAAAGAAAAATGGCAATTGGATTTTGAAAGACAGACCAGCCTGGAATCAATGGGATATAATGTTACTATTGTTTGGGAGAGTAAGTTGGAAGAATTTATAAAACAATATGATAACGTTCACTGACACAGCCCGAAAAAAAATCGCCAAACTAGTTGCAGTCAAGGGCTATGCAGGAATTCGGCTGGGCGTTAAAACTACAGGTTGCTCAGGACTTGCTTATGTGTTAGAATACGTAAACACCTACCAACCCCAATCGGGCTGTATCAACTATGCTCAACCTGAGTTTATTGTGTTGGTAGATCAAAAACACGATGTGTACTTGCAAAACACCGAAGTTGATTATGTTCGACAAGGCCTTAACGAAGGCTTTGAATTTGTCAACCCCAACGAACGCGATCGCTGCGGATGTGGCGAAAGTTTTAGAGTTTGAAACAAAAATACATTGATTTATACATGGACTGGGCTCGCCGTGCTGCTGAACTCAGTCATGCTCGTCGCCTGCACGTGGGTGCTGTGATAGTCAAGGACGACACAGTGATCAGTTACGGCTACAACGGCATGCCAGCTGATTGGGACAACAACTGTGAAGATGAAGTATATCAGCAAGATGGTACAATAGGGCTAAAAACCAAACCTGAGGTGTTGCATGCAGAAAGCAATGCTATTTCTAAATTGGCAAAGGGCCATAATAGTGGTGCTGGCGCTGACATCTTTATTACTCATGCGCCCTGCATTGAATGTGCAAAATTAATCTATCAATCAGGAATTCGTCAAGTGTATTATAGTCAAGCATACCGAGATAACTCTGGCATTGAATTCTTAGAAAAATCCAACATTGAAGTAAACAAAATATGATCGCTCAACGTTACAATTACACACCCTTGGATCGTACCACCATTGACGGCAAACGCCATTACTGTTTGCCTGATGGCAGCAAGGTTCCCAGCGTTACAACTATCTTGGACAAAACCAAATCCCAAGAGTCACGGGAAGCTCTGGCCAATTGGAAAAAGCGTGTGGGCGAAGCCAAGGCACAAGAAATTACAACAGAAGCTGCTAATCGTGGCACACGTATGCATGCCTATTTAGAGCACTATGTTTTAAGTGAGGACATGAAACCCTTGCCAGGTAATCCTTATGCACACCCTTCGTGGTTTATGGCAGCAGAAGTCATACTCAAGGGTCTGAGCAATGTTGACGAATTTTGGGGTGTAGAAGTTCCATTGTATTATTCAGGCCTGTATGCAGGTACCACAGACTGTGTGGGTGTATGGAAGGGCCGGCCTGCAATCCTAGACTTTAAACAGTCAAATCGTCCCAAAAAGCGTGAGTGGATTGAAGACTACTTTTTGCAGTTGGCAGCATATGCAGCAGCACACAACGAAATGCATGGTACAGAGATTGATACTGGTGTTATTTTAATGGCTGTGCAGCCCAAGTTACAAGCAGACGACACATATTCTACCCCAGAATATCTAGAATTTGTTGTGGAAAAACAGGAGTTTGCACACTGGTCCAACGAGTGGATGAAACGAGTGGAGCTATACTATTTGACACGCTAAATATGTGATATCGCAAGGACTATCACTGTGGCAATAGTACAAATTTCAAGAGTCACCCAACGCAAGGGTTTAGCATCAGATTTACCTCAACCCTTGGCCAGCGCCGAACTTGGCTGGGCCACTGACGAACGTAGACTGTTTATTGGTAACGGTACGCTGGAGGACGGCGCCCCAGTTATTGGTAACACCGAAGTCCTTACTGAATTTTCAGACATTCTGGGCTTTGCTACATCCTACATTTATCGAGGCGAAGCAGCAGGATACACTGTACAAACTGGCCCCACACTGGGCAGTCCTGCGACGCAGAGTATTCAAACTAGACTTGACAGCTATGCAGTAATCACAGATTTTGGTCCCACAGGTGATGGCATTACTGATGTCACAGCAGATATCAATCGTGCACTGTATCAAATTTATTGCAGAGAAGTAAACCCTGCTATTCGACGCAGTTTGTTTTTCCCCGCAGGTGTGTATGTGATCACAGACACCTTGGACATTCCTCCCTATGCCAAGTTGTATGGCGAAGGCGCTGAAAGCACCATAATTTATTTCAACGTGCAAAACTGGACCAGTGCAATTTCCTATGCATCGGGCGTGTTGGTTTACAACGTATCAACTGGTTTTTATTATCGTTCCAACTATGTTGTGCCAGTTGGCAAAAACATAGGCGACAACAATCCTGACGGCGATCCTTACTGGACACAGGAAACACTGCCTGGTTATATTTTTAGAACAGCTGACAGTCTGCAACAGATTGATGCCAACATTGAAACCAACGGTGCTTTGCCACCGGGCAATGTTGAAGTATCTGGCATGAAGTTTGTAACCAATCGCACAAACAGTGCAGCACTGATTCAAAACGCTTCTTCGTGCTTGTTTGATGCTGTGAATTTTGAAGGATCATTGAGCTCTGCAGAGCTAGTATCGTCTGCAGCAGGCAGCATGGCTGTTGATTGGGCCAGTACCAGTAGCTCGGTGTCCAGCAATGCCACATTCAACAACTGCAAATTCTCCAAGTTCACATATGCCACAAACACTGACCAACAGATCAAGGGTGTTACATTCAGCAACTCTGAATTCACAACCCTGTATCAAGGTGTGGTACTGGGTGGATCAACACCGGTCAACGGTGGTGCCACTGGTGTTAGAATTACACAAAACACATTTGATGATGTGTACAAAGAAGGTATTGTGATTGAGAATGTTGGGTTGAATTGCTCGGCCTACAACACCTTTTATGATGTGGGCAATCACTTCCAAGGAGTCGGTACTCCTGAAACTGCTATTATCAACATAGATGGCGACAACAACGTGTCTGTTGGAGACATGTTTGAGCGTACCACAGCAAACTCTGGCGACCTGCATCCAAGAATTGCACTAAACAATCGCAACAACATGGCCATGAGCATGAATGCTCGCAGCCTAACGTTCTATCAAGCTGGCTCGGCAGTTGACACATTCAGCAACACACTAGACCTTGGCACTTATCAACGCACAGCCGGTATTGAAGATACCTTGGTCAACAACAGCACAAACGATCTTGTGGTGATATCACAAACTGGCTTGGCCCCAATTTACGCATTTAAAATTGACTATACCATTATCCGCGGAACCGCATACCGTACTGGAACTATCAGTGCCAGCAGCGGCACTGGCTTTTCCTATACAGATGATTTTACTGAAAACTCTACCACTGGCGTAACACTGTCACTAGTGGATAATTCAGGTGATGTCACGGTGTCATACACAACAACTTCAACCGGTACCAACGGCAGCATTAAATACAGCATTACAAATCTCAGTTAATGCTGCCCCGAACTTTTGCTGAAAGACTTGAGTCTTGGAAAGACCTAAGACTCAATGCTCAAAATCTTCCCTTACAACAATCGTTGGAATTGATTAACTCTTGGTGGTTTCAAACCCCATGGAGAGTTTACCATTTGCACTGGGATGATCGGCCCACATGGCCTGATCCTTGGCAACTCTTGGATGACAACATGTATTGTTCTCTTGCTCGAGGACTGGGAATAATGTATACTCTAGCTATTATAGAGCGTGATGATACGCAGGATGCCGCGTTGGTCGAAGTTGGCGGCGACAATTTAGTCCAGGTCTCAGGAAAGAAATATATACTGAATTGGGAAGCCAATGAGATTGTAAATATCAACCTAGAAGCAACAAAAATGTCACGTTGTGTGACACTGGATCAGATACAACAAAAATTAAGGTAACGATGAAGCAAATTACTGTTTTAAAGCGGGATGGAACTCGCGAGCCCCTTGCCCTTGAAAAATGGCAGACACAAATTGCAAAAGTTTGTTCAGGAATAGCTGACGTGAGTCAGAGCATGGTAGAAATCAAAGCCCAATTACACTTTTACGATGGCATCACTACCAAAGAAATTGATGGGATTACGCTGAGGGCCATAGTTGATCTAATTGATGTAGAATCAAACCCAGACGTGGGCCACACCAACTATCAATATGTAGCAGGTAAACAACGACTCAGCATGCTGCGCAAAGATGTGTATGGCAGTTATCAGCCACCTCGCTTGTATGATATTGTTAAAAAGAATGTGGCCACTGGCCTGTACACACCTGAGCTACTAGAGTGGTACACTCAAGAAGAGTGGGACAAGATGGAAGACATCATTGACCACGCCAAGGACGAACAATACGGCTATGCTGCTATTGAACAACTGATTGAAAAGTACCTGGTGCGCAATCGCAGCACAAAAGAAATTTACGAAACACCGCAGGTGCGTTACATGATTGCTGCTGCCACAGTGTTTCACAAAGAAGAGCCCAACAGTGCTCGGATGAAATACATCAAGGAATATTACAATGCTGCTAGTGATGGCCTATTCACTCTTGCTACTCCTGTGCTTGCTGGTCTTGGAACTCCTACTAAGCAATTCTCTAGCTGCGTTCTTATTCGCAGTGATGATGACCTGGACAGTATTTTTGCTAGTGGAGAAATGATGGCCAAGTATGCCAGCAAGCGAGCTGGCATTGGATTAGAAATTGGACGCTTACGTCCACTAGGCTCGCCCATTCGCGGCGGTGAAATCATGCACACTGGCATGATCCCGTTCTTGAAGAAATGGTTTGGTGATTTACGATCATGTTCACAAGGAGGTATTCGTAATGCAAGTGCTACTGTTTTTTATCCTATTTGGCATCATCAGTTTGATGATCTTATTGTGCTCAAGAACAACCAAGGAACAGAAGAAACCCGAGTCCGTCATATGGATTATGGGGTTGTGCTTAGTGCTTTCTTCTGGAGACGATTCAAACACAAACAAGACATAACCTTCTTTGACCCCAACGAAGTACCTGATTTATACCAAGCCTTCTACTCTAATACAGAGTTGTTTGAAGAACTCTACGTCAAGTATGAAAAGCGCAAAGACCTTCGTAAAAAGACCATGAGTGCTGAAGAAGTATTCAAGAGTGGTATCTTAAAGGAACGAACAGACACTGGTCGTATCTATCTAGTGTTCATTGACAACGTGATGAAACAAGGACCATTTGATCCTGAATACCATACCATTTACCAGAGTAACCTTTGCTGTGAAATCCTATTACCTACTCGGTCTTTTAAACGTCTTGATGATGCTGATGGTCGCATTGCTTTATGCACACTGGGCAGTATCAACTGGGGAGCTTTCCGGAACCCAGAAGATATGCGTAGGGCTTGCCGTATACTTCACCGCAGTCTTAACAATATCCTTGATTACCAAGACTTCTTGAGCATCCAATCCAAGTTAAGCAATGACGAGATTCGTCCATTAGGCATAGGTATCACTAACCTTGCATACTGGCATGCCAAGCGTGGTCTTGAATACGGTGACAAAGATGCCTTGCACGAAGTCAAAACTTGGATGGAGCATCAGGCATTTTATCTCACTGAAATGAGTGTTGAACTGGCCAAAGAACGTGGAGCCTGTTTGGGCAGTGATCAAACACGTTACGGCAAAGGTGTGTTCCCGTGGGAACTGCGAGCCAAGGGTGTAAATGAACTTACTGACTTCAAACCAGAATTGAACTGGGATGGACTTCGTGCACAGATGCGAGCTTATGGTGTTCGTAATGCCACTAGCATGGCCATTGCTCCAGTTGAGTCTAGTAGTGTTGTAATCAACTCAACCAATGGTATTGAAATGCCCATGAGCCTGATCTCAGTAAAAGAATCCAAGGCCGGCAGTTTGACACAAGTGGTTCCTGAATATCACAAGTTGAAAAACAAGTACCAACTGATGTGGGCACAAAAAGACTGTGACGGTTACCTAAAGACTGCGGCTGTGTTGGCAGCCTATGTTGATCAGTCAATCAGCACCAACACATTTTACAATCCAGCACACTTTCCAGATCGCAAAGTTCCTACAACATTGATTGCCAAGAACTTGATGCAGGCGCATTACTGGGGACTCAAGACGTTCTACTACAGCTTGATCAACAAAGCAGGCAGCAAAATGGTCAAAGAAGACGCATCTGTGCCCTTGCTTGAGATTGATTTTGATCTTGAAGAAGATTGCGAAGCTTGTAAGCTATGAACAGCATTGAAAAAGTCTGGGCCCGGGCCACCGGGCACTTGATGGGCGAGAGTGATCATGACCGCCCAGATGTGCCAATCCTCACTTTGCGAGAAGCCCAAATAGCCTTGTTCTTTAAAACATTTTGGGTTATAATACATGTTGTGACCTGTGGGTTCATCATAGCAAACACAATAAGACACTGGTAAAATTATGTCAAAACAACAATATGATTTAAAAACAAAAACAGACTATCTCAATAGAAAGATGTTTCTAGACCCAGCAGGGCCAGTTACCATTCAACGATTTGAGGAGGTTAAATATCAGAAACTAGTCAAGTACGAACAAGAAGCACGTGGCTTCTTCTGGGTACCAGAAGAGATCTCATTAACCAAAGACTCACAAGATTTCAAAGACGCTAGTGATACTGTCAAGCACATCTTTACATCAAACTTGTTACGCCAAACTGCCTTGGACAGTTTGCAAGGACGTGGTCCCAGCCAAATCTTTACACCTGTTGTTTCAATTCCTGAACTGGAAGCCTTGGTCTACAACTGGACATTCTTTGAAACAAACATTCACTCACGCAGTTACAGTCACATTATACGTAACATCTACAACGTGCCCAAGGATGTGTTTAACACCATCCATGACACACAAGAAATTGTGGACATGGCCAGTTCAGTTGGCAACTACTACGAAGCATTGCACATGGTCAACTGTCGTAAGCAACTAGGCGAGTCTGTTACAGAGCACGAACATATTCGAGCAATCTATATGGCTCTACATGCTAGCTATGCGCTAGAAGCATTCCGCTTCATGGTTAGCTTTGCCACAAGTCTTGCCATGGTAGAGAATCGCATCTTTATGGGCAATGGTAATATTATTGGGCTAATCTTACAAGACGAGATTCTGCACAAAGAATGGACAGCTTGGTTGATCAATCAAGTGGTCAAAGAAGATCCGCGCTTTGCCAAGGCCAAAGTAGAATGTGAAGCTGAAGTGTACCAGATGTACTTGGATGTGATCCGTGAAGAAAAAGCCTGGGCTGAATACTTGTTCAAGAAGGGTCCAGTTATTGGTCTTAATGCAAATATTCTTAAAGACTTTGTGGACTACACAGCAGTAGGTGCACTGAAAGAAATTGGCATCAAGTATCTTGAGCCTGCTCCGCGTAACACACCAATCCCGTGGTTTAACAAGCATGTGGACACAAGCAAGAAACAATCGGCCTTACAGGAAAACGAATCAACCAATTATGTAATTGGAGCGATGAGCGAGAATATTGATTACGACGAGTTACCAAATCTATGATATTGTCAAGACTGGAGTTTATAGATTACTTCAAAACTTTAGACTCCAGGATTGACGGCAACGATCCTGATTGTCCGCTGTGGATACCCGAGCATGATAGCAAACCATCTAGTTGGTTTGTGCGAGTAGTACCCATTAAGGCACATAGATTCAAGCGGAAATATTACGATTGGTGCAACAACACACTAGCAGATGTTGTTCGCTGTTATAGCAGTGATCCAGACCACCAACAAGAGTGGTGGGGATTTACCAATCAAAAGGATATTGTACCATGGTTGTTAAAGTGGTCTTAAAATCCATCCTTTAACAACTTTGCGTTTTGCCTTAACTAAGTTGTTCACGCCGCCACTGTCGAGCTTATATGTAGTTCGAAAGTCATACTGAGTCATACTAACTTCCTCGTTGGTGATGGTATTAAAGAAACAATATATAGTATGATCATACCGTACACTGCCTGAACCAGTATATAATTTGCGATATAGATCTTTGTTTTTCTGACTGTGCCCCGGATTAGCAGGCCCGGACATACGTAAGCTAGCAGACAGATTAGTACGACCAAGCAAAGATGTGCTAGTATTTGGGCGTTTTTGTCCTGTTTGTTTTTTTATGTTTATAGCAACACGATGGGCGATTTGTTCTTTAGTTTGTTTCATCCCGCAAGATCCGTCGCCGCCGTTTGTTTTATTTCGAAGAATACCTGTGCCAATATCTTTGCGACCATACCAGCGTATCATCCTGCGTTCAATAGCTAACGCACCAACATCGGTTAGATTACTTTCAAGTATTATAATTCTTGAACGATCAACTGGAGGATGAACTTCGCCTTTTCCTTTGATCCAGGCTCGACGATCTTTGCCTTTTCCTATATAATAAGGAGTTCCGTCTTCTCGCAAATATGCATAGACGTAAAAATTGTTAGTTAAATACATTGCTGATGTTCCTCCAGAACGTTAGAGTAGTTGGGAACGCCAATTCCGCGAACTACACCTATATTTATGAAAGAAAATAAAAATATGACAAAAGCTATAGTCTGGAGCAAGGACGGTTGTAGCCACTGCGTTCAAGCCAAGAGTCTATTAGAGAGCCGCGGTATTGAATATGAAGAACGCAATGTAAGCCAGGACTGGACCCGAGAACAACTATTAGAAGCTGTACCAACAGCCCGAACACTTCCGCAAATCTTCTTGAATGAAGAACATGTGGGCGGATTTACAGAACTCAGAAAGAAACTAGCATAATGCAAATAGCACTCGAACTAAATCAAGTATACACATTCAAAATGAACTCAGGCGAAGAAATGGTAGCCAAAGTCAAACAATCTGGCGGTGATTGGATCACTCTAGAAGAACCGGTAAGTATTGCTCCGGGTCCTCAAGGCATGGGTCTTGTGCCCAGTTTGTTTACTGCAGATCCCAAAGAAGAAATCAGGTTAAATACTAACAGCGTTGCTTTGGTATCCAAAACTGATGACTCAGTCAAAATGAAATATCTAGAAGCAACAACTGGTATCAAGGTACCAGAAAAGAAACTTATACTAGGATAATATGCCAGCAGTGCAGCGAAATGGTGATTCAAACGCAGGGGGTGGCGTGGCCCAAGGAGGCGTGACGTCAGTGCGAATCAACGGACTTCCGGTAATGATACCTGGCCAGAGTGTAACACCGCATCCTCCTTACCCAAAAGATGGCCGCAATGAACACAACAATGGTAGCCAGGCCACCGCTGGTGGGAACGGTTCAGTTCGTGCTGGCGGCCAACCAATTGTTGTAACTGGCAATACAGACACTTGCGGCCATCCTCGAGCCGGTGGTAGTCCGGATGTAAGGATTGGCTAATGGTACAAAGTATTGTATCGCCTTTACAGCTTACCGCTGCTGCTAGCCTGTTGCAAAATCAAGGTCTGCGGTCCCTGCCCACAAGTTTGACCGCAGCAATCCATGCATACAATGCAACCACGCTGGCCATCAATATAAAGTCTGCACTGGATTGGTACAAAGCACAAGCATTTTACACTGAGTCTACTTTTGATGCTTTGCTAAGTTTGGGCAGCACAACATGCCCTGCACTGGGAAACTCTATTCCTGCTGGTGCCCTAGGCACTTTTGCGTACCTTGATCAAGAATATCTTACCAACAACCCTCCCGACGATGGCAGTACCTTTCAACCATCAGGATTTACAAATCTAATAGAACAAGTGGCCAGCGCATACCTGGGCAATGGCAGTGCAGCAAAGTTTGCTCAAGGATTCATGGGCGTAGTAGGATATACCAACACAGTAAATCAATTTATTACCAGCAGTGTCAATGCCAACGAATATCTTGGCCCAACATTTGCTGGCATGGACGCACTGACCACTGCCAGCATCAGCGCAATTAATCCTGTGTTTGATCGTTTTGGCACTGACATTGCTCGCCAAGGCAACCTTGTAAATTTGGCCAACCTTGACAATTACGGAACGCCCAGCGCATTGATACAGCAAATAAGCAAGCTGGCAAAACTGCAGGGAAGAACTTTGCCTGCAATTCAAAGTGCGCTGATTCGCGTGGGTGTTACCACAGACGAAATCAAAGACATTGTTGACAACAATCGAGCCAGTTTGCTCAACCCCAATGGCCTAACACAAAATCAGTGGGACCGACTACAAAAGCGAGCATATCAAGGTTTCAGTCAACTCAAGGGCGCTGAACTACAGCAAGTGTTAGACATATTAGATGTTACCACCCCCAACATCACCAGCTTGGATCAGTTACTGGATCCAACAAAAACGTTTCCCTTGAGCTATCCCACCATGCAGACATTGTCTCCAGAAGGCTCAATTTTTATTTTTTCGCCTGACGGCAGTGTTAATTCCAGCATTACACCTGTTGTAGATTTGTATCTGCCCACAGCAACTGGTTGCGATGAACTGGGAAAAATTATTCCACAGGCCGACGCCACAGCAAACAAGGCCATACAAGTGGCTTTACAAAACGTTCCCAACATAACAGCCACAACTTGGCCTGATTTTGGCAATAGCATATCTGGCAACAACAATATTGTAACTGGGTTTACAAATACAGAATGGACTCCAGACCAAGAGTATTTGCCAAATCAAATTGTGGCGGTAGCGTCTGGCGAACTCAATTTGTATTATCAAAGTCAACAAGATGTACCTGTGGGTGTTAACATAACCAACACCAGTTACTGGGAACCTATCAGCCTGGGTGGTCTTGTGACCATGGAAGGATTAGATCTAATTCAAGCACAGACCACAGCAGTGTATCCCAGTGTTACTGATTATTTTTCCACTGAAGTTGCAAACGGTTCAGGCGCCTACGGTACAATTACTATTCTTGATGTTCTTGGAGTGACCTTGGATAGTGGTGACTTTGCAACCAAGCTCAATTCAGTAACTGCCAAGATTGACGCATTACAAACTGCTGGCACATTAAACACACTAAACACCATATTATCAACAACATTACAGGCACAAATCAATGATGCCGGAGTATTAACTCAAATCGCCGCAGCAAACGCAGCCATTAATGGTATTTCATCCACTGACAAAGATTTATTAAACAGTTATTGGATACCAATGGCCACAGCATTGAATTTCTCAGCAAAGATTGTACAAGAAGCTGGTATAGATTACTTTGTGTTGACTGGGGCAGAAAATGTTTCAGTATATTCATTTGTTCAGTCATTGTCAACCTATGCTGCTAATGATACTCCTGGTGGCACCTGGGATTATCTAAGTCAAATAGCTGATACTGATACTCTTGGCGGACAAGCAATAGTGGGTTGTTTACGCGAAGCCAATAATAGAAATAGATTAGATCAAACTCAAATCAGGAGTCGACCACCAACAGAAATACCAGTTGGTGCAGTACCTGGGGGTAATTTTGTTACTCCTGCCCCTGACAGCGAATTATACAGTACATACCCACAAAATATTAGTCAAATCTAAAAATAATACTCTAGTACTACAAAGACCCTGCAAGCAGCAGGGTCTTTCTTTTGGTTGACCCAAATTTTCCAATTTGCTATAATAGTGGCATACAAAGCAAAAAGGAGACCAAAATGACCATAGCAGATTTGATAGCACTATTGCAACAATTGCCACAAGATGCAGACGTTTGGGTTTCGCAGAACGGTGGCGAGTATTTGGGAGACATGAGCGGTGACGTTGATGTCCAAGACGGTCGCGTGATATTTTTGGATTAAGGAGACTGATATGAGTTTACTCAGAGGCGGAAAGACAGGTGCTGATCCCGGACTTTTGCAGGACGATTCTAGGGCCCTGTTCCGCTGGTTTGCTTCGCGGTTGGACTCTCGCTGGACACTCCGCAGAGTCTTGACAGAATATTGATTTGGTGTTATAATACAAACTGTTCACTAACTAGGAGCTCTCAATGTCCGATCTCACTATTCAACAAGTTAACTCTGCAATCATGTTTGGTAAATTTACCAACACTGAACTCACCAGCATCATCGACGCTGTGAAATATGCCCGGGCTCAACTCACACAGAAAACCAAACGTAGCCTGTTCCTGGGAGACACTGTGAAATTTACCAGCACCAAGAACGGCTTGACATTTGTTGGCACAGTGAGCAAGATTGCTATCAAGTATGTAACAGTTCATACCCAGCAAGGCTTGTGGAAAGTGCCAGCCAACATGTTGGAGGCAGTATAATGGGCCTGGATATGTATGCATATGTTGGCACCAAAGGCCAGCGCGATGATTACTATGACAACCGAGAAATTGCTTACTGGCGCAAGCACCCTAACCTGCATGGTTGGATGCAACGTCTTTGGGAAAGCCAAGGCAACTCGGGTGACTTCAATGGCGACGAACTTGAACTGACTTGGGCAGATCTTGATGCGCTGGAACAGGCAGTAACACACGGGCAGTTGCCTGCCACAGGTGGATTCTTTTTTGGCAACAATGCTGACGAGCACTATCGCAAAAGTGACTTGGAGTTCATCAAGCATGCTCGTGCTGAGTTGTTCTTGGGACTCCGAGTGTTCTACAATAGTTCGTGGTGAAAGCGTAAATATGATTAATGAAATTGACTTTAGCAACAATCGGTTTGAGGGTGTAATGGCCGCAGGATGGATCCGCGATCTTGAATCCAGCGACAGTAGAATTCACAAAGAAAAAACAATTGAAAAAGCCTTGATGGCTGCAAAACTGGGCAGTACAGACGCACAGATTTTCTTGTTCAACTGCTATCAGGCCTACAATCCTTTCTACACATTCAATGTGCGGCAAGTGCCAGAAACGTCGGATCTAACTGGCCGCGACAATCCTTGGCCAGTGTTCTGGGCCTTGTTGGAAAATCTACGCACCCGTGGTATCACAGGACACCGTGCTCGTGATCGTATTCAAGAAGTAGCTGAACAGTTTGACTCAGACGAGTGGAATAACTTGGCCCGCAGAGTGATCATCAAAGATCTGCGTTGCGGCATCAGTGAAAAAACCATCAACAAAGTTGTAGGCAACACAGAGTGGCGGATCCCGGTGTTTAGTGTGCAGTTGGCTCAGGACAGTGCTGGACAGCCCAAAAAGATGAAGGGTATCAAGCGCCTGGAGGTCAAACTAGACGGCGTTCGTGTGGTGGCTGTGGTACAGGGCGATGTTTGCACACTGTACAGCCGCAATGGCAAGGTGTTTGAAAACTTCCCGCAGATTGCTGAAGCCATTGAAGCCAACCGCAAGGCGTTTCAATACGGTCGCGGCACCGGTGGCCAATTTGTACTGGACGGTGAAATTGTGGGCGAGAGCTTTCAAAAGCTCATGAAACAGGCACATCGCAAGAGTGATGCCGAAACTTCGGGTATGGTGTATCATATTTTTGATGTGTTGCCCCTGGATGCACTCAAAGAAGGTCATTGGAATGTGAAACAACAAGCTCGCCTGGAATGGTTGGACAGTGCCAAATTGGCCTTAGAAGAGACTGACAACCTGCGAATTATGCCGGGCATGGATGTAGACTTGGACACAGCAGAAGGACATGACATCATGCGCCGATTTGCTGAAGCATCAGTGAAACAGGGCTACGAAGGCATCATGATCAAGAATCTGGATGCACCTTATCTCTGCAAGCGTAGCGATTCATGGATGAAATGGAAACCCACCATCACTGTGGACTTGACCATTGTGGGGTTTGAAGAAGGCACTGGTCGCAATGAGGGTCGGTTGGGTGCTATAATTTACGAAGGAGTTGACAATGAACGAAATATTCGGGTTAATGTTGGTACTGGTTATAGTGATAGCGATCGTGATGAGTTTTGGGCTGCACGGCATCGGCTACTTGGTGTCATCGGTGAAGTTGAAGCTGATGCAGTTACGCAAAACCAAGACGGAACATACTCACTAAGATTCCCCCGTCACAAACGATTCCGTGGATTTGAACCTGGAGAAAAATTATGAGCAAACGCATTGGACCTATTACATTGGACGGCGACGCAGCTGATCGCATCACTGTGCTCACGCTGAAAGAACAACGATCCTACCTCAAGAAAGAACTTGCAGAGTGGAAGAAAAATCCACGTACAGATACCAATCCTGAGGGTGTTTGGATGCACCCTGAAGACGTGGAACTCAACACTCGCATGATTGAATCGTTGAACACTGTGATCAAATACTTTGGCGGATAAATGAACAACGATCAAAGTGCCAACGAGTCATAGCAGATATTCCTCCAGTTTTGCTGCAATGCGGGCAAGTGGCTAATGGTTTAGATTTTCCTCTATTGCTATTACCAATTTTTTCTTTTGTTTCTTCAGAAATAACTTGCAACGATCTTGCCGCCTTAATTTTTTGTTTAGTTTCATTGGTATGAGCTCGGTGGTGTCCGGTCCCTTTTCCAGTTCTTCCTTTGCTAATTTTTATCCTATCACCAACTGATCGAGTCTTGCCTTTCCAGAAACCAACTGCACCCTTGTGTCCTTTGTTCGGAGGGGGTCGTCCAAGCCCTGCAATAGAAATCTTATTTCTTGATTCGGCGCTTAATTTTCCTCGGGCATCACCAGTTTCTTCTTTAAGATTAGCCCATTCATTGCTTTCGACTATATTCCAAAGATTACTATAAAACAATCCCCAGTATGAAAATTCATCTTTAGTATGACACTCTTTTATAATTTCTGTGCGATAATCTTTTCCGTGTTTTTTTAAATGTGATTTCCAATAAGTGCCTGATCCAGGATACTTGTGAGGATCTTTTGACTCGGTCTTGCCAAGATATTTGAGACCAGTAACATTGTGGGTTTTGACGTACAGGTAAATAGTCATGCTGATTGCTCCTTGTTAGCGTTAGAGTAGTTGGGGAGGTGAGATACCCGCGAACTACACTTCTATTTATCTCTTGACTTTAATCTACGTGTTGTGTATAATGTAAGTTCAAACATTGAAAGGCATGTTATGCGTATAGGATTGAGTCTTAGTCGTTGCGTTCGCGATATTGTTGAGGGTCAAGTCAACATTGATGATGTGTTGATACTGATCACTCGCACTGACTTTGACCCTACAGTTCCGGAACAATGGGACAGCATTTGGGATGGGTACACCTCAATGAATCCTGAGTGGTACGGCCTGGAGCATGACGCTGTGTACGCAGTTGTTATGAAGTTGTGGTCCACTGGTCGCATTCATCAACCCCGCAAGTTTGGATATAATCCACCTCGCCGGCGAGAGTTTTGGCTGGAAACTGTGTTGCCTGATTCAGAACTGGCGTCGCGTCCTGCTGTGAAAGAAGCTTGGGATCAGTTTCAAATGCTAGCCGGTCTTACCAACACCAAACTGGACAAGAACTATCAATGAACTACGAACATATCGGTTGGTGTCGTGAAGGTACCTCTGACAAAGTATGGGGAGCTATCTGTTTGAGTCACTCAGGGACATCCTATGGTGACAACAAGTATGTTACCTTTTGGGGTCGCCGTGGTAAAAAACTTCAAACTAAAATTGTTGAAGGTAATAACTGGACAATCAATTTGATGTTTATTAAGAAACAAGACAAGGGATACGTTTCAGTTGATATCAAAAGACTCAACGAAGTGTATCCAGAGTTCCAACAAGATTTAGAAAAGACTGCCTTCTGGGCAACATTACGAGCATGAAAAAAGTCTACTATGTCAAAGAGGGTCGCAGGTACAAACCAGTGGCCGAGTACGACAATGATCTTATGGATAGTTTTCACAAAGGTGCTCATCTTGTGATGGTATATCCAGGCGGCCAGTCTCGCCGTTTTAACATTGACCCAAATTATGCTGCTATGATTGCAGCTGGCCGAGTGGCCGAGGATGCTATGTGCAAGGCCATGATGGAGTCTAGCGAATTAAGACCACAGCGAACTCCATTGACCCCTGGTCAACTAAGGGCATGGAAAAAATTAGCCAAAGAGTTCGGGGAAGAACTCTGCACTCTACAAGGTTCAAGCACACGTGACATTGTAGAAGCCGGAGTGCAGGCCATGCAGGCCGAAGCTGATCTTCTGATGCAACACCCAGCGGTTCAAGATGCATATCAGCAGTTTCAACTGGTGTGTGAATTAGTAAAGCACAAAGATTGCCATACCGATTGACCTCAGTACCAATGCTGTTGTATAATTACTGTGCATAGCGTTGGACCTGGCCAGGATATTATGGTTGCCAAACGGAAGCAAGGATAGCTTTAAGTCGACCCTTGCTATTATCTGTGGCTCTTTGGTGTAAATCCATGAGGTGTGGCACTGTCCTAGACGCAAGTCAAAACCTGGCTGATACCCGGGAGTAAGCCCATTAGGATAAAACAGTGAAAGGACTTTATGTCTGTTAATATTGAAACCGCTGCCGGTAACGGTACGTTGCAGTCTCTTGACCCGCTTAAAACAACGACCGATGCTATGCACCTATATCGCGTCGTGGTTGAATTGGAAAATACTGATGAATGGTATGCCATCATCCGCGAAGCACAACGACTGTTTGGCCCTGGAAACTGGGACAGTCAACCCAGAGTAAAACGCAAGCTAGAACGCAATCGCTGGACCCAAGCCAAGGTTCGAGTTTGGTTTGATGTTCCTGAGGTCAGTTTTGGTACCTGGGTTGGTGTTAAACTAGCAGTTAGGGTGCTGAGTGTGGCCAATAAATAATCTTATGTTCCTCAGTTATATTACTTTGGCAGTTGCACTAAGCCTGTCAGTTATTGCCGCCTACTACTCCATTGCTGGCCTCACCGCAATCTTTGCCGCTGCTGTGATCCCTATTGTGATCATGGGTGGCATATTGGAAGTGGGCAAAGTTGTAGTTACCCTGTGGCTGCACGAGTACTGGCAACAGTGTCGTTTGCTGATGAAAATGTACCTGGTTCCAGCTGTGGCTGTGCTGATGCTGATCACCAGCATGGGCATTTTTGGTTTCTTGAGCAAGGCACACAGTGATCAAAGCATGGTATCAGGAGACGTGCAGGCCAAGATTGCAGTCTACGACGAAAAAATAAAAGTATCACAGGACAACATTGATGTTAATCGCAAAGCACTTAAACAGCTCGATGAGGCGGTGGATCAAAGCATGGCACGCTCGACAACAGAAACGGGTGCTGACAAAGCAGTGGCCATCCGTAAGTCGCAAGCAAAAGAAAGATCTAGACTACTGGCTGAAATTGCAGCCGAACAGAAAACAATTAGTGCTCTTAGACAAGAACGAGCACCCATATCGGCCGAAGTACGAAAGGTTGAAGCCGAAGTTGGACCTATAAAATACATAGCCAAGTTGATCTACGGGGACAACCCCGATGCCAACCTGCTGGAAAAAGCAGTGACCTGGGTTATCATTGTGATTGTTGCGGTGTTTGATCCATTGGCTATCATGATGTTGTTGGCTGCAACAGAAAGTTTGAAGTGGGGGCGAGAAAAGCGATTGGCGCCGCAACCAACAGAATCCAACAGTGAACCAGAAGTAGAGGAACAGCCACCTGCAGAACCAGAACCTGAAAAATCTATACTGGAACAACATCCGTACCTTACCCAAGGATTTGCGCACTTTACAGACTTGCAGCCCATAGTACACAAACCTGAGCCAAAAATTGATCCAGTGCCGGTTGAAGTTGCTCAGTCAGTAGAAGATGAAGAAGAGCGACCTGAGGTACAAGATGCAATTCGTCGATGGAAAGCAGAGAATCCCAACGACACATTGAAAAATCAGCGAGCACGCCTGGCACGTGGGGAAATTGACGAGCTGCCTTGGATGCAGTTGATCCAAGTATTGCCAGCTGCCACTAACTCAGGGTATGGGAATCAGTTCCCGGGTAATGCCAACAAAGGCGACATATTTGTAAGAATTGACAAACTGCCCAATTTGGTCTATAAGTACAATGGTAATAACTGGATTAAAATTGACAAAAATCTAACAGACAGTTACACTTATGATGTTGCCTACATTGATCACCTAATTGACAGAATCAGTTGTGGTGAGTACGACACCGAGCTTTTGAGCGAAAGCGAAAAAGAACAAGTTAAACAACGTTTAGAAAATCGAGCATGAAACAAACTGAAACCCAAGATACTTGCAACTTTTGCGGTAAACACAAAGATGCAGTGGCCAAGCTCATAGTAGGTGAAGATGTGGCCATCTGCAATGAGTGTGTGGAGTTGTGCCAAACGTTGTTGAAAGACGACACACCAGTCAAAGCTGCTGTTAATGCAATCCTAGATCCACTAAAAGTCAAACAACATCTAGACCAATACGTGATTGGACAAACACGAGCCAAGCAGTTGTTGAGCGTGGCTATTGTAAACCACTACAAGCGCATCAATAACCCCAATCCTGAAACTGAAATTGAAAAGACCAACATCCTCATGCTTGGCCCCACAGGCTCAGGAAAAACTTTGTTGGCTCGCAGTGTAGCACGTTATCTTGACGTGCCCTTTGTTATTGCTGATGCCACCAGTTTGACCGAAGCTGGTTATGTAGGCGATGATGTAGAAAGCTTGATCTCAAGACTTTTTGCTGCCGCTGAATACAGTGTTGAACGTTGCCAGCGTGGCATTGTGTTCATTGACGAAATTGACAAAATTAGTCGTCGCAGCGAAAGTGCCAGTATCACACGAGATGTCAGCGGCGAGGGTGTTCAGCAGGCCCTGCTCAAGCTGGTAGAAGGCACCAAGTGCCGCATCACTCCACAGGGCGGGCGCAAGCACCCATCAGGTGAGACCGTGGAAATTGACACCACAAACATTTTGTTCATTGCTGGCGGAGCATTTGTGGGACTGGACAATCTTGTCAAGAGTCGTATCAAGGGCACCAGCATTGGGTTTAATGCACAGGTGGTCAAGGACTCCAAGCCCAGCTTGGATCATACCACACCTGAAGACCTTATCAAGTTTGGCATGATTCCTGAGTTTGTGGGGCGTTTCCCCAGTTGGGTGGCACTCAGTGAGCTTTCCAAGCAGGATCTTGTGCACATTCTGCAAGACGTCAAGCACAGCTATGTGTCGCAGTATTCATGGTTGTTTGGTGTTGACGAAATTGAACTGGACTTTACACCTGAAAGCCTGGATCTCATTGCTGAACGCACTCTTGCTAACAAAACTGGAGCTCGTGGGCTGCACAGTGAACTAGAACGTGTGTTGCTGCCACACATGTTTTACCTTGCAGAGTATCGCAGACAAGGCATCAAGACCGTGACAATTGACGTTGAGCAAGTAAATACTCCAAAGGAGCTTCGAGTTGTAAATGGGTAAACTTTATGGTAGATCAGTGTTGGTACAAGACGGCCAAGTTGATCGAGCACTGCGTAAATTAAAAAAGAAGGTACAGGCATCAGGTTTGATGGAAGAGCTGCAACAACGAGCACACTACATCAAACCCACAACGGCCCGCAAAATCCAGGCAGGCGCTGCAAGATCGCGCTGGCGCAAAAAGCTTCGTGAGCAAGAACTGCCTAAAAAACTGTACTAATGTACATTGAGTTCAGTCTGGTTGGGTGGTCAATTCGAGCAAGCTACGAGATTGACCACGCTCTACAGGAGTGGAGCAACAAATACAATATCCCTTATAACGTAAAAAACGTCAAGGAGTTCAAACGCACAACGTTTGATCAGGACGAGTATTATTCATTGTTTGCTATGACATGGAATCCTGATCAAAAACATCCTGCTTTGGGCAGGTGGCGCATTGTGTCTGACCTAAATAACAAAATAGAATTCAGTTCTAGTGTATAATAAATACTCTTGTAAAGTGCTGATAAGCAGGCTTTACAAAGTCATAAATCGCTTAATAAAGGAGAATAACATGACAAAAACTTTAACTCTTCGTTCTTTCGACATTCCCGCAATCACCAAATTTGGTATCGGCTTTGATAACATGTTTGATGAACTCATGCGGGTAAGCGCCCAACAAGGCTCAACAAATTATCCACCCTACAACATTGTACAAATCAACGAAGATGAGTACATGATTAGTCTTGCTGTGGCTGGTTTTGGGCTTGATAATCTCTCAGTTACCAAGGACAAAAATTTCTTGATCATTGAAGGCAAAGAATATCAGTCTGACAGCGAAAAGATTGTGCCAAACTACCTGCACAAAGGTATTAGCAATAGAGATTTCCGTCGTGAATTCCAACTTGCAGATCATGTGGAAATCAACAATGCGCACCTTGAACTTGGTATCTTGAATGTGCGTTTAAAGCGCGAAGTTCCTGAGGAAGCCAGGCCTAAAACTATTGCTATCACTTACAAAACTTGATATAATAGTGTAAATACAGTGGCGGCGCAGTGCTGCCACTGGCAACAAGGAACAAAATGTCACAATCAGAAACACGTACAAAAATCAAACCCTTGGAATCTATCATTGAGCCTCCAATGTTTCGAGTAATTTATCTTAACGATAATACCACTACCTATGACTTTGTTGTTGAAACCTTGGTTGACTATTTTAACTACACTGAAGAAACTGCTGATCAGATCACTGTGGATATTCATGAATCAGGATCGGCTATTGTGGCTGTGCTGCCCTATGAAATTGCCGAACAAAAAGGCGTTGAAGTCACAATGTTGGCTCGTGCACAAAGCTATCCTTTGCAGATCAAGCTTGAGCCTGAATCAGTAACTCAGTAATCAATTACAATTCTTTGCGGGTAATACACATATTTTGAATACTGTGTATTGGCCCTGCCCCGACAGTTGTTGACAAATCGTATACCCGAGCGCACCTGATCTACACTGCCGTGATAGTGTCCAAAGCACCAGGTATGGATTTTGTTTTCAGTGTCAGCAGCGGCAGCCTGCATCATGTAACGATTGCCCATGACATTGAATCTCATGCTACCTTCAAGGTCAATATCATGCATGATCAAGGCAGGATCTGGCACAGTGTGAGTTACCATCACAATCTTTTTGACATCTTGATGTGTTTGTAAACGTTTCACACTGTTGATCATGTACTGTGCGTCAGTAACTGCCATTTTACTAATGCTTTTTGCAGCCTGCGGGGAAATCATGTATTTTTCTTGTGCCCACATGCTGACTTGGTCCGGACTGATTGAAAAATCAAAATCGTATCCCCACCAGCCGTTGGTGCCAAGTATGGCAACACCATCTACTACAACCACGTTGTCTTGTAGATACACAACATTGGGGATTTTTTCAATTTGTTTGGCCAAAGGCACATAACTGGCGCTTAGGTTTTCAATGTAGTCAATATGCTCGTCATTGCCGTCAACATAGAACACTGCCTGATACACATTGCCCAGGTGTCGTAGTGTTTTTAGCAACAACTGACGATCACGGGCAACATCACCAGCCACAACACAAATAGTGCTGGTGGGTTGGTGGTCCCAATTAAAATTGCCCCAGGTATCAACGTGCAAATCAGAAATTAAATCAAATGCGAATCTCATGATACATATTTAAAAGGAAATACACTATGAACATTATATTTGGCGATGCAGTAAAAGAGATACCCGATAGCTACACAATTCTAGAACTTGACACATTTCGACTACCAAATGCTCCGGATCCTGTGCCGTTTTATTGCTTGATTGAAAAGATTCCCATGGGAGACTTTGCAACCCTGGAGCACTGGAAAAAGATACATGCTGATTTGATCACACTGTATCGACAACAGCAGTGGAACTATTGCGAAAAAGCCCTGGAAAGCTTGTTGGGCAAATGGAACGGAGAAGTTGACACATTCTATCAAAGCTTGCTAGAGCGCATCAAAGACCACAAAGAAAACCCACCGCCCAAGGGCTGGGACGGCATACTAGACAAAAAATAAAGCACTGTTTTATAAAATTACAAACCCCGCGTAAATACTATGCGGGGTTTTCCATGAAAAACATAATAATAATAGCCTTGCTTGCTGTTTCAACACGGGCCGGAGCCACGGAGCTAGTACATCAATTCAATTCGCCTGCCTTTTCAGGAATGGGCTACAGTAGTCACGTGCTTACAATTGAGCAACTGGAAGCTACCCGTCGTCAAAAACTACGAGAAGAAGAAGCCAGCAGGCTGGCCCGGGCCGAGCTTGCGGCCAAACAAACCAACATAGCTAAATTCCTAGTCAACGTAGAAAGTCGCATCTATGCTCAGTTGAGCAAGCAGTTGGCAGACTCGTTATTCAGCGGTGGCGGCACCACTGGCAGTTTGGATTTTCAAGGCACCAACATCAGCTGGGTCAAGACTTCTACTGATGTCACCATGACCATTCTAGAAAGCAATGGTAATCGCACAGAGATCACTGTGCCACTAGCGAGTTTTGCATTTTGATGAAAGCACTATTTTTATCATTGTTGTTGGCCTTGACTGGGTGTGCCAGTCTGGACCAAACTCAGTTTGATTCGCAGCCACCTCAGTTGGTGCCGCGACAAAACTTGTTGGCCATGTTACCCGAACTGGATGGTCCACGAATACCTATTGCTGTATATGGTTTCACAGACAAGACTGGTCAGAAAAAAAGCAGTGAGAAGTTGGCGCTGTTTTCTACAGCAGTAACACAAGGTGCCGAAGTGTTCTTGATCAAGGCCTTACAAGATACTCCCAACTGGTTCACAGTGGTAGAACGTGTGAGTCTAGACAATCTGATCAAAGAGCGCCAGCTGATTAGAAATCAGCGCGAAGTATACGAAGGCAAAGAAGCCAAGCCGCTCAAGCCATTGCTGGTAGCCGGCCTTATGATTGAAGGTGGCATCATAGGTTATGACACCAACATCACGTCAGGCGGCAGTGGTGCTAGAATACTAGGCATTGGGGCCAGTACACAATATCGTGTGGATGAAATTGTTATTTCCATGCGAGTAGTTTCAGTTAACACTGGGGAAGTGTTGCTGAATACGGCTGTGAGTAAAACTGTTTTTAGCACAGCTCACAACCAAGGAGTTCTCAAATTTGTCGATGTTGGCACAATCAGCATTGAACTTGAGAATGGGGCTGCTATCAACGAGCCTACAACATACGCAGTTCGAATAGCCATTGAACAAGCGGTGTATGAAATGATCCAAGAAGGGGCAAAACGAAAACTTTGGTCATACAAAAAGGGTACACCCCCAAGGAGTGGCGTAGAGGATAGTAACTCACCCACAAAACAAAAATGAAAATAACAAGATCTCTCAAAGGGACAATATTTGCATTGGGCATGATGGCGTTATCGCATGCACAGGCTGCAAATGAAATTTATATAGAGCAAGTTGGCGATAATGCCACTGTTACGTTGAAACAAGCTGGCAACAACAACACTATTGGTGATGCCCTGGCGCCAGCCTTTATTGGCGGTGGACAGAACACAGTATACATTGAACAATCAGGCAGTGGCAATCAGCTGGCTATGTTGGTCAACGGTGCTGGCACCAATGTCACTTCCATAGTCACAGGCGACAGCAACCAACAGACCATCACATGCGGAACCAGCATCAGCGCCAGCTGTAGCGGATCTGCAATCACGCATACCATAACAGGTGACAACAACGATGTGCAAAGTTTGCTGGGCACCACCGGAGGAGCACACACCAGCAATATCACAGTGCTAGGGGATTACAACCATGTCACACACAACAGTTCAGGATCAGGCGCCAACTCCGCCACAATCAATGTTAGTGGGTCAGGTTCTGGTGCAACTCCCAACGCAATTACTGTGTCTCAAAGCGGTATGAATACTCAGAGTGCCACTGTCAATGCTTCAGGCAATAACCTTAACATTAGCATTATTCAGTCTGACTAATGCCTGGGCCGGCGTAGGCAAGGTCACAGAAATGTCGGGGCCGACAGAAATAATACGGGCTCAAAAAAGCATATCCAGTGCTGTGAATACTGCGGTGGAAATGAATGACACCATTGTCACGGCTCGATCCCGAGCTGAACTGACTTTTGAAGATGCCACCAAAGTAAAAATTACCGAGCAGTCAAAGCTGATAATTGATGACTTCGTATACGACCCCAAGCAAGGAACAGGCAAGTTGGCCATGAAAGTGGCCTTGGGCACAGCTAGATATGCATCGGGCCAAATAGCCAAAAATAATCCTCAACAGGTATCAGTCAAAACCCCTACAGCGTCAATTACTGTCAGGGGCACAGACTTTTCAATGACAGTGGACGAGTTAGGTCGTAGCCTTGTTATGCTACTGCCCAGCTGCGATGACAAAACGTGTGTGACTGGGGCTATTGAAGTCAGTAACGAGGCTGGCAGCATTTTGATGACCCAGGCCTATCAAGCCACCTTGGTTTCATCAGCAGACACTCTGCCTACAAGACCAGTTGTGTTAACCATTGATCAAGCCAACATCAACAACATGTTGATCATTAGCCGACCTCGGGAAATCAGCGAAGACAACCGAGACAACAAACGCGATGTTCGAACAGCCTTGGACGTGAATTTTCTTGATCAAGACTTTTTAAAACCTGCAGACTTGGACAATCAGCTGGATGCGTTTAATCAACTGGATCGCAATGAACTAGAAGATGACCTGTTGCCCAACGCATTGGATGCTGTAAATGCTGCTTTGTCAGCCACGCAAGAAGCCATGTCAACTACACTCAGCATGCTACCGGGCTATGACGCAGGCTCAGGGTTGAAATGGCGCACAACCGATTCAGAACAGCTGGTTTTGACTAGATACAGCACTCATATTTTTGAACTAACTGTGCCCCGAGAACAAGGGGCAATCTTGGATCTACAACAGGACGGTATTCCTGTGTATCAAAAAATCAACACAGGTGGAACCACCACCATCACAGTTATCCAGAGTCAATAAATACTATTATAAAAACAAGGAGCCATTGTGGGTGAATTTTTTAAATTGGTAGCCGAAGTAGGCTTCCCGATAGCAGCAGCTATAGGTGCAGGATATTTTGTATTCTTGACATTGAAATTTATTTTGGCTGGCGTAACCAGCAGCGTAAATGGTATCAAAGGCATCATTGGAGCACTGGACAATCGAGTCAAAACCATGAATCACGACGTGATACGCATTGACACTATTGTGAGCAATGCTCTTGGACTTAGGCCTGATGTGGACCGTATTGCACGAGCAGATGGCAAGAACGATGCTCGGAGAGACTGATGTTGTACTTTGATTATCATTGGGACCTAGACAAAGATGTTATGATTCCGGATCCTGAGTTGAATACTGACCAATTAGATTGGAAACCCGGGGACTTGTTTCAGGTTCAAGAATTCAATGGGAAGAAATTTCTTTGCAGAGTTGACCCTTTGGTTAAATTTATACGAGATGGGGTAAAATAATGGACATAGCTGAACTCATAAACAAATATGGTTTCCCAATCGTGGCAGCTGGTGGCACCGGGTATATGATATACTATGTGTGGGAGTGGGCCACAAAAGAAATCAAGCCTGTGCTGAGCGAAGCCAACACTACTCTGATTGCCTTGATTGATCGCATTCGTATGCTGGACAATGACTTGATACGTTTGAATCAAAAAGTCAACACTGTGCTTCATTTGCGTGGCAAAATCATTGAAAGCGAACGTGTACTAGAAGCTCAAAAAGTAGACAATGAAGCTGAAAAGAAGTTTGAAGCTGCGGTCAAGACTGACACACAGAAATAATCAATGCTAGAAATCATCCTAACTTTGGTAATGACCCACATTACCATTATATGTGTTACTCTGTATCTACATCGCGGACAAGCACATCGTGGCATTGAATTTGATCCTGTACTAGAGCATTTTATGCGTGCTTGGCTGTGGCTCACAACAGGCATGGTAACCAAACAGTGGGTGGCCATACATCGCAAACATCATAGATACTGTGAGCAATCCAACGATCCGCACAGTCCTCATGTGTACGGAATCTGGCGTGTGCTGTTTGGCGGTGCTGGGCTGTATCACACAGCTTCTCAAGATCAACTATTAGTTGACAGCTACGGTGTAGGCACTCCCAATGACTGGATTGAACAACACATTTATACACCACACAGCCGGTTGGGAATAATACTGTTACTGGTTGTGGAAGTTCTGTTGTTCAATGGTTGGGGAATTGTGATGTGGTTGGTGCAAATGGCCTGGATTCCGTTCTGGGCAGCAGGAGTCATCAACGGTGTTGGTCATTGGTGGGGTTATCGTAATGGCGAAACTAAAGATAACAGCAGGAACATTAGTCCTTGGGGTATTATTATTGGTGGCGAATGCCTTCATAATAACCATCATCTGGATCCTGCTAACCCTAAACTAAGCCGTCGCTGGTTTGAATTTGATATTGGATGGGCGTATCTGCAAATATTGCGCGGTGCCAATTTGGCACGCCTTAGAACGAACGAGAAATAAATTCAGCTTCGGGCACACGAGTATGTGTGTTTTTGCTTCCCAACAAAATAACAATTCGTTGTCCGACCACAGTGTCTAACATCATTACAATACATCCGCCAGCAGCTCGTATGTAACCAGTTTTGCTTATTGTATAAGTTTGATTCACTAGACGATTGGTGTTATAAATCATTGTTTTTCCAATGCGTAGCACTGCGGACTGACTGGATTCTACAATTTCTTTATAGTTTTTGGCGGCCAGTACCATGGCCACTAAGTCTCTACCAGTGCTTATATTCATTACGCCAAGCCCGGTAGAATCTACAAATTTTGTATGACGCATGTTTAATGTCCGTGCCTTGGCATTCATTGCCAGCAAGCAACTGTCTCGACCGCCAGGATAATTGCGACATAGTGTAGCTGCTGCATTATTATCACTTTTAATCAGTGCCAATTGCAGCAGCTGACGGCGTGTGTGCAGACCTATTTTTTTATCAAGATCTTGCTGTGCATCAAGAACCACCATGGCAGTCATTAATTTAGTGATACTGGCAATGCTGCGTAGTTCGTGTGAATTTGATTCTTGTAGTATAGCCCCTGCTTGATCAGCAACCACCCAAGAATGTGCAGTGACTGTGACGGCTGATGCAGTAACTGCAAAAAACGACACCACTAACGCAAACACATAGTTCATGATCACTTGCTGGTAGCTCGGTATATTCCGTCCCAGTCACTGGGCAAGCGTGCTGAACGTAGGTCTTGTATGCGTTCAATCATGGCATCATAATAGGCTTCGAACTCATGATCAAATTCTGTTTTAAGATGTTGAGCCAATTCTGCCGCCGCTGCCCACTTTTGTGCACGGTACAGTTGTAAGAATCGTGTATGATCTTGCTTGGCCTCAGCATGCGAGCCGCTGGGTGCGGCCAAAACTGTGTAGATGCGCACACCTTGTATTTTGCCTTTGACAGCAATTTCATCCAGTTCTAAAGTAAAGAAATTGGTCTGTACATGGCGTGCTGTTTGCTCACCTAGAACAATTTTGACACCATACGGCTTAGACTGGCCCTCGAGTCTTGACGCCAAATTAACACCGTCGCCAAGACAAGTGTAATCAAACCGCTGACTGCTACCCATGTTACCCACAACAACGGTGGCACTATTAATGCCAAGACCCATACCAAAAGGTGGTACGCCTTCTCTTGTAATTTCTGCGTTGAATGCATCTAAACTTCCTATCATTTCCAGTGCTGTTTCCACGGCGTGTCGTGCATGATCAGCATCGTCCAAGGGTGCGTTCCAAAATGCCATTTGTGCGTCACCAATGTATTTGTCCAGGGTACCATTGTTTTCAATTATTTTGGCAGTCATAGCAGTCATGTAACGATTCATGATCCGAGTCAAGCCCTGAACGTCTTTACCGTAGTGTTCGCTTATTGTAGTAAATCCGCGAACGTCTGTAAACATAATTGACAACTCGCGTTCTTCTCCGCCTAATTGCAGCAGTTCAGGATTCTGTTGCAATTTCTCCACCATGGCCGGACTCAAGTATGTGCCAAACTGTTTCTTTATTTGTTGCTTTTGTAAGAACTCTGAAACGAACTTGACCCCGTAGGCATGCAGAGCGACCAGGATTGTGCCACTTGCAAAGGCAGTTGCGTCGAATAGCCATAAATGATTGCCAAATGCGTACCTACTACCAGCAATGCCAGCAGCACATAAAATAATAACTGTCGCCAATCCAACATAAGTCCACCTTGTTAAAATTAATAATACAATACCTGCCACAGCAATGGCCAAGATTTCCGCACCATCTGCGTAGTCGGGACGCACAATGTTTGTGCCTGAGGCCAAGGTATCTAGTACAGCGGCCTGCAAGTGGTGCGGATATACTTCTCCTCTTGCAGTGCTGACTGGGTTGTTGAGCCCAGCTGCGGTGAGCCCAACAATGACGATTCCACCTTGGAAATCCTTTGGCAGATCAGCCAAGGAGTGCTCCTGTGGTCGGGATGCCCAATCCACCCAGATTCTACCGTAGTTGTCTGTTGCAATTTTTCCAAATTGTGGAATTCTAACTGCTTCAATAACTCCTGCATTGACTCGAACCTGGAAGCTGGGGTCACCAGCGGCAACTCTAAGGGTTTCGAGACTGATTGAGGGGTAGAGCTGCCCGTTGACTGCAACAACCTGGGGGACTCGGCGTACGACGCCGTCCACTTCAGGCAAAGTGTTAACAATACCAATACCGCTTGCTGCTTCATTTAGGGACCTCACATTGGGTTGAATGTTTCTGTAGGGAATTCCAGGGTTGCCATCGCCTATTACAGAAACTCCTGGGCGATATGGTGGGTGCTGTGCCTTGACGGTGTTATTGGTGGCCACATGCGGAAGCACCACTGTGCTCTTTTGCAGCTGGCGAGACAAGGCAACATCTTGACCAAATCTATCAGCATCAGGCATAAAAATGTTAAACACAATTACACCAGCGTTGCGATTTTCTAGATCACGTATGATGTCGGCGTATTGATTTCTGGGAAAAGGAAATTGACCACGTTGTTCAATTGCAGCATCGTCAATGTTGACCACGTGCACCAGTTTGCTGGTGTCTACTGGTTTGCTGGTGATTAGCGTGTCAAAATAACGCAGTCTCACGCTTTCCACAAATGCAGTGTCTGCAATACGTATGCCCAACACCAAGATCAAGGTGAAGATAGCAGTCCAAGGAGTTAGTAGTATTTTTTTCCACATCTAATATTTATTGGGGCTGTGTTGGCACAGGCTCAGGCGGATGTGGTGGATGTCGTGGAGGGCGATGGCTAAACCAACTCATAATGATTCCTTTGTGTTACTTAACTGCTGGAGTCAAAAGTTAATAACCCAGTTAAATTTTTTGTGTTATTTTCCACGTGGTGTATGGTCTTGACATACTCTTCAGGAGAACACAATGATTTAAAAATAAGTCTATTACTGTTAAAATATCTAGCAGAGTTGTGTTCAGCAGCTTGAGTTAGAGCCACTGATAGATTGGTTTTGTATTCTTGTAGAATTTGTTGAAAGAATTCTTGACTAAAAAACCTTTGTTTATTAAAATCGGCTATGTGATTGAGTTGTGCAAGTAACTTTAGTTGCAGTGTTGGAGGTAAATTAGATATTCTTTTCATTTCTGCTACCACAGCTTGCAGACGCTCAAGTGGGTCCTTGATGATGTTGTATGTTTCGTCAATATACGGGGAAAAAGTTTTAAACCCATAACTTTGCAAGTAGTCAAGACTGCCAGCACTTGCTGCCAACATAAAAGGTTGACCACACGCAATTGGTCTCAAGGATTTTTCAGTAAGATGCCAGCGTTGGTCATCAAACAGTGTTTCAAGCACAACCTCAATATGTGTCCGGTTGTAATCTCTAGAATCATAATCGGCACTGGCTGCACTGCTGATTTGATTGATATAAAAATGATCTTCAAGATTGTGTTTTTCTATACAAAAATCAGCATTGCTGAATTTGTGTTCTCTGTAGTCCAGGTCCTGGTCCTGAGGATTAAACCCCATGTGGCATTGATTTGCAAGTTCTGCGTTGACCACTAATTCAGCAAATTTTAATCGATATTCTCTAGTGCCTGCCCAGGCTCGATTATAAATCAAGAATAGTCGGTCAACGTTCTTTTGACCCAACGCAGGATCATGCCCGGCAAATCGATACCAATCCTGTGCAATCAAGGCATGACTCCAGTAGTAGACTGGTATAGCTCCGGAACTTGTAAATTTTTCTAGTTCTGGACTCTGCTGCTCACTGTGCAGCAACAAAGCTCGATCATAAAAGTTAAACATGTTGTAGACGTAGTATCTGAACACACCAATTTTGGATGCAATTGGTGGCCAATCTGAAAAATTCAAAGGTTCTTGGTCATGACAAATCAGCGGCAGCCTTGACATTTCTTCAAATCTTGTGCAGTGAAACAACGGTTTGCAATCTTCTGTTTTTTTTGAGCCATGTGGAAACCAGCGATAAATTATTACGTCCTGGTCGCAATGATCATGTAAAAAATTGTATAATCTATCTAAAGGAATGCTAATTTTCTTCTCCGTATAAATTGGTTTTATTGGTATTGGTATAAATATTGCATGACTAATTCCTACCAACCTTATACATACTTAATTGGCTGGGCCACCCAACATAAATTTTACTATGGTGTGCGATATGCAAAAAATTGTAGCCCAACAGATTTGTGGAGTAAGTATTTTACTTCATCAAAAGAAGTAGCAGCAATGAAAACAGTTTATGGAGATCCTGACATTATACAAGTTAGAAAAGTATTCTTAACTAAAGAGCATGCTAGACTCTGGGAAAACAAAGTGTTGCGAAGATTAAAAGTTGTGTCTCGAGAAGATTTCCTTAATAAAAACGATGCTCCTGCTCCTCCAATTAATAATCGAGTAATGTCAGAAATTACTAAGACTAAAATTGGCACAGTGCATAAGGGAAAACCAAAATCTGAAGAGCACAAGCAAAAAATTAGAGAAGCACGGGCAAAGCAGGTCAATACCAGAAAAGGACAACGTGCAACAGAAGAAACAAAGCAAAAACTTAGAGAAGCAAATTTAGGAAAAACATATTCAGAAGATGTTAATTCTAAAAAAGGTCAAAAAAAGGATTTGCATTGGACTTATGGAAAACCTCGAACAGAAGAAACAAAGCAAAAACTTAGAGAAGCAAATTTAGGAAAAGTTTTGTCAGAAGAAACAAAACAAAAAATGCGTGGACCAAGATTGAAATTAAAGGAAATTAAATGAAAAAATGCAAGGTGGGATTCATCGGAATTGGGAAATTAGGTTTAGATTGTGCTGAAGTCATGGCTGAGAAGCATGAAGTCAGAGGTTACGATATTTACCCACGCACCAGTGACTCAGTAAAAGTATGTGACATTGATGAACTTGTGAACGAAAGCGAATGGATTTTTATTGCTGTGCCCACACCACATGCTGAAGGCTATGATGGCAGTGTGCCTAGCTCGCACATGGAGCCTCGAGACTTTGGACACGATGCTGTGATTGATGCTATCAAGAACATCAACCAGCATGCTCGCGGTCCCAAAAAGGTTGTGTTGATCAGCACAGTGTTGCCGGGCACCACACGCCGCAAGTTTTATCCATTGTTAGACCAGCAACATCAGTTCTTGTACAACCCTTACCTGATTGCCATGGGTAGTGTGAAATGGGACATGGTCAACCCTGAAATGGTCATGATTGGCACCGAAGATGGCAACCCCAATGCCTTGGCCGGTGAGCTGATTGACCTGTACAAAACAATCATGGAAAATGATCCACGCTACGAAATTGGCACCTGGGACGAATGTGAAGCCATCAAGATCTTCTACAACACTTTCATATCAGCCAAGGTGGGACTGGTGAACATGATTCAAGATTTTGCCATGCGAATCGGCAACATCAACGTGGACGTTGTAACAGATGCTCTGGCCCGATCAACCATGCGTATCATGGGGCCCAAGTACATGACTGCTGGCATGGGCGATGCAGGTGCATGCCACCCACGTGACAACATTGCGTTGCGTTGGTTGGCCAAAGAATACAACATTGGCTACGACTTGTTTGATACAGTGATGCATGCCCGGGAAATTCAAGCTCAGAATCTTGCACTGTTCCTTGTGGATATTTCAGTAACCAACAACATGCCCATTGTTATTCACGGCAAAGCCTACAAGCCCAATGTGCCTTACTGTATTGGCAGTTATAGTACTCTGGTGGGTCACTACATTGAGCAAGCAGGAAAAACCGTGGTGTATGTAGACCCATTAGCCGATGATCGCGCCAACTGTGTGGACAATGTTACAGAGCCTGCTGTTATTTTAATGGCACACAACCGTAACATCACGTTTGGCTACACTGGCGAACAAGCAGCCGACCCTGACTATTTTGAATTCCGGCCAGGATCAATCGTGGTAGATCCTTTCCGCAAAGAAGCTGATCGTGCAGGCATCAAGGTTGTTCACTATGGCAACACACGGAGTTCTTAAATATCATATTCCAAAGTTTTGGGATGATGAGTTCAAGCAGCTCAACTACATCAACGAAACCTTTAATGATACAGAAAGTCTAAAGCGGTGGACAGCTCTAGGCTATGCCAACAAGTTCACCGGAGACATGTGCAACATGCGCAGTCCCCAACCCACTTGGAATCACCGGTTTATTAAAATCTATCAAGAAATGGGCTGGAAAGATATTGGTACCAGCTACTATAGAATGGCCACTGGAACCATACTGCCCACACACAGTGACTTGTATCTTCGTTATATTGAATTGTTCAAACTACAAGGGCAAGAACAACGTATACGCAGAGCCATTGTGTTCTTGGAAGACTGGTGTCCAGGCCACTATTTTGAAAGTTGTGATGTGCCCAAGACACAGTGGCAGGCCGGCGATGTTGTAGAGTGGCAGTATGATGCATCGCACTTGGCAGCTAATCTCGGACTAGAACCAAGATACACACTTCAGATAACGGGATGGGTATGATCAAAAGTTATGATGAGTGGAGTCCACTCAAACGCATAGTGGTCGGAGATGCCACTCACGCCAATTGGCCAGTGCATGATCCTGTTTTCAAACTGGAAAGCAACAAAACAACCTGGAAAGAATCAGCAGTACCCCGGGGACCTGTGCCTCAAAACATAATTGACGAAGCCAACGAAGACTTGGATGGTCTTGCAACGACCCTGATGAGCCTAGGTGTAGATGTAGTACGCCCGGATCCACTCAACTTTCAAGTTCACGACGGCATGTATAATTATTGTCCCCGGGACCGACTGCTGGTGTATGGTGATACCATTGTGAATCCCGCCATGATGTATCCTTGCAGAGACATGGAATTTCAATGTTATCACGACATTGTAGACGAGGCTGCTCATTATCATCTTATGCCCAGAAACAAAGGCATAATCCTAGACGCAGCCAATGTATGCAGACTTGGGGACAAAATGCTATTCTTGGAATCTGCGTCAGGCAATCGAGCAGCTTATGATTGGTTGTGCAGTGTGTTTCCCAATGTCAAAATTGAACTGTGCAACTTCTATACTGGGGTGCACATAGACTCAACCATTGTGCCCTTGAGAGAAGGCTTGGTCATGCTCAATGCCAGCCGAGTCAATAGTGAAAATGTGCCTGGAGTTTTTGAAAAATGGGAAAAGATCTGGGTTGAAGATGTTGTTGCCCAGGGCTTTTACCAATATCCCTATGCATCAAAATGGATTGCCATGAACATGTTGGTTGTGAATCCTACCACAGTGATCTGTGACCGACACCAAACTGACCTAATAACCACCTTGCAAAAACATGGTTTTGAAGTGATTGTACATGAGCTGCGACACAGCCGAACTCTAGGTGGTGGATTTCACTGTGTGACCCTGGATCTTGAGCGCGGTTGACCATTATTGTGATTTGTCATATAATACATGTATGACTACACCTCGAATTGGCTTTTGTTGCAAGTGGCTCAATGACCCCAGTGAATGTGGGGGCATGAAGGTCAATGCAAAAGATCGGGACCTTAACGGGCGTTCAACTACCATGCGCTGGCTTCGTGAGCACAAGAGCGAAGCCGAACAGCGCCAATGGGATATCATGAACCACAATGCTCGTGCAGCAGTGCTCATGATTGAACGTGTGGCCACCTTGCTCCCAGGTCGCAGAATGGTACGACTGGGCAGTGAAATGCTGCAAGGTTATACTCATGAGGATTGGATTCCTTTTTGGAAACAAGCTGATGTACAAGATCACTGTGCAAAGATTTTTGCACCTGTAGGCGAAACTGCTCGTAGACTAGGTGTGCGACTCAGCTTTCACCCCGGGCAGTTCTGTGTGCTTGCTAGTGAAAGTGACGAGATTGTTGAACGAAGCATCCTGGAATTTGAGTACCATGCCGACATGGCTCGTTGGATGGGCTATGGCGCCACTTGGCACGATCATGGCTTTAAAATTAACGTGCATTTGAGTGGCAAGGGTGGTGTCACAAAATTCCTGCGATCATTGGGTCGCCTCACTCCCGAGGCCAGGAACTTAATTACCATCGAAAATGACGAGATGACTAATGGGATCGATTCTACTTTACTTGTGGCTGAGCATGTGGCTCTCGTACTGGATGTACACCATCATTGGATCAACTCGGGCGAATATATCAAGCCTGATGATGTTCGCGTTGCAAGGGTTGTTAACTCTTGGCGTGGCGTTCGCCCTGCTCTTCACTATTCAGTTAGCCGTGAAGATATTCTGGTTGGGCATGATGGAGGAGTTCGCCCAGACCTTGCTGCCCTTCTTGATGCAGGTTTTAAAAAGCAAAAGCTACGGGCTCACAGTGATATGATGTGGAACACTGCATGCAATGACTGGATCTTGGGATTCTCTCCGCAGTTTGATATACAATGCGAAGCCAAGGGCAAAAACTTAGCCAGTGAAATGCTGTACAACCAATGGCAGGCCAATGTATAGCATACTAACAGGAATTTTTGATTGGATACACAGCGATTACAAAACTAACCGAATTAGATTTTGTGTGGAGGTGCTGGCTTGGGGTATTAGTATTGGGTGCTCTATCACCATGGCTGCTACTGTTCCAACTCCACCTTTATTGGCTCTTTATCCTATTTGGATTATAGGATGTGCTATGTATGCTTGGGCTAGTTATACTCGTAGATCGTTTGGTATGCTAGCCAACTACATCTTGCTTACCACAATAGATAGTGTTGGCCTAGCTCGGATGCTATTGAACTAATTTTTCTAATACAACATCATTTATCCAGAAACTGTGGGCGTCAGTGACTGGATGATTGCTTACAATGTTGAATTTTCGATCCTTTGCAAAGCTCAAAAATCCACGGTCATTTTGATAAAACACAAATCTGTTCCAGTCAATACAATCAAAAATCCAACTAAAATTGCCACTGTTTTGTGTTTGATTGTATGACTGTTCTACCAGATTATCTCTATCATAGGCTGTGGTAAAATAATATGGTATGTTTTTAATTTTAAAAAAATTCTCTAGATTATAAACAGTGGTCCAGTAGTTCAACAACGCAGATGTTGTACTGTAATAATATTTGAACCAATGTCGTTTGTGTCCACGTATTTCCCCTCCAGACAACGAATATCCTTCAACATGATTTGACTGACCATCCAGTGTTACCAATGAAGGACTATGTCCATTTTGCCAACTAGCAATAGATATGCCACTGGCTCTCAATGGATGGTGTTGATCTAAGTACCAATCAAATCTGTCCACACTGGGCAACATCACAACAATTAAATCAGTGTCATTGCGACTACAGTGGTACATTATTCGTTTGCTAACAAAATCAATGCCAGCACCGCGAGCTCCAAGATTTGTTAGTTTGTAATCAAGATGTTGTGCCAAATAATCAGCCCAAGTTTTTTGATAGTTGTCCAAGGTAAAACTGCACCCAGCTGTGACTAAGTTTTTCATGGAACCAACTCCAACTGAGAAACAAAAAATTTGTACAGATTTTTACCCAGGGTCCATCGGGCTGACTCCAATTCAGGGTGTAGTTGTGCTTGTATATCTTTGGCATTTTTGATCAATTCATGATTGGTGTCAATCATGGTTGTTAATCTTTTTTTATCAAAGTCAAAACCAGAGTCAAAACTAGAGATGGAATCATAAGTTGTGTTGGCAAATTTTGTTATATCAATATCATAAAATCTTTGTATCCAGGCCATGGAACCTGGTCTGCCATAGATCAAAAACAATTTGCCCAACAACGCAGGCCAGATACTTTTTTCTGTACTTTTAAAATTTCCAGTAACGGTTTCAGGATTTATGGCCAAGGGTATGTTGTGATATTTTTGATCTATGTACAAGTAATTTTCAACATTTTTAGACACCCATACACCATTGATGTTGACCTGCCTTGCTATCATTGGGTAATCAGGATTTGTAGTAGGATCGTAAACAATTTCTTGGTTGACCTGACAAAATTCTAATAGATCTTCGGGAAAACTACAATTTCTATTCACTGTGATCAACCCATAACTGCTCAACTGTTTTTTGTGTAACTCTCGAGCCAGATCAGCTTTGTGGCTAGCTGAAGTATTGCCAATCAAACAAAAAAAGTTGTGATTGTTGTCATTTGGCACAAAGTCTGTGGCTGTGTCAGCCACACGATAATAAGTCAAACAGTCGTTTAACAACACCCATGGTAGCTCTAGTATTTTGATACGGAACTGATGTTTTTTTCTATAAGACTCTTGAGCCGCATAATCCAACATGGTGATATAATAAACTGGACTGTTTACATAATTGTTGAGGATCCTGGTTAATTGTGCATTTACTGTAAATATCACATGCTCATCTTCGGCAATGATCACAACAGATCTGCCTTGAGCAAGTCCTTGTTGTATTTTGATATCTAACCAATTGTAATTGTCCGGACTGTCCCACGAACGATTTTTTAACTTTATATCAATGATAAAAAGGTCTGGTCGATGGTGTTGTATAAAGCCCAATGTATAATACCCAAAAAGAGTTTCGTACTCATTTAGATTTATATTTTCATACACCGGGTACATTAAACAAATACTGTTAAACTGATTTCTTTTTAGCGGGCGCTTTTTTAGCAACCGGCTGTTTGACAGCAGGTTGTTTGGTAGCAACGGGCTTTTTGACAGCAGGCCTCTTGGGGGCTGTTGGCTTGGATTTGTTGTCAGGATGTGCGACCCACTCTTCAGCAGTGAGCTTGTGCAGACCCACACAGAATCCAGTTGTGCTGCGACCGCAGCCGCAGCGGGCTGGCTCGGGCTTGCTGGGTGCCACTTGGGTAATAATTGGTGCAACGTCTACAGACACTGTTGCCGGTGCAGGCAGTTCTACTTTGTAGGGCGCCTGGGGTTCCTGGGTGGTGTGCTTACCAAAAAAACTTTTTAAAAATCGTAACATAGTGTTCTCCTATCAAGTATTTACTACCGTTTGCAAAATTTGAAAATAAAATTAGTGAGCGATCACTAAAGTGCTGAAAAAATGCTGCGACCGCACATTTCCTCCATAAATATATGTTACAATAACACATAGGACGCTGGATAGGCCGGGTCCTATATAAACCTCGCTTAAATTAGGAGAAACACATGTTTACAGCAGACGCAATCATCGACACCGTTCAAACCAGTAAAAAGACTTTTGTCAAGACTTTTGTACAAAACGAAACAGCAGCCAAGGCCATGAATGAGTTCATTGACGCTCAAGCTGACTACACCAAGAAGGCAGCTCGAGTTGGAATGGACACATTTACTACACTCAGCACCGAAATGGTCAAAGCTGGTCAGAACGCTATGAAATTTGACTACACCAAATTTGGTGAAGGCATCATGAAAGCTTACACAGCTACCGCAGCCAAAAAGTAATACTCAAGTGTTACATTTAGAGCCCCGCAAGGGGCTTTTCTTTTGGCAAAATTGTTGTGTGTTTGTAACAAAATTGTAACACATTTTGACCTAAATACATGTGTCACTAACACAAGGAGACTCACAGTGAAAAAACTATTTGCTATTCTCGTAGCCGCAGTAACAATTTCTGCACAGGCTGCAGACATCACAGGGGCAGGTGCCACCTTCCCTTATCCAATCTATGCCAAGTGGGCTGAAGGCTACAAAAAAGCCACAGGCACTGGTATGAACTATCAAAGTATCGGATCATCGGGCGGCATTCGTCAAATCAACGCAAAGACTGTGGACTTTGGTGCCACAGATGCTCCAGTAAGCGGTGAAAATTTGGACAAGCAAGGGCAAGTACAGTTTCCTGCAATCATTGGCGGAACAGTTCCTGTTGTTAATCTAGATGGTTTTAAACCAGGTGAACTACGCATCACAGGACCAGTCATGGCCGAAGTGTTCTTGGGCACGATCAATCGGTGGAATGATCCCAAACTTGTAGCATTGAATCCAGGTAAGACATTGCCCAACACAGAAATCACCATTGTACATCGTGCTGATGGTTCAGGTACAACATTCAACTGGACAGACTATCTTGCCACAGTAAGCCCAGAGTGGCTACAACGTGTGGGTCGTGGTGCCGCAGTCAAGTGGCCAGCAGCCACGTCAGTAGGTGGCAAAGGCAACGAAGGTGTGGCTGCCAACGTGAACCGCATCAAAGGTTCAATTGGTTATGTAGAGTATGCTTATGTCAAGAAAAACAACATGACATTCCTGCAACTACAAAATCGATCAGGACGGTATGTTAGTCCAGATGATTCAACATTTGCCGCAGCCGCAGATGGTGCTGATTGGTTCTCAGTTCCTGGTATGGGATTGAGCATTGTGGATCAACGTAATCCTGCGGCTTGGCCAGTGAGTTCAGCAAGTTTTATCATCATGTACAAGACCCCTGCCAACAAGGCCAACAGTGACGAAGTGTTAAAATTCTTTGACTGGGCATTTAAGAATGGCAAGAAAGATGCTGCTGACTTGGACTATGTGGCATTACCTGACACGTTGACACGTCAGATCCGTGAGCGTGTTTGGACACAGATCAAGTAACCAGCAAGTATACAAAAGTACTACAACAAGAGCCCCGCAAGGGGCTTTTCTTTTGGTTGACTCAAAATGCCCAATTTGCTACAATAGTGGCTTAACAACACACAGGAGTCACTATGTTTGAACCCGGACTTGTTGCACGATGCGCAGTACTAAAACGCAAACTTCAGCGCGAGTTTGAGGCTCGTCCGGCTGTGACACTGGAGCGTGAATGCCGCTGGCAAAAAATTGGTGTGTCACAAGTGTGCCGCCGGTTGGCCCAAAGGTATCGCTTGCCTGTGTACAAAGTTGTTCAATTGTGCCACCCTTGTTTGTGAAATGTTTGTAGTACTTGAGTACTACAAACATTTTGGTTGACTCGAAATGCCCAATTTGCTATAATACATACATACACAGCAATAAACAGGAGTAGATGATGCGTAGAACAGCAGCAGATCGACAGGCAGAAGCCGCCCGTGCCCAGCAAATGACTGAACAGGCCCAACCGCGTGTCCAGGACCGCAAGACTGGTGAATACTACAACCCACAAGAAGCCTTTGACGCTATGATGAACAAGCCCGAGATCCTGGCAGTGTTCAAGCGTTTGGCCATTCGTTAAGGAGTTGATATGAACGAACGAATTAAGGAACTAGCCGATAAGGCAGGTGTACGAAGCATCTATTTCGAAGGCGAAAGTATTCAAAAACTTGCCGAGTTGATTGTGAAAGAATTTTCAAAGCAGGTTCAAATTGAAGGTCGCTTTGGGCTCGAACGAGACCAGACTTTGATTCGGCTTTGCTGTGAAAATGCCAAGAAACATTTCGGAGTTGAGGAATGAACGAACGAATTCGAGAACTTGCTGAACAGGCTGGATTTTATTTTTACGATATGCACGATATTGACGGCCAAGACTTAGGTGAATCTATTGAAGCGGATAAGTGGTCTGTTGCCGAAAAGTTCGCCGAGTTGATTGTGAAAGAATGTCAAACGGTTGTTGAATGGGCAATCAGTGTAGATTCTACAATCGACCGAGTGCCTATGTTGATCCAAGAACATTTCGGAGTTGAAGAATGAACCTACGTGAAATGATGACTGAGCGAGTCCTGTTTGCAGTTGATGAGGATGCCCTGGCCACAGAGTTCAGCATCAGCCCGGACGAGATTGCCACACTCAGCGATCTGGACTTCCTGGAACTGTTTGAACAGGTCACTGGATTTAATGGTTAACAGAGCGTCCAAAAAGGAGTATTGACATGGGATGGGTAGTTTACGAGGTTGAGTCTGGTCGCATGATCAAGTATTACAAAACGCCCAGCCCAGCCAAGTCTGAAGTAACACGACAGAAAAATTTTACCCGTGAAATGCAGGCTCAGTACCGTAACCATCGTGTTCGTGAGTACGCAGCCTGCTCATATCGTGACTATGAAGGTCAGTTGATGGGCCTGCGTGGTGCAGACTTTAAATTTTGGCAATTTTGCAACGCACAACCCAACACTTGACCAATAATGCTTGTTTTGCTATAATTACACTGTTATGAAGCCCATATCTTTTGTACTGCAACCACCACGTCAGCGTCGACATCAAGCACTGTTTGATTCGGACTTGCCGTTTCGTGGCCGTGCGGAACAGCCCAAAACAGTGTACAAACGCCAACCCAAACACCGAAAGACTGAACAGGAATAACATGACTGTACCAAACGAACGCACCCGAGCAGTGATACATACCGAGCGGTTCTTGAGTGATCTCCTGGACCCAAAAAAGACGCCGCGAGTACCTCGTGCCATTCGACAACGTGCCAGTTCATTGTTGAGACATTACCCCGGTGAGTTCCACATGAACACAATTGCGGATCGCGAAGATGCTGCTGATCACAGTTTGTCAATCAAGGTTTTTGGAAAGAGCTGGTCATGAACAAACGAATTCGAGAACTTCATATACAGGCGCAACAAGAGGCATGGAATGAACCAATCGATATTGAAAATTGTGCAGTAGAAGATATAAAAGGATTCAGTCAACAAGTTTACGAAAAGTTCGCTGAGTTGATTGTTCTCGATACAATTAAAAATTGTCGTGATATGTTTATGGTGAATAGTGTTAGTTGGAATCTCTTAAATGAGAAACTAGAACATTTCGGAGTTGAAGAATGAACCAAGTTTTAGTAAACCTGCTGTCTAATCGAGCAGTAAGATTGGGTGAGCACTCTTGGCAATGGGCCGAGAAAAAGACTGGCAATCCTTCCTTGAAAAATTCTGTGACTTCTCGTATGTTTCGGTCCGATCTTGTAGAAGTGGTCGGTGCAGAAATGAAACTTACTGCTATGGGTCGTATACAAGCAGAACAACATTTCGGAGTTGAGGAATGTTTAAGAAGCTAATTGACATATTCAAAGAGCCCGAGCATGGCATAGTGAAGTTGAGTTTTATTGCCCTGGACGAGAATGGAGAACCCTATGAGGATATTGCAACAATGCCATATCATACACAATACATTCAAAGTGATGTGGAAGCAAAGTTTGTGGCATTCATGAGTTTACGGAATCACCGAGTTGTTGAAATCACAATACTAGAAGTAATTAAAACAAGTGGATAATATAATGAACGAACGAATTCAAAAACTTGCTAGAGAGGCTGCTTTGGCCGAAAGCTGGGGACCCGGAGTTTGGCAAACCACATTTACTGAAAAGTTCGCCGAGTTGATTGTGAAGGAAACCATGCAGGTTGTTGCTAACCAATTGCCTAGCAATCAGTATCTTGATGTAGCCCATGCAGTAATTGAGCATTATAAGGATGACGATGTTACTTGAAATTTTACTGTTTGTTATTGGAGTAATTGGTTTGATTTTGCTCTTTCGTTGGGTAGACAAGGTTAGAACCGATCCTTTAGACTACCCTCAGGATTATTAAGAAACATTTCGGAGTTGAAGAATGAAAATAACCATGACAGGTGAGCACGAAGGTAAATCTGTAACGATTGCCGTTTGGGAATATTCTCCCGAGATTGTTAAAGGCAATCCTATCGAAGTAGAAGAAAAATTATGGCTTGCTATCAAACAGCAAATGACCCACTACATTAAGAAGGTGATTGAAGAATGAACAAACAACTGATTAGAGATTTAGCCATCACAGGTGGCATTTATGATTGTATTTGTGATCCTTACGACAAGTTAAAGAACGGTGATTACTACAGTAGTGTAATGGTTGATTTGGAGCGTTTCGCTGAGAAGATTGTGAAAGAATGTACTGAACAAATCAAGACACAGGGTATCAGCGCCTCTAGTGAAGATTATGGCGATTATGAAATAGGATTTAACGCAGGGTTATTTCATGCTCTCTACACAATCAAACAACATTTCGGAGTTGAAGAATGAACGAACGAATTAAACAAATCACAGGACAGGTACTAGATGAAATAGTGCCCGAGACTTGGGTAGCGTTGGGCTACGACAAAATCAAAGAGATTCAAAACCGCACAGCCGAGTTGATTGTTCGGGAATGTGCCAAGTTTCTAGATGAGAATTCTGGCTATGATGAATGCAACAATTCTTGGCATCCTGAACCAGAAGATTTATTACAACATTTCGGAGTTGAACTATGAACCATCATGTGACAAACACAGACAATCCCGTGGACTTTCCACCAGCACCTGGCCGTGCCACAGTGGAGGTTGAACTTGATGACCACGAGTGGTACGAACTCATGAAACTGGCACATGAACATGACATCACCTTGAACCAGTTGGTGGAACAGATCTTGCGTGACTTTGTCCAGGAGCATCATGATGGCACGTTGCCTGAATGGACCCTATAAGCCTAGCAATCCACGTTCGGTACGTGGCGTAGTAATATTTGAGTTAAAGTGGGGCTAAATATCATGCAGGAATCAAAAATGACCACAGAAACAGATGTTACCACAAGCCATGGGCAAGAGCTTGCAGATGCAGGTCTCATGGTACTCATGGGTGAGGTTGAAAACGATTCTATTAAACCTGTGATTGAATGGATCCTGTATGAAAATCATGTGAGCAAGAAAAAGCGACAAGAGCTATTGCTCATGATCTGTAGTGAAGGCGGAGATTTAAGTGCCGCCTTTGCCTTGATTGACGTGATGCGTAGCAGTCGTTTGCCTGTCAAAACAGTGGGACTGGGCCAAATTGGATCTGCTGGCTTGTTGATTTTTCTTGCTGGCACACCTGGTCGACGTGTGCTAACTCCCAACACCAGTATTCTAAGTCATCAGTTCAGCTGGGGCAGTGATGGCAAAGTACATGAACTGTTTGCTACCATGAAAGAGTTTGAGCTTACACAAAAGCGCATGGTACAGCACTACAAAGAATGTACCGGGCTTGGTGAAGAAGAAATTCGCACAGCCTTGTTGCCACCCCATGATGTGTGGCTCACAGCAGAAGAAGCTCTTGCACTAAATGTGTGCGATGTAATCAGTCCAGCAATGCGTCAGGCTTGACTTACAGGTTTCCCACCAATGGTTACCTGGATCACATCATTTGGATAACGCTGAGAAACTTGCTGTTTCACCTTGTCAATTGATTGTTTAATTTTTGATTGAAGTTCGCCAGGAGCAATATGTCGTTGGTCAAACTCTATTGACCCATGCACGCCATATTGATTGTTTGGATCAACTGATTTTATCACCACAATGTTGTTTTTATAATCCTGCATCCCAGCGTCTTCTTGAGATTGTGCTGCTTGGCTTGCTGCTTGCCCGGCAGCAGAGTTATTGTAACGCTCAACATCTTTTTTGTATTCGTCACGGATATCGTTATCAACGTTGAAACCTTGATCAGCAAGGAATGAATCCATTTCTTCTTGAACTGCATCATCAATCATCATGTACGCTTCTCTACCAGCTTCCATGCCTTTTGTTAGAAAAGCCTCGGCACACTCATCAATTTCATAAGCATCACTTTCGTTTTGACTTGCGGAGGTTGATCCTGAAATATCAAAATTAAAATGACCTTCGGCATACAACTTTGCCATTTCTTTCAGAGCCATGCCATATGCAAACGGGCCGTTATCTTCGCTGCCACCAGGTGCGAACTCAGACAAGTAACTCTCTGTGATAATATCCTGTATTTTCATAAAACTTATTTACCTCTAAGTTCGCGACCCAATGTGGCCACATCGGTCTTGGGCGCACTAGTATTACGGGCTGCTTGAACTCCGGGTCCCTTGAGGCGGGGTTCTTGCGTCACAGCGTTTAGATCAGCGGTGCTGAGTTTTGCTTTTTCGTTGCCGCCTCCGCTTTGGCTACCAATTTCAACATTGGCTTTTTCTTTGCCAGGGCTGATTTCTACACTGAGCTTGCCTTTCTTGGGATCAGATGCCGATCCTTTTGTTTTGAGTTTTACCTCACCTTTGAGTTTGGCGGGCCAGAATGCTTCAGTTACTAACTTGCCATTTTTTACATTGGTATAAAGTTGCACAAAGTTATAACCAAGACTTTCGATCAATGCTTCGCGCAGGTTGGGCACAGCCGAACCTTTGTTCACAGCGTTGATAATATCAGTGGTCACAGCATACCAAGCCTTGCCACCATCACTGTTGTCTGAGTTCTCAACTTTGTCACTTAGGCGTTTGTTAAACACTTGCATGATGTTTTTTGGCACAGGTTTGTTGGTCTTAACTGTGGACTCTAAGCCGGCAATCAATTCGTTACTAAATGGCATGAGGGGTACATATTCTGCAGGAACATTGTTGGGATTGATCTCATACATAGAGTTCAGCATTTCAAATGGTTGCGCAAACGTGCTCACACTGGGGTTTTGGGCACTGTCAAGAAATTCAGCAGCTTCGGGATATTTTTTTCGCACATCTGCGGGCAGCTTGATTGATGTCAAGCTTGGTGGTGCACCTTTGCCAGCAGCCTTGCTAGAAATCTTGATACTGTGACCAGTTGCATCGTTGGTAACGCTAAAACTATCAGCTAGTGGGTTGCTAACGCTTTTAGGGAAATACATAATCATTGAACCAAGATCTGTTCCAATGAAGTTGTCAAAATCTTCTCTGTTACCTTGCTTGAATGGCACAGTTCCCGCAACCAGGCCCAACACACCCAGGTATTCAGAAGCATATAACTCAATTGCTTTGACTTCTTGTGCTGATAAGCCTGCGGGAATTTCAGGAATTTGACCTTGTGTGATTTGCTTGGCCATGGCAACAACTGCTTGACCAACTTTGCCTAATTGAGCAATTTGCGGACTATTTGCAATTGCATCATACATGTCGATTGCTGGGAAACCGCCAGCTGACAAAATATTTTCAATTGGGTTGTTCATATCAGCAATGTCGGTATCCTCTGAACCAAACACATCTGATCCTTTGATCTTGATTCCTTCTGCTTCTTTGCTGCCAAATTCTACTGTTTTTAATAATTCATTATTTTTTATGGTGTCCCCATCAGTGGTGGTCAGCACGATAGGTTTTGTCATGCCCTGCGATAACCAAGTTTTAACATTAGGTGCTTCGGCAGGATTAATAGTCACTTCGCCACCACCGGCTTTTTCAGTTGCAGTGAACGGGCTTGAATTAATGACCTTCCAAAGAAAAAGTTCTTGTCTAGTCATTAATTGCCCTGTTGTGGGATTTTTGACCGCAGACATTTTTTTTGCAGGTATTTCGGCAGCGCCTAATGCAGCTTCTGCTAGTACGTTATCGAGTAAATTGAGTAGGTCTCTCATTGTGTTTCCATGAAAATTATAGTATACTTATCCTAGTGCATTACTTAATACAGGAGAATTTATGCCCAGTTTGATCCCCATGGTTGTTGAACAAACCTCAAAAGGCGAGCGCAGTTACGATATCTACAGTCGCTTGCTGAAAGATCGTGTGATCATGCTAGACACAGACGTTAACGAGCACACAGCCAGTTTGTTGGTTGCTCAGTTGTTGTTTCTTGAAAGCGAAAATCCTGACAAGGACATCAGTTTGTATATCAACAGCCCGGGTGGCAGTGTAACAGCAGGTATGGCCATTTATGATACCATGCAGTTTATCAAATGCGATGTGCAAACCATTGTGATGGGGCAAGCTGCCAGCATGGGTAGTCTGCTAAGTACAGCAGGAGCCCCAGGCAAACGCATGATGCTGCCCAATGCACGTCACATGATTCATCAACCATCAGGTGGCGCACGTGGCATGCAAAGTGACATTGAAATCAGCTACAACGAAATCACTTACTTGAAACGTCGACTAACTGAAATTTACGTCCGGCACAACACTGCTGGCAAAACCTATGATGACTTTGTGCGGGACATGGACCGTGACAAATTCATGAGCGCAGAACAAGCACTTGAATACGGCTTGATTGATAAAATTATTGACCAACGTGGCTAATTCTGAGATCTTCTGTAACACACCGTGGTACGAGCTACACATCTATTGGGATGGCAGCTTGGGTATCTGCTGCCAGGAAGATCACAAACTCTACGCTGGCACAGACTACAACATTGCCACCATGACCATTGCTGAGTGGTTCAACTCTGCTCCAGTGCAGCAATTTAGGCAAGCAATATTGGGCAATACTCCAGTGAGTGCATGCAGAAGATGTTATGTTGAAGAATCTCATGCCGGAAAAAGTCGCCGCTTGAAAAGCAATCAAAAAAGTGTGATTTTCATCCAGGCATTTCAAGAAAGCTTTGAACAAAGCCCATGGCGAAAGCACTTTGATTCGTCGGGACTGACTGCCACACAGCCTATTGACATACACGTGGACCTGGGCAACTACTGCAACTTGGCCTGCAAAATGTGCAACGCTCGGGCCAGTTCGCAAATTGCTGCCCAGGAAGTCAAGTGGGGTATTGAATCTAGTAGACCTTACCTGGGGCAAGACTGGACCAAAAATGCTGATACTTGGGCCAGCTTCAAGCAGCAATTGTTAAATATACCGGGCCTGAACAATATTCACTTCATGGGCGGTGAAACATTGTTGACTGATCGGTTTGAAGACTTGGTAGACTGCATGATTGAACATGGTCGGTTTGATCTGTGTTTTAGTTTTGTCACCAACGGCACAATTTTTCAACCTAAACTGATGGCCAAGCTGTCAAAGTTTCGTCGTGTGGGCATTGAAGTTAGCATAGAGACTGTGAGCGAACACAATGCCTATCAGCGACAGGGCACAGACACTGCCCAGGTGCTGGCCAACATTGAAAAATATCAAGAGTGGGACAACGGCTCCAACATCACCATTACTCTTCGTCCAGCAATCAGTGCACTAACAATTGGTCACTATCACACTCTACTGGCGTATGCATTGGCCAATAAATTCATAATCAAAAGTTTGTTGGTAAACCGACCTGAATATCTAGATGTAAAGATTCTACCTGAATCAGCAAAAAGCACATATATTCAATACTATGAAAATATTTTGCAAGAACTTGAATATGTGTCAGTTAAACTAGACTATAACGAAAGTGATCCAAATAACTTTCGAGAAATAATAAAGCAACAAGCTCGGATGTGTATAAACATGCTGGGTCAAAACCAACCAGGCAACATTGACCAGTTACAGAAACAGTTTGTTGAACATTGCAAAAAGTGGGATCAGGTCTACGGATACAATGCTGTAAAGCTTTATCCTGAACTTGCTGAGGTATTTGATCGATATGGCTACTAAAGTAAGTCTTTCAGTTACTTTGACACCGGTTGATCGGCCCTGGGTTCGAATATCTGTTGGTGACTACAAAAAACACATCAACCTAACTGATACAACCCGGTTTGATATTGACTTTGAAACTGAATCCTTGGCTCAAGTACTGTTGATTGAACATGTTGAAAAACACCATAATGATCCCACAACCGCAGTGATTGTGGACAGTATTGGATTTTTTGCAATAACAGATCCCAAGTTTGTTTGGGCTGGGGTATACTATCCTGAGTATCCTGGCCATTATCCTGATAAAACGTCGCCGCTGCTGGGACACAATTATCTCAGTTGGAACGGCACTTACCGGTTAGACTTTGATGTTCCAGTGTTTACTTGGATGCACAAAATACTAGATTTTGGTCGGATTTATCAGTAGTGGTTTCGGGTAAACCTGGTGCTCTTGCGATACTGATACAGTATCTCAGCCCAGCTCACCAAAAAGTCATACATAGTTTTCATAAAAAACCTTGTGTTTGTTTGCGATAAAACTCGCGTTCGTAGTGCTCAACATCACCCACGTTGGATGGTTTACGACTTGTGATATACTGTTCCAAACAACGTTGATAGTCTTGTTTTGGGAACATTTCGGCTAGCTTTTCAAGCATTCTTTCAATTTTTGCTGTCATGATATTTCCTTCTCAGTATTTACCATGAGTCGTTATTGCAGTGCAGCAAATACTTGATTTTCTTGACAATCCCAGTTGTTTGCGTGTATAATATCAGTATGCGTTTATTTTTAGATACCGAATTCAACGGCTTCGGCGGCCGACTTATATCCATGGCCCTGGTGCCCGAAAACTCCAAAACTCGGGAGTTTTATAAAGAAATTGAAATTCGAGACCAGTTAGAACCCTGGGTGCGAGATAATGTGGTTCCGCATTTGATTTTGATTCCCTGTTCGCATTGGGATTTTCAACAGGCTCTAGCACAGTACTTGTGGGAAGTAGGTGAATGTACCATTGTAGCAGACTGGCCTGATGATATCCGGTACTTTTGCGAGTCGTTAATTACTGGCCCAGGCATGATGATCAATATGTTACACAATATTAAATTTGAACTGGATTGCAGTATCGAATACCAATCAGTAGTACCGCATAATGCTTTGCATGACGCCAGGGCCATACGCGACTGGTACCTACAGCGTGAACAGCGCCTGGCTCAACAAAAGTAGTACTCAAGTACTACAAAATTTCTGGTTGACCAAAATTGCCCAATTTGCTATAATATACACATAGCAAAGCAAAAAGGAGCCTGAAATGACCAAGCAAGATCACACAGTGTACATCTACAAAACAGATCGTCGCACCAAGAGTGGTGAGCGTCTTGTCAGCACCACTGTTTGGCGCAACCGTGATGCAGCAGAAATGAAACGTGAAGTGCGTGAACTGCAATACGAACTTTGGCCTGTGAGCCGAGGCTTCCGTATTGAGTTCTTTCCCACAATGGTCACTGTCAAAAACTTGATAACTGGCCAGGACATTGAAATTGACCGTGACACTCCCTGGTCGTGCAACCCTGCGTCAGAATCTTATTGGTCGAGGTAACACTTGAGTATTACAAATTTTGGTTGACCAGAATTTCCCAATTTGCTATAATATAGACATACAGTAACAAAACAGGAGTCAACTATGAAAGTTCAGCGTTTCAAACAAGCCCAGCGTTTTCGTGTTATTGTTGGTCCCGCATGTTTTTATGCCACCGCAAAGCAAATTCGCAATGGGGTTGGTGACTTTGTAAACTGCAATGCCGCAACCCAAAAGGCCCTGGAGACACTGGAATTTCAACGTAGCGGCGGCTATAAGAATGCTGGGGTGCTGGAGTTTTCAACCGGGCTTGCAGGTACCTGGGAAGGTTTGCAAGTTCAACTCAACGTGGCTTAAGGAGTAAATTATGCCCTGCATGAGTTATGATGATCGTCCTGACTACAGTGAACGAGATTGGAAAAACAAAACAGACCGCCTGGCCCGTATTGCCTGCAAGGCACTGCAAGCCCTTGAAGACGCAGGCAAGGAAGATTTTCTTTTGCTCCAAGACGATGAAGTGCGTGAATGGTGGGCCGCACATAAAGAAGCAGATCGCAAAGCTCAAGCGGCCAAGGCAGAAAAAGCCCGTGTGGCACAAATTCGCCGAGCTGCCTTGGCCAAACTCAGTGATGAAGAGCGCCGAGCGCTGGGCATCAAACAAATAAAGAGCACAAATGTTTGAGTGGGTCAAAGAAATATACACCAAAGGCACAGTAAAGCTGAAGTTCATTGCCTACGATGACGCCAAACAGGGCGATGAAATTGAGCCTTACGAAGACGTGGCCACAATCCCATACGAAGGCAAATACCAAGAGTTTGTGATCAAAAGCAAGCTCAGGAATTTTATTCGTGCTACTCGGGATCACTTGGTTGTGGAAATGACCGTGATTGAACACGTTGAGAATGGCAAGGTGATTTATGAAGCTGATCAAAACTGATAGCCAAAAGTAATACTTTATAGTACTACTTTTTCTGGTTGACCAAAATTTCCCAATTTGCTATAATATACACATAGCAAAGCAAAACAGGAGTCGAAGATGGCATATGTGAGTCAAGAAATGAAAGCAAAGTTGGCCCCTACTATCCGGGCAATTTGCAAAAAGTACGGCGTCAAAGGCAGCATTGCAGTGCGCCACCACTCAACTCTGGTCTTGAACATCCGCCAAGGCAACATTGACTTCATTGGCAACTTTAACCGAACTGTGTCTGAACGCCCAGGTGGCTTCCGCAATGGTAATCCTGCCAAGGACCACATTGACGTGAACACTTCTTGGTACCAAGAACACTTTGATGGTCGTGCTCGAGCATTCCTGGCTGAAGTGATCCCTGCAATGGAAGGTCCGGACTACTTTGACCACAGCGATATCCAAAGCGACTACTTCCATCGCTCACACTACATCGACATCAACATTGGCTCATGGAACAAGCCCTACGCCCTGGAGAAATAAAATGAAATTGTACTCTGTGCGCTGGACTCAAACTTATACTGGTTGGGCTGAGCCCGAACTGGATCTAGCTCAGGCTCAAGAACTGTTAGCAAGGATCATGGCAAAATGAACAGCAACCTAGTTCACTGTTATATTACCGGATTCAAGTTTAAAAACATATTCGGCGGAGAGACCGACGACTTTTCCCGCAGTATTACACATATGACTTATCTGGATCCGGTAACTGCACGAAAGTTTCCAATGATTAGAAATATGTGGAGCCTGCGCGACCACGCACACTCATATGGATACTTTGATACTCTTGAAGAAGCGCAAGCAGAAGCACAGCGTATTTGGCCCGGCTGCGGATTTAAGACTCCGGCAGAGTTTAGAGCAGAGGAGTGTGAATCGTGAAATGGTTTGCCGAAACAACTGACTACAAGGACAAGGTTCCCAACGGCATCTACTTGCTGGATGACAGCAAGACCAAAATGTATGCGTTCAAGCCCCGTGGCACAGACGACATCAAAACGTTCAAAAACTTTATCCGCATTGACACCCGTGGTCGCAAGTTTGTTGTGAACCCTGTGCAGTTCGAAACCAAGGTCAAAGAGCCAGAGCCCGAAGGTCGCTCATGGACAGTGAAAGGTAGCAAAGGCGATGAATACACAATCACAGAACTCAACGGTAATCTCTCTTGCACCTGTTCAGGATTTAAGTTTAGAGGAAAATGCAAGCACGCCGAAAGTGTATCAGTGGCAGTATAACGGCCGAGCACCTTGGTCAGAGATTGTGCATTGGTGCTACAAGAATCTTTACCACGGCGGACACTATGAACCCAACTGGCGCACCAACGGTTATGAAACCATTTGGTTCACAGACCCCAAAGAGTATACTGCATTCCTGTTGAGGTGGTCATGACGGAAACTGAATTGATTGAAATAACAGTGGGTGCCTGGGGCAACAATCTCAAAGAAATAGTGGATTGGGCACTAGAGAGATTCAGCGATCGCGTTGAGCCACACGATACTTTGCCAATTTTGTATTTCCGTGACCAAGCAGATGCTACATTTTTCGTGATGCGATGGTCGTGAAAAAGCCCCTTGCGGGGCCTTTTTTCAAATGTCTTCAATTTCTACACTTATGATATTCAAATCGTACAATTCGGATGAGCTAAAAAGGAAATCGCGCCATTCTTCAGCAGCGGCCTGATCTACCCAATGCCGGGTGGCAGTAAAAAGCACGTACTCGTTGCTAACTCCGCCCCACTCAAAGTTATAAAGCACTTTACCTTTTCCGTCAGTTTTTCCAGCCGCAAATAGATCGCTTATTTCTCCATCCGCTGCAATCCGATATGGGGTCATGCTCATCGCCATAGTGGGGTATGTTGCAACAGTCTTCTTGGTCATTGTGGTCATGATAAAATTCCTTTGTTGTATTTATATCTTACTTGTAGATATAGTTAATGGTGTCGTTGTTTTCTCGATAAACACCGGCACCATTCTTGAGATGGAAGCGTCGAGCCATGTCAGTCTTGGGACTCAAGGTCACATAGGTCTGAATACCAGGAAACTCAGCCTCAATTGACTTTTGGGCTTCTTGAATCAGTTCGCGTCCTGCCCCTGCTGTATAACTCCAAATAGTATAAAATACCGCAGTTGTGGCACTCTCAACCAGGTCCACCAAGTCATCCACAGCAGCAGGAATTGAGCTCAAAAACTTAACACAGGTCACTGCCTGTGTTTTGTCCCCGTCCTTGAGCATGTAAATTCGGCTGTTAGAGTTGACTCGTTGAGCTACAGGAATTTCGGGACGAACAGGGTCGTCCCGAATAATAGTTTCTAATTCGTCAGTGATGGTAGTGATGGTCTGCAACATGTTACGCTCTCCAATTGCAACCTTATTTATATCTGTGTATATTAAAATTTTGTGACAATAGGCAAACTTTGTCAAAATACTTGACCAATAAGTGTTGCAACAACAATCAATAACCAGTACAATAGTCACATGCTGTAGACAACAGCATCTTTTTAACTTAGGAGATTATTATGCGTTTCAATGAAGATACCAAAACTTTCAAACTGTTCACAGCCTTGCGCACTGGCGAAGCTATCACTCCCGCTACTGCTGCCAAGCGGTTTGGCATCAAGAACATGAGTGCTGAAGTTAGCCGTGTTCGTGCTGGCGGTTTTGCAGTTTATAGTAACACCCGTGTGGCTGGCAACGGCGTGCGTGTGACCGAGTACCAAATGGGCAAGCCATCGCGAAAAATTATCGCTGCTGGTTATCGCGCTATGGCACTTGGTCTTGCTTGATAAGTAGTTAGTACTACAAAGAAGCCCGCCATTGGCGGGCTTCTTCTTGACCATTTATACAAGACACTGTATAATACACATGTAAAGGAAAACCATGTTGTTAAAACTGCTGGAAAAAATGGGTCGAAAACGCATTGTTTATGATCGCGTGGACAACGAGCCCTACCTGGAACGCTATTACTTGTTTCTCAAGGAGCGAGAGCGTTTCCCATTCAACGTGTTCTTGCACAAGTTTTTGAAATCTGACCCTGATGATGTGCATGACCATCCTTGGCCTTTTGCTACCTTGATTCTACGAGGTGGCTACTGGGAGTGGCGTCCTCAGTTCAATTCACAAGGTGAAAAAATTGGTGAAGTTGCCAAATGGTGCGGCCCCGGTAGCTTTAGAACTGCTCGAGCCACCACATACCACCGCATTGAACTGGACCCTGCTGTGACTTGCTGGACCTTGTTTATGCCTGGGCCCAAACAACGAGACTGGGGCTTCTTGGTTCGCAACGTGTGGATACAGTGGGAACAGTATTTGAAACAAAGGAAAGCAACATGAATTGGCTAAAACTAAAACTTCGAGACTGGATCAACAGTGCTCATGATATTGATGCGCCCGAGCAGGTCTATGCCACTAGCCCAAGCAATCGATTGATAGCTCGCAGTGACATAGACAGCGAAGACGGGCTAAGTATCACTGTGCGATCAGCTGTGGGTGGGCGCATTGTGACATTCCGACATTATGACCGTAAAACAGACCGCACCAATCATCGCCTGTACATTGTGCCTGAAGACCAGGACTTTGAACGCGAACTGGGCAAAATGATCACATTGGAAAGCATGCGAGGTTGAACATGGAACTTGTTGTTGAGTTTGTGCTTTGGATAATGCAGATTGCATTTTGGTACATGATATTCACGGCGGTGTTCAACTTGATCAGGCTCAAATTCTATCAGCCCCGTGATCAAGAGCTTGTTCGCATCATCAACGATTTGGAATCTGAACAGCTGATTCCCTTGCTGGTTGAGCTTGACCAAAATACCTATTTCTGTTATAATTGCTTGACTGAAGAGTTTGTTTGCCAGGGACAAGACGCCAAAGAAATTCTTACCAGATTCAAACAGCGGTTTCCCGGAAGATATTGCTCATTGAGTCAGGGCCCGGCCGAAGTACTGGACGTACTCAAACAGCAACTAAAGGAATTTAATGAAAGTAGCAGTAGCATCAGATCTCCATCTTGAATTTGGAGACTTGGATTTTGACAACACTGACCACGCTGACGTTTTAATACTCAGCGGTGATATCTTTGTGGCTCGTGATCTTGCACAGCGAGATCCGTACGGTGTCATGGGCCTTGAATATCGCAGCAATCGATATCATGATTTCATGCAGCGATGTTCCGAACGTTTCCCACATGTGATCTTGATTGCCGGCAACCACGAACACTACAATGGCGACTTTGCCAAAACAGTGGCACACATCAAAGACGTGCTGGGGTATTTGAAGAATGTGCATGTGCTGGAGAAAGAAAGTGTTGAGATTAACGGTGTGACCTTTGTGGGCGCTACACTGTGGACCGACATGAACCGTGAGGATCCTGAAACCCTGGGTCGAATCAAACAGTACATGAACGACTACCGTATCATTGAAAACAGTGCTGACCCTGTGAGCTTTCGCAAAACTCTGCCACGTGACAAGCCAGTGGGCATGACCGATGATGAGTGGTTGAGCTTGCCTGCAGAGGATCGCACACGAGTTGAGTTTGGTACTCGTACTGGAAAGTTTAGCCCTTTGGCCAGTGTGGCCGATCACAAGGCCGCACTGGCATTTATTCAACAAACTGTGGACGCAGATCCTGCCAAGCCGTTTGTTGTTGTAGGGCATCACTCGCCTAGCCGCCGCAGTACCAAGCCACAGTATGCCAAAGATGTGCATGTGAACGGTGCCTACAGTTCAGACCTTGAGGACTTTATTCAAGCAAGACCTCAAATTCGACTGTGGACACACGGGCACACACACCATGGTTTTGATTACCTGGTAGGAGAGACTCGCGTGGTTTGTAACCCACGCGGATATATTGGACACGAACCTGAGGCAAGTGAATGGCAACTACAAACAGTAACAGTTTAACGCATTCTGAAAACCCAGCAATCGGTGTCCGCGGATTCCTAATTCGCGGACTTGGAGATACATTTTGGTTTAGAGTTTATCACCCTGACAAAGAATTCACTGACTATGATATCACACATCATGATTGTGAGATTGTGATCATTGACCCTAGTGCAGCATTGATCAGTAATGATGCTGGGGACTTTTTGGATTACACTACAGAGAGCATGCAAATTGTCAAGTGATCGCAATTACCAAAAGATCACACTGAGCCGCCATCAGATTGAGCGTCTTGCAGTGTTTCTGGCCTTGCAACAAAATGTAAAAAGTGTTACAATAGAAGAAACAAACGAATCAGGCATTGGTGCAAGCCACGCCGCGATTTATCATGGGCATGATGACCTTGTGGATGACATAACAGACGTAGGAAATTGGTAATGAAAATATATCTCAGCAAACCTCGTGATCATTGGATCTCACCATACACCATGTTGGACTACATGTTCTGGTGGACCGACTGGAGCAAATGCAGTCGAGACAAGAGCCTGCAACGCACTCTAGACGACATTGAAGCAGTCAAAGCCGGTGGCAAAAGTTCCTATGTAGAGCGCCCCGAGTGGGTAGAAAAAGCCAGCGACTATCTTGTGCCCGTTAGCCAAGCTATTGCCTGGGTATGGGATCGAGTGCATCCTGAAATCAAGATCGTCAAGATTGATCGTTGGGATACCTGGAGCATGGACCATACCTTGGCGCACATTATTTTGCCCATGCTGAAACAACTGAAAGAAAAACAACACGGCGCTGGCTTTGTGGATGATAAAGATGTGCCCGAAGGCCTTGGTCTACGCAGCACCGAAGCAGCCCCCAAAGAAAACGAGTGGGACACTGACAGCAACCATTTTGCTCGTTGGGAGTGGGTCATAAATGAAATGATCTTTGCATTTGAATGCAAGGTAGATGACTCATGGCAAGATGTTTTCCGTGAAGGCGAACATGACATTGTTTGGATTCCTGTAGACAAAAACGGTAATGAAGTGCCCAAGGGCGAGCACAAGTACTACCAAATGGACCGTGGTCCCAAAGACACTTACAAGTGCGATTATGATGGTATGAAAATGGTAGAAGAGCGTATTCAAAACGGCTTCCGACTATTTGGCCGATATTATCAAAATCTCTGGGATTGACCATTAACTCAACTGGTGTTACAATAGCCTATGACTACTCAAGACTTGACAATAGACTGGGACGACTTCAAAGCTGTGTTCAAATCCACAGACCCTGAACCGGACATGACGTTTGCTGATGACCCGGTGGCCCTGGCCTGGGCTGCTTATCGTGTGTACTTGACAACCCCAGCACTGCGATGGATTGACTTTGCGGATGTCGAAGTTACTGAGCAAGATCGTGTGCAGGCCCAGGAGATTCGCAGTTACTACACTGGTCGCATCTTGATGGATGCTATGAAGTCCAAAAACCCCATGAGTGAGTTTAGAAAAAAACTGTATGGCTTGTTGATCGGTGGGACTGGACTCAAGAAAAAAGACATTGGCTTGCTGTATCGACTGCCGTATTTTTATGTGGAAGACACTGACCTGGACCAAGTGATTGCACAAACCCAGTCAGCATCTGTAATGTTTGGTACTGCGATAGCAGGCACATTTACCTTGATCAAGCGAATCTTGGTGAGTCGACGCTCTGGGGACTATGTGCATTTTTGGCTACGACACCACAAGCGATCTGAGCCGTTCTTGATCGTGGTCAAGACAGACAATCCCTTGTTGAGTTTGCTGACCGGCATCTTGGAAAAACCAGTACAGTTGAGCGCAACAGCGCACCTCAAACGTCACCGCGGATATCACCGCAACAGATATTTTCACCAGCTGGGCAACGTTGAGCTGGTAAATTAATTTAAAGAAGGAAACCATGAGCTATCTATTTACGTCAGAATCTGTGAGTGAAGGACATCCGGACAAAGTGGCTGATGCCATTAGCGATGCCATTCTTGACATTGTGATGAGCAAGCAAGATACTGCATTGCGATGCGCATGCGAGACATTGGTCACAACCAATCGAGTGGTTGTAGCAGGAGAATACAAGGGTATCTTGCACCAAGCCGAAGTAGACAGTGCTGTGCGCCGAGTTGTACGAGATATTGGTTATGAACAGGCTGGGTTTGATTGGCGCACACTAGAAATCACAAACTTGCTACACGGTCAAAGCGCAGACATTGCCATGGGCACTGACACGTTTGGCGCAGGTGACCAAGGTTTGATGTTTGGGTATGCCTGCAACGAGACTGACAACTACATGCCCAGCGCAATTTATTGGAGTCATCGCATTGTTGAACATCTTACGCAACTGAGAAAAGCAGGCCAAGGTGCACATATTGGTCTGGGACCTGACGCCAAGAGTCAAGTAACTTTTGAATACAACAATGACGGCACACCCCAGCGCATTGCCAAAGTTGTTTGCAGTACCCAGCATGGTGACACCGCAGATATTGCAACTGTACGTCAAGAAGTTGAGCAATTTATTCGAGACATTTTGCCCAAAGAATATGTGGATAATACTACTGAGTTTTTCATCAATCCTACTGGTCGCTTTGTTATTGGTGGACCTGATGGCGACACTGGACTCACCGGAAGAAAGATTATCGTTGATACTTACGGTGGTTATAGCCCTCATGGTGGCGGCGCTTTTAGTGGTAAAGATCCTACCAAAGTAGATCGTAGTGCCGCTTACATGATGCGCTACATTGCCAAGAACATTGTGGCATCTGGTCGAGCGCCCTGGGCAACCTGTCAGATCAGTTACGCAATTGGCATGAAAGACCCCATGAGTTTCTATGTTGAATGTGAGGACCGAGAACTGGCAAGGGCATTGACTGCAACCATACCCACCATGGTTGATCTAACGCCAATGGGAATTATCAAACATTTTGATTTGTTCCGTCCAATCTACAGTACCACCACCAACTACGGACACTTTGGTAAATCCAACCTGCCTTGGGAAAAAATTGATTTATTTTAATACCGGCGGCGGCATTGTGAGTGTGTTGACTGCACTTGGTTCCACCAAGTTGCATCGCCTAAGTCGCATTACACAATCCGAGTATCAGCAGTGGCGCCGAGAGTTCTGTTTTGACGCATTAAAAAATATGCGTTATGGGCAGAGCTTTTGCAATCACTTCAACATCACCGATCATAGAATTTTTTATGACAGCGATGTTGAACGTTGCGATCAGTTGATTGTGCGTGACTGGGTCAATGCGGCAAATTAATTTGCCGCACCTGACTCCTGATGATGGCATCAGACTCAAGAATCAACTGATTGCTGCAGGGCTCAAACAGGGTGAAGATTTTGTTTGGGCATATCGACAGGCCAACTACAACAACGATGGTTATGAAGCGGTAACGCCAAGAACAGTGACATTTGAATTTGCAGATCACAAACTGGCAACCTTTTACAAACTCAAATGGTCCAACAGCACAGCATCAAATTGATTTGGTGCACACGAGAAAACTGATAATTACAGTTGATGAACCTAGCCACCATACCAGACTACCTGATTCGTAGCAAGGAAAGCTTTTCCTATGCCAAGGAAATTTCTAGACCTTTTGGCGGCATTGATGCAGTAATTGCCTGGTGCAAATCTGAACTGCTGTCTGAGTGGCGCTGGCAAATGGTTGAAATGAGCTCAGACATACGCCCTGGTCGTTATATATTTTATTTTGATTCTGAGCGAGATTGTGTTGCTTTTTTGCTACACTGGCAATAAGACTTGACAAAAAATCACAGTTGTTATAAAATTACTCTATAAATTTACTGGAGTTGTAATGTCCTTGCAGATTACCAATCTTACGCAGCATCAGGTCGACCTACTCAATGCCATGTGGGATATCAAAGAAGAATCTGAATATTTTGACTGGTACAAGAGTCTTGATCACGATACCCAACTTGAAGTAGAAAGTTTGCAAGCACTAATAATCTTGGAATCGGTAGATCAGATGTTGAGTGACTTGAGCGTGGCTCGCAAAGTACTGAAAAAATTCATGCTATGAACGAAATGGACCAAGAAGATAGCCGCTTGGGCATATTTGCCATCATGTGGGACTACTACGGACTTGAAGCTGTGGCACGGATTCCTGATCCCGCAGACACCACCTTTGCACTGCTAAAAGGCGTTGAGCCACCAAAAGGGCCTAATATCAACCACTGGTCGCTGAGGGCACGATTCAACCCCCAGCGCAACTACGAAATCTACATCATCACTGCCACACCAGGTATTAGCGAACATGACATTCGCGAGATGTTTGAAAACAACCCACAAAGTGCTGCCGACACAATTCGACGCATTGGGCAAAAGTACCACAGTGATCGAGACACGAAAGAAAGAGCAATTCGGTAAAATAGAGGTTGATCAATAAATCTCTATTTGCTATACTTTGTTCTGTGTTAGCAATTAACACATTTTTAACTTAACAGAGACGCTAGACGTCGAAAGGAAAAATTATGCATTCAATTGCACTTGCTGTCAACCACGACACAAAAGAGTTCGCGATCACTATCCGTCATTTGGAGGCTTCTCACTTCAAAAAAGTTGGACCAAACTCCTGGGTTGATTCAGCATACCCAAACAAGGAGTTTTTTGTGGTTCTACAAGCCGAGCGTTCACGTGCCGAATTTGTTGCACACTCTCAAAGTTTCCTGCTACAATCAAATGGTTACACATCTGTAACTGTGAAAGGAAACTTCAATGATGAATAATCATCAACACCGCGCTCTTGACGTAGAGCTACAACGACAACGCTATGGCGAGAACTCTGAGCTACTGAAAGGCTTGGGGTACAACACCGACGTCATGAACATCCGTCGCATGTCCAAGGACATTGCTACAGGTGATACTTGGCGTTACATGGAATCCAAAGATCTAGAAGACCTTAAGGATTGTGTAACTGACTACGACTTGTATGAGTGGACAGTCAACTCACAACTTGACTCTGCCTTGCTTGAAATAGGACAGATACTTGAGTTTGGTACCGCAACTGGCCGTACACTGAACCAATTTGCATACTGGTTACCAAACAAAACTATCTATGGCTTTGACAGTTGGCAAGGATTGCCTGAGAAGTTCAACGACTTGCCTGCAGGACATTTTGCACAACCACTGCCTGAGATAGCAACAAACTGCCGACTGGTACAAGGCTGGTTTGGTTCAAGACCTGCACAAGACCAATCAGGTATTGCAGAATTCACAACGCAGACATTTGCAGCCGCACACCCGGAACCCATTGCACTTTTGCACTTGGATGCTGACCTGTACTCCAGCACAAAAACAGTGTTGAATGCGTTTGCCAAACACATTGTCTCTGGCACAGTGATCTTGTTCAACGAGTATTGGAACCATCCAACTTGGAAGAAACACGAGTTCAAGGCCTGGCAAGAGCATTGTGCTACACACAATATCAGGTATGAATACATTGGTTATGCTAGCGACCATCAAGAAGTCGCTGTAAGAGTGTTGTAAAAATACAACAACAAAAGACTTGACCAATAAACCAATCTCTAGTATACTAGAGACTGTTTAGCAATAATGCTAGACAAAACCCAGTATGCCACAAATTTGAAATTGTGGCAACTTACAATTTAAGGAAAAATCTTATGTCAACATCGGTACAAAGTTACGCAACTCGCGTCAACGCAAAATACTCAAATACAGCCAGTCATTACCAGGACCTAAAAACTCGATGGAATGCTACGCTTTCTCTTTACAATCCAAATACTGTCAATACCATTAACTCTTCGTTGAAGCGGCAGATTGCAGGCTGGATCAAACTTCATCCCAAAGTTAAAACATTCAAGGACATGCCCTTGTGCCGAGCACAGACATGCCGCCTAAGTGACATTTTGATTGACGAAACAATGCAACGTCAACTCAACATCTCCTGGGTGCTCGAAATCATTGAGGACTGGCGTGCCTGGCAAGCAATGCCTGTGCAAGTGTACACTGTTGGTGCCAATGCAAGTCCGGAGTTGGCATATCTTGGTGAAGATAAACTGTATGCAAGCTGGGATGGTCAACATACTGCCATGGCATTTTACATAATCGCTGTGTTTATTCTAGGTCTTGATCCCAAAGACGTTGAAATTCCTGTGGTGATCTATGACGTAAGCACCAAAGCAGAAATCCGCAACAACTTTATTGAAAGCAACAGCGAAAGCGGCAAAAAGCTACTGGACAAGATTGACATTTTCCAGCAAATGGTTTATGGCGTTCGTGTTGACGGTGCAACATATCCTGATTGGTTAGAGGTGGAGAAAAAACAACAGTACCTTGAAGCCGCTGACTTGTTCCTTACTGACGAAAAGTTTGGCGATGCAACACAAGTTGGTGCGATCAGTCGAGTTGAAGACATTGTGACTCGCAAGGTGAGTCCAGAAATTGTGCGCCAATTCTGTGTGTATGCAAAAACTGTGTTGGGCTTTACACCACGTGCTATTAACACCAAGGAAGCACCTATCATTCTGGGTTTCTTGAAGATGGCCAGTGTTGATGACGTGCAATATAGCGATGCAGAAATTGAGAGCTTGGCTATGCTGTGCAATCAATTGTTTAGCGCAGACTTTGATGCTAGAGGTCCTTACTGGGCTCAGGTTGAAACTGCATACTTAAACTGGTGGGAGTCATTCTATGACGGCGTCGACGAAAGCGTTCGACCTGAACGCCCACGTATGAACAAGGACTGGACGCAAGGTGGTACGTTTTTCTGGCACCTGCTGAAAAAGAACTGGAAGGACGAGGCTGGTATGCCAATGGCAATGCCCCGTTTAAACATTCAAACACCATTCATCCCTAACCGTAAGGACTTGTTCTAAAATGGACTTGAATCTACTTGAATCAAATGTCAAGGGATTCGTACACCCCGACTACGGTCGGGTTGTGCGAGATGGTCAAGCCTACGTGGCAACTGAAAAGTTTGTACGCCGTGGTTTGAAAATTTGCTTGGCACTGTATCGTAAACTTGAACGTCTGGATCAAACAGCTCGTTTGCTACGTGATGCAATTGACTTCTTGCTACGCCGATATCATGGTTATGCAATCAAAGAACGCATCAAAGCACACTATCGTGATGCTGGTCTCAAGCCTACAGACAAGACTGACTTTGAACATGTGATCCCGGCTGCACTGTTGGCAGCATTGTTGATCCAAGGCAAAATCTCAGTAGAGCTGGCAATGAATCCACCAACATGCTTGCTGAAGAAAAAGCATCATGCTTTGCTCAAGAAGCAAGGGCTTGGTAACAAGACCCCGGATGTGTGGAATTTTTGGAAACGATATGAGATGCTGGGTATCAAGTTGGAAACACACACTGGCGACGAAGTGGACGTGACTACTTGGAATCTGGGCACACACGTAACTTACTTCAAGGTCTAATATGAGCCAACTTGAACTGCATGGACGTCCCTGGACAGTGTTTGATCCTGCCAATCAACAACACAGGGCTTGGTATCACGATTTTGTAAAAACTGGCACCTGGGGGCGGTGCCCAGTGCGGTTCGTAGTACCCGAAGATCATGGCAACTTGGTTACCATGATCCAACGCAACCTAGTGGCATACTATGTCACACAAGAATTTAAACGAACACGGAGAAAATAATGTTAATGTTTGCATACGGTATGAACACCAATCCCAAAGAGATGGCTCGACGTTGTCCGCAGGCTCGGAGCCTGGGTCATGCTCGACTTGTAAACCACAGCTTCCGGTTTGCGCAATATGCAGATGTGGAACCACAGTCGGGCAGTTTTGTAGAAGGGGTGTTGTGGGAGATCACTGAAGAATGCCTTCGTGCTCTGGACCAGTTAGAAGGTTACCCTGTTTATTACAATCGTGTGGTGAGTTCTGTGGTGCATGAATCTAGAACCTATCATGCTCTAGTGTACCGCATGCAGCCAGGGCGCCGGGACTATGGGCCTACTCGTGACTACTATCGTTTGGTCACAGAAGGCTATCAAGCACATCGTGTGCCCACTGACCAGCTGGAAAATAGTGTAAACTATAGTACTACAAATTTTGGTTGACCAAAAACTCCCAATTTGCTATAATATACACATATACAGCAACAAACAGGAGTAAATTATGGGAACCAGAAGTCGAGTGGGAATCATGCATGGTGACAAGTGCAAATCAATTTACATTCAGTGGGATGGTTATCTTGACGGCGTTGGCAAGATACTGCTTGAACACTATGACAGTGCCAAGGCCAATCACTTGGTGGCCCTAGGCGATGTGTCGAGCCTGCGTCAAAACGTTGAGATTCCCGAAGGTGTTGAGCACACATTTGATCAGGCTGCTGACGGCATCACTATTTTCTACGGTCGCGATCATAAGGAAAATGGTTGCGAGTTTTCAGTGGATCACACATTCAAAGACTTCATGACACGTGTGGGCGACAGCGGTGCCGAATACTACTACATCATGCGAGATGGTGTGTGGTATGTGGGCTCTGTATATGACGTTAATGGTTTGGTAGCCGGTGATCTTGTGTGTTTGAGCAAAGCACTGGTCTGGGAGGCAATTGCGCAATGAGCGGATATCAAACAATTTTGCGTATTCGACGCATTGAAGAAACTGTCGCCAAACTTGGATTCATGTTGGCCAATTCCCGGCATGGATGGGACAACAGCAACCCTGACATGGTGGCCCTCAAGCCCCGTGACGATGATGCAGTGCCGGGCTACAGCCGAGATGCTGAAGTGTTTCGTGGTACCTTGGAAGAACTGGAAGTTTGGTTGCGTGGTGTGGAGTGGGCACGAAGCTACGACCGTGTGCTTCGAATCAGCGACGACAAAAAGAGAGCCAAGTACGAGGATCGAGAGCGCCTGAGAATTGCAGAAATGCGCAAACGAGAAGAACAGAAAATGCTACTGGCTGTGCTAAAGGCGCCCGATCACGAAAACAGCCGGGTAAAAAAGTAATACTTTATAGTACTACTTTTCTGGTTGACTCAAAATGCCCAATTTGTTATAATATACACATAGCAAAGCAAAACAGGAGCCAGAGATGACCAAGCAATTCGTACAAGTTAGTGCCAGCAAAGACAGTAACAATTTCATGCACTGTAGCAACCTGAGCCTGATGGCATATGATGGCATGACTGCCGATCAAGCCCTGTGTGAATTGCTGGACATGGCTGATGAGTACACCTTGAAAGGTTACACCATCCAGTGGACTTTTCAAGATTTTGACGCAATCGATGAAGAAATGTACGGCGAATTATTTGCCTAAGTTTAGTTGACCAAAATTTCCCAATTTGTTATAATATACACATAGCAAAGCAAAACAGGAGTTGATATGGGTTTCGAAACAGTGGTGTTGGACAAGGTTGCAACAGTTCTTAAATCGGACAACCTTGCTGGATTTTATTGTGGTACGCTGAGTGTGGTCTGCACGGCTGCAGAAGCCAACCGAATTGCAAAAAAGCTCTCCAAAGAATTAGACACAAAAATCCAGATCAGCCCCGACGGCTCTTATGGTTACTTGTTTGATTTTGTGGCCTAAGGAACTGTGATGAACATCGAAATTGAATACGACCTGTCCGGCAACGCGGCACCCGACTATGGCATGTACTCTGACATTGGCAATGCCGCGGTGCATGCCATTGTATTGGCTGCCCAATCTAACAAGATGACATGGGTCCAAACATTGCGAGCTCTGCGAGCTCTGGCAGAACAAGAACAGTTTGGCGAAGCCATGGACACCATGGTGCGTGAAATGGTGTACAGTGCCCTGGGCATCAAAGACGAGTCGTTTTACGTGTTGTAATACTTGAGTATTACTTTTTTTTGGTTGACCAGAATTTCCCAATTTGCTATAATAGAAGTATAGTAAGAAACAAGGAGTTAAAGATGTCAGGTTTTGTTGATGTGTCGGGTATGAGTTATCAAGATGTCAAGCGCATGAGTCAGCAAGATGATGTAGATTATCAACCTCGTCATCCCATTGGATCTGCTCCTGCTCGTCGCAACACTGTGCTTCAAACTGGCCATAGCGTCAGCGATGTGTGGGCCGCAGCCTGTGCCGCTCAACGTGTGAATGGTGGTTACTACAAAGAATCCACCTACCTGTGGGACGAAAGTACTCATGTCAACAAACTTGACAAGCGCCGCAACCGCGACATCATGATGGAGTTCCTGTACAACCCCGACCGACTCTTGGTTGAGGACGTTGAAGCAGGTGAACAGGCACATGACTTTCTGCAAAACGATCTTACCTTCCGTGCGCTCAAAGGCAAGCTCACTGAGTTTGACAGTGCCACCAGCAAGTGCCTGGCAGTGACAGATCAGTTTTACACTGTGCAACACCGCTACGAACTGGCTGTGGTTGCGGCTCTGCCTGCCAGCGCGGCTCGTAGTCAAGCACAACAAAATCAAGTTGAACGAGTGCGGTTTTCCAAAGGCGGCCTTATTGCTCAGCCCGGCGACAAAGTGTCGGCTCAAGTAGAAGTGCTGACTTCAGTTTACAGCAAGAATTACGGTGTGTACTGGATCAAGGGCATCACTGATCAAGACCAGCCAGTGTTCTTTAGTGCCAAAAAAGCACACAACACTGGCACTTGGCTCAGTGTAACAGGCACCGTTAAAGCACATCGCGATGATGTCACTCAACTCACTCGCGTCAAGGTGTTGTGATGTTCAAACTTTTGATTGGTATTGTTATTGGTGTGGTGGTGGCAACTATTGGTTTTAGCGGCATTGCTCAACTGCTGGACCGAGGAGTCCAAACCATCCAGGAACAAAGCAAAGAATTGGCCCGCTAAATTGGGCAAACTGAGTCCAAATTGTATCAAGAAACGGTTGACCAATCAGCTGTTTTTTGCTATAATTAGACATGCTGCAAACACAGCATATTTTTAAATCTGTAAGGCAACTTTGAAAGGCAACTTTATGACAAACGAAAAGACTTTTACCGTGGCTGGTACTGCCAAGAACCCCAACGGTACTGTCAAGGCCCGTTTTGCTAACGACTTGGTGGCTCGCATCAAGATTCTCAACAAAGCAGGATGCACTGACATCAACTTGGCTGAACTGCCCCGCGCAATGACCAAACTGGAATGTCTCCAGTATCTCACCGAGCAAGGTATTACTGAAGGCGATGCTGGATTTGTTGTGGCAAACAAGCTGGCAGAAAAAGCCAAGGTGGCCAAGAAAGGCGAAGTCAAGGTGCAAGCCAGTACTGGCGCCAAGGCCAAGAGCACCAAAAAGGACGTTACTGCTGAACAACTGATTGCCGAAGCCAAGGCCTAAGCAACTGTTTGACAGCACAATGCGGCCTTTGGGCCGCATTTCTTTGTGTTTTGGAAACAAAGAGATAATTACTGGATGCGGGCCAAACACAACAACCAATAATGACTATAGCATCTTACCGTGCGGTAGAACCACTGTACATTGTAACCTTACGCAACTCCACTCAAGCCGAAGCACTGTTAAAAAACTGGATACGAGAACATCGTGTCGAGCATGCATCGGTGTCAGGCAATCGAATGATGTTGCATGACCAAAGAGGTTTTGAACAATTTAGGTTGACTTGGTCTCACAGCATCACCGGTATCACTATCTGGGATACCTGGGTCAAACGGCACATATATCTAGATTAACTAGAGTGCCAAAAAAACAAAAAAATCGTTGACAATGCTATCACAGCATTGTATAATTGTTCTACATACAAGGAGTTACTATGACACAACACGAACAACTGGTTTCCGCTTACGAAACTTACATTGCCGAAAACGAAAAATTCACCACCAAGGGCGTCAAGGCTTCAGCAGCCCGGGCTCGCAAGGCGCTACAAGAGATGAGCAAATGCATCAAAGAACGCCGCAAAGAAATCACTGCTGAGAAAGAAGCCTTGGCAGCAAAATGAATGTAGAAACTATGCATCTAAAGCAAGGATATTGGCCGGAAACGCTAACGCCCGAACTTAGACAACAACTTTTGCTGGACAAAATAGCTCGAGTTCAGCAGGCGGCCGAACAGCGCAAAAAGTATCCGAATTCAATTCGTGACGAGCTAAACATTGTCTGTTGCAATGAGCAAGAATGCGAACACCATTAACATCTATTCTGACAACGATGTGATATCTGACACTGGTGAAAGCCTTTACATCAGTACTGGTGCTACTGGTGCTATTGGCGCTGCCGACTCAAATGCTTATTCATGGAATGCCAACAGTTCTATAGATTGGAACAATATCACTATTGGATCTTCCAATATTGCTGGCACCAATGGTACCATGATTCGTCCGTCTGGACGTTTGGAACTTCAAGGTGAAGATGCTGACATAAAAATCAATGGTCGAAGTTTGATGGATGCTATTGATGCCCTTGAGCAGCGCCTTAACATTCTAGTACCTAATCCTGAGCTGGAAGCAGAATGGGATGAATTACGAGAGCTGGGCGAACGTTATAGAGCGTTGGAAAAACAATGTACCGAGAAAGGCAACATGTGGAAAAAACTAAAGTCAATGCCACCACCAACCAAACCATGAAACCAAAACAACGTATCAATCACATTGTAAAGTGGTTGAAGCAGTATGCCAAGAGTGCCAAAATTGACACTTTTGTAGTGGGCATTTCTGGTGGGATCGACAGCTCAGTTGTGAGTGCCTTGTGTGCTCAAACTGGCTTAAAAACCATTGTGGTGCAGATGCCTATTCGTCAAAACAAACAGTTGGATAATCGCAGTAGCTTGCATGCAGGCTGGTTGTTGGAACGTTTCCCCCAAACAGTTACTCACATGAGCATGGATCTAACTCCAGTGTTCTCTGCGTTTGAAAAGAAGGTTGATCCTTTTTGCAGGATTGACGATGACACCTATGACACGTACAAATTGGCCAGTGCCAACTCTCGCAGTCGCCTGCGCATGATGACGCTGTATCAAATTGCACAATGTCATGGTGCCTTGGTTGTAGGAACCGGCAACCGGGTAGAAGACTTTGGTGTGGGCTTTTTTACCAAGTACGGCGATGGCGGAGTTGACCTCAGCCCCATTGGCGACTGTCTCAAAACACAAGTATGGGACATGGGTCGCGAACTTGGTGTAGCACCAGAGATCATTGATGCTGCTCCTACTGATGGACTTTGGGCAGATGGTCGTACAGATGAAGATCAGATTGGCATGACTTACCCTGATCTAGAACGCATGATGGCCTTGGACTTCTTAAAACGTGCCAAGGCAGTGGACTCTGACATGCCCGGTAGCTCCAAGTTGTCAGCAGACGATCGCAAAAAGCTAACACGTTATCAAGAGCTTCGTGCTAGAAACATGCACAAAATGCAACCAATCCCGGTTTGCAAGTTTGACCAATAAGTCAAACTGTGCTATAATGATATTGTGGGATAACTACCCACTTATTGGCCAAAACGTACCATTTTGTGGGGCTATGCTTCACAATATGGTACCACTTACTAAGTAACAGCCTATGAACGCAAATGTAACCTCAACAACTTTGCAAGTTGCAACCTGGAGCTCACGCCTACTAAAAGTCTTTGGACTATGGGTAGTGTTGGCTGCTGTGTTTGTGACCAGTACTGCAAAACTCGACTACCTACGACAAGCAAACAACAACATGTCTGACAATTATGTGTCAGCAGCTCAAAGAACCAAAGAGCTAGAATGTTTGACACGCAACATTTACTGGGAGGCGGCCAGTGAGCCGTTTGAAGGCAAAGTTGGTGTGGCGCAGGTTACCCTGAATCGAATGGAGTCTGGAAAATTTCCCAATTCTGTTTGCGGGGTAGTGTACCAGAAAAACGTATTCTACGAAAAAGTAGTTTGTCAGTTTAGCTGGTACTGCGAAGGCAACCATACCACTCGTGCAATCCACAAACCCTTGTGGAATGAGTCAGAGATTGTGGCCAAAAAAGTGTTGTTGGAAGGATTTAGATTGCCTGGTCTAGAAGATGCACTTTTTTACCACGCAACATACATATCGCCGGGCTGGAAGCGAGAAAAGATCCAAACTATTGGACAACACATTTTTTACAGATAGTCCTACTTACGGAAATCAGATTCTGATTTCCTCCGTTTTACATCTTCAGAATCTTTGCGTCGATACCCTGCTTCAGATAACTTTTTTTACGGAGACCGCTCATGAACATCAACAACATTGTACCCACAGTTCGAAACTTTTTTGCTGAACACTTTGGAAAAATCTCAGCAGAGACCCTGGGCTGGTTGGCAGTGATTGTGATCCACGCTGCCACCATTCCCACCTTGTTGGCCTTGATGTCTGGACTCAGCGACCGTGCCCCACAGCTGGACATGGTATTGTTTATGTGGGCAGGCCTGGTCTTGATGTTTTTACGTGCCGTGGTGCTGAAAGACATGCTGAACATCATCACAATTGGTCTGGGCTTTATTGTGCAAGCCGTGCTCATGGCCTTGCTACTGTTTCGGTAATACTCTAGTAGTACTTGACCAATAATCCTGGATATGCTATAATATACACATGTTTAAAGCAAACAGATCACATGTGACATTGCGTCCGGGGCATGAGGACTTTGTGTTCAGCCCCGACGGTGTCACTGTTGTGCCTCGTGCCAGCATTGAAATCAGTCAACGATGCCCAGAAAATTATCGAAGTCTGATTGCAGAATGTTTTAATCAAGGTTGGATCAAGCCTATAGCAAACATGCGCAAAACTGAATACACCATGGAGTTACTGAAAAAATGACAATGCATCTGTGTGGTCCTGCCCTGAGTCTTATTGGTAAGAAAAAAGGCAAAGTCAAGTTTCGCAACGCTGCTGAAGCTGCTCGTGCACGTGAGCTTGATACCTCGTGGAAAGAACTGCTGAAGTCGCAGGGCATAGCAGCTGAAGAAAAGCGGCGTGTTCGAGCCATGAAGGCTGAGCCTTTGACTTATAACTTGAGCGCTCCTGTGGGCCGAAGCACCAGCAATCATATCCCCAGTCGTTCCACTTCAGGTGGTTCTACTGCGCCTGTAGCTCACAAAGAATACACCGGTACCAAGATGCTGGGTATTGGTCAGTTGCACAAGAGCAATGCAGTGCCTGTTTTTTGCAATCAGGACGCTGTAGATATCTCTAAAATGCGCCGCGGATGACCAACTCTGTGTTTGTTCCTGTTGCCCGGCTACTTGAGGCACTGACGTGGGCCAAATGTCATTGTACCACATACATCACCAATGATTATTTGCAGGACACAGATTCAATTGAGTTTTTCTTTTGCCCAACTGAACAAGGGCAAAGAGAAATGTTGATGTTTACTTTGAAATTTTTATAACACTTGGAGACAAAATGATAGACGCAGATATGTGGCAAAAACAAGAAGTGGTACGACTGCTCAAGGGCGCACCGGGCACGGCCTATCAAGAGGCCGATGACGCCAACCGCACAATCATGCGTGATTGGGTGCGTAGCCTGCTACAAAAGGGTCCTATCACAGTAACGTTTACCAAAGCAGACGGAACTGTGCGTGACATGAAATGCACATTGGATTGGACATTTATCCCCACATACAAACAGCCCAAAGGTCCTGACACAACCTCAGTGGACGGAATGGTGAAAGAATCCCGACAACGCAAAGATCCTGATGTGCATAGCCTCCGGGTGTTTGACGTGGACAAACTAGAATGGCGTAGTTTCCGCTTTGACCGACTTCAAAAGATCACAGCTGAGCTGAATTTTGAATAAGTAATAGCCAAATGGCTAAAAAAGAAGATACTATTACAGTGGAAGGTGTTGTTGAGGAAATCATGCCCGCAGCAATGTTCAGAATCCGACTTCACAATATTGAAAAAACAGTACTTGGTTACTTGTCGGGTCGCATGAGAAAAAACAATATCAAAGTTTTGTTGGGTGATCGAATCGAAATGGAGTTTAGTCCATATGATCTGACTCGCGGTCGTATTACCCGACGCAAATAAATACTGTACTATGAAACTTCGTGATACAATTAGCCTAGTAGAAGCTAGCACTCGACCAGCCAAGCTGGAAACCACTCCCTTGCCCTATGGTGAGAAAGACCTTGAGCCAGTATTGAGTAAAGAAAGTTTAGAATACCATTATGGACATTTGGCCCGGGGCTATGCCAAGCGTTACAATGCAGGAGAAGGCAATGCGGATTTTAATCGTGCTGGCAGTTTTCTGCACAATAAATTTTTCCCTCAGCTCAGGGCTCCCAAGGGCGCCAATCGACCACGTGGGGCAGTACTTGCGCTGATTGAAGAAAAGTTCAAGACCTATGAAGACTTCAAGGAGGAAATGAAAAAAGTTTTTATGTCTATCCAGGGAAGTGGTTGGTGTTATCTCTCAACATCCGGCGACATAAAAACTATTGCAAACCATGCTGTTAGAACTGATATTGCTCTTCTGATAGACGCATGGGAACACGCATGGAGCTTGGACCACCAGTGGGACAAAGAGGCTTACTTTGATAACATCTGGAAAATCATCAACTGGGACGTTGTTAACGAACGTCTATGAGTATATATCTTCTAGTTAAAACACATGCTAAAACAGGGTTAAAATACCTTTGTAAAACTAATAGAAAAGACTATCAAAAATACCTAGGCTCTGGTCTATACTGGAAAGATCATTTGCGGGTTCACGGCAAAGAGCACACTACAGAGTTAATAAAAGAATGTTCATGCAATGCCGAAATCAAAAAATGGGGGTTATATTATAGTAACCTCTGGGATGTAGTAAATGCTAAAAATACCGAAGGTAAAAAACTCTGGGCAAATCTAGTGCCAGAAGAAGGCCAAGGTATTTCTAGTGAGGTCGGAAAAGTAATACAAAATCGTCCTGAAGTAAAAGCAAAGAACGTTGCAGGAGTTAAAGCATTTTATGCTAACAACCCAGATATACGAGAAGAGCACCGAAAAACTGCGTTAGATAATAACCCTATGCATAAGCCTGGGATTAAAGAAAAACACAAACTAGCAGTAGAAATCTCTAATACTGGTGAAAAAAATAATAGTTGTGATTTAAGATTGCATAAGTTTCAACATGAAACTGGGCCACAGGAATATTGTACTCAAAATTTCCTAAAGAAAAAATATAATCTTAAAAAAACTGGTATTAGCCAGTTAGTAAATGGGCATAAGCAAATTGCGTACGGATGGAAAATATTATGATTACACTAACTGAATCTGCTGTGACAAAACTCCGAGACCTGTTTGCCGAAGAAAACAATCCGGCGCTGGTGCTACGAGTATTTGTGCAAGGTGGAGGCTGCTCGGGATTTCAATACGGGTTTACATTTGACGAAAATCGTAACGAGGATGATTTTGAAGTTCCAGCTGAAGTGCCTGTTGTGGTGGATGCCATGAGCATGCAGTACCTACAGGGTTCTGCTGTGGATTATCACGAGGACGTTATGGGTGCCAGCTTTGTGATCAACAATCCGCAAGCAGTGTCCACTTGCGGCTGCGGATCAAGCTTTGGTATCTGATTAAACAAACGGTCTTGGGTTAGCGCCAAATTGATTGGCTGCGTTTGAGAATGTTGGTGACACCGAACCATACACTGGATTCCAGGTTCCCCCATCCTTGACATAAACTGAGTTAACACTCTGCCAAACATTATTGACTTTTACCCATGTATTTCTAACTGGTGCAAAAGATCCAAGATAGTGCACTGATACACCGCTGACATTGAAGTCAAACATTGCATATCCACTAGAGCCTTGAATGGCAGTATTTCCGCCCAGTGCAATTCCACTGCCAGGGTAATACGTAGAATTGGTACCACCAGGTGTTTTACCACTTGGATTTTGATATGTTCCTGAACTTAACCCAAACGCCCCAGCATAGGCACCTACGTCGCCGCCAGGAGTGATGCCACCATTACCGCCGCCCCAGCCACCACCTCCACCTCCACCACCACCACCGTCACCACTGTTGGCCTGTCCATTTTGACCAGCATTGATTCCCACGGCTGCCTGTCCGCTATCACCTGGAGCATTTTGTCCGTTTTTTGCACCAACGTTACCTGCACCGCCACCCCCACCGCCACCCCCAGCAGCTCCAAGTGGAGTTCCGTTAAGAATGACAACCGTGGCGCCACCACCACCGCCACCAGCACCTGAACTTCCAGCTGGTCCAGCTGCACCACCAACACCACCGCTGAAAGATGTTCCTGAATTTATAATTAGTGCAACTGCGCCCGGACCACCAGTATTGACACCAACAATACGTACTGTATGAGTTCCTGCAGATAAAAATATTCTAGATTCAAAAGTGGTTGTGTAATCTGGGGCACTCAACACTATTGATCCGTCAACATATACATCTGCATAGTTGTCAGCCGATCCAATAAATTGGTATTCTGTGCTAGAAGGAAAAGTTACAGTGTATGTTTTATCAAAATTGGTAGTAGAGCTAGGATTGACCCATACTCCGTTGGAATTTAGAAATGTGCAGTACCTAGTATTGAATTGCGAAAATACAGGACCGCCAAGACCACTTGATGGCACGGCTGTGATGGTATTAAAAATTTGACTTTGTGTGTAACTAAAACCAGGAGATCCACCAGCTGCACTACTTTGCCCGCTCTGTCCACCGCCGCCTGGTCCACCAACGGCTACTTGCAAGACATCTCCAGCACTGATGTTAAAGTTAACAACTGAGTATGCACCGCCACCACCTGCACCGCCTGTGCCTGAATCGTTGCCTCCACCGCCACCTCCACCACCCCAAAGGTATGCAGCCACAGGCACGTTGTTTCCAAATTGCCAAGTTAATTGCTGTAGGCTACCGGTGTATCCTACTGGACGTAATACTGTTGCCATGTGTTAAATTTGATACCAAATATCACCGTTGTTGCCACCGGTGGGCGCACTGGTACTTACATATCTTGTGCCAAAGCCGTTTGAATTTGTTGCAATGGACAACGTAATATCGGCAATTAATGACCCGCCACCGGTTAGTCCTGTGCCGGCAATGATGTTTGTGCTGCTGTGTGCTGCACCTAGATTGGTTCTAGCATCTGTGGGATTACTTGCACCAGTGCCTCCATCAGCAACGGTTAAATCTGTTATTCCAGAGATTGTACCACTTGAAATTGCAACATTACTAGCTGAAAACAATGTTAGGCCAGATATTGTGCCACCTGTAATTCCAACCGAGTTTGCTGCCTGTGTAGCAATAGATCCAAGTCCAAGATTGGTTCTTGCAGCAGATGCTGTGGTTGCATTTGTGCCACCACTACTAATTTCCAAAGGCGAAGTCAATCCAGATATTGTACCACCTGTGATAGACACTGATGATGCATTTTGTGTAGCAAGATTGCCAAGGCCAAGGTTGGTTCTTGCTGCACCAGCAGTATTTGCTCCAGTTCCGCCACTTAGCACAGCCAACGGTGCATTTAGTCCAGAAATATTACCGCCAGTGATAACAATGTTGTCTATGGTACCAGCAGTGAATGCAATGTTGCTGGTATTCATGGTGGCAATGTTGCCAAGTTGCAGTCCGCTTCTTGCTTGCGCAGCGGTGCTACCTCCAGTGCCACCGTCGGCCACAGCAAGCGGTGTGATACCTGTAATAGTACCGCCACTGATAGCAACAGCATTGGAATTTTGCTGACTCATGGTAGGCAGGGCATTGGTCCAGTCTGTGACAAATCGAGTTGTTGCAATCTGAGTGTTACTTGTGCCCAGTGATGCAGTAGGCGACGTAGGCACACCAGTAAATGCAGGGCTTGCTTTTTCTCCCTGAACAAATGCTGTGGTAGCAATTTGTGTTGAATTTGTTCCTGCTGGGGCAGTGGGCGCAACCGGAGTTCCAGTGAATACAGGACTAGCTTTTTGTGCTTGTACAAAAGCAGTTGTGGCCAATTTGTTGCTGCTGTCAACAGTACTGGCTGTGGGCGCAGTTGGTATGTTAGCAAACTCAGGACCTGATGTAACAAACGCTGTGGTAGCAAGTTGAGTGGTATTTGTGCCAGTACTAGCAGTAGCAGCAGTTGGAGTTCCAGTGAAAATTGGACTATTAGTGACAAATGCTGTGGTAGCAATTTGTGTGGTTGCAGTACCTGCTGTGGCAGTAGGAGCTGTGGGCACACCAGCCAGTGCTGGACTGTTTGTTACAAATGCTGTGGTAGCAATTTGCGTATTTGCTGTTGCTGAGGGTGCAGTGGGTGCAGTAGGTACCCCAGTAAATGCCGGGCTAATTTTTTGAGCTTGCACATAATCTTGACTGGCCAGCACTGCCCAGGTGTTAGCACTAGAATAGGCCGAAATTGCGTCAGTGGCACTGTTGTACCACAACTGCCCCAAGATTGGTTGCAAGGGTGCTGTGGAATTTGCAAAATTCTCCAGCAAATATACATAGTTTTCGTTTTCGTAAGTACCGTAGTCTGTTAGTCCTCGTCCCACCAAGGACAAGTCTGTAGCCGTGGTGTTTACTGTGCCGTCTGCAATAACGGCAATAACGTTTCCGCGAGAATTGTTGATAATATAGCTCATTGACCACTCCGAATCAGTGTATTTAGCGGCAACTCATAGTGTGTGCTACCTACAAAATCTTTGGTAAATAACACAATAGGACTGCAAACATGACACAACAAATCATTGACGTTGGCAACGTAGCAAATGACGGGCAAGGCGATCCCTTACGAACTGCTTTTATAAAGATCAACGAAAATTTTACTGAAGTTTACAATACCGGGGGGTTAACTGGTATTACAAACGGCAGCTCAAACATCAAAATCGTACAAGATTCCAACATCAATTTCAGCTCAGCCAACGTAGCTAACGTTTTTGCTGTGTCTGGAACTGGTACCAGTACCACGGGAACCAGTGCAGTGACTGGGAATGTTAGTGCCACTGGTAATGTATCTGCTGGGGGATTTTTTGTAGGTAACGGAAGTTTACTTACAGGGGTTGTTTCCAGCGCACCTGCTGCACTACTCACTGGCACCACATTGAGTGCAAACGTGGTTAATTCAAGCCTGACCAGTGTGGGCACGCTCAGTAGCTTGGCAGTAACTGCTAATATTACAGGCGGCAATCTAACAACTGCAGGAAGAGTCAGTGCTACTGGAAATGTGCTAGCGCAAAACTTCACCACAGGCGGTACAATCAGTGCCACTGGTAATATTAATGGTGCCAACATTTTTGCCACAGGCGCTTTAAGTGCTGGTGGAACAATCAACGCTGTGGGAAATATCACTGGCAATTACTTCATTGGTAACGGAAGTTTGCTCACTGGATTTTCAGTAAGCTCAAATGCAGCACTTTTAACAGGTTCTACCCTCAGCGCAAACGTAACTGTAAGTAGTCTACAAACTGTTGGAACACTAAACAGCTTGACCGTGAGTAATGCTCTGGGCGGCAACGGCAACGTGCAATCCAACAATGTCAGTGCAGGATCCACAGTTTCTGCTGTGGGCAATATCACTGGCGGAAATCTAATCAGTATTGGGGCAGTCAGTGCAGTTACTGGTGTATTCGCTGGAGACATTACTGGTGCAAACATCACTGGAAATCTTGTGGGCGGAAACATTGCAGCTGGTAACCTCAACGCCACAAACACTGTGACAGGAACTACTATATCAGCTAGCGGAAACGTAACTGGGGGCAACATCAATTTTGGCTCAGGCGTTGTGAGTGGATCTGGCAACATTGTTGGTGGCAACATCTCTGGTACACTTACTACTGCGGCTCAAACAAATATCACAAGTGTGGGTACCTTGACCACGCTGGTAGTTTCTGGCAACGTCAGCGGTGGAAATATCTCAACAGGAGCAATGACTGCAACTGGAAACGTATCTGGTAGCAATGTGATTACATCTGGATATGTTACAGCGGCAGGCAATATCACTGGTGGCAATATATCTTCAGGCAATATCACTGGTGGTAATCTTATAACAGCTGGCCAGTTAACTGCTACTGGAAACGTAACTGGTGGTAACTTAAACACTGGCGGATCTCTAAGTGTTGCTGGCAGTACTATTATTGCTGGCAATCTAACAGTCAACGGAACAACAGAGTATACCAATGTCAGTACTCTAGCAATTGCTGATCCAATAATTGGAATTGGTCGTGGTGCAAACAATGCCACACTCAGCAGCAATGATGGTAAAGATCGCGGCGAACAACTGTTTTATTACACCACTCAAGAACGTTCTGCTTTTATCGGCTATCAAAACAGCACTGGTAAACTAGTAGCAGCTACTCAAGCAACTGTCACAAACGAACTTGTGACCATTGACACAGCTGGAAGTTTTGTTGTTGGACAGTTGGAAGGTGTCACAATCAGTGTTAGCGGAACAGTAACTGTTGGCAATGTGTCTACAGGGGGAACTATCAGTGCTGCTGGCACTATCACTGGCGGCAACTTGACCACTATTGGTTCTGTGGGTGCAACTGGAGGCATAACTGGTGGAAATTTATTAACTGGTGGACTAGTAAGCGCCGCTGGCACTGTAACAGGTAGTGCTGTTAACACTGCTGGAGCTGTTAGTGCAGCTGGAAACGTCACTGGTGGCAATCTAATAACTGCAGGCGCAGTGTCAGGATCAGGCCTTGTGATCTCAGGCAACACTGCTACGGTGACCAGTGCTGGTTACACTATTGGTTACAGAGACATTCCGCAGTTGACATCATTTGGTACCCTGGCCATCACTGACGGTGGCAAACACTACTACGGGTCAGGGACTCTTACCATTCCCACCAACGGCAGTGTAGCACTACCAATTGGTACCAGCATTCTTGTCATAGCAAGTAGTAGCACTACTATAGCCAATGCTACTGGGGTTACACTGACCTGGGCTGGTCCCGGTACTGGTGGCTCAAGGACTCTTGCACAGTATGGCATGGCCACAGTGATCAAGGTTGCATCTGACACCTGGTATGTGAATGGAACAGGACTAAGTTAATGACAGGTATAATGTCTGCCATTGCTGGCAACGCACAAAACATTGTGTATGCATCTGGCTTGTATGGGCCAACTGGTGTTGACCAAGCTCCTATTAATGGCAGCGACTTAAACAACTCAGTGGTTCAGTCCAAGACCTGGATTGGGTATTTTAGGCCAACTGCTGGTGGTTCAAATTCGTTTGGTATATCTGCTGCCTGGACCAGTGATGACACAGGCGAAGGCCAGTATTCAAGAGCTTATGTCTGGGTAGGTGCCTTGGCACTCTCTGGTTACACCACAGGCAATGCTTTGGCCGCAGCTGACAACAGCTCGGGCTCAGGTTCTGCTACTTTGGTGGCCGGACAATACTATCCCATAAGAGTGCAATGGAATTATTATTTCCCGTTTGACGGTGGTTTCTTTGGATTTGACACATCTGGAAGTTTTTCATTGACGCCGCCCAGCGGCACCTATTGGTACAACACCAAGAGCAATGGATTCTAAGCCACGGTAAATATGAAAAAGGGCAAAGAATAATGGCACAACCTGTATGGATCACACCAGCTGGTAGTTTGGGAGTTATACCCGAAGGAGTTTTCTACCAACTATCAATGTTGGCAGAAGATCCTGATGGCGGCGAAATTTATTATGCTGTAATAGCAGGATCATTGCCCCCTGGTATTCAATGTTTAGCCAATGGCTTAATAGTAGGTGTACCCAGGGCCATTGCCAGTCTTCAAGGTGTCCCATTTGACGTCAGTAGAGATGTTACCAGTAAGTTTACCATAAGAATTTACACAGAAGAAAATCCACTACTTATAAGAGACAGAACATTCACCCTTACAGTGACCGGCAATGATGTACCAGAATTTACAACTCCTGCAGGTCCCTTGGCTACTTATAATTCAATAACCGGCCAATGGGAAGTTAATGATACCTATTATGATGGTGGTGAAATCAATTATCAAATACAATACACTAATCAAGATCCTGATGACACTGTGATTGTGAAATTAGTAGGCGGCGAATTGCCTGGCGGTGTTACTATCACCCCAGGGGGTTTGATCACTGGTTATATACAGCCAGCGGCAAACGTCAACGAAACACCTGGTTATGATTTCACGCCAATTTATACCGAGCCTTACGATTTTATAATCAGCTCAGTCAGTAGAAATTACCAATTCACACTGGAAGTCACTGACGGCAAGAGTTCAAATTTGAGAACATTTGAGTTCTTTGTATACGATCGGTCAAGTCTAACCGCAGACAACACCACAATAACTGCTGACACCACCGCAGTTACTGCTGACGAAGGACTTGAACGTGCACCGTTCTTGCTGAATGCTGTGCCAAGCGACCTTGGTATCGTTCGCAGTGACAACTATTATGCCTATCAGTTTATTGGTAGAGATTATGATACTCCAGATATAAGATATGCTATTGGAGTCAACCAAGGCGCTGGCTTGCCGCCTGGACTAGAACTAGATACAGTCACAGGATGGTACTATGGTTACTTGCCTGATCAAGGTGTAACTTCAGTAGAATACAGTTTTAATATTGTTACCTATCAAACAGACTTTGTTGGCTCGCCTATCACTTGTACAGCAACCACATTTGGTACCAATAGAATAACCTGTAACAGCACTGAACAACTGGGAACAGGCCAGCCTATTATATTCACCGGCACTGCATTTGGCGGTGTGTCTGCTTCTGCAATACAAGTTTACTATGTGTTGAGTGTAGTAAATGCCACACAGTTTACCATTACAAATAATTTAAGCTCTACCACTCCAGTATCGCTTAGTACATCAGCAGGATCAATGATTGCAAATCTGGTTGTGGCCAGCAAGCCATATCCGTTTACTATTACGTTGTCTGGTGCAGTTGACGCTGAAGTTACATGGTTGACTGACAGCAATCTTGGTTCCATTGTCAATGGCGAAGTCAGCTTGTTTCAGGTTGAAGCTGTTAATCGCGGCGGAAGAAATTTGTTTTATCGACTCAAAGACGGTGCATTTAATGAATTGCCGCAGGGCCTACAACTGTTGCCAACAGGAGAAATATCAGGTCGCGCCAGCTTTAACACTTTTGCAATTGATCTTGGTTCTACCACAATTGACAATAATTCTACTACGTGGGATAGCTCATTTACATTCACAGTAAATGCCTATGCTGAAGACACACAACAAATTGTTTATGATGTAGAAAGCATTACAGTTGTAGATGGCGGATCTGGATACAGTGCAGTTACTACACCAGTAATAGAGTTCTCTACGCCAGTTGGTGCCACCGCGGTACAGGCCCTGGCAGGCAACGTCACGGTAAGTGGTGGCGCAATTACATTTGTTAGTGTTGCAGATCCTGGCGCTGGATATACTGGTGCAACCGGACAGTCAGGTTCGGCCACAGTTGAAGTAATTGCCGGTTTTGGCGGTTCGGGCGCCGAATTGCAAGCTGTGATGCGACCAACTGGGGTTAGAGATGTTGTTTCAGTTTTTAAAACTTTTACAATCAGACTGATTCGTGAATACAATGCACCATATCAAAATCTAGTAGTGCAAGCAATGCCACCGCTAAACGACAGATTGTTAATTGACAGTTTGTTGACCAACAACAATATTTTTGTACCTGACTACATTTTTAGACCAACAGATCCTTATTTTGGAAAATCTACACGAGTCAATTATGATCATGCATACGGTCTAGCGCCAGACATTCTGGATCGCTATGTTGAGAGCCTGTACGAAAATCACTATTGGAAGAATTTGGTGCTAGGTGAAATTGCCACTGCACAAGCTACTGATGCCAACGGAAATGTAATATATGAAGTTGTTTATAGCAAAGTGATTGACAACTTGGTAAACAGTGCCGGGGAAAGTGTAAGCAAAATTGTAAATCTTGCGTATCCCATAATTGATCCCAACGACGGATCAACAGTTCTTACACAGGTCTATCCCAATAGCTTGATCGATATGCGAAATCAAGTTATTGATGTTGTGGGACAAATATCGTCAAGCTTGCCACTGTGGATGACTTCAAAGCAGTCAGACGGACGTGTTTTGGGCTTTACTCCTGCCTGGGTACTTTGCTACGCCAAGCCTGGCCGCAGCAGACAAATTGCTTATTACATTCAAAGTCAATTTGGCGAACAACTCAACAAGGTTGATTTCAAAGTTGATCGATATATTCTAGATCGAGAACTCAGCAGAAACTGGGACACAGTTACTCAAGACTGGACCCCAGAAGCAAACCTTACAACATTTGATAGATTTGATACTGCGGGCTACAATTTTATTGGTACTGTGAGTATTGGAACTGATCTAGCGTTTGCTGACGTCAACAATCGTACACTGGAATACATCAATGCTCTTGGCGGCCTAGACGGCGTGATCTCCAATATCAACAACAATACCTTGATATTTGTCAAACAGGAAGACTACAGTGGGCCGCCAGGCAGCAACTATGCAACCATAAATGATGCCTGGTCTGATTATTTGATCTTATACGATTCTGCGCCATATGATCAGACTGGTACAGAATTTGATGAATCTGTGGTGATCCCAACTACCCCGGTAAACGAGCGCATGGCTGTTTGGCGTATTGCAGTGGACCCTATTACCACAATAGTCACATTGTCCATTGAAGAAAATACCGCAGCAAATGATTATGTACAAGTTGAGCGCGGAAACTTCTACAGAAGTGCTCAACTGTATCGCCCAAGCACTCCAGGAACCGGACTTACACAAGTAAGTTGGTTGCCATTGACCACAGTTGTGACCGAAGAAACAATATTTGACATGGGAAGTGTGGCGTTTGAAGAGCCAGTAGATATGTACGATCCAACGGATCAGTATGATAAATATCTGGTATTCCCCAAAGCAAATATTTTGGTGTAACCAGGACACACAATGACCAGTCAAATCAACCCTAACAACATAAACACAGCATACCCTGTAGCTGGCCAGGACAACAGTACTCAAGGATTTCGTGACAACTTTACGAATATCAAATTGAATTTTCAGTTCGCAGCCGGAGAAATCTCTGCACTACAAGCCAATGCTGTGGTTGGAGGGGCTAATACAATCAACGATTTGCAAGGTGCAGTACTTTACAATTCCACCTTGCAAAATGTACGATACGCTCAAATAAACATTGGCGATGCTGCACCAAGCACTACAATCAACTATGCTGCGGCCAGTTATCAAACTGTAACAGCCAATGCAAATACTGTACTGAATTTTTCAAATCTTCCAGCAGCAGGAAATACTGCTGTAATCACCTTGGCCATAAACGCCGAAGCTGCAAACGTCACTGCTGCACCTTACACTGTGACCATTGCCAATGCTCAAATAAGCAATAACAACGTTACCTTGACTGGCTTGAACGGCAATGTGCTGAGTTTTCCAAATGCTTATAATACCGATGCCGGACTGCACACCTATCAATTGATAACAGATGATCAAGGGGCATCTTGGACCATTACTTCTTTAAACAGTTCAGCCCAGCCACTCAACGCCAGCGCAGAAGATGTAGCAGCCGGTGCCGCAGTAAAATTAAGCATAAGCGACAGCTACTTCAGCACCGCAGCGCCTGAGACAGCAACACTGGGCGCTGGAGTAAACGGACAAGTAAAAGTTTTGGCCATGTATGCTGATTTGGGAGACATGGTAATCACAGTGACAAATGCTGGTTGGAAAACTTCAGGCACAGGTACTATTACATTTGACACCATTGGTGATGCATGCACACTCAAATACATCAATTCAAAATGGTTTGTAATTGGCAACAACGGATGCACTTTTGCCTAATCAAGGATAAACAATGACCAGTCAAATCAACCCAAACAACATCGATGGATCATATCCAGTAGCTGGACAAGACAACAACAGCCAAGGATTTCGCGACAACTTTACCAACATCAAAGTCAACTTTCAAGACGCTGCTGCTGAAATAACTGATTTACAAAACAAGGTAGTTCTCAAGGCTGCACTAACTGGCATCCCACTGGACAACAACATGAATGATGCACTGTTGTTGGCAGCAAAGATTCAAGATTTTAGTGCCACCAAGGTCACAGTAGAAAACACCAGCGGCGCCATTGCTATCAATTACACCAGTGGACACTATCAAAGCATTGCCACTTCTGGACCTATTTCGTTGAGCTTTATCAACTGGCCCGGCACTGGCAGCTACGGTTATATCAAACTGCAAATAAACATTCAAAACGTCAGTAACACTGTGACATTGCCTGGTGCAGTCAGTTTGGGTACAACAGGTCTACAAGGCTACAGTGCTGGAACAATAACATTTAGTGCAACTGGCATTTATGAATTTGGATTTGGCACATACGATGGCGGCACAACAATAACCATTTTTGACTTGAACCGTGGCCTAACAAACTTTGCTGGCGCTGACATTCAATTTGACGATATCACTGCCACTGGCAATATCAGTGCAGGCAACATTGCCAATCCAAGATTTATATCAGCATCTGGAAACGTGTTGGCTGCACAAAACATTGTGGCAGTGGGCAACGTAACTGGTGGCAACATCAATGCCAGCGGCGCAGTCTCGGCAACTGGTAATGTGTCTGGTGCTAACATTGTCACAGCAGGAACTGTCAGTGCAGTTGGCAACATAGCTGGTACCAACTTGGTAGGCCTTGTGAGGCCGCCAGCTGGGTCAGCAAGTCAAGCACCCTTGGTGCTCACTTCAGGTTCAAATTTAAGTGTACCAGCAGCTGGTGCATTTGAGTATGACGGGGTAGTATTTTATTCAACTCCGCAGGCCACAGCACAACGTGGTGTTGTGCCCACAGTGTATGTGCTGGCGCTGAGTACAGATTACCTGGCAAACGATTCTAGCTCTGCACAAAAGGTGTTTGATGTAGGCACCAGTTCAGCTGGAACAGTTACCTTGGCTGGCTCAACCACATACATGTTTGAAGGCACCTACTACATTACTCGTGCTCTGGGCACAACCAGTCACACCACTAGTTTGTTGTTTGCATTAAGTAATGCCTTGACCAGCATCACTTATCATATTGACAGTACCACGTCAACTGGTGCTGCGCTCACAGCCGTGAACAGAATTTATGCTACGTCAGTCAACGCCACAACAGCAACCGGTGCATCAACATCGGCTACTGAAAATCTAGTGTTTACAGTAAAAGGTATACTGCGCACCAATTCAAGCACCACATTGCAACCACAATTCCAGTACAGTACTGCACCCGGTGGCTCGCCTACTGTGTTAAAGAACAGTTACATTAAATTTGTACCAATTGGCACAAGTTCGGTTACCACAGTGGGCAATTGGTAACAAACCGTTTGACTTTACAAACAGTTCCAACTATAATAAGGTATGGAACATCCACTACTTGGCGATCTAGATGAGTACTCAATTGATGAGCTCAACTCTAAGATATCCGAACTCAACAAAAAACTAAACATTGCCATGTCAACTGGCAATGCACATCTCTGTAATCAACTGCGCATGGCCATTGAAAGCTTTAGAAACAAGTATCATGAAAAAGTGCGCAATGACTATGAGAAGAAATTAGCCGACGCAAAAATTGATTCTAGCAAGATTGATATCCAATGAACATAAGATTACAATACGATTTAGAATTCCTGGGCGGGATTTACTACGACAATGCTCTGAGACTCAACAGTTATTCAATCAATCTGCAGATTCTAACAAGAACTGCTGACCCTGTTGAACTCAACATTGCCTGGGAAAGACTAAAAGCATTTGTGTATGGCGAACTAGACAACACTGTGTTCATCAATCAAAAGCTTGAGGATCAAGCGGAACTGTTGGCCATGATGGGTGTTAATATTACAACATTGCCAGAAGATCCAGTTGATCAAGTGATTGGGTTGATGTTGATGTGCAAGCTCAATGCTATCTTCGAGGGTCGACTACATATTGTACAATTGGATATATCCAGCTCAATTGGAGACAATGTTTGGTATCTCATTGACGAAGAAGAAGGTGTAGGTGTGTTTGCTCAAGATGGTTGGTGGAACGAGCCCACAGTAAAACATTCAACAGTGAACATTGACAAAGACAACAGCAAAGTAGTCAAGGTGTCTCCCAGTGCCTGGATTGAGTACGGACTTACTTGGCCTGACTTGGTTGACAAACAGTCAAAAAAGCCGCATACTGTGTTATACGCAAAATTTCCCAAGAATGAAAATTGACAAATTTGGACAGATGATTTTCAGTCAAGACGATGTTGTAAACTTGTATTTGCAAGGACACAACATCAATGTACTAGAACATCTCTTGGTTGACAACACCATTGATCTAGAAACTGCTGCACACATACTGGAAAATGTGCCGGCATTTGTGCGCTATGATGAACTGGCACAACAACAAACACTAGAAGAATGGGATCATCGATGTCAAGCCAACTGGTACATGCCTGAAAAATACAAGCAATTGGACATCGCTGAACATGTATTGAGCCTGTGCACAACAGATGTTGAACTTCAACGCTGCGGCCAAGAACTCATGTTGTTTCAAGAACGAAATCTTTTTGACCTACTGCGCTATCTAGTTTATCTAGTGGATGTCATGCGTGAAAATCGTTTGATCTGGGGAGTGGGACGAGGAAGCAGTGTGGCCAGTTATGTGCTGTACAAATTGGGTGTACACAAAATCAACAGCCTGTACTATGAATTAGATCCTGCTGAATTCTTGCGTTAAATATAATTTTAGGAGATAGCTATGACCAAACAAATACATAGATCAGCCAATGGCAAGCCCGTTGACATGGGCGCACTGCGTTTGAAAAACGAAAAAGTTCGAGCAGTTGGCAACATGAAAGTCAACGCTCGGGGAGATCAAGTAGACGACATGAATCGTGTGATTGCCACCAAGCCTGAACAAGTAAACAAACAGTATCGAAAACAAGTAGTTACTGGAAAAAACAATATAGGACCAGTATGACCAAAGCAGCGTATTCTGCACACAAAATCAACCGACATCAGTTGCAACCCATCAAGGATGCAGTGATTGTGAGCGACATGGTTTTTGATGAACGACTCAGCACTGGTGGTATTGTGCTGTTAAACGACAATGGTAAAAGCAGTGGTATTCGGCCCCGCTGGGGCCGTGTGTATGCAGTGGGCCCTGACCAGTCTGGAGTGCGTGTAGGCGAATGGGTTTGTATAGAACATGGTCGTTGGACTCGAGGTCTTGAAGTTGAAGACGAAGCTGGCAAACATACACTGCGCAGAGTTGATCCCAAGGATATCTTGATGAGTGCAGATGAGCGGCCAGATGATGTGACTTTCTCATCAGCCATTCACGTAGAAGCCAAACCCAGCCACATGCAGCACAACTGATATGATAATCAACTGGGACGTAAACAAAGTTATTAGCGACTGCCAGAAGATGTATTATGGGGCAAATGACCCATATGTGACCGGTTGGAACAACTGGCCTTGCAAACAAGACTTATATCGTGTAAAATTTGCTGTAGACGAAATGCTCAAGAACACTAGCAAATTTGCTGGTGAACAAGAGTGGTTGGAAGAACATGATAAAGAACAAGTTTGGAAAAAACTCAATGAAGTGCAACACTTGTCGAAAAGACATAGATTCTAATTGCGACTGGCACCAAGGCCGATGTCCGCATCGTCCCAGCACCTGGGACGTTTTTATTACATGGTGGAGAAATAGAAATGAGCAAAGGAAGTAGACCTCGTCCTTTAAGTATTCCAATTGTGGAATTGAACAATAGACTAGATACAATCTTTGGTGAAAAGCCAAAGAAACAGCGTTGGATACCACCAGCATTGCCCGAAGACATGCAAGGTATCAAAAGCTCGTTTGAGCAGCAACTGGGTGTGAATAAACTTCCACCTGGGCGCACATGAAATTATTCAACCAGGTATATCTAGGAATGAATCCCACAATACAACAACTGATGCAACAGGCAGGCACTGACACCAGCGGCAAATGGATGAGTATAGACAATGCCGAAAAGTTTGCTCAGTTGGTAATTGCAGCGTATAATAAAGAACTTGACGAGTCTTGTCAGGAAAGCAAAAGCAAACTTGGCTACAGCCGAATTGGATTGGAAAACGTATGAAAGAATTATGGGTAGAAAAATATCGTCCCAACACTGTGGATGGTTATGTGTTTGTTGACACTGCGCAACGTGAGCAGGTAACACAGTGGATCCGAGACGGAAGTATTCCTCACTTGATGTTGAGTGGTAGTGCTGGTACAGGTAAAACAACCCTGGCCAAACTGTTGATCAATGAACTAGGCGTAGACGAATATGACGTGATGTACGCCAACGGTTCAAAGGAAGCTCGCAAGGTTGAGTGGGTGGACAAGCTGATCAGCTTTTGTCAAACCATGCCATTTGGTGCATTCAAAGTGGTGTTGATTGACGAAGCAGACTACATGAATCCCAACTCGGTACAGCCCGCACTACGCAACTTGATGGAAGACTACAGCCAAACTGTGCGGTTTATTCTTACTTGTAACTATCCCAACAAGATTATCCCGGCCTTGCACTCACGTTGCCAAGGCTTTCACATCACCAAAACAGATCATACAGAGTTCACTGCTAGAGTGGCCACTGTGCTGGTGTCAGAAAATGTAGAATTTGATCTGGACACCTTGGATACTTATGTCAAGGCCACTTATCCAGATCTACGCAAGTGTTTGAACTTGGTACAACCCAATTCAGTAACTGGAAAACTTGCACCCCCGGGCGAAAGCGATCGTGCTGTTCGAGACTGGAAGCTGGACTGTGTGGATCTGTTCAAACAAGGCAAGATTCGTGCAGCTCGTACTTTGCTGTGTCAAAGTGCCAGTGCCGAAGAATCAGATGAGATTTTTCGCTGGATGTACGACAACCTTGAACTGTTTGGTAAAACAGCTGAGCAGCAGGATCAAGCCATTGTGATTATTCGCAACGGCATTGCCAACATTCCCTTGGTCACAGATCAAGAAATCAACCTGAGTGCTACTTTAATTGAACTTGGCAACATCGCTTGAGCCTGTGATTGATCCCAACAACAGGATCACATTCCTGTTGGATTGGGAACTCACAATGAAATGCAATCTGGATTGCAGCTATTGTGAAACTGGTATCTACGGTGGTCATGACAACAGCACACGACACCCGCCCAGGGCTGAGTGCTTGAAAACCATAGACTTTATGTTTGAGTACGCTGATGCGTACATGAGCACCAAGCCCCAGGGCATTCGATATGTGATCCTGAATGTTTATGGCGGCGAAGCTTTGCACCATCCACACATTGTGGAAATTTTATCGGTGCTGCGATCTCGTCATGAGCAATACAAACAGCAATGGCATTTAACTGTTACCACAACTACCAATGCCATAATTGCGCCACACCGCTTGGACAAAATCATTCCTTTGATTGACGAGTTTACAGTAAGTTATCACACTGACAACACTCCTGAACAAAAACATCAATTTCAAGATAACTTGTTAAAAATCAAATCTGCGGGTGGTAGACTAAAGTGTGTGGTGCTCATGCATTCTGAGCCGGACAAGTTTGCCGATGCGCAAAACATGATTGAATGGCTAAAGAAAAATGATATCAAACATCTTCCGAGACAATTGGATCATGCAATTGAGCATGATTTCAACTACAATCAACAACAGGTAATTTGGTTTGAAAAACTCTACAACAAATCCCTGGATCATGCTGTGGTACGAGACAACAAAATGGACCTGGCTGACACAGGTCGTGCCTGCTGCGGGGGCAGAAGTTTGTGTGCGGATCAAAATCGTCGAGACCCGCAAAAGTTTGTGTCAAACAAATTCCCAGGTTGGTACTGTAGTGTAAATCATTTCTTTTTGTATATCAAGCAAGTCAACGGCGAAGTCTACGTGAACAAAGATTGCAAAATGAATTTTGATGGCACCGTGGGACCAATTGGGCATTTATCAAACACTCAGCCCATGATTGATCAGGCTCAAGATCATGATCGTCCTGTGATACAGTGTGCCAAACAACGCTGCTATTGTGGACTTTGTGCACCCAAGGCAGCAGATCTAGATACATATAACCACATAATGAAAAAATATGAGATACCTAATTCTAACCTACGTGACCAGGCCTAATGGCAAAATTGACGAGCAAATGCAACTGGCTCGAAATATCAAACGCAGAGATTTGCAAACAGGCAATGTTATTCTTGACTTTCGTGAGCTCAAGGTAGTAAAATCTAGCATGAGTGGGCAACAAGTACCAAAAGATTTTGATCGAATTGTTGCTTACTATTATCAACACTATGCCAACACAATAGATCGGCTACTGAAAGAAAATGGATACGAAATTGTCAAATCTGAAGAACCCCAAGCACAACCCGCAGAAACTGATCCTAGTTGATTAGTTTCCAACCTTTGTAACTTTTATACAGTCCTTTAACTAGTTTGTATGCTTCGGAGCCACTGCTAAAATTATATGCGGTGGCAAGATCTCCAGTTGTTCCGCAAAATGTACCGTGGTTAGGATGAACAAAGTTATATTTGATAGCACGACTTTTTGTAGCATGGCTAATTTTCTTTCTTGATTCTGAGGCCCAAGCATGAGTTTTAAAACTTTCAGGTCTTTCTAATCTCCTTTGTTTTTGAGACTCTGATAATTTTTGTCGCATATCGTCGGTCCATATACGCTTACTATTAGATTCTCTTATTTTTTGTTTTTGGTAATCTGATATTGGATGAGACACATTTCCTTTAAGTTTTGCAGAAATTTTTTGTCTTGACTCTATAGTATGTGTTTTTCCATACATTGGATTATTTGTGCCTGAATTTCTATTAGATATATCAGACTTGAATTGTTTGGCTCGTTCGTCTCCAAATAATTCTTCATACGTCTTGTTTTTTCTGTTTTTGGATAATTGTTCTTTAGTTTCATTAGACAATGTGTGATGTTCTCCCCCTTTGGAGATATTAGTAAGGATACCACCGTCTTTTCTTCTACCGTATAAATCTATTAGATGTGTTTCTCGGTCAATTGCTTCTTCTTTAGTTAACGATTCAAATACAACCTTGACTTCGGGAACTAAGTTTGCAGATAAGATGTTGCTAATTTCGTTAACTTTTTCTAAATTTACTATTTTAGTTCTAGTCTCCCGTATATGTTCTTTATATCGGAGTTCTGCTGTTCTTGATGTAATCCCTACATAAAAAACGGTTTGAGTTAGTGGATTCAAAATCTCATAAACATAAAAAATTTTACTTGACATATACTATTCTTTCTATTATAATCATACTATGACTAAAGATATTTATCAAAAACGCATAATTTTAACGGATATCGACGGTGTCGCGCTTGACTGGGAATATGCGTTTGATGTGTATATGCGGCAACACGGTTTCAACAAACAAGAAGGCGGCCAATTCAAATACAACATTGGCACACGCTACGGAATTGATACAGAACAAGGCAAAAAGCTGATCAAGATTTTTAATGAATCGGCACACATGGGATTTTTGCCACCCTTGCGTGATTCTATGTATTATATTAAACGTCTGCACGAAGAGCACGGATACGTGTTTCACGCAATTACTTCATTGAGCAAAGACGAAAACGCACAAGAACTTCGCCGCATGAATATTAAGAAATTGTTTGGCGAATCAACATTTGAAAAATTTGTGTTTTTGGACACTGGAGCAGACAAAGATGAAGCCCTGGAGCCATATCGTGACTCAGGGCTATGGTGGATTGAGGACAAAATTGTCAATTGTGAAGTTGGATACAATCTTGGACTCTATCCCTTGTTAATGGAACACGGGCACAACCTGGACTACGAAAATCCTGCTATTCCTCGTGTTCGTAATTGGCGTGAAATTTATTCAATAATTGCTCCTAGCGAGAATACAATTTAAGAACATCACCAATGATCTTGTGTCGCTGTACGTCCCTGGATTCTAGTGGGCATACAGCGATTCCTTTGACCGGATGTGCTTGCAATCGATCACAAAGATCCATCAAGCCGTTGTCGCCATTGGCGCGATCAGCTTGTTCTACGTCTCCTGTGATAACAATGCGACTGTTGACTCCAATACGAGTCATTAACATTTTGGCCTGTGCTGGTGTTGCGTTTTGCATTTCGTCTGCGATGATCCACGAGTGTTTGAATGTCCTGCCGCGCATGTAGGCCAGTGGCGCAATTTCAATGACTTGATCTTCAATCATGGCCACAATGTCTTGTGGTCTATAGTGTTCACGTAGTACGTCTAGCAAAGGCCTAGTCCATGGTTCCATTTTGGCGACCAAGTTGCCGGGCAAGAATCCGTGTTGTTCGCCTTCAACACCCACTGCTGGGCGTGTCATAATGATTCGTTCGCAGTCTCCTTCTTTTAATGCTTTGATTGCTGCCAACATGGCCAAGTAAGTTTTACCTGTACCTGCTGGCCCTGCAGTAACTACAATGTGCTGCCCTGGGTCTTGCAGTGCCATTACCAACTGTTCCTGATTTCGTGTTCGAGGGATCAAGTCTATGCGGCGCTGTGCCGCCTTAGGTGCCGGGTTAAAGGCTATGGTGTTTTCTACAGTTTGATTCATTCTCTTGTTTTGTGCTTTCGCAGCGCGGTTTCTACTCAAAGTATTTTCTCCTTTAGTCCTCTCGGACCTGTTATTTACGGGCCTGCGCAACATGATAACACAACATTGATTTAACAACACCTGATCACTAAATACTGACCTGGCGGCGTATTCCACAAAAACCCTGCTCTTGGTCAATCGACTAAATATACGCATGGACCGAGAACTCTTTAAAGACCACACTGATTACTGGCAAGTTGCTGACAACATCCGCGACATCTACATGAGCGACGGCAGTTTGACCACGCTGTTGGATTTTGAGCGTGTGCTGGACGAAGTTGATATCTACGCATTTAAAAACTGGGAAATTGGCGAGCTTGTGGCCGGTCCTGAAATTGGCCGATATCGTGTGAGCTGCACATTTATGTGGCCACTCAAACTCATGCCCGATCCACGTGGCGGACGCAGACTGTTGAACTACGACTGCGAAATAAGTTATCAACGCAAAGAAATAAAGATTCCTGTAAAGATCACAGACCCCAGTGATTATCGCCCTGGCACCAAAAAAGCCAAGTTAATGACACAGGAAGTGTGGCTGGTGGAAATTGTCATGCCCAAGGCCTTGATGAATGATATTCGCACTGGATCAATTGAAATGGAAGATGAGGATATTGATCTTGAAGAACTGGATCAGGCCTATGAGCAAGATCTAGATCAGGAAGCCAATCAGAGTGATGAGGCTGCCGATGATGCACAGGCCAGCCTGGACACACCCAACCCTGGAGGCGCACCAGCTGCTGCGCCAGGACAACCACAGATTTAATCATGAATACTTTTAATCCTTTTGACCCTGCCCGCCCCTTGCTGCTGGAAGGCCTACAGTACAAAGATCTTGACGGCATCATGAAACCCACAGTGCACGTGGATGAATTTTCTGCCAAACTGGGCGAAGATGCTGATGTGATTGTACTCAGCTTTTTTGTGCGCGACAAGCAAGCAGCACGTGATCTAATGGGCTGGTTTGAAAAAGGCTATGATTTTGTACTAGATGCTGATGTCAGCCCCGGTGAAATCAAGCCTGGCCGGTATCTGGTGTATGTGGAAATTCGTCGCCGCAGCGCAGTACCTCGCCATGTTCAAACCTTGTTGGATGATCTTTCTACCCTGACAGAATTTGAGCCTGAAGACTGGCAGTTTGTGTATGAGGATGGTGACTTTGGCTGGGACCAGGATGAATTTATCAAACGCATTCCACTAACACCCGACGCATATAGAGCCAGAAATGAATCTGATCTAAATGAAATGAGAGCTGCTGCCGGCTTGAAGCCAGTGCAGATTCATACTCCGCGGAGTGATGTCAAGGCATTAATGGCCGCAGCAGGGATATTGTAATGTTACTAAACCACTTGTTTGAAAACCGCCCCGGGGGCACACTAAACGAATTTGCACCTGCAGGTGGTGGTGGCAATCGCATGGGTGGTGGTCGTATTGGCGGTGGCGGAGATGACGATGGTGCCGGTGATGATCCCTACAAGTATCCACAGCCAGACCACTATAGCCGTAGCATAGACTTCTTTGGACGGTTTGAAGCAGATCATTTTGACGACGAAGAGTTTGACAAAGCCACAGGCGAGTTCCGGGGCTACTGGGACGATCAAGAGGGCCGTGATCAGATTGCCTATTTCAAGTTTGACAATCCCCGACGCACCGGAGACGACGACCCAGGCATGGGCTGGTACTACGAGCCACAAAATGAAAGCATGGCAGAAGCACAAACTGAACCTGAGCAGCAACAGATTGATGCTAACCGTCAAGCAGCACTGCGTCGTGAGCGTGAACCTGGTGGCAGCGAAAAGATTGATGCCCAGCTGGCACAACAAAATGCACAGCGCCAAGAATATGAACGCACTGGCAACTTCTGGCTCAAGCGCAAAGACACACAAGAACACATCAGTGATGAGTTTGTGGGCAAAGCTGCCGCAGTGGCTGCTGCACAAGACTTGTTGAAACAACAACCTGATTTGCGTGGCAACATTGTGATCACAGCATACGGCCCAGGCGAAACTCAGGGTGTGGCGGAAGGCTTCAAGAACATGTACGCAGAGTTCTCTGGATACGGAAACTACATGCAAGGTCGTGCTGTCAATGTATTCAACAAAGCTGGCTTGGAGATTGTCAGCAAAGATTACACAGAAGATGATGACATACAAACCTATGTTGTAAAGGGTGACCGCCAAGCTATCGAAAAAGCCGGCGAGTTCTTGGAACGCAATCCCGAACAGTTTGGCGGATATCACTTTGTCAAGCAAGGTGTGGCGGAAGGCGGATATCCTGAAGTTGACCATATGCCAGGTCCCACTATAAAGAGAACACAGACTGGTTGCAAAAGATGCCACGGCAAGGGCTATGTTTATAAAACACCAGACGGTGAAGTTCATCCTATGAATCGTCCAGATGCCAAGAAATACAAATGTGGCAAATGTGATGGTATTGGGTTTGTCAAAGTAGCAGAGCAAGGTGTGGCGGAAGGCTCACAGGATAATGGAATTAGTTTTCGTGTACAAAAGGGTAAAAATAAATTTGTCACTACCATGACAGTTAATAACGAGCAGGTGGGTGTATACCAATATGATGCTACTACAGGTCGTAGCATAGCCGAGGTTTATCCAGAATTCAAGGGCAAAGGATTTGGTAAATTATTGGTTTTACATGCTATCTATACCGCGGCCAAATTAGGATTAGATTTCCAAGAAGATGAATCAAGAACTGCTGAGTATGATAATGTGTTAGACAGTTTGAGTAGCAACAGTTATATTGTAGATGATGATGGATATTGGTACGTTACTGGTGAGGGCGAACAATACCTACAACAATCATTAAAACAAGGTGTGGCGGAAGGCAAGAGAATGAAAACTGCCAGCGGCATGTATCGTGACCAGCATACTGGAGTTGCCTACAGAGGAAAAACAGGACAAGATGGAAACGATAGTTATATGACTCCTGATTACTTGATTCAAAAGTATCAAGAGCGTTTAGCGCAAATTGCATCAGGTCCATACAAGCGTCCTAAAGAAGTAGCACAACTAAAATCTCGTATTGCTAAACTACAAGGTCAGCAAGGTGTGGCGGAAGGTGCTCCTATTGTAGTGGCACAGGCTCCTATTCATATTCGCAATCCTAAGAAACAACAAAGTCGTCAAGACAAGCCACTTACAGCATACCAACAAGGTGTTGCAGCACAGGGCAAGCCATACAAGAATCCGCATCCGTTTGATCCTAAAGCAGGCGCAGATGTGAACTACGACCATAATCAATATCGTGCTGGATATAAGAAGCAAGGTGTGGCGGAAGGCTCCTTGGAAGAAATAGACCGTAGAGGATTCTTAAAAGGCATGGGTGCAGCGGCAGTAGCAGGCACTGGACTATCACCTATGCCTGCGAAAGCCTGGTTTTTCTTTATAATACCATTACCTAACACTAACCCAGATGCAGCGGCAAATGCATGCATGCCTCCGACTGTCCAGGTCGGACAACAGGTAAATTTTCAAAACGAATTACAGGTCATACAAAAAATACACGGAGTCTCTAATAGATGCCAAAATCCAAATATGCCTGTGGCTGTCACTATTGGCAAACCTGAACCCGTTCAAGCACCAGTAGTAAAAGAACCTCCTAATCAAAAAACACCTCCGAATTACGCATCAAGAATTATAGCTAGAATAAGACCAAACATTCATTATTCTGGCGACACCTCAGGTAATCCACGTGCAGAAATTGAAGTTCGAGTATCTTCTGATGGTACAATTACCGGAGTAAAATTAGAAAAATCAAGCGGTAACTCAGAGTGGGACCAGGCTGTAATTGATGCTGTTAAAAAAACCCAAACAATGCCTTTAGATTCTACTGGTAATGTTCCATCTATTATGATAATGGGTTTTAGACCAATGGATAATCAATCTTTACAAAGAGAAAGCGTTGACCAAGGTGTGGCGGAAGGCGGTGAGAAAGATCGTCAATGGTCCAACAAAGACATGGAGAGGCTGCGTGTTGCTACCAGAGACTTTGATGATATAATGGCATCTGATGGACCTGACCAAACCAAGCACGATTTAATTAAGAAGCGAATTCAAACAAAACCAATGGCAGGTCCTAAAGGCGTATTGCCGGAGGAAGGTGTGGCGGAAGGCGGATACAGCGGTATCGACGATACTGACACCGTGGGCTTTAGCGTCAACAGTGAACGGGCATACAATGCAGTAATGGCTCGCTTTGGCGACCAGATTGATCATGACGAAACTTCGGGTATTCTGTATGTGCCTGCACGTTTGTGGCCCAAAGTAGAAATGGTAGCTTTTGATGCCGACGGCGAAGGTGCTACACAAACTGATGGCTTGGACGAAGGCGAGAAAGTTGGCAACATGGATGCTGATGCATTTGATGCTGCCATGGCCCGCCTTAAAAAGCTAGCAGGCGCAGGACCAATGAAAACAGTTTATGACCCCAACAAACGTGTGTATCGTAATGTGCCCACAGCAGTTCAACCAGGTACCAAAAAATGAGAAGCACTGCTAACGGTCGTGTTATAAGAACACTGCCTGGCGCTACAAAACCTGAAGCTCCTGTACAACCTCAGCAGCCCCAGGCCCGGATCAAACGAGCTATGCCAATAGCAGCGCTACTACAAAGTCATAGATTCAGACTAAACCCATGAGAAATTTTATCAATCTAATAGAAGCAGTGCAATCTGGTTGCCCACCAGCTACCCAGAGCATTGAATTGAATCTAAAAAATCGTCAAAAAGCCATTGAAGAATACCATTATGGTCCGTTGAATCCCAACGAGCCCAATCAAGAATACTGGGCTGAATTGGCTGACAAATGGAACACCAATGACATTGAATCAGTCAAAAACAACCGCTGCGGAAATTGTGCTGCATTTGATATCACAGACAAAATGCTAGACTGTATTGCCAAAGGCATTGGCTCAGAGCCTGGGTCAGACCCACAAGGCACAATTGATGCTGGCGATTTAGGCTATTGTAAGTTTTTGAAATTCAAGTGTGCTGCACTGCGCACCTGTGATGCCTGGGTTGAAGGCGGCCCTGTAACAGATAAAAAAGATGAGAGCACAAGAATTCGTTGAAGCTGATCTGGGTACTAACCCACGTAGAGCAGCCCGACAAGGGTCAAGACCTCCACGCGGGCACAACCCTGTGCCGCGCTATCGTAGTAAAAAAGCCGAGCCTGACCAGGAACAACTGGACGAGCTGATGTTCATGAACATGAGTCCCTGCAAAACTGACTGCTCGGGACACAGAGCAGGCTACAAATGGAGCAAGGATCGCGGCGGTGTCAGCACTGCGTCCTGGAGCGACAGCTTTAATCGCGGTGCTGAAATAGCCCGAGCAGGCTATTAACGTCGAGTATAAACAAAATACAACCTACCCAGTTCGGTAGGTTCTTTTTTGAATGTGTCTAGATTCAAGTTGTATTTTTCTGCAAACGCATTAACAACTTCAAAGCTCCAGGGAAAGATATCCACATACGGGCCTGTTCGGTGTGGAATTCCTGGGTTGGCTCGCAAAAAGAATTTGCCACCTGGGCGCAAGAGATTCACACAGTGCGAGAATCTTTCTTCAATTTCATCCTGTGAATTAAAGTTGATACTGCCCAGCGCAATGATCACGTCGTAGCTCTCAGGTTTTACTTTGTAATCCAGTATATCTACTTCATAATCAGCAGCGTCATTGTAAGGATCAATGCCAACAATATTGTTGATACGCCCCTTGAATGGATGATAGCCGCAACCTACATCTAAGACTTTTTCTGGATTCAGCTTGTTAACTTCGTCAGCTAGTTCCCAGCCTGTGTGTTCGTAGTCGCCTGTACGCGGCTTCCAGATTTCTGCAAAAAATCGCAATATGTAACGCTCGCTAAGATCATCAACAATGTCTTTTAGGGTGCCCACGTAATCACATGGCAGATGTAGCTCTGCTTCTACTGCGTCTTTGAATTTGCGATATCGAGCCGGAGTCCATGGCAACGAATCTACAACAGTATTTGCATCGATTGCAATGTTTGCATACTTGGGTAAAGCAAATGCAGTCTGCAAATTTTTTATTAAGAGAGAAAAAATTTTGTTATTCATAAATATTTTGGTATATACAGTAGAAATTTTACAGGGAATAGTAAAAAATTATAACCTCCCTGGATAATTTATTATATTTAAGGAAACAACATGAACCTCAAAAAATTATTAGCAACATTTGCTGTTGCACTTCCGATGCTAGCATTAGCATTTACACCGCCCAAAGTGGTTAACGTCACTGTGGGATATGCACCCGGATCTGGTAACGAAACCTCATTTAGGGGAGTTGCAGCCATTGTAGAAAAAGCCAACCCAAACATCACATTTGTAGTTACAAATCGCCCAGGCGCTGACGAAGTAGTAGCACTAAACCATTTTATGAAACTGCCTGGTGATGGACACAATCTGTATATTAGTAGTCAGCAAGGGGTTTTTACCACTATCGAACAGTGGTATCCGGATCAGATCAAATTCAACCCGCTGGACATGGAATTGGTCACAACTATTGCTAAATCTCCATTGGCTGTGATTGCCAATATTGATTCTCCTACTAACACTCCGCAAGAATTACTAGCACGTCTCAAGAACACTAACAAGCCTATTACATTTGGTCTAGGTGCTGGCGCTCACAAGCTGGTGTTTGAATACTTGATGGATCGAGGCCAAGGCAACCACAATCAAGTCAAGTCTGTGATGTATCGTGGTCCTGCACAAGCCGCACAGGACGTGGCTGGCAATCAGGTAGAGTTTGGAATCATGCCTACAGCAGTGGCCTATGGTCTTTATAAAGCAGGAAAAATCAAGTATATTGCATTAGCATCAGAATTTAAACTGACTCAACTGCCTAACGTGCCACTGTGGAAAGATTCTGGCATGCCCGGTCTGAACATTTATGGTGCTTGGATGATTGCACTACCACCGGGAACTCCTAAGGAAATAGTAAAGTATTATCAGGACTTGTTTGTGCCAGCCATTAGATCAGCCGACGCCAAACAGTTTTTTGATTCAAACTTGATGTTTCCGGTACCTGCTGAGCAGAGTCCTGAAGGAGCTCGAAAGTTCATAATGAGTATTCGAGAAACCTGGATCCCATATGTGAAGAAAATGAAGTTAGATTAATGAAATATATTTTTGTAGCCGGTGCACCAGGCAGTAAATGGAGCAGTGTAGTTAAAAACATTTACTACAGTCCAGACATTGATCGCAGTGATTATAGAGATGAATGGACTTATTACCACGATGCATCAGGCAAAGAAGAGCTCATGCATTTAGGTGCATACTTTGATCCTGGTATGGCTTGCCCACTGCCTGATGATCTATCAGTGATGAGTAAAAAAGAAGCGGAGGCCAGTTTTGATTATCCTTTTAACCTGAACTCTAAAGGAGTTAGAATTATCAAGAGTCATATTTTCTCGTATAAAGAAAACCTGGAATACCTTAGAAAACAATGGCCTGACTGTGCCATTGTACTGGTTCACCGCGGCGATGATTCTTGCCTGGGTTGGTGGGTAAAATGTGGACATTTTGACATTACCTATCCTGACTATTCAGAGTACTATCAAGACCTGAAACACATGGCACAAATAATTAAAAAACAAAATGCTGGTATCTTATCAGCATGGTGGAAACACGAAGGCAAAGTAGTCACAGACAATCTTCAACTTGCCCAGGCATTACGAATTGAAGCGGCACCTACGGAATATTCCCAGGACTATGTGGTATCAAATGTGAGCGTAAAAGTAATATGATAACAGAAGAATTCAAAAGCAGTTGGGACTTTACCAAGAGCTACAGTACATACCATTTTGACCCTACAGTTAAAGACACACAGCAATCAGCGTTCACACAGCTAGGGCGTATAAACCCCACATGGCTGGATGACATTGCTGACGTAGTGGCTAACTCGCGGCCTGCCACCTGGGAAACACGTGGCTACAAAGGCGAGGGTGTGCCTCCACCGCGTGAAGATTTAATTGCCGAAGAGTATGACATTGAGCGTGTGGGTGCAGATCCCAAAATGATCATTACGCATCTGAATTGGCGCATACCTGATTCATTGAAATGGATCACTGAAGCATTTGCATTAGATGACTGCATGGAACGCATACACGTACAACAGCCTGGCGAAGTGTGGAATCTGCATATAGATAAACTGCAAAAGTGGTCACCGGAAGATCCTTCTAAAGTAGGACGCTATTTTGTTCAGCTCACAGACTGGCAACCAGGACAGTTTTGGGAGTATGGTAACTATCACTGGAATCAATGGCGTGCCGGAGATGTCAGCACATTTGACTGGGCCAACATGCCACACAGCACTGCCAATGCTGGACATCACCCCAGAGTTACATTTCAGTTAACTGGGGTTATTACTGATCAGACTCGAGCCTTTTTAGCCACACTATGAAAACAATGTTGATTTTAACAGGCCCTCAGGGGTCAGGAAATCATTTGTGGAGCAAGATATTTGCCCTGCATCCTCAAGTACAAGGCTGGAGCGAACTCAACAGCACATACTGGATAGGGCATGATCAAGAACCTTTTGCAGACTGCTGGGCCGATCCTGACTTGTTACAGCAACGGGATTGGAGTTCTAGCAATTATTATGTAACAGGCGTAAGCACACCCTACATGCTCAACGGTGAATGCACAGTGCCTGACATTGTGCGCTTTGCTGCCACTGTAATGGGCCAGGGTATCCGTGTAAAAATTGCTATTATTGGCCGTGACCGCAACATATTAACATACCAGGAAACTCGTGTGCGTGGTGAGACTACATTTGAAATTGCTCAAAAAGAATTTGAACTTTTGCGCACTTGGAGCCCAGTGTTTTTAAGTTATGAATTACTGCATCTTTATCGAGATCTTTATCTACAACAGTTAAGTGATCAATTGGAATTTCCTATTGATTATGACAATCCTGCTGTGGATATTATTCTGCAGGATGACACAAACAGTAAATATTTTAAGCCAGTGCTACATCATGCCACTGATGATCTAGCAAGACATACTTCAAGAAAATGGCGATGACTAAACCAACTTTTTTACCAGAGTTATATTTGCCTTCGAGAGTCGATCAGCACTGGAACGAGTCTGGAATAGACAACATTAAATGGTGCAGGGATCGTGAACATTTTTTGTCATACCCACACCAGGTTGAATATCATTATAACAGTCGAGGATTCAGAGATGCGGAATGGCCCGATGATATGCTTGAACTCAAAGAAGCTGTTTGGTGTATAGGGGACAGTTTTACGGTTGGTATTGGTAGTCCGGTGGAATTTACTTGGCCCCATCGGTTGTCAGTTGCAATTAATAAACGCACTATAAATGTCAGCATGGATGGCGCCAGTAACCAGTGGATAGCAAGAATTGCACAACATATTATCTCGGCTGTTGACCCTAAGAAAATAGTAATCATGTGGAGTTATACTCACCGTCGAGAACACAGTAATATGCTACTAGACGACGAACATCGTAGAACACAGTTTATAAAAGCAACTGTTCAAGAAGACCTGGACAATTTGTTAGCTTGTAAAAAGCAAGTTGATTTGGTGGCCAGCAATGCTGTTGTGAATTTTGCAATCCCCGGCGCACATTCGGGCGTGTTGTTTAGTGTAACAGAGTGTTGGAATAAAATTCGAGATCCCAGCTGGCCCGTTGACGCTCCTGCTACTGCGGCTGAATTTATGGCATTGCCTTCAGACATATTGCTAGAAATAAAAAATTTACATAAACTCCAGGATGATATTCAAAACACCCTGGAGTTTGCACACTTTTTAAAAACTCAACATAATATTATGCCGGTTCAGCGGCTGGATATTGCACGAGATGGTCATCATTTTGACAAAATCACTGCTGACTGGGTGGCGCAACAAGCTGTGTATTGCCTGGAGTGATAATAGATTTCCAAAATTGATCTTCAGTTTGTGTGCAGTCTTCAAACGTCTGATCAGTCATAGGTGAGGCAATGTCTGTGTTACAGCTGGCCCATTTGTTGTAAACCTCGACTAGCGCATCAAAGTTTTTTATTATTTTTCTTTTTTCGGTCAATGTTTGTTTTTTAATAGGCGGACCGTTTATCATAATGCCCAGCTCAATCATTTGATTTATAGTTTTTTGAGCCAACGCATATCCAGGTTTATAAGGCTCCAAGCACTGTTGTGTTTCTTGACTTAGTACAGAAATTATTCCTTCTCGACGTACAATATCTTGTGTCCACTGTTGTTTAATAGTAGCCGGAAGATTATCAATATCAGTAGATGAATGAACTGCCGGCCACTGGGCATGAGCATGTTGTTGATAGTCATTGACTAGGTCTAGGTCTGACGATATGAGTTTGTTTGCGGTGCTGTTGGTACCCAGTGGCAGGCTGTTTATATCACTGCGAACATAATGCATTTGATTCCAGGAATTAAAACTTATTCCAAAATTCTTTTGCCAGGTAATTTTATTGGATTGACTCGAAAATATTGGAAGGTCCAATATAAACTGTTCTAGTCTAGGAACATCTTGTTCGTAATTAAAGTATGTTCCAACGTCAAAGTACTGATTACTCCATTGGATATACTGTTTGTAAGCATTTAATTGAGTGACAAATACCTGAGGATCTAGTGTTACTCCTGACTTGTATATTTCGTAAAAAGCATCAATTTTTTCATACGCATCGTATACATTTAACTTTTTGGTAATTTTATTAAGTGTCATGCTGATTCCGTGCTCAAAAACATTGGCACGTTTGCAAGCAATTATATAAAAGTTTTCATTGATATACTTGTAAAATGGAATCTGTTGTTCAACGCTGTCGCCGCGTTGTTTAATATGATAATGTGCAAGTCTTGATGTTTTGTAGTGATCAACAGTGTCTAGTAGTTCAGCTATTTCTTGAAGACTCTGATGATACCCCCATTTGGTATGCTTTTTACCAATTAGCTCTCTATTGAATTCGGGGCTGTAGTATGTTGACAACCCGTTTGTTAATTCGTGTAAATTAATAGTTGGACGATCAAACTCATGAAATTGCATGTATATAGTGATCATTCGTTGAAGCAGTGTGCTGCCTACTGCGTCAGGGGTTAAAATTAATACGTTCATAAAATTACTTAGTAAATAACAATATGACACAACGTATTTTAATCATGGGCCTTCCAGGGGCCGGCAAAACATATCTGGCACAACACATTGTGGACCATTTGCAAGCAGACAAGAAACGAGTGGGTTGGCTCAATGCTGATGATGTACGCAAAAAATACAACGACTGGGATTTTAGTTCCGAAGGTCGTATCAGACAAAGTCTGCGTATGCGTGAACTTGCAGACGCAATGACTGACTGTGATTACGTAATTTGCGACTTTGTTGCGCCTTTAGTTGAAATGCGTAATAACTTCAAAGCTGATTGGACTATTTGGGTTGACACTATCGACAAAGGCCGTTACGAAGATACTAACAAAGCCTTTATTCCACCTGAAGTTTACGACTTCCGCATCACAGAACAGCATAGCGAAAAGTGGGGTGAATTTGTTGCCGCACATATTTTAGATAATCGTCGCAGACCTGTGTTTGATTGGCAAAAAGAAACTGTTCAGATGTTAGGGCGTTGGCAACCGTGGCATGCTGGGCATCGTGCGCTGTTTGAACGTGCTATTGCAAAGACAGGACAAGTTGTTATTCAGATCCGCGACTGTCAAGGTTGGCAGGGCAGTAACCCATTTGAAATTGAAAAAGTCAAATCATTTATTCGCCGTGATTTAGATATGGTTTATCAAGGCCAATACGAAATTCAAGTTGTTCCTAATATTGTTAACATCACATATGGGCGTGATGTTGGCTATCGCATAGAGCAAGAAGTCTTTGATGCAGCCACCCATGCTATCAGCGCCACACAAATCAGACGAGATCTTGGACTAGCCTAATTGTAAGAAGTGCTAAATATCTCTATGTGGATTTTGCACTTTCTTCCTGACGCTGTAATACTGTGGTTCACCAACCTGTTGCTGTTTGCGGGTGTTGCACTCACAGTGGCTGGATTTTTTATTCATCGAATTCCGTCCCCGTTGATATATCAGTATCAATTGCCATTCAAAATAGTAGGCGTTGTTCTGCTGGTACTGGGCGTGTATTTTCGTGGCGGCTATGCTATAGAAATAACCTGGCGCGAGCGTGTGGCAGAAGTAGAAGCCCAGTTGCGAGTTGCTGAACAACAATCAGCTCAAGAAAACACACGTATAGAAACTCGAGTAGTTAAAAAGACCGAATACATCACACGTCGCGGATCAGATATTGTTCAGTATGTTGACCGTGAAATCGTCCGGTATGACACCAAGTTTGCTCCTGGCGGACAGTGTGAAATACCACGAGAATTTATCAAGGCCCACAATCAGGCCGCTGAGGCACCACCCAAATGAAATTCAAAGACTTTCGAACAGAAGAAAAAGTACGCTTGGATCCCAAGTGTTGGACAGGTAAAAAAATTGGCAACCCCAAGACCAAGGTCAAGGGTGGAGTTAGAGTCAACAACTGTGTGCCCGCTGAATCTGTTGAAGAGGCTGTAAATCCTGCACAACAGGCTGCTATTGCTATTGCTAAAAAGAAAAAGAAACAAGGTCTGAAGGAAGGTACAGACAATCCCTACGGATATCGCAAAGGGCAAACTGTAAAACTTGGCAATGGTCAACAAGGTCGTGTCATTGATATTTTTGATGACAGCATTGAAGTTTTACTAGTTGGCGGCCGAACAGTCACAGTAGACTTCCGTGATGCACGGGTAATCGACGAGCAAGGTGTGGCGGAAGATGCTGTGGCAGATTTCTTGGCTCGTGGTGGAGAAATACAAAAAGGCAAGCTACACAAACCACGCAAGGGTGAAACTTGGCAAGGATCATCACACATTGGTGCAGCAGGCGGAAAAGGTACCAAAGGCACAGTGTCGGGTCGAGCTGCTAACACCAATCCCAAAGGTGGCAAGCCAGTGGTCAGTGCTGAAGGTTTCAACCCTGAATACAACGACGAAGCAGGCATGGCCGACAACAATCTTGAAACCTTGGAACGTGCTGTGGCAGGTATTGACGACCTAATTCAAACCGGTGATAACTTGCCAGAGTGGTGTCAAGAAAAGATCGCAGTGGCCAAGTCAATGTTGGTGGCTGTATGGGACTACATGGAAAGTGAAGAAGACTCTGAGGAAGTAGATCCTGAAGTGGACGAAATGTTTGAAGCCATGCAAGACCTGGTGTCAGAAATGGCCCAGAAAAATCGTGTGAGTGAAGATCTAGTGTGGGAACAGTTTGAAGCCATGCCGGATAACGTACTGTACGAAACAGCAGCTTGGCGTCGCAAAGAAGGCAAAAGCGCCAAAGGTGGACTCAACGCCAAGGGTGTGGCCAGCTATCGCAGAGAGAATCCTGGTTCAAAACTACAAACAGCAGTCACAACCAAGCCCAGCAAACTCAAGCCAGGATCCAAAGCAGCCAAGCGCCGTAAATCATTCTGTGCAAGAATGGGCGGAGTCAAAGGACCAATGAAAAAGCCCAATGGCAAGCCCACACGCAAAGCTCTAGCCCTACGTAAATGGAACTGCTAAAATGAAATATTGGGCTATTGCAATATTGTTGTGCCTGTCAGGATGTAGTACTGTGGTGCCTGTGGTTGCTAAGTTTCCCGAAGCACCGGGCCAACTGGTAAGTGAGCCTTGTCCCAATCTTAAAAAATTAAATGATGATGCGGCCTTGAGCAACATTGCACGTACCATTACTGAAAATTACACCGCGTACTACGAATGCGCAGTCAAACTAGACGCATGGATTGAGTGGCACGCAAAACAAAAAATAATATTTGAAGGAGCCAACAAATGAGCATATTAACACTGGAACAACTAAAACAACTGGTACCGGGAAACCCGTATATAGAAGACTGGCACGAGGCCCTGGACCAGTTGCTGGATGACTACGGTATCAACACACCACAACGGGTGGCACACTTTGTTGCACAATGCGCCCACGAATCAGGTGGGTTCAAGTTCATCAAAGAAAACTTGAACTACAGTGCAGCCGGCCTCAACACCACGTTCCGTAAGTATTTCCCCACACTGGAATCAGCTCGTTCCTATGAGCGCAAGCCAGAAAAGATTGCCAACCGGGTGTATGCCAACAGAATGGGCAACGGCGACGAAGCATCAGGTGATGGCTGGCGCTACTGCGGACGTGGGCTGATTCAGCTCACAGGCAAAGACAACTACACATTCTTTGCGGGCAGCCTAGGCATTCCCGTGGAAGAAGCTGCTGAATACTTGGCCACATTTGAAGGCGCAGCACAGTCAGCCTGTTTCTTCTGGGAACAAAACAACTTGAATCGCTTTGCTGACGTCAATGATGTGCGGGGACTAACTCGTGCCATCAATGGCGGCGCAATTGGCCTAGAAGACAGACAAAAACACACCGAACATGCACTACATGTGCTGACCGGACACTAAAATAACAGGAGCCAACCATGAGCAAAAAACAATTACCTCCCGGCAAAATTACCAAATCAGAAGAAGACTGGATGACCAAGAAATGGCGTCCCATGATGGCCATTATGTACATGACCGCATGTTTGTTTGACTTTGTGTTCTTCCCTATTATGTTTACTGCGGTACAGTTCTGGGAAGTCAGTGCAGCCAACGATGCCTTCCGTCAGTGGGCACCAATAACACTGCAAGGCGGCGGCTTGTTCCACGTGGCCATGGGTGCTGTACTGGGCGTTAGTGCATGGAGTCGTGGACAAGAGAAAATGGCTGGTGTGACTGGTGGCTCAGCGCCAGCACCTGGCTGGGGGTCAATGCCTGTAGCCAACAACAGCTGGGGCAGCGCACCTGGTGCACAAACTGCTGCATACACTCCAGCACCCAGCTGGGGATCAACACCTGTGGCCAGCAACAGCTGGGGCAGCGCACCTGTACAAACAGGTTGGGGAGGCAAAAAGGCTCCGCCTGAAGCCGAATTCCCTGTATTATAAGGAAACATTATGAAATCCATAATCTTAGCAATCACCCTGGCTCTAGGTACTTCGCTGGTGTTGGCCGAAGGGCCCCGAGAAACTGTCAAGGTCTGCGTTGACGTAAAAGACAAAGCAGGCCAAACAGTCATTGACCCCAAGACCAAGCAGCCCAAACAAAACTGCAAAGAAGTCAAAAAGCACAAGAAACTAGAAGGCGCTGAAAAAGTACCCGACGGCAAGAAGAAGTAACATTTGACCTTGTGCCCCTGGGTCCTGTATAATTAAATGTACAGGACCTTTTTCATGACTGACTACTACGCCACCCTGGGTGTTGCAAAAACTGCCACTGCCGAGGAAATCAAACGAGCCTATCGTCGACTGGCTTCGCAACACCATCCTGATCGGGGTGGCAACACTGCCCAATTTCAACAGATTCAAGCGGCCTATGACACACTAGGCGATGCTGCCAAACGTGCCGCTTACGACAACCCACAGCCGCAATTTGGTGGATTTGGTTTTCAACAAGGCCAAAACATCCATGACATTTTCAGTCAGATGTTTGGGCAACAACCACGTCGTGGCCACATACGCATGACCATTGGAGTTGACTTAGTGGATGTGATCAATGGCAGCACAAGAACTGTGCAACTGGGCACAACACAGGGCTCCAACACAGTGGAAATTGCTATACCCCGGGGTATTGACAACGGAGACACAGTGCAGTATGGCGGAATTGGTCCCGGGGGTTCAGACCTCATGGTACAGTTTAGAGTCAACCCCATGCCCAATTGGCGCAGAGAAGGTATAAATCTGCACACCGAAGTTCAAGTGTCAATTTGGCAACTGATCCTGGGCAGTGAAATCACCATGACTGCACTCACAGGCAATGAGCTTACTATTACAGTGCCCCCAATGACTCAACCCAATACTGTGATGCGCCTACGAGCACATGGAGTACATCATAGGTCTGGACAGCAGGGCGACATCATGGTAAGAATTGTGGCCCAAATTCCCCAGAACATTCCCGCCGAAGTCATGGCAGCAATACAGCAACACTGCCCGTAATGTCAGTAGATCACTTGACACCAACGACTGTAAGTAGTATAATAATCACTGTAACTCAAGGAGCTTTATGAATCCCACCGCCGAAATTGAACACATTGTTGAACAATCTGTAGCAATTGCTCAAACATTTCAACACGAATATGTCACAACCGAGCACCTGCTGCTGGCCATGGTTCGATATGCACCATTTCGAAAAACACTGGAGAATTTTGGTGTAGAAATTGACATGCTGGATCAAGACCTAACCAGTTATCTGAGTGGGTTACAAAATCTTGTTAAAGAAAATTCAGATCTAACACCCAAAAAGACCACGGCTCTGGAGCGTATTTTTAATCGTGCCAATGTGCAGGTGATGTTTACCGGGCGTAGACAAATGTCCCTGATTGATGTTTATCTTTCAATCATGGCTGAAGGCCACAGTCACGCACAGTACTATCTCATGAGATACGGTGTGAAGAAAGTGGAATTTGTGGAGTTCTGGCAAAAGAACTATTCTGCCCAGGCCAGTGCCACTGGCATGAGTGTGAATCAAGCCAATGACATTCTCAACGAGTACTGCGTTGATCTCAGTGGTCGTGCTGCCAAGAACGAACTTGAGCCCATGATTGGTCGAGACACTGAACTACAGGAAATGGTCACTGTGCTGGCACGACGCTTCAAGGCCAACGTGCTCATGGTAGGCGATCCTGGCGTGGGCAAGACTGCCATCATTGAAGGCCTGGCCCAGGAAATTCAAGCCGGTCGTGTGCCTGAGTTTCTCAAGGGTCACGAAGTATGGAGTTTGGAAATTGGCTCGCTGCTGGCAGGATCAAAGTATCGTGGTGATTTTGAGGAAAAGTTCAAGGCCGTGGTGTCAGCACTGGAAGCCAAGAAAAACTGTATCTTGTTTGTGGACGAAGCGCACACCATGAAGGGTGCTGGTGCAGGATCTAGCTCTAGCCTGGACTTTGCCAACATGCTGAAGCCGGCTATTACCAAGGGCAGTTTAAAAATCATTGCGTCAACCACCTGGGAAGAGTATTACGAAAGCTTTGAAAAGGATCGTGCCCTGATGCGACGTTTCTATCGTCTCAGCATTGACGAACCTGATGCTGCGACCACAGAAAAGATTCTTATTGGACTCAGTCCACGCCTGGAACAGTTCCACAATGTGTTGATTGACACTGAAGCTATTACTGCTGCTGTGGACTTGGCCAATCGCTACATTCATGATCGCAAGAACCCTGACAAAAGTATTGACTTGATTGATGCTGCTTGTGCTCGGGAACGTGTGAAAGATGCAGGCTTGACAACCATCAACAAAGGCATGATTGAAGAACAGCTGAGCCGTGTGACCAGTGTGCCTGTAGACAAGTTACAGAACGAGCGCAGTGCCAAGATTGTGGAGCTAGAAGGCAATATCAAGCAACGGCTGTATGGACAGGATTCAGCTGTGGACACTGTGCTGGAACGTGTGTACATTAACTTTGCTGGTATTGGCAACGAGCGACGCCCCATGGCATCATTCCTGTTCTTGGGCCCCACAGGCACAGGCAAAACTGAATTGGCTCGACTGCTGGCCGACAACTTGGACATGAAGCTGTTGAAATATGACATGAGCGAGTTCCAAGAGCGTCACAGTGTGAGTGGACTTATTGGTGCTCCCCCAGGTTACGTGGGCTTTGAAGACGGCAACATCGGCGGCGGCAAGCTGATTGCAGACATCAGCAAGAATCCTTTTTCAATTATCTTGTTTGACGAGATTGAAAAGGCACACCCTGACGTTGCCAACATCATGCTGCAAATGCTAGACGATGGTGTGCTGACCAGTTCAAATGGCAAGAAAGTCAGCTGCAAGAACACCATTATCATCATGACGTCTAACCTGGGCGCACGTGATAGTGAAAGCAATGCAATTGGCTTTGGATCACAAGAAAAAACTGGTGAGGACGATCGTGCACTCAAAGAGCACTTCCGCCCCGAACTGCGAAATCGTATTGATGCTATCTGCAAGTTTGGGCGCCTGGACCAACTGGCCATTAAAAAGATTGTGCTGAAGTTTGTGGCTGAATTGCAAACCAGTCTTGGCAACAAAAACATACGACTCACTGTGACCGAAGCCATGGTAGAACACTTGGCCGAAAAAGGTTATGATCCCAAGATGGGTGCGAGGCCTCTGGGTCGCAAGATTGACGAGTTACTGCGTGTGCCACTCAGCAAGCGTATCTTGTTTGATCGCCTGGACAACTGTGATATCACAGCTGACTTGGTGGAAGGTGGGGTCAAGTTTGATATTGCAACACACGAGACCAGCTTGCTAGACAGTGACGGAATTATTCGTTTCCCAGCATGACACTAGTATACCAACCACAGCCAAGAGACCGACTCTACTACGATCAGTATCAGTACTGCTTGACTTTTCAGCTCAGTCATTCTGGTCGCAGTCGCAGCCTGGACCCTGAAAAGATTCGCTCAGCTATTCATTTTGCCAATCTTTTGAAGTGGACCAATTCAAAAATCAGTGATGAACAAGAGAAAAATTTACTAGAGTGCGCCAAAATATTTAGAGAATGTAACCAGCCACACAAACGAATTGTGTATGCCAACTGGCAGTATGTTTATACCAATCATGAAAGTCTACTGGCACAATTGCACAGTCTTGACTTTGTAAAACATTCCAAACTCACTGAAGCCGCAGTGACTCTGCCCCGGGATGTGGTAGTGCTTAAAAACAGCCAGTATCAGTTTAGAAGCTATTTCAGCAGTCGCTGGTTCAATCGAGAAGAAGTTGCTGCAATAAAGAACTTTCTGGTAAGCCGTGGCACTCAGTTTAGAACCACACTTGGTGTTCAGTCTCGATTAAATGGCCGATTCTTTTATCCCAACGACTGGATGTTTGTGGATCACAATGACGAAAAAGATGCATTGTTGCTCAATCTTGTAGCAAGTCAGTGTATTAGAAAAACGCTGCCCATACAGATTGCTAAATAATTTACTATGGCAAAAATACACGAAGAAACAGTTGTGATCACACTGAGCAAGTTGATCAAAGAACGAGACACTGAAGAACAGTATCTTGCTACCAATGACATCTGCGATGCATTGCAATCAGTAGCAGAAGAACTCCTGGGTCAAGGTGTATTGGTTGAAGTTGTGAGAGCATAATGACCCCCACAACACAAACCATTCTGGGCACCACAATCTACGGTGAAGCTGCGGGCAACTACGACGGCAGCAGCCAGGATTGGTTCAGTGTGGCTCGCAAAGCTGCTGACTACTATCGTGGATACGGTGGTGTTCAAACTGTGACAATATCAGTTGCTGGGTTTGAAGGCATCATGTACATCGAAGCCACTCTGGATTCTGACCCTGACTCTGCGGCCTGGTTTCCAACCTATACCTATGGTGACGGATCTAGCACACCTGTCACCGACTATCATCCTGCTACCATTACCGGAAACTTTACATGGATACGTGTAAGAGTTGAGGGATTTTCAGGTGGCACAATAAACTCAGTAACCATAACATACTAATGAACCCTGACAAAATTTCTTTTGAATTTGATGTGGAGCGCACCCCTGCTGAGCCTGCCTTGGCTTTTCGTGTGCTGCATAACAATGTAGTGGTACACACCATGACGTCAGATCAAGAGTCTGTGAAATTTGACATTGACGACAGTAATGGCGTGCATCAAATAACATTTGAATTGCAGGGCAAGACCCAGGTTCATACTCATGTTGATGATCAAGGACAGATCACACAGGATGCAGTGATCAACATCAAAAACATCACAGTTGACGGGATTGAGGTTGGTCTTTTGATTTTTAATCATGCTGAATACACACATGACTTTAATGGCAATGGGCAACCAGTTGTTGAAAAATTTTACGGTACCATGGGCTGTAATGGTTTGGCCACTGTGGAACTCACCACACCCATTTACCTGTGGCTTTTGGAAAACATGTAAGTTATCTCGACTTGCAATGGTCCCCGTGCCATCTACCAAAGTGTCCGGGAGCAAATGATTTTTGGCAGTATACACATGAGATTCGTTCAGAGTGAGCAAATGCGTATTTTTCTTTTTGCTCTGTGGTTCTATTCAACTGCTGCTGCCTGATTATTTCTCTACGTTCAGGAGTCATTTGATCAATAGTTTTTTGTCTCAGTATTTGTTTCAGCTCGTTACTAATTGGGCCACGCTTGTGTCCAGTATTGCCAGATGTTTTACCTCGGCGAGCAATAGCTGCTTGATGGTTTTTTCTAACCTCAGGATCGTGCATTGGGTTGTTTGTTTTTGTGTGTATTGATTTAATTCTACTATATTGCTGCCTTAATAACTCGTATGTTCTTCCAGTTATTTTGTGTCGTTGTTGATTCTGGTTTTCTAAATTCGCCATAGTCCAGGCAGCATAGATCATCTTTTCTTTGTGAGGGCTAACAACCATTTTAGTCAGTAACCAATGACAAACAAAGTGTTCTCGTGCAGTTAAATCCACCAAATTTTCTTTGAGATTTGACCCATCTAAACTTCGTGGTATAATATGATGTCGTTCTTTGTATTCTGTTAGAGATCTTGTTTTTGCTCGTTGAACAATGTTGTTATACCATGTGGTATATTTGTTGTCAATAAATATCATTGCTGGTGCTCCTTTCAAGCATTAGAGTAGTTGGATATGTCCAGTATCGCGAACTACACCTTTATTTATAAATAAACGAACAAAGATTTAACTAAATGGGCAAAACAATAGTGATTCAACCGGGTGGTTATCATCCCTTTCACGCGGGCCATCTCGCGCTTTATCAAAGTGCACGCCGTGCTTTTCCTGATGCCGAAGTGTTTGTGGCCGCCACCAACGACACATCAACACGACCTTTTCCGTTTGCTGTGAAAGAAAAACTGGCCAAGTTGGCCGGAGTTGAGCCTGGACATTTTGTGCAGGTCAAGTCGCCATTTAGAGCTGAAGAAATCACCAGCAGATTCAATCCTGAACAAGACGTCCTGATTTTTGTGCGCAGCGAAAAAGACGAAAATAAACCTCCGCAAGCTGGCGGCGTTAAAAAAGATGGTGCACCTGCATACTTGCAACGGCTGGAAGATGCGCAGAGGCTGGAACCATTTGCCCGGCATGCATACATGGCTTACTTGCCCACAGTGGAGTTTGGTCCCGGAATGACGTCAGCTACAGAGATTCGTGCAGCATGGCCCAAGCTGAATGAAAAGCGCAAGACAGCTCTTGTGATGAGCTTGTATCCTGACACACAGCGAAATCCAGCCTTGGCAGCAGTAGTGGTCAAGATGTTGGACACTGCCATTGGTAGCACAGTGGACGAAAATCAAGGCTGGGCTGCTACATACACCAATGAAGGTAACAAGAATAAAAATTACGAAGCTGATCCTGAACTAAAACAATCAAAACTATTTGCTAAACAGCATTATTCGCAACACACCAATGATCCTGATATGGCTTTTGACAAGTGGGTACAGCGCAGCCTCATGCACAGCAAGCAAGACGATGTACAGCAGGATCAAATATTAAAACGTCTAACACAAAAAGTGGACATTCTAGCACGTCGTCTACAACAAGCACAGTTGCCCGTGGGCGAAAATGCTGGACAAATGGCCGGAACACCAGCTGTGGGTGGTATGTGGGCCGGTTATCAGCAGCGTGAAAATCAGCCCGTGGACGAAGACTACGTTGAAGAAAAATGGAGCGCAAAATACAAGAGCAGTATCAATTGTGCCAATCCTAAGGGATTTAGTCAACAAGCTCACTGTGCAGGTCGCAAAAAATAACACAGTCGTTTATAATCCGTAAATACTACATCTTATTACGGAGAAAACATGGCTGACGCCCAACCCACAACTACACCCCCAACAGATCCCAACGCACAAGAACAAATGAACATTCAAGTTGATTTGGACTATTTGCGTACAACTCGTGTGCACATCTGTATGCCCTGCTATGGCGGCCAGCTTACAGAATCAACATTCATGAGTTTTATCAAATGGGCCAACATGGCTCGTCAATTAAGCATTGACTGGACCGTGGAAACCATGACCAACGAGAGCTTGATTTCACGTGCTAGAAACACGCTCACTGCCAAGTTCTTGCACACCGAAGGCTCCACACACTTGATGTTTATTGACGCTGACATTGGCTGGGAACCCTGGCACTTGTTGGTGTTGTTGAACCGCAAGGTTGATGTAATTGGTGGACTTTACCCCATGAAGAGCATGCCCATCAAGTGGTGTGTAAACGGCATTCCCGGCAAAGAAGATGGCGAAGACAATCTTGTAGAAGTCACCAAAACTGGCACAGGCTTCTTGTTGATCAAGCGCGAGGTGTTTGACAAGCTAGACGCACACCCTGCTGTGCGAGCCTTTGCTAATGACATTGGTTTGCCCCCTGAACTCAACAAGTACATGAAAACCTACTTTGACACTGCTGTGCGCGAAGGTCGTTACTACTCAGAAGACTGGACATTCTGCGAAAATTGGCGCGACATTGGTGGGCAAGTGTTTGTGGACAAACGTGTGTTGCTCAAGCACACAGGCACATATGTGTTTGACGCTACCACACAGGACAAACTGTACTTTGAACTTGATGCTATTGCCAAGGCCAATACACAAAAAATCACACAAATGGTACCGCAGGGTGGACACGAAGTTGCTGCGGACATTCTTGTCCCGGCAGCTGAACCTGAAGTGCTGGCCAGTTCTGACAACAGCAAATAACAGCACAACAGCCACCAGCGCCGGTTCCGCCGGCGCTTTCATTTGTCCGCTAAATACACATTATGAATATCGAAGAGTTAGATTCCTTCAATCTTGCAGACGCTGTGAAGTTTCACAATCAGTTAAATCCCCGATTGTGGGATCAGCGTGAACATCTCAAGCCTGATGTGCACGCCAAGCTCATGGAAATTGCTAGAGATTTCCAAGAGTTTCTGGGCGTTCCTGACCTTGAAGTCAAGGACATCACAGTATCTGGCTCAAATGCTGCATACAATTACACACCGCACAGCGATGTAGATCTACACCTTGTGGTGGATATGCCTGACGCTAAAAACAGCGAAGTGTTTCGCGAGCTGTTTGACGCCAAGAAATTCCAGTACAACGCTGAACATGACATTCGTATTGGCGGCTATGATGTAGAACTGTATGTGCAAGATGCTGAACAAGAGCATCACTCACAGGGCATTTACAGCCTGTTGCAAAACCGTTGGATCAGTGTGCCCAAGAGACGCAAACCTGATGTAGATGATATCAGTGTGAAAAGCAAATACCAAGATGTGGGACACAGAATTGAAGCTGCTATCCGTGGCGGTGACGCTGCACAAATGGAAGATGTTTGGAACAAACTACGTGTGATGCGCAAGCAGGGTCTTGAGCGTGAAGGCGAGTTTGCCCCAGAAAACATTGTGTTCAAGATGCTGCGCAACAACGGCACCATTGGCAACCTCAAACAAGCAAGACAGGCTGTGCGTGATCGAGAGCTGAGTCTTGCTGAAGTCAACCGCCCCAAGCAACGTGTGCATTATGGCTTTGTAAGTGAAAGCCCCGATGGTGTAAATCCCAGTACCAAGATGTTTCTTGAAGAAGATGATGCCGAAAGTCTTGTAACTGAATTTATTTTTACCACGGCTGACAAGCTGGGCATTAAACGTATACCAAAAATTCATATACACACCAATGATGACTGGAGCAGAGAAAACAACAGTTTTGGAATGTTTGTTCCTGACACATATGAACTGCATGTGAGTTTGATAAATCGCCATCCCATGGATGTGATGCGCACCATTGCGCACGAACTAGCACATGTCCGTCAACACGAGATCAAGCCGGTCAAACCCGGTGATGGAGAAACTGGAAGTGATGTTGAAAACGAAGCGCATGCCATAGCTGGTATTGTCATGCGAGACTTTGCCAGCAGCCATCCTGAATATTTTGAAAAGCCTGCTGTGAGCGAAAGCTCGGGATACATTCCTACCCGAGCACAGGCTCAAGATCCTCGCTTTAAAATGGCCCTGACTGTGGACATCAAGCCAGGACAAACTGGTAAGGAAGCCAACAAGCTGGCCTTGCAAACAGATGCACAAGGCCGTCCAGCACTGTTGATGAAAACAGCAAACCTGCGTGAAGGCCGGATGCCGCAGCCCAGCCAAGGGCAGGGCCAGTATAGAGATTTAAACAAGCCCCTGGGTCCAGAAACACCTCCTACCATGCCCGCAGGCACTGTCAAGGTAGATGTGAGTGATGTGTATGACTGGTACAAGCTGGGCAGTCATATCAGCAACCTCAAAGGTCTGGGCAAACACGACTTTGGCGCAGGACCTCCTAGTACTATCATCAGTTTTGGTGATGAGGAAACTGAACACAAGTACATCCAAGACCTTGAAAAAACTGGACTCACTACCACAGATATTGACCCCAAGGATCCCAAGCAGCCTCCAGGAATGAAACGTCAAAAGACTGATCCCACCTACAACGTGGCAGAAGATGACATTGTAGAAAGCCTGCGTCAAGAATTTGCTTTGCTGGAAGACGAGTACATCAGCGAAATCAAAATGACCGGAAAGAACCTGCGAGCCGAAGCTGCTCAAACAGGTGCGCAGGCTGGCATGGAATTTGAAATGATTGTGCCCAACGTTGAGACCGAAGAGCTAGACCCTGAATACGAACCAGACTGGGATCAGGATCAGCGTACTAGAAGCTTCAGTGACATTCGAGACTTTTTCCACGATGGAGACTACAACGGTCGTCGCGAAGCAGACAACCTAATGGAAGAAATACAAAACGAGTATGAAGAATGGCAAGCAGAACAAACTGACGAAGCCTGGGCTCGAGATGGAGTAGATTACATGCGTGACTTTGTTGAAGTCAATGACTTGTTTGATCGTGAAGAAGCTATAGACACTGCTCGAGACGAGGTCATTGACGCTAACCCTGACTTGCCACCTGAAAGCAAAGACTTCCAGGACCTGCTTCGTGCCAGACTCGATGAACTACAAGAACAGTTTGTGCTAGAATCGTTTGAAGATCAAGGCCGCATCTACAATGACGCATTGCAAGCGTTTGCAGAAGAGCAAAGAGACGAATACGACGAACGCAGTTTCTTGGATGACAAGTATCCCATGATGACAGATATTCAAAGCAACTTTGATATTTCATGGCCCCACTACTACAACATCAACGATGGTCAAGACAGTGGAGAAGTGGATGTAGATCAAGTAGCTGATGAGTTTGGCTCATACATGGGCAAACCTGTGAATGCCAGCAGACAATACCATGGCGGTCGTCGCGAAGCAGGAACCTATGTAGTAGAACCCGACGGCAGCTTAGAAGGTGACAACCCAGGTGATGGTGGCCTTGAGTTTGTTAGTCCGCCCATGCCCATAGATGAAATGATTTCAGACTTGAACAAGGTCAAGGCCTGGGCAGACAAGACTGGTTGCTATACCAACGACTCTACAGGCTTGCACATCAATATCTCAGTGCCCAATTATTCAATTGACAAACTGGACTATGTAAAATTGGCCATCCTCATGGGCGACGAATACATTCTGGACTTGTTTGGTCGCTCAGGCAACACCTATGCCAAATCAGCCATGGGCAAGATCAAGTCAGCACTGAAACAAAAACCCGAAGCGTCAGCACAAATCATGGACTTGATGAAACAAGGACTGGACGGTGCTGCAACCAAGGCCATACACACAGGTATCACAGACAAGTACACGTCAATCAACACCAAGACTGGCTATATTGAATTCCGTAGCCCCGGTGGTGACTGGCTGGACAGCAATTTTGACAAGATTGAAAACACCCTGTTGCGTTTTACTGTGGCCCTGAGTGCTGCTATCAATCCAGAAGCATACCGCAAAGAATACTTGACCAAGCTGTACAAGTTGTTGTCCGAAGGCATGGCGGACAAGAGTGACGTAAACATTATTCAGTTGTTCTCCAACTACTCAGCTGGTGAACTGGACAAAGCTGCTCTAATCCGTCAAGTGCGTCAAAAGCAACTGGCTCGCAATGTTGCCAAGGGCAAGGCCACAGGCAAGATGTGGTGGAATGTTTCTAGACCAGGATACATGGGCAGCATCGAAGTTGTTGCTAACAGCAAAGAAGAAGCCATTGATGTTGCATTACAGCCGAGCAATTATCCAAACTGGGCAAGTGCTAGAAATACATTACAGGCTAAACCATTACGTCCATACCAAGAAAAGCCAAGCGCACCTGCACAACCTGCTGCGGACAATCAAGGCAACTGGGGTATCTGGTTGGATGCTGCAGAACGCTTTGTCCGAATACCTCGCACCGAAACTGGTGGCGACGGGCAAGCCTTGCGTAGATTCTCTAGCCAAGCGGCTGCAATGGCGTTCTTGGAGCGAACTCGAGAAGAGAATCCACTAATGAGAAGAGACATCAGCATTCGCGAAATCCCTGCAGACTATCAGTGGCCACCCGTTGCACCGGCTGTTAACCGCAATACGCTGACACCAACCGGTCCTGGACCTTGGGAAGTGTTTAGAATCAGTGACGGGTCAAGTGTAGCAGAGCTGGGGCAGACCAACCGCATGAGTGCTGAAGTAGAAGCTCGCGGAGTGATTGATCAACGTGGCGAAGCACCTGAACTGTATGGAGTAAGAACTCGTCAGTCTGACGCAGCACAAGGTGGCACAGTTGATGTAGGGGGAGAAACACCTGCAACAGCACCGCAGACACTGACTCGTCCCGGACAAGGCCAACAACAGTTCACAGGCACATGGCGAGTGTTAGATCCTGAAGACCGTGAGATCTATCGCTTTAGTGGTGTGGGCAACAACCAATCAGATGCCAATCGTGTGGCCCTGAACTGGATGCGTCAAAATCCTGGTCGCATGCAAGCAGGTGTCACAGTGGTCCCGGAGATGACCTAATGAGAGCACAAGAATTTGTAACAGAACTGTTTGAGCCAGGCAAAAAGTGGCAGTGGAGTTTTACTGGCAGTGAAGAAGCAGTAGCAGTATTTCATGTTGGTGAAGTGCCTTACATGTTCCATGCATATGGCGCCGTCGGTGAATGGGAAGCAGAGTTCAAGCGGTATGGTAACAAACTAGATCGATCGCAAAAGTTTGGACTAACTGGCACTGGTAACTCAGCAGAAGTCATGAGCACAGTGGTTGACATCATGCGAGCGTTCTTGGAAAAATACAAGGACAAGATACAAGTGCTGACATTCAGTGCCAAGGAAGATTCCCGTCAGGGTCTATATGCCCGAATGGTCAAACGACTGCTGCCCGACTGGACCATGAAACAATCCGGTGAGCACTTTGTTCTTGTGGCTCCCAAACAAGATGTCACAGAAACATGGGGTGTTGAAAAGTATCCTATTCCGCTGCCAATTGGGCAGTACCTTGCTGTTGGTAGTGATGAGTTTGCTCCGCCGGGCAACTATGCCAGTGCAGACGATCTTGTGGATGATGTGTACGACTTGATAGATGCAGGTGTTGAGCCCACAGTGGTTGCAGTTGATCCCAAGACTCTGTTGGCCACACAAGACTGGCTTAGTAACGAAGGCGGCGGCGATCCCTTGTTTGACGAGTACCCGGACAAGCCTGTGATATACAAGAAGGCAGGCAAGCTGTACATCCTTGACGGGCATCACAGAACCACACGAGCTTGGAAAGCTGGTAGACCTATTTCAGTATACCTGTTTGGGGACGATCAACAAAACGAACTGGACGAAAACTTTGCAGATGGCCGAAACCCACAAGACAAAGGTGATTCAAAGCGTCACGGTATCAATACCAAAGCATCAGTTAGTAGTCTACGCAAAACTGCCAAACAAGGCGGCCGCAAAGGACAACTGGCACACTGGCTGGCTAACATGAAGTCTGGTAGAGCAAAGGCCAAACGAAAATGAGCGCATATCGACTTGATCCTTTTTATGGCATTGGTGCTGTTTCCTTGAATGCAAACACCGCTAGAGCTCAGATAGAGCTGCGACCCAGTATGTTTTTGAATTTGGCACACAGACTTGATGCCAACAGTGAATGTGCACTCCGTATAATACCCTACATCAGAACCAGATTGCAGTCAAGAGGTATTGGATATCCAATACTGCACATTGCGCCGCCTTTGGAATGGCGTAATAACGATTTTTCCAAACCTTGTCAAGTTATTGAAAGCAACGGACGCCATCGTATGCATGCAATTATGGAGGTTCAAGGCGATGAACCTATTCCAGTATTGTTGGTACCTTGGCAAGATATTACACAACAAGAGTTAAATACATGGCTACCTCGCATGCGTGAGCAAATGCTCAGTCAGGATGGCGAGTTGGTATCAGGTCAATTATGGGATCAAACACATGAGAGCTAAAGAGTTTGTTAATGAAAGTGTTGCGCCGGGCTTTCACGTGTATCAAGCACGAGTCAAAGTCAACAATCCTCTTTACTCTAACAGTATTGATGTTGCAGTGTTTGCCAAAGGTCCGGCTATGGCTCGCGCTCTGTTACAGGCACAGTACGGCAAAGATAGTGTTGTGACCAACGTTACACAAATTGCATAATTCTCTGTGGCGCAAAGCCACAGATACATAAGTGATGATAGACATTGTTACTGTTGTTTTCCAAGAAGAAATTCCAATTTTAAAAGTACAAGCAGAGTCAGTTGCACGATACTGCCAAAATATTGGTATCCGTAATATCTATGTGGTAGTCAATGATGACGAAGACACCATACACAAAATTGATGCTGGTTGGTGGGGTGACTTGGCCAATCATGTGTTGGTAGTACCGCGTTCAGCGTTTAGCACACAGTTTATAGATAATGGTTGGGTCAGTCAGCAGGCTCTTAAATTGCTAGCGGCTGCTATGAGCCATAACACCTGGAGCATGGTACTAGATGCCAAAACAGTATTTGTGCGTGAGCTGCAACTGACTGATTTATTGGACTGTGATGGCCGTGCACGAGTAGGCACATTACCAGTGTTCCCAGTGTTTGAACCCACACGACTCATGATCAATGAGTTGTACAACATAGACATGAAAGATCAACTGGGGCCAGGCGGCGTGCCCTTTTTCTTTCAAAATGATGTAGTGCGACTCATGATTGCAGAAACAACATTCTTGGCCAAGAAAAGTTTTCCCATATGGTTTCAAGCAAAAGGACGCATCACTGAGTTTATGCTGTACTCAGGATACTTGCAATATAGATTTGGCGGATACGATACATTTTACTCGTCTGACTCAGCATTTGGTGCAGTGAACATCAGCCATGGCGAAGTTGATCAATTCAACACCAAGCTCAAGCAAATGCAAGATCCACGTACTCTTACAGTGAGTATACATCGTGGCGCCTGGAGTCAACTCAGCGCAGACCAACGCCAAGAATATCAGTTTAGATTAATTGAAGCAGGCCTAATAGGAGCACACAGTTTATGAAAGCCCTGTGCTTGGTTGCACATCCCGACGACTGTGTTATATTTGCCTACAGCTATATTCATAACCATCCTGAACTGGATTGGACGATTGGCTATTTGACCTACACTGCTGACAGTGAACGTGGTGTTGAGTTATCAGCATTTTGGCAACGACGAAACATACCTTGTGTGTTCCTTGGCTTTGTTGATGACTACCGAGATCAGGAGCAGCAACAATTGTTACAATGGTACGGTATTGATGCCATGGCCGAGTGTGCCAATCTTGCCCGACAATACGACTTAGTTTTGACCCACGATGAACACGGTGATTACGGGCACATACATCATCAAGTGGTGCACGATGCAGTAAAACTCCATCCACGTTTGATTACATTTGCCAAGCCTGGTCAAGGTACAACATACACAGTACCGCCAGGCACATACACTCTTGATGAATTGCCCATGCACGGTGAAATTGTTGCCAGCTTTCATAGCCATGAACACAAAAACAGTTACAAGGAATCAAAATGAAATTGATGGTAGCAGGATGCAGCTTTAGTGCTGTGAGTCAAAAGCATCCAGGCACAGCCTGGAGCGAAGTTCTAGCACAACGCCTGGGCTGGGACTTGGAAAATCTAGCACGCCAAGGATGCAGCAATGGCGGTATCCGCGTGCAGATTGAAGAAATTATTAGACAACGACCAGACTTTGCAATTGTGACTCCTACGTTTTGGGACCGGATGGAAATCCCTGCAACTGCTGCACCATTTGACTGGAAGAAAAGCACAGGCGGTTGGAATCCTGAAATTCAAAAACACCTACAGGATCGCACATTAAAAAATGGGTATAATCGTGCTGATGGTATCAACAATGTCAACTATGGCAACAACAACTACAACATGATTTGCGAGACCATCTATACCTTGGCAGAGAACTTTAGTCACCCCTATCGGTCAGGCCTGATCAGCAAGGTATCACAAAACGCAGTGCGTTACTACATTGATGCCATCTATGATTCAGAATGGAAGAAGCAACAAGACGAGTGGTTGATCAAAGAAGGTATATTTGAGCTGTATCATGCCGGCATAGACTTCTTGTTTGTGCCTGTACTGCTGTGGCCCTTTGATCCTGTACTGGGCCAACAACAGTGGCGCAACGTGATTACCACGGCTATACCTGATCGCAATGTGATGTTCAATGAACCAGAATCAGTACTGCCCATTTGTGGCAACAATCCGTTTACGGGCGAAGATCCTGGATATCATAGCGGTGCACAAGGGCAAAAGATCATTGCTGAAAACTACTATCGCAGAATCACTCAAGACTTTGGGCTGACTTAAACAACTGCTGCATTTGGTGCTTGACTTCAGGCACCATTTCCAGCAACCTGGCATGATTGTGATCCAGTACTGACTGCAATTGATTTTGCACAGCCACAGGATCTTGTTGGCTGAGATACACCACTTGCTGCATAGCAAGATCAAACCGCTCAAAATCCAAGGGACTATTGTCGTAGCTTTCATCTATCACACTACCAAACGTTTGGAATCCTTGATCTCTCAAACGTTTTAAATGATGCTGATTTCCGAACAGAACAAATATGCGTTTGGCAAACAAGGCTTTGATACTTTTTTCACTCATGAAGAATCCGCCACCAGTGCCTAGGGTTTCGGTCAAGATACTATAGTATGTGCGTTGATAAATGCGTTCAGGTACAATAAAACTTATTTGATTGTTGATATTTTGCGCAACCTCCCACGCAGGATCAAGATGCGGACTCACATAAGGATACAGCAAAGGTGTGTCTTTAAATATTTCAGCAAACTCTTGATTTTGATGATTGATCACACCACCTGGAAAACAATCACGATATGTAACAATGCACTGATCCAACAAGTTGTTTTTTGCTAGACCCAGTATCACATAGTCTCTGTTGGGCCTGCGAGCACCTAGCAGTGCATCAAACATATAGTGCTTGTGGTCATTGCGTGTGTCCACAAAGGTATTTGTATCAACAAAGCGTTCAATGTAAAAATTGCGATACAACATTCGACCAGGATCTAACACATTGTTTTGATGGGTGCCGCCCAGTGCAATCAAGTAGTTGTTGATGCGATTATCACGACACCACTGTTCAATTTGCGGCTGCGAAAAATATTCAGGATCACTTATCAACACAAGATCAAACTGGTCAAGTTGGATATTGGCAATTAATGCATCGTAACTAAAGATCCAGGCACAATTATAAAAGGGTCGTACTGCTGCTACACGATATGGTTGTGCTAGAGCTGTCTCTAAATCAGTTGTGGTTTGGTCAGGCGTAAAACCCCAGTCATGTGCACAGTTTACACTTTGCCAGCAGGGGTTATAAACTTTGAATTGCATGACATTTCTCTTTTACTTTGGCAAGGTGCCGATTAAAGTTGGCTATGGTCAAGGTGTCCCAATCCATTTGCATACTGAGACTGAGATCAGGTATGGCATCGCATATGGAATTGTGCGCGGAACCAAATCCAGCAATGTTGCTCAAGGTATTGTATTCGTAACGATGTTGTGCTTGGTATGTTACACTGCCCTGGGACACTGCCCAGTTACCCAGTAGCTCGTATTCACTGAACCATTTGATAATGTTGCCTGTACCCCAAGGCGGAACTGTGGGCATCCCTGGTACCGCATCAATAATTGCATCCAACCAGTGCTTGTTGGGCCAACGCTGTTGCAGATGTTCACGAAGTTTTACAAAATCTTTTTTTCTAACTGCACATAATTCAGTAACAAAGCAATGTGGTGATTGATGGCGCAACCCTGTGATGGCTTCAAACACCCCATTGTAACTGCCTTGGGTGGTGTTCATTAGTGACAACAAATTTAACTGATTGTTGGGATAGGGATTGTATGGCTCAAGCATAAATGTATCAGCATCGTGCATGAGAAAAACATCATGCTCCAATATGTCAAGATATGCTAACTTGATAGCTTGCTGGCGCAACCACCAGCCACGGTAGTCATCTGGAAACACCCAGTTGTTGACTTCAGGGTATTGTTTATATATTATGCTATCGTTAATGTATTCAAAGCGACTGCTGTCAATATTGTATTTGTGCCAGACTGGCTCAAGTTCGTCCCGTGTCATTGGACTAGCAATCACTGTGGTATCAATACCTTTAAGGTTGTGATCCCACTGCATAGCAAATGCTGCATGAGGCACACGATACTTGGCCAAAAACAAAACTCTTGCAACTGTCATGTTTGATTACAACTGTTGACACAGGCATATAACCTGCCTGTGGAAATACTAGTGTTTTGCCAAGATGCTTCCACCTGATCAAACCACTCCATACAATGCTCTAGACTATGCTCAAGAGCATTGTTTTCACGAACCATGTCAGTTAATTGGCTGTTTCCTGGATGTGTCATTTGTCCAGGATAGAATCCCAAATAGCAACAGGGATAAACAGATCCATCGGCGGCCAAATATATTTCTCTATTGACTTTGTGTTGACATCTCAAATTCAATTGCTCAGTATCTTTTTGTAGTTGTATTGTTTTGGCATCAAACCATGTGACATGACTGTGAAGCAAAGCGTCAATAGGTGGCGGTGTTGATGCAGGGCCCAACCAATGCGAAAAGGTGCCATCTCGGGCATACACTGGCCCTGCATCGCGGCCATCATAGATGTTTTCAAACCGCGCAAACCCCCACTCCTGGGCCAATCTTTTGCATTCAGCTTCTTGGTGACGATTGTGATCAAACGGTACAAATCTCCAAAGTGCTTGCCCCCCAGCATTGATATAGGCACGAGCATTTTCTGTTACTCGATTCCAATCTGTATCTTGACGGTACAGTGCGTGGGTGTCAGCAAGGCCGTCCAGAGCAAAGCCTATAGTGACCAAGGGATGGGCCATCTGTGCCCACCAATCAGGGGTTCTTGCTCCCCCATTGGTGTTGATGTTTACTTGTATGCCCTGACTGCTCAACCACTGCACAATTTCTGCTCCGTCTCGGGCCAGTGCAAAATCTCCAAGATTGCCGTTGAAATTTACAGCATAGTTGGAATTGAGTTTTAGTTGGGGTATCAAGGGCTCAATAATATGTTTAAACTCAGGTAGCCTAAGCTCGCATGTGGGATATCCTGAGTTGTAATCTACCCCGCGGTAGTTTCTTGGGCACATTGGACACCTGGCATTACACCGTGTTGTGAGTTCAACATGAACACGACGTATATCGCTAACTTTCAGCATTGGATATTTATAGGCATACATTTTGCTAAATATTATTATGCAAGCTGAATTTATTATTGCCGTGGTAGATGTTTATTGCAAATGGACTGGCGAGCACCCACGCTATCGCTGCTATGTTAATGATGAGCTATTTGCCGAGCGCACATGGATATGGCACAACGAGTACCTTGAAGAAGAATTTCAAATTCAAGCGCCACCAGGTAACTATAAAATCAGATACGAGCTGGTTGATCCAGCCAATGCCAAGTTAAAAATTCGCAATGTTAGAGTGTGTGTGGGTCCAGCAGTGGTAGACCCAAATGGCATAGTTCAAATATACACGCCGGAGAAACCACAATGAGACTGCGGGAAATTACTGAAAACGTCAGCACTGTAGCAGGATCTTTTGCTCCAGTCGTTATGCCCATGGGCACTGTGTCAAGAAACGGCGGAGGCTTGCTTTCAGGTAAATATACAACTGATCCTACGCCTAACACGCCCAAGGAATACAAAAGGAACAAAAATGCTCGCGGACGCTTTAAAAACTCTCCTGGCAACTGAATACGCATTCGTAATCAAGGCCCAGCTATTTCACTGGAATGTGGAGGGTCCAGACTTTGCTCAACTGCACAAGTTCTTTGGCAAGATCTACGACGAAGTGTACGAAAATTCTATAGATCAAACCGCAGAGTTTATCCGCATTTTAGATGACTACACTCCTGGCAGCTTTGAACGTTTTGGTGAGCTGTCTACAATTTCTGGCCAAACCAAGATTCCGCGTGCTCGACTCATGATTGAAGAGTTGTATGCCAACAACGATCAAATGATAGACTTACTGAACAAAACATTCCAAATTGCTGAACAAGAAAATCAGCAAGGCATCATGGACTTCCTGGCCGCTCGCATTGACGCACACGGCAAGCACGGTTGGATGTTGAGAAGTTTTTTGAAAGACGCTAGAGCATGAGTTCATCAGACATTAGAGATATACTAAGCCGACTGTCATCACTGGAGGAGTCTCAATTGACTCCAACTTCGGTTCGGCACGGATTAAATCCACAACAGAAAAAAGCAGGGCAACTACCTGCACTGTTCAAACCCAAGGATATAAGTCCCACACTTACAAAGAAACCCTATCAAAAGCATCCCATGGACGGCAAGCTGGTTGGCGACAGTGTAGAGCCAAAAAAGAATCCGCTTGAAGAAGCCATGCAAGAAGTTGAAGAAGACATGCTCAGCAAGGTCAAATCAACTTTTGTTGATTATCTTGAGCAATTAGAAGATAAAAACAAAATTGACAGTCGCTTGGTGCGCAAAGCCAAGGCTGAACTCAACATTGATGACGATCCACAAACTGAAGAAGTTGATGGCGGCGCAACCTGGGACGCTGATGTGGCCCCCCCAAGTGATCCTGGTGATACAGAAACTGCACACGGGCTGGAAGATCATATAGCCGCTGCGGTGAGTCAGCCAGCAGCACCTGTTGCAACCATGGAAATGGTTGCACAATTTGAAGGTCACGATGGTATCCCGTTTGAATGCTGGGGCGACAACGATCAAGGATACGAAATACGACGCCAAGACAAAGCATTACCCACACGCTTTAAATCGCCAGGCGAGGCAGAAGTAGCAGTAAAGTTGTTTCAACAAAGAAGAAAGAAGCAACAGGACTTGAGTCAAGATTATATAGAAGAACGCTGATATGTACATTACACAACTATTACCACAACAAACGTCTAGCATTCGTAGACTAGACGAAAGTGTCCTATTAGAAGATCCAGTATACCGCAAGTTCAAGACTGTGGGTCGTTACATTGCTGAACGCCGCATGAGCGAAAAAGAAATTCTACAAGTATTTGCAGACGCCGAAGCAGGCATGACTGACAAAGCTACCGGAGCCAACCGTACTATGTTAGGCCGTGGCAAAGATACCACCATGGACTTTGCTGGCGGTGTAAAAGACGCAGTGTCTAGTGTACTCAACAGCATACAGAATTCAGTTCCTGTTGCCGCAGTAGATGTTGCTTATGACCAAGCCACTGACGCTTTGGCCAATATGGCTGGCGGACAAAAAGGCAAAGTCATGCAGGCCATCAAAGGCTATCGCAACTTGGTCAAACAGTATCCTAAAACAGCAGGCTTTGCCAAAGCAGCCTTGGTTGCTATCGCTGGTCTAGCCACAGGCGGTGCAGGGTTGCCTGCTATTGCAGGTTTGACCTATGCACTGGATTCGGCTATCCGTGGAGATAAACTATCCAGCGTTCTTGGCAAAGGTGCTGGCGCTACTGCTGTTACTTGGGGCGGTCAACAAGTGGCCGGTGCTTTGGGCGGTGGAGATGCTGCTACTCCTGATTCAAATTCTCAAGGTCCAAATGTTGATGATAGAATTGATGCTGCTAGAGCAAGAGTTGACGCAGCCAATTCCAAATTAGGAATAGACGGGTCTGCACAGAACTACGATGTTACAGGTAATGTCAGTCAGGCTGCCGGAGTTGATACACCTTTGCCACAAGGTGCCACAGTAAGATGCCCGTTGGGATCATGCAATGGTGATGCATGGCAAGTGAAGCCTGGCGAAACTTTTAGCGATATTGCACAACAAATTGGTGTGCCACCAGAAGAGCTAGTTAAACTGAATCCTGGGCTTGCTGGACCTGGCGGCACTTATACTGTGATGAAAGGTGACCAACTGGGATTTATTGCTCAAGCGCAAGGAACAACACCCGAAGCAATTCGCGCAGCAAATCCAGATATTAATTTTTCCAAGGCATTGCAGCAAGGACAAGAAATCAATTTACCTGCTGCTGGTACTCCTGGTCAAGGCAGTGTGTGGGCAGATTACAAGGGCGGCATGTATGGAGACAAAGCAGCCGCGCAAACAGCAGGTTCTGGCACAGGATCTGTTGGACCAACAAATCTTGGACCAAATTTTAATCCGGACAATGTTCCTGCAGGTTGGACAATGAAACAAGCACCTAGTCCAATAGACACAACTGCTGGAACTACTCAACGTTATATTCCACAGTCTGATGGTACTTGGATTGATGCTAGCACGGGCAAAGTTGCAGATGCTGCTAAACTACAAGCATCGCAGGACGCTGTGAGAAATGCGTTGCGCACAGGATTTAAAGAATCTATCAAGTTTAAAACACTGCCAGTTGACAAATTAATTGATCACAAACTCACTGTAATGTCTTGGGCACTAAATGAAAGTGTAGGCAAACCACAAGGTCAAAGCGTACAGCTGACCACTGCTGGTACCTACACAGTGTTTGAAAACGTTGACCGATATCGCAAGGCCGTCATGGAACTCAAAGGTGTGCCAGGCAGCACACGCCCAGCTCAATATCGACCAGACATGTCCGGCGGCGCCGGCGTGAAATCCAAGCCAGGGATTGTTGGCAAAGGCCTTAACTGGTTAGACAAAACTGCAGGCAAAGTAGGCGGAGCACTGAGCAATTTTGGACATCAGTTTACTACTAACGTCACAAAAGAAAAACTCAAGATGAACTGGCACCAGGCCGGCAAGCCCAGTGATTCAGATCAATTGGCTGCTTGGTTAGCCAAACAAGGTGTGCCACAAGACGTTGTTACCAGTGTGTATAGCAAGATGGGTATTCCTGTTAGTGCGCCAAGTCCAGTCCCAACACCTGAGCCTGCGCCAATGGATACTAATCCCGCACCAACACCGTCTCCAACACCTGTATCGATAAATCGTTCAGGCATTGGAAGAATAGCAGGATCAACTGAAGTTGCGTCAGGCTTGATAAATCCCAAAACTAAAAAACCATACACTTATCAAGAACTCAGAGCCATGGGCAGCGAACCAGAGACTGCACCAACTACTCCAACTACGCCAAGTACAACACCAACAGTTGCCCCAGTAGGTTACAACGCCAAGAACGTTATGAACCTGCCAGGCATGGAAAAATATGCCAAGCAGCCTGCAGCGCCGGCCAAGACAGCCAACTTTGGCGTACCCAATGCATACAGCAAAACTACTACCACAGTTAAACCCATGGCTGGGGTACCTGGTGCCAAGACTGCTACACCAGCAGCACCTGTTGCACCAGCAGCACCTGCAGCGCCTGGCGTACCAGCAGCACCTACAATGAAAATTGGTGGCCAGGCCTTGAATCCAAAGAATCCCGCCGATAAAAAGATCATTGACAAAGTACAAGCACAGGCTGAAAAAGTAGCAGAAGCTCTTGAAATACCTGTGTCCAAAATGCTAGACCTAGTTGAGACAAAAGAAGATGTGCGCCAGATTAAAAATTTCATTGATCAGACCTTTGTAAAATATGGTATGATAGGCGAAAGTGCATTTGTTGTTCGTAACAAATTGATTGAGCACGTGACACATGTTGGCGCACAACGCCGTAGAGAGTTTGCCCGCAAGAACAGCTGAACACACCTTAGGACCGGTACTTGTTACCGTAAGTGTGAGGCGGCTGCTGCCTTGGAATTGAACGATTCGCTACCTAGTAAATTCCTAAAACGAGCATATACATCCCGCAGCGGCTTGACCAAGGCCGCTGTTTTCATTTATACTAGTACTTTACAACAGGAGGTCCTATGTCGGACAAAACTTTTAACGGCGATCAAAAAATCAAACTGATAACTATCATCAATGAGGGCATGGCAGTCATGCACGAAATTGAAACACTGCAAGGTGGCCTCAATGACACCATCAAAGCTGTGGCCGAAGAACTGGAAGTCAAGCCAGCTATTCTCAAGAAGGCAATCAAACTTGCACACAAAGCTGAATTTGGCAAAGAGAAACAAGACCACGAAACTCTAGAAACTATTCTTGAAACAGTGGGGCGCACATTGTAATTAATTTTTAGAAGCAGCTCTTCTCTGGTGTGCTAGTCTCATACGTTCTTTGGTCTCCGCAGAATGCGTTTTTCCTAGCATGCCCGACACTTTAGGTTTTTTACTGTATGTCTCTCTAAGAGACTCTTTAATTTTCTTTTTTGTTTCTTCCGATCGCATCGATTTGCTACGCGAATTTCCAATTAGTGATTTACTAATTTTTTCCTTAGTTTCATCACTGGTTATTTGCAAGGCTCGTTTATTGCGAATTTTTTGTTTGATTTTCTCAGATAGCATTTTGCCTGTTTGAGCAAGACGAATACTATTCTTGTGTTCTTCACTAAGTGATTCGCACTTGAATCGATTTTTTCCGTGAAAACAAGATCGATTCAATAGTAAATTGCTACCCCAGTTTTCAAATATCAATTGCTGTTCAAAATCGTATGCATCATTGCCAGTATAAAACTCTGCAATAATATACCATACATAATCATCAAAGTTGTTAGAAACAATAAGGGATGATGTTTTATAATACATAAAATCTACATTAGATGGTAATGTGTTGGCTTCTCTGTAGCCGATATAAAATTCTTTTGATTCTTTATGAATGCACATATAAACATACGGCATTGCCTTCGTTGATGGATAAGTATTCATGCTGATTGCTCCTTTTAGCATTAGAGCCGGTGGATGCGTCCAACATCGCGACTGGCAACTTTATTTATCTTTTAAATTGTATTTAGACTGCGTTTAGTTTATACTCTTAACTTAATATTGGAGAATTATCATTAGCTACGTAGACAGTTTATTTGATCGTGAGCACGATCGCATTCATGTTGTTGAGCGCCGTGATGGTGTTCGCAAATATCAAGAATACCCGGCCAATTATGTTTTTTATTACGACGACCCACGTGGCAAGTTCAAAAGCATTTATAGTACGCCAGTATCAAGATTCAGCACACGCAACAACAAAGAGTTTCGCAAAGAAGTTCGCATGCATTCCGGCAAGCAACTTTACGAAAGCGACATCAACCCTATCTTTAGGTGCTTGGAAGAAAACTACAAAGATGTCGATGCTCCAGAACTGCACACAGCATTTTTCGACATTGAAGTAGATTTTGATAAAGTTCGGGGTTTTAGTCCTGTTGAAGATCCATTCAATCCTATCACTGCAATTTCTGTTTATCTAGATTGGTTGGATCAGTTAATAACCTTGGCGGTGCCGCCCAAGGGCCTGAGTTGGGAAACTGCGCAAGATTTGGTCAAAGAATTTGATAATACTATTCTGTTTGATAACGAAGCAGACATGATCAAAACTTTTCTTGATCTCATTGACGATGCAGACGTACTGTCAGGTTGGAACTCGGAAGGTTATGACATTCCGTACACTGTAAACAGAACCATACGTATTCTCAGCAAAGACGATACTCGTAAGTTTTGTTTATGGGGGCAGTTGCCCAAGAAGCGCATGTTCGAACGCTTTGGTGCTGAACAAGAAACTTATGACTTGGTGGGCCGTGTTCACATGGACTATATGCAGTTGTACCGCAAGTACACTTATGAAGAACGGCACAGCTACAGCTTGGACGCCATTGCTGAATACGAGCTAGGTGAACGCAAAACACAGTTTGAAGGTACACTGGATTCCTTGTATAATCAACACTTCAAGACATTTATTGAATACAACCGTCAAGATACCTTGTTGTTAAACAAGCTGGACAAGAAATTGCGATTCCTGGAACTGGCCAGCGAACTGGCACATGCCAACACTGTGCTACTACAGACCACCATGGGCGCTGTGGCAGTTACCGAACAGGCCATTATCAACGAAGCACACGAACGTGGCATGGTTGTGCCCAATCGCAAACAGCGACTGGACAGTGAAGACACACAAGCAGCTGGAGCATATGTTGCATATCCCAAAAAAGGCATGCACGAGTGGGTGGGATCAGTAGACATTAACTCACTGTATCCGTCGGCCATTCGAGCCATGAACATGGGCCCCGAGACTGTGATTGGACAGTTGCGACCCATCATGACTGACAGGTATATTGCAGACAAAATGGCCAAGAACCGTGGCAACTTTGCTGACGCCTGGGAAGGCTTGTTTGGATCGCTTGAATACACTGCTGTGATGGAACAGAATCGTGGCACTGAAATCATCATCGACTGGGAGTCAGGCCAAGAAACCAAGCACAGTGCCGCTGAAGTTTGGAACTTGATGTTTGACAGTAACCAGCCTTGGATTTTGACTGCAAACGGTACTATTCTAAGTTTTGAGAAACGAGGTATCATTCCTGGTTTGCTGGAGCGTTGGTATAGTGAACGTAAAGAAATGCAGGCCAAGAAAAAAGATGCCACTGATCCCAAAGAGATTGCGTTCTGGGACAAGCGACAACTGGTCAAAAAGATTAACTTGAACAGCTTGTATGGTGCTATTTTGAATCCAGGTTGCAGATTCTTTGACAAACGCATTGGACAGTCAACCACACTCACTGGTCGAGCAATTGCTAGACACATGGATGCTTACATCAATGAATGTGTAACTGGCAAGTACGACCACCTGGGCGAAGCAGTGATTTATGGTGACACAGACTCATGCTATTTCTCAGCCTGGCCGGTGCTACAGAAGGAAGTTGAACAAGGACGTATGGAGTGGAGCAAGGAAACTTGTATTGCACTGTATGATTCAATTGCAGACCAAGTCAACGAAAGCTTTCCTACATTCATGGAACAGGCATTTCATTGTCCCAGAGACATGGGCTCATTGATCAAGTGTGGTCGAGAAATGGTTGCAGATCGCAGTTTGTTTATCACAAAGAAACGCTATGCCGTAAACATCATTGATCTAGAAGGCAAACGACTAGATGTCAATGGCAAGATTGGCAAGACCAAGGCCACTGGCTTGGACTTGAAACGTAGTGATACACCCAAAGTTATTCAAGACTTCTTGTTGGAAATTCTAAATAGTCTGTTGGCAGGCGCTGACAAAGATACTATTGTAGAAAAAATTCGTGAGTTCAAATACAAGTTTATGGAACGCCCGGGTTGGGAAAAAGGCTCACCCAAGCGTGTGAACAACTTGACCAAGTACGCTGCTGACGAAGCACGTGAAGGCAAAGCAAACATGCCTGGTCATGTGCGAGCAGCACTGAACTGGAACAACCTGCGTAGAATGAACTCGGACAACTACAGTATGCAGATTGTGGATGGTATGAAAACCATTGTGTGCAAGCTCAAGAGCAATGCACTGGGCTGGACGTCAATTGGTTATCCCACAGATGAACAACGTTTGCCTGCTTGGTTTACAGAATTGCCGTTTGATAACGACCTCATGGAAGCCACTGTTGTGGACAAAAAAGTTGACAACTTGTTGGGTGTACTAGAATGGGATCTAGCCTCAGCAACCAATACTGAAAATACATTTACATCATTGTTTAGCTTTGAATGAAATTAAGTGAAATAGTTGCATATCTAAACTTGCTGGACACCCTGGACGTTGAGGCCGAGGGTGCCGAAACTCTGCGTCGTTTACAAGCAATTGCTCATGTGATTGAGACTAATCAGATACAGATAAAAAGTCATACCAAGGACATGAAAGACAGTATTGATTCCATCAACTACTATGTTGGTAAATTTTCAGAATCAATGCAACAACTCAAACAAGAACTAAAACAACAGGTTGCAGAACAAGAACCCAGTTACTTGCATGACAGTTACAGGGTGTTTGAACATGAAATGGTATTTGAGAACAACGATTACATTCTCAACCGTAGGCTCAAGATTGACGATGACAGCAATATTTTGTTAAGAACAAAACTAAGAAATTTGTCTGATTGGCGGTTGCCTGGTTTAATTTTTAGACCAGGACTTGAAGACTTTGTTGAAGACCTAGTGCCACTTGATCCATTGTACCTGGTGGACCAACACCAAGATCTATTGGCGCCGTCAGTTCGCAAGTTTACCCCCGAATATCAACGACGGCTTCGCGAATATGTAGTTGATGACAGACAACCCAACGCCATATTAGAAAAACTGCCCAACAACCAATTTGGCTTTGTGTTTGCCTACAACTATTTTAATTACAAGCCCTTGGAAATTCTAAATAGGTATATTGCAGAACTTGCTGTAAAACTGAGACCAGGTGGAACACTGTTGATGACCTATAACAATTGTGATCAAGCACAGGGCGTGGGTCTTGCTGAACGGGCCTGGATGATGTATCAGCCTCAACGCTTGGTTGTTGCACAGGTTGAACAGTCGGGACTAGAAGTTGCTGGTGCCTATGATGGACCTGGCGACATAAGCTGGCTGGAAATACGCAAGCCTGGCAATATTGAAACACTTCGTGGTGGCCAGACTCTGGCCAAAATTGTTGCACTTTCGCAATAAAATCTATATAATGTATACAAGGAGCACTTATGAGAGATCATCTTTTAGATTTAGTAGAACACACTTTTGACCTTGGTTGTATTGACCTAGTTAAAATTACCGGCGACGATACCAGTACACAAATTGCCGGCCTGGCCGAAGATTTAAGTGTGGTAATTCAAGCCAACTTCCACAATCCTGTGGCAGACTTTATTGGCACATTTGGCATGCCAAACTTGGCCAAACTCAAGACCTTGCTTAATCTGCAAGAGTACAAAGAACATGCCAAGCTTACCATTACACGCAAAGTCACAGGCGAACCTGATGGTATCAATTTTGAAAACAAAGCTGGCGACTTTAAAAACAACTACAGATTCATGGCCAGTGAGATTGTAAACGACAAACTCAAAACTGCCAAGTTCAAAGGTGTTAACTGGCACATTGAATTTGAGCCCACAAACGCCAGTATCCAAAGACTCAAGTGGCAAATGAGCGCCAACACTGAAGAGCCTAACTTTCAAGCCAAGACTGAAAACGGTGATCTCAAGTTCTTCTTTGGTGATCACTCAACTCATGCTGGTAACTTTGTGTTCCAAGCTGGTGTTACAGGACAGTTGAAACGTGCATGGTCGTGGCCAGCAGCTCAGGTTGCTAGCATCCTGAGCCTTACAGGTGACAAAGTTGTGCGCATCAGCGACGACGGTGCTGCACAGATCACAGTGGATTCTGGCTTGGCCGTGTACAACTACATCTTACCAGCACAAAGCAAGTAATGAGCGAACCAATCAGTCAAGATGATCTCACAGCCAAGCAGTTGACCTATGCTGTGTTCCTTCCGGCTATAAGTGGTTTCTATGCTACATTTGTGGGCCGCCAAAGAAATGAACCGTATGTGGATCCTGCAAGATTTCCACAGGGTCTTAAGGATATGGAACAGCTTAACTGGCTCAACTCTAGCAAGGCCCTGTTTCCTTATCGATGGAGCCTCTACTCAGGCGGTCATGCCAACTTGGATCTCTCAAAGCAGGATTGGTCAGAGGACATGGTACGAAGTCGGGAGCCTGGGAATTTTATACTGGGAGACTCGGGCGGCTTTCAGATTGCCAAGGGACTATGGGAAGGTGACTGGAAAGCCAACTCAGGTTGTGCCAAGGCACAGAAAAAACGAGACGGTGTCCTAAAGTGGTTGGATAACATTGCTGATTACGGCATGATTCTTGATATTCCCACCTGGGTTATTCATGACAAGAAGTCTAGCCAGGCTTGCGGAATTTCTACCTTGGATCAAGCATTTGAAGCCACCAAGTTCAACAACGAATATTTCATTGCCAATCGCCGAGGCAAAGAAAATGGCGGTGCCAAATTCCTAAACGTGTTACAAGGTGATAATCATACCTCAGCAGAGATTTGGTATCAAGAGATGAAGAAATTTTGTGATCCTGCTCAATACCCTGGACGTCACTTTGATGGTTGGGCCATGGGCGGACAGAACATGTGCGATGTACACCTGGTGTTGAAACGCCTGGTGGCATTGCGTTATGATAACTTGCTGCAAGAAGGTGTGCATGATTGGATGCACTTTTTGGGAACCAGCAAGCTAGAGTGGGCAGTTCTCTTAACTGTTATTCAACGAGCCGTAAGGAAATATGTCAATCCAGCGTTTACCATCTCTTTTGATTGCGCCAGCCCATTCCTCGCAACAGCGAACGGACAGGTCTACTATGAAAATGTCTTCCCGCAAGACGGCAAATGGTCGTATCGCATGGCTCCTTCAGCCGATGACAAAAAATACTCCACTGACACACGAAAGTGGAATACAGGAGTAATTGCTGATGGTATCTATCCGCGTTGGCAAGATAGTCCCATAAGTGATATGTTGACCATGAAGGATGTTTGCATCTACAAAGATGGTATACCCAAGGCTGGTGTTACTATTACCGAAGAAAATTTTAAAGATCCTGCGCTATACGATGTATTGCCAGATCAAAACAAAAATGGTAAATGGGGCAAAACAAGCTGGGATAGTTTTAGCTATGCCTTGCTCATGGGTCACAATGTGTACATGCACTTGACTGCTGTGCAAGAAGCCAATCGACGTTTTGATGCAGGAGAGCATCCTGCCATGATGCGTCGAGATGGTGGCAATTATGAGTATTTTGAACACATTGTAGAAGCCATTTTTGCTGCACCAGATAGGCAAACTGCTGATGCCATAATTGAACAATACAGTTCATACTGGATGCAAATTGTGGGCACACGCGGATTCAAAGGCAAAAAAGCCATGAATGCACGTACACAGTTCAACGCACTGTTTGATTTAGAAGAAACTGCGGTTGAAGACGAATTGGATGATAGTGTACAATTAGACAACAACAAACTTGATCAACTAGAACAGGACCAGCAATGAATCGAGAAGGTCATGACAACGTCAACTTTTTTGTGGGAACAGAAGTTGAGCGTACACCAGCATTTGGAAAGCGCACACTATTTGTGGTAGGAGTGCAACCGGTTGCAGAAATTCAAGACTGGCTGGATGACTTAAACAGCTACGAAGATCAATCCAAGCACGTCAAGCATATCTTCTTTGGTGCCAATCACAGTTTTTGCCCAGACAACAACTCAGAATGGGCACAATGGGAAGGCATGATTGGGCACTTTCTTAAAAAAGGTCACATGTGCAGTCTTGATATTCCTGTCAAGTGTGTGGAAGAATTTAACGATTCGGGCTTGTGCGAGTATCGTAACTTTGTTCCGCAGATTCGAGTAAGCATTCCGTATGTGCGGCTATGGAACTACAACACCATGATCAAGATTGACGACAACAATTTTGATGCAACCAACCCAGGAGTGTGGACTCACAGTTTGCACAGCCTGATGTCAAGACGAACATTCACTGACTGGGATCAGTACAACGAGGACAAACCTGTATGAATCAACAACAAAGAGAAACCGTGGAAAGAATTAAAAGTGCAGCAAAACGACAAATCTGGGTCACCTTTCAACGTGCCGGATTTCATCGTTATCCAGCAGCTAGCGAAGATCCAAAATTAAGTGACGTAAGCTATCTTGGATCTCGGCATAGACACCTGTTTAAATTTAAGGTAGAGATTGAAATTTTTCATAACGATCGTGAGTTAGAATTCCATCAGGTCCTAAATTATTGCGAATCTCTTTACAAAGACACCCATCTCGAAATAGATTACAAAAGTGTTGAAATGCTTGCAGATGATCTGTATCTACAATTAGCCAGTAGATATCCAGGAAGATTCATGTCCATTGAAGTAAGTGAAGACGGCGAGTGCGGATGTAGGATTGAATACAAAACTCAACAACCAAATTTGATGGTCAAGATTTAAGATTGATATGGAATATATGCTAAATATCCGTAGAGGAAATGCTATGAAATATTATGTGTATATACTATCTGACCCAAGAAACAACGTTCCTTTTTATATAGGTAAGGGCAAAGGCAAAAGATCTATGTCCCACCTTAAGGAAACAAAAGAAACTACAATCAACATTAGAAAATATAATAAGATACAATCAATTTTCAGTGAAGGTCTGACACCCTTGATTTCTTACTATGCCACTGACTTGTCTGAGCAAGATGCTTATGAATTAGAAGCTTCTCTTATTAAACAATACGGACGCAAAGATTACGATGCTAACGGAATCTTACTTAACATTTGTGAAAACAATCGCCCTCCTGGGCACGATAATTTTTTAACCAACAACCCTGGATTGAGGATGAAAGGGAAAACGTATGAGGAGATCTACGGTGAAGAAAAAGCCAAACAGTTAAAACTTCAAAGAACATTATCTTCTTCTGTAAGAGAAGTTACACAAGAGACTAAAGACAGAATGAAAGAATCTGCCCTTGTCAAGATGGCTAATGGATACAAAATGCCGTCAAGAAAAGGAAAGAGAGATTCTGAAGAGACACGTTTGAAAAAATCTTTGGCACACAGAGGCAAAATTAAGCCGTCGATGAGCGAAGAGACAAAGAAAAAAATTTCAGACACAAAGCGAAAAAATAGTAAAAAATTTTTAAACATTCAATATTTAAGGAAGTACCATGGCCAAGCCTACATTCAAACCCAACCAGCGCCTGACTGAGATCTTTGAAGATCTTGAAGTGTTCTTGGAATTCTGCCAAGACTTTGGGTATCGTTACAACGAGAGCGATCTCTACAACTTCAAGAGCTATGCTTGGCAACAGTTTACCAAGCATAGCACCGGCAAGAACGCCAAGAACATGTGGAGTGAAGACGCTCGACGCTTTGCAGGATACCGTCCAGCATGAGCGCCGCTCGAGAGAAAGACCAAGCGGACTTTGATCTCGAGCGATTCGTTGACATGTTCGACGAGGCCCTGACCAGTCAGGATCCGCGAGTGATTGAAACGCTACGCAATCTCTTGATGATGGTAACACTAACACGACCGGAAACTCGCGAGGAACACGGTCGTAGGTCTGGACCGCTGAGAAGATTGTTTGAGGACGTGAACGATCTAAATAGAAGCATGAGTCGCATGCAGGAAGAAGTTTTACTATAATCAAACAAAGGAAGTTTTATGCGAAAGTTAATTTATATGGGACTCGAACAACTGGAGTCAAGATACACACTACAGCTAACTGAGTGGAATCGACGGGTATTTGATCGTCGAGGGCTCGATGTTGTCTATGTCCCTGGGCTAAACATTGATAATACTAAACAGATTTCTGTTGGACAAGTTTTAGATGCTCATGGTCGAAGTTATTTTTCTATGAGCCAGATGATGAACTTAGTTCAGATGATGCGTAATGGAGAAATTACAAACGAAGATGTAGTGTATTTCGAGGACATGTTTACTCCTGGCTTCGAAAGTCTTGGTTACATCATGAATCAGATTCCCCGCGAGCAGTGCCCACGCATCTATGTTCGCTGTCTAGCACAAGCTATTGATCCTGATGACTTTGTGCATGTTTGGGGCATGGCTCGATGGATGAACTTGTATGAACAAATGGTCAATGAGATGGTGGTTTTCTCGGGGGGTGCAGTATTGGCAACCAATGAGGAAATGGTCGCGCACATGCGCATCGCTGGATGGACTGCTCCAATCTACAACATTTCTGGGTTGGCATTTGGAAAAACAGAAGTACTGGAGCGGATCGGTGGGAAAGAAAACATCCGGCCGTTTGATTCGCGTCCGCGGAGGGTGGGTTTCGCAGCTAGGTTCGACCAAGAGAAACAGCCTGGTTTTTTCATGGACCTTATTGAAATGTACGGTGAGCTCACCAATGAACCATGTGAGTTTGCAATTTTCAGTGGGGGGCCACTCAGGTCTAATAATCCAGAGTACGTGGAGAGAGCCCGCCGCATGGAATCCAAAGGCAAACTCCAGATTTACGAAAATCTAAACAAGAATCAGTATTATGATTTACTTAACAATACTCGTGTTCTCTTTAATTGTGCTCTTCAAGACTGGGTATCTAACACTGTATCCGAAGCCGACACTGTGGGGTGCAATGTTCTTTACCCTGCATATCGTAGCTTTCCTGAAACTTTTGCAAATGATCCTAACCGACTATATGTTCCTTGGAGCATAGATGACGCTTATCATAAGATACAAAATTTATTGCGAGAACCGCATCACAACATGGGTCTCATCTCGGATTGGAACAACGCCACTATTGACCGTATTGTTGATATTATTACTGGTCGAGGTGAGCAATGGAATCGGGCGGGCAATCGATATCGTGACCACGTTGCTCACGAAAAATATCAAGTTGTAAAGATTGAGGAATGAGCACCGTAGTTGTAACAGGAGCTTCTGGATATATTGGAGGGCAATGTGCTCTCCAATTGCACGATGCTGGCCACCAGGTGGTTGGCATTGATCGCAGGCCGCTGCCTTTGCAGTTGAAGGGCATGATACAGTTTGTGCAGGCTGACTTTGACAGTGACGAGTCGTTTAGAAAAATCATTGAGCTAAGACCCAGTGCCATAATTCACTGTGCCGGTACTAGTCTTGTGGGACCAAGCATCCGGCATCCATCAGACTACTACAACAACAACGTGGTCAAGACCTTGCACCTGTTGGGTATAATTGTGTCAGCTGTGCCCCGGACTAGATTTATTTTTAGTAGCAGTGCAGCCACATACGGAGTTCCCGCAGCCAGCTTGCCCTGCCAAGAAACTGATGCGCTAAAGCCTATCAGTCCATACGGTGAAAGCAAGCAGATGGTAGAACAAATCCTTAAATCATACCATCGTGCTTACAATTTAGACTATGTGGCATTTCGTTATTTCAATGCTTGCGGGGCTGATCCACAACAACGACATGGGCAAGAGCCTGGTGCCACACACATTATTGCTCGTGTGCTAGAAAGCATTAGAGACCAACAGGAGTTTACGTTGTATGGTAACGATTACGATACACGAGACGGGACTTGTGTTCGCGACTATGTTCATGTTGGTGATATTGCGCAGGCACATGTTGCAGCCCTGTCTAATAAAATTCCTGCGGGCATCTACAATCTCGGATCTAGCACTGGAACCAGCAACCAAGAAATAATTGCTGCGGCTGAACGTATCACTGGGCAAAAGGTCCAGCTGCATCACAGTGCTAGGCGCGAGGGTGATCCTGACGTGTTAGTAGCTGATGCTGCTCGGTTTAATCAGCTGGTACACTGGCAACGTTTTGATCTAGATCACATGATTCAACATGCATGGAACTGGTATGTTTGATAAAATTTTAAAATTTGAACAAGAGCTAGCAGAGTTTACAGGTGCGCCCTATGCCATCATGACTGACTGCTGCACTCATGCCATAGAATTGTGCCTGCGTCATGAACGAGTGCAAGAAGTTGTAATGACTCCTTACACCTACTTGAGCATTCCTATGACCATGCACAAGTTGGACATTCGTTACTACTATCGAGAAGAAGAGTGGACTGGAGAATATCAGTTTCATGGCACACGCATCTGGGATTCAGCACGTAGACTGGAACCCAACATGTATCGAACTGGACAAATGCAATGCTTGAGTTTTGGGCATGACAAGCCTTTACACATAGGCCGTGGTGGTGCTATACTACTAGATAACGAGTCAGCATATCGTCGACTAATTCGTATGAGGTACGATGGTCGCGATCTAAATATATCGCCCTGGGCAACACAAAAGGAATTTGAGGTTGGATATCATTACAAGCCCACTCCCGAAGAAGCTGTGCAAGGACTTGCACAGCTGGAAGGTTTGCGTGAGTTTTGTGCTCCTCCGCGAGCAGTTGTGTATCCAGATTTAAGAACCATCACTATCAAGAACTAATATGACAGATACAAGCAAACACCTATCACAAGCAATCCGCGAGCGTATGAAATCCGACGGCAAGAGATTCTGGGCCGGGGACAACATTAGTGAATACATCAAACCAGAAGAACGCAGACTGCTAATCGACGAGGCTGCAGAAGCATTTGAAGTAGTACTGGACCGACTACTGATTGATCGAGAAACAGATCCCAACTCAAAGGGCACAGCCCGTAGGTTGGCCAAAATGTACTACAATGAAATAATGGCAGGTAGATATGAACAAGCACCAGATGCAACAGCATTTCCAAACGATTCGCAGGACCGCTACGAAGGTATGCTCGTGGTTCGCAGTGAACTTCGTAGTATGTGTAGTCATCATCACCAACCCGTTGCTGGGGTTGCTTATATTGGCATTATTGCGGCAGAGAAATTAATTGGCCTCAGCAAGTACACCCGAATCGCACAGTGGTGCGCCCGCCGTGGTACACTACAAGAAGAACTATGTAATGACATTGCTCGCGAGATTAGCAAGGCTACTGAATCAGAAAACGTAGCAGTATATGTGCAGGCAATTCATGGTTGTTGTGAGAATCGTGGTATTATGGCTCACAGTAGTCTTACACAGACCACAGTTCTTAGAGGCGCTTTCAAAGAAGATCAAAGTGTCAAGAAAGAGTTCTTTGACAACATCAAGTTGCAGCAGGACTTTGCACCACGTTAAATTTATCTAACTAAATATAATTTCAATCAAGATGATACACTAATGTTTTTAGCGTTAGAACAAGATTTACCCAACAATAAAATTATTCCATTGCCCCAGTTTAACAATCAAGTCAGCATTGTTAACACTGAGCAATACCGCCTTATATCCAACATTTGTCCGCATCAGAACTCCAAAATTGCAAAATCTGCTACGGAGCATTTGCGCTGCCCTTATCATGGCATGACATTTGACTGTCAGGGCAAAGGTACCAACAACAACTATGAATTGAAAACATGGGACACCTATCGAACACAGACCATGTTGTTTGATAAGCCTGTTGACCATTTTCCAATTGCAACGCATAACATGACCTTGGTTGAACATCGACAAGATTATGTGAATGCATCAACGCACGTTATCATGGATGTGTTTCTTGATATTGATCATATACCTGTTGCGCATCAAGGTGTATATGACCAGGTGGGTATTCATAGCGTGGACAATGTATCGTGGACCATATTTGAGAATGGAAGCATACAATATGTACCAGCACAAGATACTGATCACATACTTGAGTCAGACAAGATCTACAATCTTGGTGCAGTATGGATGGCTGTTTATCCCGGTAGCATGATTGAGTGGCAGCCTGGTGCATTGTTTGTAACCGTTGCATGCAAACGCGGTTTGGGCAGTGCTGTACAAGTCTACAAGTATCGGGATACCAGGTACGATCAGAACAGTTGGGATCTTAATGAACAAGTATGGGAACTGGCTTGGTCACAAGATCGAGCACTGGCAGAAGGTATCTGCTTGCTGGCAGAAAACAACCTAGACGATTTAAAAAAACATTACAGAAACTGGATCAATCATGCTGTGTAAAGATAACTGGATTGAGATGTCCTGGGACGGATTGCCTGCTAGACAAGGTCCTGAGAACCTGTCAGTCAATATCAATCGCAAGGCCAAAGAGCTTTTGCCCTTTGACACTGCTTGCAGTCGCGTAGCAGAAGAAATATATAGCACACATAAAAATTTATACATTGCCATGAGTGGCGGCAGTGACAGTGAAAACGTTGCCAACACGTTTTTACGCATGGGTATTCCGTTTACCCCAATCATGATAACATACGATGTAACTCGCCACAATGATCAAAAATTAGAAATGTGGTGGGCGCAACAATGGTGCAAAAAACACAACATAGAACCTCTTGTAGTTGATGTGGGTAATTATGCCAACAGTAAAACAGAAAAACAATATACTTCAATTGTTAAACCGCGACTTGGCAATGGCACAGTAACTCATGGACTAATCTTAGACACTGTACAACAACTAAACGGGCATATAGTATCTGGTTTCCAACTTGAATACTATCCTGACCACGAACAGATGGAATACCTAACACCAGTGCTGGGAAACTACAATGGCTTTGTAATGGAAGAAGCTGACCTCTATGTAGAAACCTTGGTGCCAAATCAACATCCCTGGGCGTTTTATTATTGGAACGCCGAAGTCATGGCCAGTTTTGTGTCAGAGTGGGATACTAATCTTACTATGCAGGAAAACAAAGCCAAAATTTACGGCACTGTGCATAGACCAAAATTTGTTTACCATCAAGATGTGTTTGAACCAACCATTAAAAAAATTCGAGACCGATGTAAACAGCATTGGGGAACCAGAGATTGTGCATTGTTGGGCTCTAGAGAACAACTACTTGCACAATTACTTGGGTAAATAGTTCTTTACAGCGGTCTTCGGTCATCATCCCGCTATACAAACTCTGCTGCCTATGCTACAATAACATAGGAGAATAACATGCAACCAGTAGTTTACAAATACACAAGTACTAAAGAATATCACGATGCGTTTCCGTGTGCTTATCGACAATGGCGGGCCGACAGCCATTGCAATCTAATTCACGGATACAGCTTCTCAATGAAGTTCTATTTTGGCACCAACGATCTTGATGTTCGCAATTGGGCAGCTGATTACGGTGGCCTCAAGGAACTAAAGAAAATATTAGAAGACCAATTTGATCATACACTGATCGTGGCACAAGATGACCCTGAACTAGAAACCTTCAAGCTTTTACAAGAGCGCAAGATGGCCAAGATTGTTGTGTTGCCAAAGCTGGGCTGCGAAGGACTGGCTGACCAACTGTACAAGTTTGTGAACGGCATCTATATTCCTGAAAACTGGGGACCTGGAGAAGCCGAACGCTTGTGGTGCTATCGTGTGGAAGTTCGCGAAACACAGGCAAACATGGCTTTCCGTGAAGGCCACCGTGAATGGAACGAAGATTTATTTGCCTAATATGGAACAAACAGTACAAGAACCCAAATTTGACATTGCAATATTGCTGGCCACACGTGGTCGCACAGACTCGGTAAGTCGCAGTATTCGCAGCCTAGTTGACCTTGCTGACAACATCAAAAGTGTACAAATCATGTTTGCTTTTGACAAGGATGACAGTGTGGGCCCGTCACACTTTTTGACAGACATCAAACCCATGTTGGATCAGGCTGGTGTATCATACACTGCCATGAACTTTGAACCCATGGGTTATGTGAACTTGCACAAGTACAACAATGCCATGGCCGCAAGGACCAACAGCCGATGGTTGGTTATCTGGAATGACGACGCTGTGATGCAGACCAAGGGCTGGGACAGCAAGATCATGGGTTATCATGAGCAATTCAAGTTGCTGGCATTTCGCACACACAATCTGCATCCGTATAGTATTTTTCCAATTGTGCCAAGAAAGTGGTATGACTTGTTGGGTTACATCAGTCCGCACCCCACACAGGATGGTTGGGTAAGTCAACAAGCATATCTGTTGGACATATATGAGCGCATTGACGTAGATGTATTGCACGACCGCTATGACTTGACTGGCAACAACAACGACGAAACATTCCGCAATCGCCCCATGCTAGAAGGCAAACCCAACGATCCCAATGATTTTCACAGTGAGAACATGATTGATTTACGGCACCGTGATGCTGCAAAACTGGCTACATGGATGCGGGGACAAAGTATCAGTACCAAGTTCTTTGAAGCGGTGTTTGCCGGAACACAAGACCCCTGGGAAAAACTAGCCCAGAACGATGTGAATCAGTTAATGGTACAATTTGCCAACCCACACAAGCACTTCTCTGACAGTAAATAACAAATGAAAAACAAAATTGCCTGGGTTCAACCCAACTTTCAGCAAGGTCCCAAAGAGTTTAATGCTTATTATCTTCCTTACTCTGCAGGTGTAGTATGGAGTTACAGTCTAGCTGATCCAGCCATACGTGAACGATTTGAAGCCACTGACTGGATCTGGCGCCGAGATGCACTGGAGCCAACAGCACAACGCCTGGCACTCAATAACATTGTGACTTTCAGTACCTATGTATGGAATCACCGCTATAACTATGAGTTGGCCCGCCGAATCAAAGAAATCAATCCCACGGTATTGACTGTGTTCGGGGGTCCTGAGCCGGCAATAACTGACCCAGATCTGTTTCGCAAAGAACCTTTCATGGACCTGGTGATCTGTTACGAAGGCGAAATCACATTCAAAAGAGTGCTGGAACACTTTGAAACTGCTGACTGGGAATCGGTGCCAGGACTGTTGATCAATCGCAACGGTGAGGCTGTGAAAACCCAAGACGCTGAACGTATTGAAAGTCTTGAGCAGGTAGCTAGTCCTTACTTGTCGGGCATATTTGATCAAATGATGGCGGACCATCCTGAAGTAACATGGCAAGGCACCCTGGAAACCAATCGTGGTTGTCCGTTTGCCTGTACTTTTTGTGACTGGGGTAGTCTAACTTACAACAAGGTCAAGCAGTTTGAACTCACTCGAGTGTTCCACGAACTTGAATGGATGGCCCAACGCAACTTCGATTGGATCTCAATCACCGATGCCAACTTTGGCATGTTTCCCGAACGTGATGGCATGATTGCAGACAAGATCATTGAGATGCAGGAAAAGTACGGATCACCGCGCACCTTCTCAGTGGCCTGGGCCAAGAATCAAAAGAAGGAAGTGATTGACATTGTGAAAAAACTGCTGGATGCTCGAGGCTTCAATCAAGGTCTCACGCTGAGTGTACAGAGTCTTGACTTGGATGTGCTGGAAAATATTCGCAGAAAAAACATGGAAATGAACAAACTAAACGAAGTGTTTGAACTGTGTGATCAACGCAATATTCCTGCCTATACCGAGCTGATCCTTGGCTTGCCCGGGGAAACGTTAGAGACCTGGAAGAAAAATTTCTATGCATTGTATGATCTAAATCAGCACACTGGTATCACTGTGTTCCAAGCCCAGCTGTTGGAAAATGCTGAGATGAATCTACTACAGAAAAAACTGTTCAAGATCACTAGCCAACCAGTTACCGATTACTTTGCTGGCTCATACAGTGTGGAACACATTGAAGAAAGCATTGACGTTATAACTGGCACCAAAGACATGCCCACCCCTGTGATGTTGGATGCACAGATTTTTTCGTGGTTCCAAACTACTATGCACATCAATGGATTTGCTACTATAGTGGCCAGGTTTATCAACAAGTATCTAGGCATCAGTTACCACAACTACTATGAAGACCTGTTTGCATATGCCATGACTCATGACTGGTTGAAGAAAGAAGCAGACGAAGCTAGAACGTATTTTTCTAACTGGATGGATACTGGCCGGATCAACCATCCCAAGATTGGTGTGGAGATTCATGGTTGGAACATCATACATCGTACATCAATGAACATGCACCAAGAAGACCGTGTGGATGACTTGTATGATTTCTTGGAAACTTTCTTAGAGCGTTACAACTTGCCCAAAAATCTATTAGCCAGCCTCATGCGTCTCCAACGCAGTTACTACATCAAGTATGATGACAGAAATGCCTATCCCATGAATTTGACTCTAGACTATAATATTTGGGAATACCTCAGTTTTAACCGACCCTTGGTCAATGAACCCACAGTGTATCGTTTGGATTTTCCTGAAGACAAGACCATGAGCCTCAATAGATTTTTGGAATTGTTTTATTTTGCTCGACGTCGCAACTTTGGCAAAGCCACAGTTGATTTAGTAGGCAAAGTTGACAGCAAAGCAAGTCAGCGCGGCAAAGGTGCTGCCAAGGCACAAGGTTCATTCTCAATCAAACAACTAGCAGCCTAATGAAGAGACTGTTCACTTTTGGGTGTAGCTTCACTAACTACAGATGGAGCACCTGGGCTGACTGTCTAGCACCCGAATTTGACTACTTTGAAAATTGGGGTCAGAGCGGCGGTGGCAACGGCTATATCATGAACTCAGTGATGGAAGCCGATCAACGCAATCGATTTGGTCCAAATGACACTGTGGTTGTGTGCTGGACCAGTCACACGCGAGATGATCGATATGCCAATCGAAAGTGGCAGACTTTGGGAAATATTTTTACTTGCCCCATATACGATCCTGCGTATTTGAAAACTCATGTTGATGATCGTGGTTACATGATACGTGATCTTGCGTATGTCAAGGCTGTAAAAACTTTATTGGAATCTCGGCCTGGACTGACCTGGAGATTTATCAGCATGACCACCTGGGGGTCAGTATCATTTTATAGTGACGCTGTTGAGCTGTATAAAGATTGTGTTGATATTATTTCCAAAGGCTACGATCAAGTGCTTTACCCCAACGGCTGGCCCAATCGAGAAGATCCACACCCTAGCCCTGCTGAGCATTTGGCCTATTTGGATGCAGTATTGCCTGGTTGGGTTACAAAACAATCTACTCGTGTTATAATGCATGATGAAAGCGTCAATCTAAATAAAGATCCCCGTAAGTCGGGTATGGCAAAAGTAACAAGACTATGACACCACAACACAAAGAGATTCTAGATATCACACAAGAAGAGTGTGCTGAGGTAATTGTTGCCGTCAGCAAAATTAACCGTTTTGGTCTAGACAATGTCAAGCCTGGCAAACCATTGACCAATAGGCAACACCTGGCAGAAGAACTAGGGGACTTGCAGGCCATGATTGATTTGTGCACTGACTTCGACCTTGTGAGTCGCGAGGAGGTGCTTGCTGCTGCCAGCAACAAGATTACCAAACTAAAACAGTGGTCAAACATTTTTAAGGACTAACATGAAATTAAAAGTAAGTGAACTATTTTATTCTGCACAAGGCGAAGGCCGCTATGTAGGCGTTCCTTCAATTTTCCTCCGCACATTTGGTTGTAACTTCACCTGTTCAGGCTTTGGTTGTAAGCCTGGAGAAAAAAGCACAGGTGCTGACGAAGTTGCCAAGACTGTGCATTTATACAAGACTTTTGAAGAACTGCCATTAGTAGATACTGGCTGCGACAGCTATGCTAGTTGGCATCCAGACTTCAAACATCTAAGCCCCACATACACTCCTGAAGAACTTGTGGAAAAGATGGCAGCATTGTTGCCTAACAATAACTGGCAACAACCCAACGGCAACCCTGTACACTTGGTTATCACTGGTGGCGAGCCATTGCTGGGCTGGCAGCGAGCATATCCTGAGTTGTTGGACCTGTTGCACGAACGTGGTTTGCGACACATTACATTTGAAACCAATGGTACTCAAGAACTCACACGTGACTTCAAACAGTATCTGGCAAACTGGCACGGTGAGATCACATTCTCAGTAAGCCCCAAGCTGAGTGTATCAGGTGAGACTTGGGCAGATGCAATCAAGCCAGATATTGTATGGGATTACGAAACACATGGCATCACTTACTTGAAGTTTGTGGTAGACAAGATTGAAGACTTCGACGAGCTGGATCGTGCTGTGGATGAGTATCGACTGCGTGGTTTCAGTGGCCCCGTGTTCGTGATGCCAGTGGGCGGTGTGGTTAGCGTATATGACAGCAATAGAATTCATGTTGCAGACGAAGCACTCAAACGCGGTTACTGGTATACCCCAAGATTGCATGTGGATCTTTGGGGCAATGGCTGGGGGAAATAACATGTTTGATTGTGTACTGGTTAATGGTGACAGCTATTCTGCAAAGAACAGCTCGACTCATGTTTACAGCGATTTTTTAAAAAAAGAGCTAGACTTACCAGTACACAACATAGCAGCAATTGGTGCAAACAATCAAAGAATTATAAGAAGTACGATAGAAAAAGCACTAGAGTTAAAATATCAAGGTAACATGCCATTGATATTGATTGGTTGGAGTTTTATTCGGCGTATAGAAGTTTGGTATTATGGCAACAAACCTGGAGTGTTAAATCGAATTCCAGATTCTCTAGTAGGTAACGAACATAAAAATCCAAAGTTTGTTACACTCGATGTGTTGTTGAAGGAGAACGAAGCTACCTTAGAACAGAAATGTTTAATCAACAACGACATGTTTGTACACTCACAATTGACTAATTTTTATACCAGTCTTTTTATGCTTGCAAACACCTTAGAAGCATTGGGGCTTGAATATCGATTTTTTTCTGCTGCTAAAAACACTGAGATCCCAGTAAATAGTTTTCCCTACATTGAATCTTTACAACAAGTGCAATGGTGTATTAACAATAAGAATTTTTATCAGTTGCATAATTTTTGTGTGCTAGATTGGGCCAAAGACAATGATCCTAATGCTCATCAAGTCACTGGGCATCTAAGTACAGAAGGGCACAAAAAGTTTGCAAAATTTTTACAAGGTATTATATATGTTTGATTGGTTTAAGAAAAAGCCCAAAGCAACAGCAGAGCCAAAGCCTGCTAAAGAGCCCCGCGTCAAGGCACCTGTCAAGACTGACAAGGACATTGCTACAGAAAACAAAGAGCCTTATGTGGCCATGATCCGCATGGACATTGATCCCAACAATTTGCACCAAGGTGCATTTGAACTGGACTGGAACGATATTTTTGTAGCAAGGCTGGTCAAGGCTGGCTACATGATGAAGCCTGAAGATACTGATGCTGAAATTGTAGATCGCTGGTTCCAGAACGTGTGCAGACATGTTGTGATGGAAACATGGGAACAAGAACAAGCCATGCGCAAATCAGGCGTATGGGTCAAGAGCACCGACATTGGTGGCGGACGAAGTGAGGTATCATGATTTTTAACCATATTAAAGAACTCAAAGCACAAGGCAAACGAATTGGCATCACATTCAGTCAATTTGACATGCTGCATGCTGGACACATTGCCATGTTAGCCGAAGCTAAAAACCACTGCGACTATCTTATTGCAGGGCTACAAACTGACGCCAGCATTGATCGTCCGGGCATTAAAAATGCTCCAGTACAAAGCATTGTGGAGAGACAGATACAATTGAGTGCCTGTAGATTTGTAGACGAGATTGTGGTGTACACTACAGAGCGAGACTTGATTGACTTGATTCTTACCTTGCCCATTGATGTACGCATCCTGGGCCAAGAGTACGAAGACACAAATTTTACTGGACGCAACGAAGGCACCGGCCTGGGAATAGAGCATGTGTTCAACAGCAGAGATCACTCGTTCTCCAGCAGCAGCTTACGCAAACGTGCAGCAGCAGCCGAAGCTGAAAAGGAACTCTCAAATGGAACCAATAACGCCGCCTAAGACTTTCAAGGTCTATACTCTGATCAAGCAAACAGGCTTGAACATGACCTATGTGTACGGTACAGGCGCCAACATTACATTTGGGCCAGGTTTTTATCAATCAAAAGATGAAGCTGAGCAGTATCGTACCCTAGAAGTTCTCAAAGACACTGCTAATCCAAAATCCAACTATCTTGTGTTTGAACTTGAAGTTCCTAATCCTGCATATCACGAATGATATTGTACGTAAACGGCGATAGTCATGCCGCAGCCGCTGAAGCTGCGGTGCCACATGCTTGGGCACAAGATGACGAATTTCTTTGGGGTATGGGCTGCCAGGCGCATCCTGCCAATGTTCGTGTGAGTTTTGGTTGTGAGTTAGCCAATCATTTGTTTGCTATCCTGGATCTGGATGCACAAGCTGGCGGTAGTAACGCTCGAATCATGCGTACCACTCGTGCCTGGATTGAACGCAATCGTGGCAATTTAGATGATACTTTTATGTTGATACAGTGGAGCACCTGGGAGCGTGAGGAATGGTTCTATGACGATGAATGGTGGCAAGTAAATGCTTCTGGCATTGATCAGGTGCCACCCGAGTTGGAACAACGTTACAAACAGTTTGTGGTTGATGTAGATTGGCCCAGTTGTACACGTCAAGCCCATGAAGAAATCTGGAACTTTCACCAGGAGCTGGAGCAACAGAATATTCGTCATTTGTTCTTTAGTGCAAACAGTCACTTTGCCATGCCAGTGCTAAATTCTCAAAATCTCATGGAACCGGTTATCTTACCCCAAGACCAAAAGGACTGGGGCGCCAGCTACCTAGGACCATATGATGCTGCACAGACCTACAACAGTGTGCTAAAAAACAACGGATTTGAGTACAAAAATCCTTCAAGTTACCATTTTGGTGCGGATGCCCATTGCTTTTGGGCTGAATACCTGTTACAATACATTAAACGTAACCAACTATTAAGACCACATGAAATACCTGCTGATTGATACTAGCAACATGTTTTTCCGTGCACGCCACCAAGCACATCGTGCTAGTGACACATGGACCAAACTGGGCTTTGCATTGCATCTTACTTTTATGAGTGCAAACAAAGTGGCTCGCAGATTTGGTGCCGATCATGTGGTTTTCGCACTGGAAGGTCGTAGCTGGCGCAAAGATGCCTACAAGCCCTACAAGGCCAATCGTGCTGTGGCACGTGGTGCCATGACAGAAACTGAAGCAGAAGAAGACAAGCTGTTCTGGGAAACCTATGATGAGATGACCAAATATTTGTCTGCAAAAACAAATTGCAGTGTTATCCGTTGTGCCACAGCCGAAGCTGATGACATCATTGCTCGTTGGATCGCACTGCACCCCCAAGATGAAAATGTTATTGTCAGCTCTGATTCAGACTTTGTGCAATTGGTTGCACCCAATGTGCAACTCTACAATGGCATAAATGATCACTTGTTCAGTGTTGATGGTGTTACTGACGACAAAGGACGCAAGTTGAGTTTTACTGTTGAAAGCAACAGCAAGATCAAGGTTGGCAAGGCCAATAGTGATTTTGAATCTCCTACTGATTATCAAAAGTGGGTGCTGTTCTTGAAGTGCATGCGCGGCGATCCTGGTGACAATGTGTTTAGTGCCTATCCTGGTGTGCGTATAAAAGGCACAAAAAACAGTGTGGGTTTGACCGAAGCGTTTGAAGATCGCGATCGTCGCGGCTACAACTGGAACAACCTCATGCTGCAACGTTGGACCGATCATGAAAGTGCCGAGCACCGAGTGCTTGACGACTATGAACGCAATCGCACACTAATTGATCTTACTGCGCAACCTGATGACATCAAGCTGGCTGTGGACACTGCTATTGCAGAACAAATTTCACACAAAGATATTGGACAGGTGGGTGCACACTTTCTAAAATTTTGCGGAAAGTACGAACTCAACAAACTCAGTGACCATGCTGAACAAATTGGTCGCTGGCTCAATATAACTTACAAGGGAGTTTTAGATGATCTTAGCCAAGCCCGTGGTAGCGAATCAGTATTGGATTCTTAAAAAAGACGATCGCAAAATTGGTCAAGTAGAAGCTGTTGAAGATGGCTATACTGTAAAAATTCTCGATCGAGTTGCCAGATACAAAACCATCAAGATGGCCGGCCGTGAAGCCAACATTGAATTTGAAAAGCCAGAAAAAACAAAAACAGTACCACGCAATCTAGTGCATGGTTACGAAGTAGCTGGCCGTGTGTATAACCCACTGTGGAATGTGCAACTCCGGTTGCCACTGTTTACCAAAGATGCCAAAAGCAAGAGTTGGTATGCTGCTGGATGGTACCGTGTGAAACAACACCGTACCTGGAAAGTCATGCAAAATCCCAAGTTAATTACACTGCAACGCTATCAGTATCAAGGACCATTTCATACCAAGGAACAAACCAATGAATCCGTTTAGGGACCAAGAAAAATTTATGCGGGCTTGCGACCAAAGTGTCACAGGAGATCAAGCACAGTTTGATATGTATATGGCATTAATCGATGAGGAATACAAAGAACTTAAAGATGCTCCAGATGATGTTGAAACACTAGACGCTCTTATTGACATCTTAGTTGTTACTATTGGTGCTATCCACAGTGCTGGATGGGATGCTGAGGGGGCCTGGAAAGAAGTCATGAGTACAAACTTTGCCAAGATTGATCGAGAAACAGGCAAGGTTCGCAAGCGTGAAGATGGCAAGGTACTCAAGCCTGTGGGCTGGACACCACCAGACCTTGAACCTTATGTTAATAAATCATGAGCTTGCATATAAATCGTTTTGTTGACAGTATCAAAGCACACGAGTCTCGTGGGCAACGCGAATTCACCATGACCTTGCGTGACGCCAAAGACCTGCATGCCGACATCACCAAGCTGTTGTTGACGCTGGAAACCATGCGATCCAGCGTCAACACATCTACTGAAGAACAAGTTATCACAGTTGAACTCAGTGGCGGAAGCTTTAAAACCACGTAGTTTTTGGCATAAATAAACTACGGAGATTACGATGAATGCCATCAAGCCAACTTGGTTATACATAAAACAGCACAATGTTACTGGGTTAAAATACTTTGGTAAAACTACTCAACAGGATCCTTGCAAATACAAAGGGTCCGGTATTCGATGGACCAGGCATTTAAAAAAGCACGGGAATGATGTAACTACGTTGTGGTGTCAATTGTTTGACGACAAAACAGAATTAGTCAACTTTGCTACAAAATTTAGTCAAGAAAATCAAATTGTTGTGTCCGAGCAATGGGCTAATGTTCGGTCCGAAGATGGTCTAATGGGCGGCGATACTGGCATATCAATCGAAGGTCGTAAAATAATTAGTGAAAAATCTAAAAATTTCAGGCACACCGAAGAAACAAAATTACGGATCAAAGAGGCTCGAGCAAAACAAACAAATCTTCGTACAGGGCAAAAGCATTCTCCCGAAACCATAGAAAAAATTAAGGCTGCTCGCGCCCTACAAATAATGCCAACGGGACAAAAACTGTCCGACGAGACAAGAAAAAAGATTTCTGAGTCTCAAAAAATTAGAATGGCAAAAAGGAAAATATCGTGAGTCGTCCCAAACCACAAGTGCTGATTGAGCACACAAACAAACAAACCTACAAGACCGAGCAAGTGCTGGCATCTGAGGGAGTGTGGGCGGTGTTCTACGACTCAAAACCCATCAATCTCAAAACATCTAATTTGTTGACGCAGTACCCGGGACCCAAATACAAGAAGGTTTCGTTCTCAAATAAGGGACACGCAATCAACCTAGCCCGAAAACTCAATGCCCAGTTCAAGACAGATAAGTTTACGGTTGTTCTAATGACTGCTGGAACCCAGATATTTCCTTGAGTTTACAGTTATTACCGTGCCATCTAGCAAACATAGCAACGGTAGTTTCTCTTCCGCAATGCTCGCAAGTTTTTCTAGGATGAACTATTCCAAGTTTTGATTGTCGCATCTTTTCTTTTGTTTCGTTGGATCTCTTTAGATTTAGGCCTAACAATGTTGCCGACGTTTTTTCTTTTGTTAGTTGATTAGGGATTCGAAGTTTCCCTACTTCAGACAGTCGTTCTCTAGTCTGTTTAGAGTGTGTCTTGCCCTTCATTGGACTGGTCCTACCTTTAAAATTTTCTATATGTTCTTCTGTATAAGACCACTTTCGTCTAGATTCTGACATCTTCTTTCGTGTTTTTTCTGTATGCTTCTTACCAAAAAAACTATTGTTTGATCCGCGGGTCGTTTCACTTAGATATTGTGCTCGCTCACGCTTTATCAGAGCATATATTTTGGAGTTGATGCAGCGTCCTTTATGATCGTTAGCAAGTCGCAGTGCTGCATTTACCATTTTTGCCTTATCTTGTCCTTCGGTCATTTTGGTCAAAAGCATATGACAAATAAAGTGTTCTCTAGGGGTTAGCCTAGCAATATTTTGTAATAGGTTTGTGCCGCCTAGCGATTTAGGAATGATGTGATGGCGCTCAAATCCTTCTGTAAGGTGTCTAGATTTTGCGTTCTCTATTATGAGATTATACCATTTGGAATATTTGTTAATTAAATACATACGAGGTTCCTTAAACATACTTATTTATACAAATGTCAAGTAAACTAGACCTCACTAAAAAACTAACTGCCCAGTCTGATATATGGACGGTGGAAGATGCTATGCAATACTGGTGGCAAAATCCCAATGGCGGCTGGCGACTAACCTATGATGGGTTTAAAGCGTTTGAACAATACAATCTTGAGCATTGGGACTTTGAGGTGCCTGTATCTGTGCAAGCCACACCTGGCATACTGCTCACGCTGGATCGAAAACTTACTACACCGTACTATTTCAAACTAGGTAAAAAACCTTTACTGTGTTTCTTTGACAGCAAGTACGCAACCATGTACGCATTATATAATGATTTCAAACGGTTTGTTGCAAGTTTACAACACTATTAAAACGGTTGACCAAAAATTCAAAATCGCTTATACTGTAATTGTAGTAGTTGATAACCCAAGCGAAAGGAGCCCAAGATGGCAGAAGTCAAACTTTCCGGACTGTATAAAGTCACAGTGACAGAATACGATTGCGGTGCTCAACGTGTTGACCCCGGCGACACTCGCTTCTACTCCACACTGGAAGAAGCCCAGGCCTACAAGGCACACTGGGAAACAGGCGGTAGTCGTGAGTGCTATTGGCGTGCTAGTATTGAAAAAGTAAGCTAAAAGTAGTACATTTTACCCCACAAAAAGTAGTACTTTTTCGTGTGCAAAAACGGTTGACTCAAAATGCCCAATTTGCTATAATATACACATGAACACAAAAACAGTAGCCCGTAAAAAGCGTACAGATCGTACTCATGTAATCTACATGATCGAGTCGGGTTCAGACTTTTACATTGGTGTTACTGCCAAGACCGCTTCAACTGTGAAGCTGAGTGTTATGACTCGGTGCCGCAAGCACCTGTATCGCTCGCGTAGCGAAGACAAGTCGTGGATGTTGTACCAAGTTCTGCGTGAGCGCGGTGTTGGTGCTTTTACTGTTCGCGTCTTGGACGTGGTGCGTGGCAAAACTGATGCACACGCCGCAGAGCGTGAGTTGATACGCAACCTTCGTCCCAACTTGAACACCGACATGCGCGGAGTTGTTTAAGTGTTTGACCAAATAATCCCAAACTGTTATAATAAGACTTAATTGAAAGGAACACACATGGCTGGCAAAGCAACATCAATTTATCTTAGCATTGTTCCCAAAGGTGATTTCAAAGCGGTGTTCAGAAAGACATTCTTTGAAGCCAAGGCCTACAATGAATACATCCGGTCTGAAGAGTTCAAGACTCAGTGGCCCGAAAGCGAGTACACTGTTATAAAAGAAACATACTGACTGCACAGTGACTGGCCAAATTGACGCCAGAAGAAAAGAAAGTATTGGGATTAAAATGACAAAATTCGTACACATCGTTCAAGTCCACCCTGTAGAACTGGGCAAGCCCAACCTGCATAAGGTTGTTGCCGAGAATGAATTTGAAAACAAGGCCGATGCTGATTGGTGGATTGAAACTTACAACCTTCGTGGCGCAACTAATCGACATGGCGATAATACTAAGGCAGTCTACTACGGCTGTGTCAACGATCTAACCGGAGAACTGGTATGAAAATCATTAAATGCTGGGATATTCAAACTTGGGACGGGGGTGATCGTCACAACCACAAGTATTATGTAGCAACCAAAGAAGCTGCCGATGCCTGGAAGGCAAAGCACAAGTATGATGAAGTCTATGAAAAAGAATTTGTTATCCTTGACAGTTTGGATGAATTGACAGAGTACGAAAACGGTGAACTCCGCAAACGGGCCCTGGCTAAACTGTCAGAAGCAGAAAAGAAAGTATTGGGGCTAAAATGAACATCCAAACCGTAGCAACCAATCTGCGTAAAACAATCGCCGGCAAGGAAGAACTGTTGGCTGATCTTAAAGGACGGCGTATTCCACCCGAAGTATCAATTCATTACCTTGAAATCAACATTGACGAACTCAAGCGAGTCTTGCAGGATGTGGAACAGTGTATTGAAAAGGTGGAAGTATGAGCATTATCACAGCATACAAATCAGACGCTGACGGCAAGATTTTTGAAGACAAATCAAAGTATGTTGCCCACCTACGCACCCTGGCCCGACATCGTAATGCTCAACGTCGACTGCAAATTGCCGAAGCTGCCAAAGACGCTGCCTGGGCCGAACTGTACGAGCGTGAGCAAAGCATCAATGACTGGTGCCAAATGGTGATAGATAACCAGCACCTGTTCTGGGCCGAAGCTGCCGCAGGCGATCCATACGACTGGGACTGCGTTGGCAAAAAGATCAGTCGACGCAAAGATGCTCAGGTTGTGCCTGTGCCACGTGTTCTGAAGATTACGAATAACCTGCGCTGGAGCGACAGTGTCAGCAACAGTCACTCATGCCCTGTGGGCGGTGTGCAATGCTTCAGCAGCTACGAAGCCCGAGACGGTCGCCCGCGTGGCTACCCAGGTTGGACTGGACGCATTGAGTGGCTGGTTGAATGGCCCAAGGAACTGGACAGTTACTACCTTGGCAGTGACTTGTTTAGCCGTGGTACGTTCCACTCAGGTCGACAACGTGCTCACACTGGCACCGGAGGCGGGGGCGGCGGACACTTCAACAAAGAGTTTGACACCTGGTGCCAGCGTCCCGGATACGATTTCCGTATCTATGCCTCGGATTGGCCGGGCTTGGCTCGTTACTATGAGAAGCGCAAGATGTGGGCTGCACTCAGCAACCGTCAGACCACACTCAGCAACCGGGATTTTGCATGAACAAACGATTAAGAGAACTTGCTGAACAGGCTACTAGTATTGTAGAAATGGTTGGCCCACAAGGTTATGCCAGCAGTTATGCCAACTTTGATAGAGAAAAGTTCGCTCAACTGCTGGTAAGCGATGTGCTTCGAGAAGTCGACACCCGTGCATACGTTTCTGGTGACCGTGCCTGGAGCGATGAAGTAGATCGCCCCTGGATTGAACTGGAGTACGGCTTTGGCCAGCTAGCCGATGCACAACGTCAAGCAGGAAAGATCAAATGACCTATATTGCCAACTACAACAACACCATTCAGTTGCCTTGGGAGCCGGGCTTGTTGGAATGGTTGCAAACACGCTATCCACACTCCAGTTACAGGATTGTGACACAATGAAACCTGAAACAGACACAATACTGGGCTATGCCCAACTGCCCGATGGTGGGTGGGAACCAATCCTGCCTGCTGAGCCGGGCTACATTTACACCCAGGCTTTCATACTTTGTCAGCAGTGCCAAACTGCTATCCGCCCACAAGGTGGTCCCAGCTATAACTCACTTTGCCCCACTTGTTATGAACAAAATACCTAATCGATTCCGTCCCAGCTCTAGCATGGACACTAGAACTATCATGAAGATGCGCCGAGTGCATGGTCGTACAGACAGCTACAACTGGCAACGCCGTGTTGAGTGGTATCCTGCGGGGTTCCGACTCAATCGCAAGACCATCTTCAAGCAGTTTGGTCAACTTCATTATCTTGCTTGTCACAGTCCCGAACCTGTTCAAAAGAAGTGGAAACATGCGTACGATACTTTCCATGCTCGACATTTTGGCTCATTCAACGCAAGTATGCGATATCTCAACAACTGGAGCTGTCACGCATGGTTGTAAAAACAAAACCTCCGATCCAACATTCGGATCTGTTTGGTCAACCCTTGGATGACATATTTACGATTGACCAACTAAGAAAGTTATCGTATAATAAGTAAATTAAACGCCTTGCAAGTTCTACAGGGGAACAGCCGACTCATAATCGGTCGGGGTGGGAGCATTACCCACGCGAGGTACCAAACATTCTGGCGTTCGTATAATGGATAATACAGGGGATTTCTACTCCCTAAATAGCGGTTCGATTCCGTTACGCTGGACCAAACTACTACAAAAATGAATAGCAGTACTGATCGTCGCACTTTTCAGCTCAAGTCTTACATCCAACGATGCAAGGACGATGGCAAAGAACCACAGGAAGAATATATGAAACTGTATCAAGACGAGGCTGACCGCGCCCGGGAAAATGAAGCCAGCGAGGAGTGGAAAAAATACAATCTAGAACACGACCTGCGTAGTACTAGTTGGATCTGCGACAAAGTCAAGTCACGCGAAGAGTATGCTCAAAACATCTATGCTGCCTTGTGCAACAACAAATTTGTGAAAAATGATGTTTGGCCCTTGCTCCAGGAACAACGCTGGTCATGCTCGTGGCGCTATGCCGGGGGCATTGTGGCTGACATGCTCGAACAAGGTGATTACATTGACTGGTACTGTTCGGGCATCCGCGGCAGCGTCACACAAGAAGATTTCAAGGACATGACCCCTGAACAAATTGAAAAACATCAGTGGATGAACAAGCATTTTGTGGGAGAAAGCTATGTTACTGATGAAGTACAAGAAGATCTGTTCAAGCTGGGCTGGATAGTAGTGGACAAGGACCAAGACCATTGACTTATACTCTCAACGACAAAGATCGGTATGGCTACTACACTGTAGGCAACCAAAAAACCTACAGCAAGTTAGAAGCCATTGAATTTTACGGCCAAAGCCGGCAGCCTATTCAGTGGCATTACAATACCCAAGTGTATGGCCAATTCAACTGGGGCCAGGACCCCCCGGGCAATTTAGAATTTTGGTACCGTGCTAGAGCTGAACAGATTCGCAACGACTATGACTATATTGTGTTGTGGTATTCTGGCGGTGCTGACTCGTCCAATATACTCAATACTTTTGTAAAAAACAATATCTTTGTTGATGAAATTGCGCAGTATACCACAGTAGATGGTACTCAAAACAAGCAAGATTACCTCAATGGCGAAATATATGCTACTGCTATACCACAGACACAGACACTGTTAGAAAACAATCCGTTGTACAAAAACACAGTGCACAGAGTCATCGACATAACTGACCTCAATGCAAAGTTAATGACTGTAAGCGACAATCGATGGGACTTTTTCTATCACGTCAATCAATACTACTCATTCAGTGCGTTGAGTCGCAGTTACATAAGAGAAACTGTGTCTGCGTATCGTGAATTGATCGAATCGGGCAAAAAAGTTTGTTTTGTATGGGGAGTGGAAAAACCTGATGTGTTCCAACAAAATAATCAATATTATTTACGTTTTGGCGATGGGCAGGATCATGCCGTAACTGCTCTTGCTCAGCAGCTGAATCGACCAGGAGAATACGATGAATTTTTTTATTGGGCACCAGACATGCCCGCATTACCGGCAAAACAAGCTCATATCATATGCAGGTACTTAAACAATCTTACTGCCACAGATGTTGATGGTATTCATGTGCTAGATAATCACGGATACGAGGATACAGTTTACGGCACCACTTGCCCTGATCCTTATCTAACCAAGCCTTTGATCAAAATCACTAGATCAGGTCGTCCCTATGCTCTAAGCATGCGAGGCTTGCACAGGCTGATATATCCCGACTGGAATCCTAATTTAATTGTTGCCGGCAAACCTCATGGCCATATGTTTGCTCTTAAAGATACCTGGTTGCTTTGCAACTCGGCACCTGATTGTGGACAACGATACTACACCAATGGGGTACCGGCACTGCGACAAAAAGTAAAACAAATTGACCCTAATCTTTGGCGGGAATACAAATTTGATCCCAAGCGAGCTCCATATATCGGCGGGGTGCATCGTTTTTACAATAACTATTGCTTGGGCAACGTAACAGCATTTGATCATGATAAAAATTGAAAACAACCCCAAATTGGGATTTTACACAGTAGGCCAAGAGAAATTTTTCAGCAAGCCCATGGCCTTGATGGAAGCGACAAAAACCAACCAGTTTCCCAAATGGAACTTTAATGACGAAGTGTTTGGCACAATTAACTGGCACGATGAGCCTTCCCCTCATATAAATGAGCTATATCGTATTAGAGCACAACAGTTGCGCAACAAGTACGATTATATTCGTTTAGAGTTTAGTGGTGGCTCAGACTCAACTACTGTGTTGTACAGTTTTGTAAATAACAACATTCACATTGATGAAGTGGTTTTTCGTTATCCCAAGACTGGTGAAAAAAATGTCAACGATGACCCGTTCAACTACAAATGCGAGAACACTTTAAGTGAGGCAAAGTACGCGGCATTTCCAATTCTGAATTGGTTAACAACAGCTTCTCCACGTACTAAGATTACGTTGCATGACTATAGCGAAGACATGCTCAATAGTTCTTACGATGAATCTTGGGTATATCGTTCTAAAGATTATTTTCAGCCCGGACACAGTTTCAAGCATTCTAAAATAGGGCACCATGATCACAAATTGCAAGCAGACTCAGGACGTAATATTTGTATCTTATATGGAGTAGACAAACCTAAAATTTGTATCAAGGATAGCAAGTGGTATGCGTACTTCATTGACATTATTGCCAATCACTCAGTAACTGATGCTGGAGAGTACAGCAATCTTACTACTGAGTATTTTTATTGGAGTCCGGACTTGCCCGAAATGCTTGTAAAACAAGCCCACGTGCTCCGACGTTGGTTTGATCTCCCAGAGAATCGAATGTTGCAGTATGTTTGCAGATGGCCCAACTACAGTTACACTCATCGCAATGCGTATGAATCTATTTTGAAACCGTTGATTTATCCTGACTACGATCCTGCTACGTTTCAAACCAACAAGGCCTCAAACAGTTTTTACAATGAAATGGATTTTTGGTTTTACCAAAACTTCAAAGAAACTCAGCAGTTTAAGATTTGGCGTGCTGGACTTGACCACCTAATAAATAGCATTGATCCCAAATATTTCAACTACGAAATGAAACAACCTGTGGGCTTTGTGGGATTTATCAGCCCATTCTATTATCTTGGTGATGCTAGTTACACAGACACTGGCATCAACTCACACTTTAAATTCTAAGGACCATATGAAAAAACTTTTAACTATATTATTATTGACATTGTCGTTGACTGCACACAGTCGAGAAAACGTTACAATTGCTTATAGTTGGGCCGCAAGCGATCCTGCCGCAAACTTTGATCGTGCGATCATCAACGAAGCCAACCGTATTCAAGATCGATTTACATTTATTTTTGAAGCAAAGCCAGGCGCTGGTGGCACAGTTGCCGCAAACTTTGCGTTAACTAATGCAAACACAGTACTAGCAACCAGTTCTGCATTTTTTATTCGTCCCAATTTTTATCCAAACGACAGTCACGACGTTGGTGCCTTTAGAGAGATTATGCCCAAGTGTGTGGTCCCTGCATTGATCACCAGTGTAAAATACAATCGTTGGCAAGATGTTCCGCATGATCGTTACTTGACCATTGGAGTGAGTGGCTTGGGCACTACTACTCATTTGATTGCTGAACAGTTGCGGTTAAAGTACCCAGATATACAAGTAATTCCATTCAAGAGCACTAGCGAAAGTTTAGTAAATATGCTCGCAGGACAAATTGATTTGTCAGTTAATTTTATTGGTGACGTTGAAAGTTGGGCTCGAGAAAATCACACAAAGAAAACTGTAAATCTATTAGGTGTAACTGGTACACAAACATTTGAAAATGTTCCTACTTTAATTAGTCAGGGGTTTAGTCCTAACTTGGCGTTTATGAGCCCGCCGCACCAGTACTTGGTTTCTGCCCGCATAGATCAAGGGCGTTTTCAAGAATTGCGTAGCATTCTTGCAAAGGCTGCAGATACTCCAAGAGTACGTGCGGCTTATTACATTGATCGTTGCCAACCTATAACTATCAAGGATACCCAACTAGACCAATACTACCAAGATCAAATTATCAAGTGGAAAAAATTTAGTGCTGGAGTTAAAATTAATTAAGGAATCGTTATGCAACCTTGGACTTATATTGTTTTAAAAGATTTCCCGCTGCCGCCTCGCGATCTACTAGAGCAAATTGATCTATCGCTTACTCCCGAAGTAAACAACACAGGCTATTTGCAAACCGAACCACTGATCAACTGGAATGGATATTCTGGTCCAGCGGCTCTGAATGTACGTGTATTGTTTAATAACGACTATACTGAATGGTTGAAAAAACATGTTACTACTGAATTTGAAAATGCAAGTTTAAATTATGTTACAGGGCCGCCACAAATAAAAACCACAGCACCGCATCGAGATTTTACTCGAGACTACGTGTTAATCTACAATGTAGATACCGGGGGCGATGATGTTAAATTACAATTTTGGAGGGAAACTGGACACGAAGTTGTTCGCGAGCCCGGTGCGGCTTGCGGGCGCAGAGCTGATCTTGAACTGTTAGATACGGTATCGGGTCCACCAAATTGCTGGTATCTAACAAATGCTACTATTTTACACAGTACTGATAATATGGTTAGACAGCGTGTAAATTTACAAGTTAGTTTTAAGCAAGGCAACAAATTTGTAGAAAATATTATAAATCAGCATAAATAACAATAGCAACGCCAGCAGATGCTGACGTCGGATTATAAGGACGCATGGGATTGTCCCTTTACTAGATGTCATCTAGAACGCCCACCGTAGCAGACAACTGCAAGCAAAACTCACACAAGGAAAAAACATGCAACCTAAATTAGTAAAATGGGTTTTGGCGCACGAGCCCATTGATATTTTTATCAAAGCCGCCGAAAAATTTACCGAAGTCATTGACAAGTTGGCCCCAGGTCAACTCAAAATAGAAGTTATGACTCTGAGCGAGTACGCAAATCGATACAACAACGGCAAAAAAATTACCAAGCACGATTTATTGCAATTAATGGAAGACGATCTCATTGAGATGAGCCAGACATACAGTTATGTGTTAGGTAACAAATACGCACCTGACATGCATGTTGTAGACATGCCTTTTTTATTTCGTGACCATGATCATGCTGCCAACGTATTTGAGGGCAAAATTGGTGCTAAGTTGTTAGACAGCTACGGTCATAATAGCAACTTACAAGGTTTAGCGTTTACATATTCGGGCGGTTTTAGAAATATTCCGTTTAGCAAAAATGTTGCAACACTAAACGACTTGGCCGGAGCTCGTGTGCGGGTGACTTCCAATCCAATTTGCGAAGCAATTTTTGAAAGTATTGGTGCTACTCCGGTTACGTTTGATATTGAAGATTTGGCTGATCGCATGGAAGATGGAACTGTAGAAGGCGGCGAAAGCTCGTGGCCACGCATTTATGCTTGCCGTCAAAACGAAGTAAGTAATGTAATTTTTGACACCGAACACAATCTGTTGACCACTAATATCATTGCCAACAAACAATGGATGCAAGGCTTGCCGGTTGAGTTACAAGCCAAAATTAAACAAGCCGCAATTGAAGCGGCACGCCATGAGCGTGACATTAGTGTTGCAGATGTCGAGCGTGTGGGATCTCTTGCTCGTGCTGATGGCATTCGTGTTATCAAGTTTTCTGAAGAAGATCAAACTCACTTTAAGAAAGCAACAGAATCAGTTTACACCAAGTTTGAAGACTACTTTACACCAGGGTTGGTTGACAGCATTCGCACTTTACAGTAAACTACAGTTTATTGCTGTATGAAGCAAAGAGAAAAGGATCCAAGACCCGGGGGCAGTTCCCGGCATCTCCACCTAAGTGTATGTTGTATATTTAGGTGGGGATGACATAGATATCGATTGGGTCAAGAGTAACAGAGTGGACAGCTCGGCAATGTGAAAGCCGTAGGATTGGGGTCTCCCGGTCGTAGAAGCAAAAAACGTAAATGCAAACGACGAACAGTTCGCTTTAGCCGCCTAAACTCGGCTTAGGGTAGGAAATACCTCGTAACAGAAACCCCCAAAAAGGGGCTTGGCCCCTTTTTCTTTTTACACCTCTAGTAGAAATAAGTATGTGCCTGTATAGAAATCATCAAATGAAAAAAATATTATTATCTTTGTTGGCAACGATTTGTGTGTCAGCATCTGCTGACACTGTTCCAACAGATTTTTCAGTCATTGCTCGACTACCAACCGGAGTATTACCCACACTGTGCCGCAGTGTTTTTGCGGCATACGCTCGGGAATACAAGAGCAACGTCAACATTGTTATCAAGCCCGGAGCTGATGGCATTTTGGCAGTAGAAGATGTGACGTCGTCGGATAAATTTACTGTGCTCTGTGCTTCATCAACTGAGCTGGTTTTTAACTTTTTTGAATACCCCCAACATGTAAAGATACACAGCGACCTACAACCGACAAATATTTTATCCACAACCATAGTGTCTTTTACATCTAGTCCCACAAGCAAGTATCAAAATCTAGTTGAATTGATTGCTGACAAAAAATCTATCACTGTGGGCTTTGCTGGCAGTGCTCACGGGTTCATTGCTAAAAAAATGTTCAACGAAAAACAACTGGTGCTAGTTCCTTTTAAAGCAGCACAACAGGCAATTCCGTCATTGCTAGACGGAACTCTTGATGTGTATCTGTCTGGCGGCGCATTTGAAGAACTGCACCGAGATGGCAAGCTTAAACCAATGGGACATCTGCATGGTCGACCAACATCATTGGGTCCAGCACTGGATCAACATTTTTCCGAGGCATTAAAATTTCCTTCATTTGTTGCTCTGGCAATTAGCAAAAAAACATCACCAGATGTTGCAAGAGAATTTAGCCGGCGCATTGCATTGATCATGAAAACACCCGAAGTACAACAAACAATTCAAGATCTCAATGGTAACTATACGCCCAACACCCTACAACAGGCCACTGTGTTTGTAGAAAAAATAAAAACTGACGCTAAGAAAAGTTATTGATGTTTGATTTTCAAAATTTCGAAGACGGACCAAGGCCTACCCGACACGGATTTTACTGTGTAGGGGACAAAAAATTTTACTACAAAGCAAGTGCGTTAGTACATGCATCAACACAAAAATTGCCAGTGACCTGGGAGTTCAACAATGATGTATTTGCTGAGCAGGTGGCCAAACCAAGGTTGCCAATATCACTGCCAGAGCTGTATCGATTGCGATGCCAGCAAATAAGAGATCAGTATGACTATGTTATATTGGCCTACAGTGGAGGTGCCGACAGCAATACTATACTCCGGTCATTCCTTGACAACAACGTCAGACTGGATGAAGTTTGGTTCGATCAACCGTTTGAGTTTATTGAAAAAAGCAACTATACTCCTACATTATCAACTGATCCTAGAAATCTAGTCAGTGAGTGGTTTTTTGTTGTCAAGCCAGACTTTGAACAACTGCAAGTATCAAATCCAGAAATAAAAATACACGTATCAGACGCATGTAAAGATCCCAGCATCGAAGACTACGAAGATACTTTTCAGCATACATTTGCTTATACCTACAATGGCATCAAACGTTGGAGGTACATGAAAAATTACATTGAAAAATTACAAGAGCGCCACAAGAAAGTATGTGTTATTTTAGGAACTGACAAGTGCATTACTTTTTATCACCAAGGCAGCTATGGATTTTCTTTTAAGGACAGTCCCACAAATATCAAACACTCGTTTATTGAATATTTTTACTGGACACCTAGCATGCCAGAAATTGCAGTTCAGCAGGCCTACGAAGTTTGGGATCAGCTGCAACACAATACCAAGTTACTGGTACAAAAAAAGATGAGTCTCAAAAAAGACCCCAATGATTATATCCGTCGAGATCAGTACGATCAATTTATCAAATCAGTAATCTATCCAACCTGGGACCCGAACAGACATCAAGTCGACAAGATGACAATATTTTTAGGCAAAGGCTTCAGTGTATTTGTTGATCGATGGTCGCAAGAACGTTTCTATCAAAGTTGGGCCAGCAACGTTCAACATACTTTTAAATCCATAGATCCTGCGATGTACACAAACGGGCGAGATCCAACAGATGATTTTAAATCGTTTGCGGTGAACTACACGCTTGGTAAAAATTCCACATAAAACCATCGTTTTCGTTGACTGAACCAACACTTGTACTATATACTTGAGTATGGGCATTTTGTACCATACTTTCAAAAGGAAATTTTAAATGAAGAAAATTATAATTACAGCCGCTTTGTTGGCTACTTGCGCCCTGGCTTCTGCTCAGACCACTATGTACGGTCGTGTCAACGCCACTGTTGACAGCACTAAAACTGGTGCTATTCGTGCAGACAGCATTGTCAATGACATCAGTCACATTGGCTTCAGCGTCAAAGAAGACCTCGGAGGCGGATTGTCAGCTCGTGCTGTGATCGAAACCTCTGTGGCCACCCAAGACCCCACCACTGGTGGCAACACTCAATTGGGCAACCGCCAAAGCACAGTTGGCTTGGCCAGCAAGTTAGGCAGCATTGATGTTGGCCGCAACGTGCATGGTTTGTTTACCACAGCTGGACAAGGCGACGCTTTTGGTGCATTGTATGGCAGCATCGCTGGAGATGTTCATGACCTGCGTGGTCTGCGACTCAGCAACGGCGTGTTCGCTCGTGTCAACGGCCCATTGGGTACTACCTTGGGTGCTGATCGTACCTACACCGCTGCAGGCACAGAAACCACTGTTTACAGTGCAACTGGCAAATTAGGCCCTGTCAACGCTGGCGTGGCTCAATTTGAGCAAGGTGCCGAGAAATCAACTGTGGTCAGTGCCAGCACCAAGCTTGGCAACACTGGCGTGTTCTACAGCTACAGTGACAACCAAGGTGCTGTTGCTGCCAGAGGCAACCTAGTGGGCGTGAGCCAGAAAGTCGGTGCTTACACTGTGAAAGCTAGCTACGGTGATACCAACACAGCCGTCAAGGCTTACAACGTTGGCGCTGAGTATGCTCTCAGCAAGCGCACTGACGTATTGGTCAGCTATCGCAACGTTGACAAGACTGGCACTGCCAATGACATCAAGCAAGTTGGCGTAGGTGTTACACATCGCTTCTGATCCAAGCAATGTAATCAAAAGGCACCAAATTGGTGCCTTTTTTGTTGACTTTTATTTCCAAGGCATATATACTAACACTATGATGCAAAACATCCTGTTCACGTTAGCCAGCATACTGTCATTGAGCAATGACCTCTATGCCTACGAGCGTGAAGATTCAGGAGGTCTTTGTTGAACTAGTATTACTTTAGTATTACATCAACAAAGACCCTGCAACTAGCAGGGTTTTCCTTTTTGTAGTTGACCAGTATTGCACTCAGTGTTATACTAGTGGCTTAGTTGGGAAAGACGACAACTGCTCCGGAAACGGTAGCACTGCTAAGAGACACAGCAGCAGTTGACAGATATTTCCAACAGTGTTATAATAAACACTTGCAGCAAACGATCGAGTAGCTGTGTAGAATTCCTTAAAAATTTACTTTTGTATAGTGATCCAGATTTAATTCTGGACACTATATGCAAACGCACTAGATCCCTTTTAGCATACGTTCGCCCGGCGCTCTTGTGTGTTAGATCCCTTTTAGTGCGTTTGCATATAGTTGAAACTATGCTCGAGTGGTGAAATCGGTAGACACAAGAGACTTAAAATCTCTCGCTGCAAGGTGTGCCGGTTCGATTCCGGCCTCGAGCACCAAACATGCCCTGGTGACGGAATTGGTATACGTGTTGGTCTTAGAAGCCAAATTTTGGGAGTTCGAGTCTCCCCTGGGGCACCAAGATACTAAGATGATACTTAGTAAGATGAGTAGATGGAAACCGACCCGGGAGAGACTTCCCGGGCTTCAGCAGCATCTGAGGTGGCTGACGAACGATAGGCAAAGTCGGTCCAGTAGGGGTAAGAAAAGTATCATCAGCGGAAAGAGCTGCTGGAGGACAGAAGTTTGGGCACATCCTCGGAGGGGGTGGTTAGTCTTAACGCCGTGTAATCCTCTAAGAATTTATACTGGGTTCGTCTATCGGTTAGGACAGCTGGTTTTCAACCAGCCAAGACGGGTTCGATTCCCGTACCCAGTACCAAGTTTATGAGTTCGTCTAGAAACCGGTAAATTGTAGTTTGGTCTACAAGCTCGTAATTAATTTTGCCATAGTAGTCCTCGGGGAGGGCAACGGATTGTCTATCCGTACCAGGTGGGTTCGAGTCCCATCTATGGCGCCAATATATTCGAACTCTGCTAAATACTATGGTATTAGATGGAGTTCGATATGAAAAAAGTTTGTCCCAAATGCGGCACATTACATGAAAAGAATGGTAATTTTTGCTCAAGAAGTTGTGCAAATTCCAGGTCCTGGACTGTTGATGCAAAGCAGAAAAAAAGTAAAGCATTGAAGAAATTCATTGCAGAAAACCCAATCTGGGAGGAGCAGCGCCTTGCTGCTATGCCCAAAATGATTGAAAATTTGAAACAAACTTTGCTTGAAAAAAACAACCTTAGGTTTTCTGAAGGAAAAATAACAAGCAGAGAAGCCATTAAGAAACAACTAATTGCATTACACGGAGAAATCTGTAGCGTATGCAGTCTTAGTGCTCATTGGCATGGGCACTTCTTATCGTTGCATGTTGATCATGTTGATGGTAATAGTAAAAATAATATGCCAGATAACGTTAGACTACTGTGCCCAAATTGTCATAGTCAGACTGATACGTATGCTGGAAAGAAGCATAGAAAGATTAAGATCTAAATTAGATCCACCAGTTTTATAGGAGAGTCGCTGCGAAGCGAATTCTTAAACGACCCGTAGAACTCCCGGGCGTCCTGTAGTTAGTATTTTGGAGTCGTAGGAAAATTGGTAACCCCAGTGGACTGTAAATCCGCCGCCCTAGTGCATTGCTGGTTCAACTCCAGCCGGCTCCACCAATTTAGGTCTTAAAGTGTTCATGGACGCACGATGGCTTGTCACGCCATAAGAGTGGGGATCGTTACCCCCTAAGACCGCCAAGTTTTGAAAGTGTCAGCAAGTGAAGTCACGTTATGCAGTATTCTTCGAAGGTACTGAGTAATAGAAGGCAAGCGGGTTCGACTCCCGACCGATCGGAAGATCGGTGTAGCATGGTTACCACGCTGGATGAATCCCAAGTGACGTACCGAACCCCGTCCGGACTTGTTAAATCGGGTGAATGGTGCCTATAACAGGGTGGCACTACTTTCAAATTCAACAATGGGCTGTGACTGTGTAAATGGCTAACAGCAACCAGTAACTCTGGTTGGTCAGCGGTTCGACTCCGCTACAGTCCACCAATTTTTGTCGCATTAGACTTCTGGTGAGGTCATCACCCTTTCAAGGTGACCAGACGGGATCGTAACCCGTATGCGACTCCATTGATAAACACACTCACAGATCCGCCCGAGTAGTAAGGGAGACAGCGACTAACCGTTGAAGGACTGTTTAAAAGTGTGTTTTTCAATGGGAGTGTTGCTAATACTGGCCTAAGGGCGAGATTTATATCCTCGTAAGCACCGTCTAGATAAGGCGGCGAATGTGGGTTCAATTCCCACCACTCCTACCAATTAAACTGATCAGCCTGCGTCTAAAACTCAATGACGATGGGCCCAACTACCGGGGACACCTGTTACTCCACTGCCTCTGGGGATTAAGTTACCAGACTGCTAGTCACAGTTGTGCTATGTTGGTGGAAGGAAGTGAGCGCAGAGATGCGTTCAGCACCTTTAAACGCAGGGTAGTAGGCGGATCAGTTTATCCAAAACTGTTTGACAAGCAAAGAAGTTTGTCTTACAATAGATACTTACTTGATATTGTTGAGCACATTAGGAGTTTGTCTGGGAACCAGTAGAGTAATCTATCCAGAACGGAGCAACGTGGGCAAGTTGGTTCTTGCTACGCCGACAGTGTGTTCAACAATATGAAGTTTGGTAAAATTAGTTGTTGACAAGTTCAGCAGTTGATGTTACAATAAGATTCCGGGGCAGTTTAATGTCCTACTAGGCAGCTTGCTGTCTAGTGAAGAATAACTGTGGTGACACAGCCAAAGGAGGTATGCCTACATAACTCCGCCAGCAATGGTTCGTTTAGACAAGCCTGCTCAGATCCGCGAGGATCCCTTCACTGATAAGACCGGTGGAGGTAACAATGACGCTGGATGTTGTGGAAAGAATTAGTGGCTCAAGCGCCTGCAAGGGTAACGCAAGTCATTAGAGAGTAACAGGTGGTGCTGACCTCACAACAAAACCAGTCCAGTTAATTGGTATGA